GGCCATTACCGTAATGCTAATGCAGTTGCCGTAGGCGCTGCATACCAACCTAATGAAAATACTATGGTTCATGGTGGTATCACAGTAGATGGTGAAGTAGCATACAATTTAGGTGTAAGTTTTAAAACTGGCGGTCAAAAATATATTAATAAATATGAATTGGCTGAACAAGTTAAACAACTTCAAAGTAACAATGCAGAATTGCGTCAAGAATTGAATGAATTAAGATCTATGATCGAAAAAAAATAAGGTATTAATATGTTTATACATGATTTTTATTTAAAACAAGCAGTCGAAGCTATTAAAAAAGATATCGATGATTTTAGCGAAGATTATTTGACAGAAATTGCTTATAATGAAAAAGATTTCAATAATCGTATTTTCGTTCTTAATTATAGCGATTATAATAATGATTATTTATATGTAGTAAATGTTCATCCTAATAGTTATATCGATGTTAAAATTTATTCTAACGAATATGCTTATTCTGTTGAAGATAAAAAACAATAATAATGAAATCTAAAATAATTCAAGAATTTAAAGGAACTATTAATGGGATAGAAATTAGTGATCGAGATTTGTTTTATGACTGTGAATATATTCTAGAAGAATTAGAATCACAATTTAATATCGATTTACCGACATCATTTATCGATGATTTTATTAAGGCATATACTAGTATTTTTTACGATCTTGAAAGTGAATATCTCTATGATTTTAGATCTCATATGAGTTCGAGTTCTTGGGATATTGACTTAAAAGACATTACTCGACTACATTTTGATATCGGTTCGTATTATGATACCGATGCAAGATTTTCAGAAATGAATAAAAATATACACAATTGGAAAAATACATATGCTAAATATCCCATTAATTTATTAAAGAAAAAATAATATGAATGATAATAAAGAATCAGCAGCCGTTGCTGTCGAAAAGAAGATGCTATATATTAGTCATCCATTTTTAACTAACGGCAATGCCGACGACAACAAAAAAGCTGTCGATAAAATATTAGCAGATCTAGTGTTAAAACATGGCAAAGATTATATCTTCATTAGTCCTATTCATAATTATGGCACATTAGATGGTCAACTTAATTACGACCAAGGGTTAAGTTTATGTATAGATCTGTTAAAAAAATGTGACGGCATCATTATGTGTGGTGATTATTTTAAAAGTAATGGCTGCAAAATGGAATTAATGAATGCCATTGGGTGGCGTAAAGAAATTTATAAACTTGAGGAGTTCTTGTAATGGATTATCATCGTCTTCGAGACGAAGTTAGTATCTATTGTAAAGAAGAACTTCGTCTTATTAATAAGAAAAATTTCTATATTCTATCTAAACAGATTGACGATAGTTTAAGTTATATCGCCGGCATGAAACGTATCATTAGGTTGTGCAATAATGGAAAAGAAGTTAAAGAAAACATCGAAGCCTTGGAACAAGTCGAAAAAGCCTTGGAAGCCGTACCAGTCCAAAAATAAGTCCGGCATAAAAGGCTTATATATCGACTTTGAAAATGGTACGATTAATTTAAGTTCATTGAAAATTAAGCTATAATATAGTATAATAAGTATGTTAAATAATTATTATACTGTGGAGGATTCTCAATGAAAATTCTATTTAAATCAGACATGTCTTGCATTGGCTGCGACGATTTTAATATTACGATTGAACGAGGAAAACATACGTCTCCATTGTTCGGTAAGAAAGTTCGAGGCTATTATGTTACGATTAATGGCCAACGATACTTATTCTTTCCAGAGAATATGAAAGTTCCTTATCATGAAGTAAGCAATATCGTTTACGATGCTGTAATTAAAACGATTTGCAATCATGCTAAAGATAAAGTCTGTATTATTACTTCTGAAGAGGTTTTAACAGAAATTGGAAATATCAAAAAACAATCTTGTAAGAATTCCTAATAATATCTCAGCAGAAGATTATAGTCGACTACTATATGGCCTAACAAAAACTAGTAAATTTGAAGATGGTTTGTGGAAAGTAAACAATTTTCATAAACTATTATTATATTGTGCCGATTTTAATTTAGAAGGAATCGGCAAATGTAAATACGACTTATACAATTATCAAAAAACTGCCGTTAAAGAATTACTTGATATCGATAGCGGCAGTTTAATTGTAGCCAGTTGTGGTGCTGGTAAGACTTTGATAGCTATCGATTTATATCTAGAACTTTTATCTCGTAACAAGATAAAAGGTCCTGGATTAATCGTAGTAAAAAGTAGTTTAAAAGTCCAATGGTTTCATGAAGTTAAAAAGTTTAGCGATCTTATGCCGAGTATTCTAGAAACTTCGGCTAAGGCTAAAAAGAAATTTGATGAGCAATTTAATGGCGATCTTCTTATTTGTAATTATGAAACGCTTAACGACGAAAAAGTTCGTGATCGTTTATTAGCAATGAAGATCGAATATATTTTTGCCGACGAAGTACAATACGTTAAAAATTATCAAGCTAAACGTAGTAAGAGTTTGTATAAGTTTAATAATGTAAAGTATACGTTCGGAGCAACGGCAACACCAATACAAAAAAATCCTAGGGATATATTCGGAATCTTTCGATTCGTTAAGAAAGATTTGTTCACAAATATTAACAAGTTCGATAAACGATATGTTAAGAAGAATAGTCTTGGATTTATTATTGGTAGTCGTAATGAAAAAGAATTGACCGATTTGATTAGTCCTAACTTAATTGTTAGAACTAAAGAAGAAGTAAGTAGTCATTTACCTAAATTAATTGTTAGTCAAAAATATTGTAACCTTGGACCTAAAACTCAAAAAGCTAGCGATCATTTGTTAGAAGAAATTGCTGATTTAAAAGCACAGCAAGAAGCAATGATGGATCGATTTAAAAATATCGACGAGGCTCGTAAGAATGAAGATTTTAACAAAATAGATAATCTTATTCTTATGAAACAAACCTTTGCTCAAGAACTTGCTATTACTGATGAGTTATTAAGATTTGGTGATAGTAATGCAGGTAAAGAATACGTTACGAATGAAAAGAGTCAAAAGATTGAATTATTCTTAGACTTGGTTGAAAGTATTCTTAGTGAAGGTGAAAAAGTCGTCGTATTTAGCAAATATCGTTCATTACAAAATATATTGGATATGCATTTAGAAAATCGTTTTAAAGGTATTAAAATTTGCCATATTAATGGTATGATGGATTCCGAAAAGCGATTTGAGCAAGTAAGATTATTCAATGAAACGAATGATTATAACATAATAATCGCATCAAATGCTGGTTCAGAAGGCATAAATATGCATTCAGCTAAATATTTAATCGAAATGGATATTGCCGATAGTTATTTAATTCAAACACAACGTCATGGTCGTATTGAACGTGCTAGTAGTAAACACGATAGTGTGTTCGTATATCAATTAATTGCTATTGGTAGTTACGATGAAATTGCTTTAAAAGTAGTCGATAAAAAAGAAAAATATCATACAAATATTATTAGAAAGGAGTTACAATAATGGAAGGTTGGGAAATTCGACTAATCGACGAGAAAGAAATTTTAGGTTTCCGTATCGATCGATTAGCAAAATTCTTAGATAATAATAAAAATATCGAAGATTTTGATTTGATGGCTCGACAACTTGTCGTAATGCAGGAGTATTACGATATTCTTGTCAAACGAATCGAGAAAGCAGGTTTATTAAAATGAAACTTGCATTCGAAGAACAAACTAAAAATACACTCGATCAATTATTAGAAGAAGAACATGAGAACTTAACATTAGTTACTAATCATGAAGAAGCTAATTATGTAATCGAACAAATTAAAAAACTTCAGCTTCAGAAAGAAGATGTCGAAGTCGAAACGACTCGATATATTAATCAAGCTAAAGATAAAGCTAATATGTTTAAAGAACAACAATTAAATAGTTTAGATTATCAAATTGATCGATATAAAACTATGTTAGAACCATATATTCTTAAACAATTAGAAGAATCTGGTAAAAAATCTGTTAAATTTATTGAAGGTACTGCCGGATTTAGAAAACAAGATAAACTTATCGAACATGACGATGAACTTCTTGAAAAAGAAGTTAAAGGTATTAAGGACGACGAATATTTTAAAACGACTGTAAAATTTAATTGGTCTGCTGTCAAGAAAGATTTAACATTTAAAGATGGCAAAGCTTATCTTAATGATAAAGAACTTAGTAGCATAAGCTACGAAGAACGTGACGATGCATTCTATATTAAATAATACAGGTAGATATGAAATATTCAGGAAAGTTTTTAAGAGAATTATCCGATAAAATAAACCTTGTCGAATTAGCTAGTAAAAATACTAAGTTAACTCGACAAGGAAATATTTACATCGGTAAATGTCCTCATCCAGATCATGACGACAATAGTCCTAGCTTTCGAATATGGCATAAAAATGGTAAATATACTTGGTGTTGTTTCGGTTGTCATTCCGGTCGTAAGAATCCAGCTAAAGGACTTTTTGGTAGTGATTCATTAGCATTCATTCAGTGGATGATGAATACCAAAAAGAAGAAAGCAAGTTTCGAGATGGCAATACAAGAAGCTTGTAAAATTACGGGGTTAAAACCAGAAGGTAACGAACAGCAATATTTGGATGGATGTGCCGAAGAAGCCGATCAGTATTTTCAAAATCTACGAGAAAACAATAATGCTAAACGATATTTAGTATCTCGTGGATTAGATAAAGAAGATATATACGATTGGAACATCGGTTACGATGTAAAAGGTCGTGTTACATTTCCGATTAAAGATCTATATGGAAACACAATTGGTTTTAGTAAACGTGCTATCGACGAAAATAATCCATTAAAATATTGGGTATCGGCCGATAATGAATACTATAAAAAGAAGTGGTGTTTGTATGGCTGTGATAAAATTGATTATACATTCGATGAAATATATATCACTGAAGGTGTATTCGATGTCGTATTAGCTGTTAAATATGGTCTAAAAAATGTAGTATGTACTTGTGGAACAGATTTTGATGACACTCATGCTAAAATGATCAGCGATATTGGTTTAATCCCGGTATTAGTTTATGACGGAGATAAAGCCGGATTAAAGGGCATTAATCGTACACTAACATCGTTAGCCAAATTCGATATATTTCCTCGTGTCGTAATGTTAGACAATAAATTAGATTTAGCTAACATTGCTGAACGAGAACAATATAATTTAAATTATTTTATTAAAAGTAATACGTCGTCTTATGATTATTATTTGTTGAAAGATATGTATGACGATTTAAATAAATTTAAAAGTAGTATTGTTAATAAATATAAAGATAGTATTGCCTTAGCTAGAGAATCTGTTAAAGAAGATAAGAATGCAAAAGCTATTTTGGATGCTAAACTATTAAATACACTAGGACTTAAATATGAATAAAAAAAATATTAGATTCATTAAAAGCTGGTCCTCTAAAAAAATAAAATTAAATTCACTAGCAACTCAAGGAACATTTAAATGTCAATCTTGTTATAACAACGTCGAATTACAATATAAGATGAAATGTGCATTTTGTGGTAAAATTATCTGCGACGAATGTGCATATATCGATGCCGAGACCAAACAGATATGCTGTCCTGAATGTTGGTAGTTGACACTTAATTTTATATCAAGTACAATAATGATGTAGGAAGTATCCTTTTTACATTGTTCATATGCCGTCGTATCCTTACGGCGGCATTACTACTATTCTGAGGTCATGATGGAATCTAAAAAATTAACGATCGAACTTTGTGAGAATGGTGATGTATCTATTGAAACTAAGAATATTAAAACTCGACAACAATTGTTTGAGATGCTTAGTAAATTAGAATATCATGTTTACGTATTCTCAGAAAAAGAAGAATTAATGTAATTACTAGATACAAGCAATTGCTAGTTTGTATGTGGTATATAAGCAGCCTGTATGGGCTGCTTTTTTTATTACTGGAGGTGTGTTACTTGAGCAAAGAAAAATGTGAAAATTTTATTAAAGAAACATGTTGGAATAAATTAAACGAACTACAATTGCCAAGTGCATATGTCGATCGTTTACATAAAGAATTAAATATATTAGTTAAACAAGATATGTGTGAATATATTTATATTGTATATGACTATGTTCAATTTTGTCGAAAAGAAAATATTGCGACTGGGTATGGTCGAGGGAGTAGTGTCGGCAGTTTAGTATTATATCTATTAGATATTAATAAGGTCGATCCTGTTAAATTTGAATTAAGCTTCGAACGATTTAGTGCTGGTCATAATGCTGATATCGATTTAGATGTCGATACGTTACGACGTGATGAAGTATTTGATTATATATTAAATAAATATAAAAAATATGCTTATCGACTATATACTGTTAACAAGAATGGCAGCAAACAATTGCATCCATCTGGTATCGTAATTGATTTACATAAAACATATGATTATATTATGATCGATGGCGTTCGTTGTATTAACAAAGATCAGTATAATAATTTACCTAAGTTCGATATTTTAAGTTTGCGAAATTTAGGTCTATATCAAAATATTATTCAAAAATATAATGTTGATATTAATTTTGATGATCAAAAAGTATGGGAATTCATGTGGAATTATCCAGACGATTTATTCTTGTTAGGCGGTGAAGTTAAAAAGTACATTAAAGATTTTAAACCTAATAGTATCAAAGAATTATGTAATTTATTAGCTTTAGTGCGATCGCCTGAAGGTGTCGAAACATATACTGAACGAAGAGATGGTAAATGGTTCAGAAAAAGTCCGTACTATAGTTTTGTTAAAGACACTTATGGTATTATTACGTATCAAGAACAATTATTAAATATTATTAGTATATTTTTTAAGTTAGAAGATGCTTATGTTTTAATGAAGGATAAAAATAAAATTCATAAACAATTAGTCATTAATATGTCTAAAAAAAACAGTTGTAAATGGCTATATCAATTATACGATATGAATAAGTATTTGTATAATAAATCTCATGGTATTGCTTATGCTCATATAAGCTATATTAATGCGTATTTACAATATTATTATCCTGAAGAATTTAAAGAAGATAAAGTAGTTGAAGTTCAAAATATATTTAAATATAAAAAATTAACCTTAGATTCTAAATTTAAAACCGAAATAGAAAATGAAAAAATTATATGTGGCTTTGACAAAATTAAAGGTTTTGGCGAAACTACATATAACGAATTAAAAATTGTTGATAAGAAAAAAATACTGAATTTCTTATACAATATGAATAAAAATATTGCGCAACAATTAATTCGTTTAGGTGTATTTAACGAATTATTAGGATTGTCATCTGTCGATATATTTAATATGTATTTAGAAAATAAAGGTATTAAAAATCGAGTTAATTATATTGACGAAGATAAGGAGTACGAAAAAATATATGGATTTTAGCAATATAATTGAATTTAATGCATTCATTAATAATATTATTAGTGAATTTAAAATTAAATGCTATCACAAGTCTGAAGATTTTGACGAAAATTATTATGCTATTAATGCATTATTTAAAGCATTAATGTTGTTTGAAATAAGAGATTATTATAATATTGAATATGATTTAGAAATTAAACAAACTATCATAAAAGAAATAAACAATATTCTCGATCATGGTGTAACAAAAAATTATTATGATATTAATACAACATATGGATTACTTAATGACTTATATAGCTATCGATATCCACATTTCAATACACTTATAAAGTTACAAAATAATATTGAATTTAATAAATTTAAAGATGAAGTACCTGCTTCGTTTTATATTTTAATACATTCATTGTTTTTAAAGTCATTATATTCTTTAGATCAAAAATTAGTTAATGATCATCAGTGTATTTTTACTAAGATATTAAGTGATTTTGATAATTTAATTCCATCTAAAATATTCGTTAAAATAAATCATGAAATGAATAATCCTAAAGTTATTAATAACTCTCTTCTAAACGTAATTTTAAGCTTTACAGCTTATGAATATTCTCTTGCTTCTGACAAATCTTTTTATCTTAGTAATAGAAGTACAATAGCTGATTATTCATTAAGTACATTATCAAGTGGCGATGTTGTTAATCCTATATTTATTGATGATAATACTAAAAAATCTAAAACATTTTGGTTTGTTAGTAATGAAATGGCAATCCAAAATGGAGAACTTATAGATAATCGACCTGGCTTATGTAACATATATGTATTAGAAGCAGGTATTATTCCTAAATTTAATTATGTATCTAATATAGAATCTAATAATGCCAAGAAAGATATTGTTATTAGAATTCCGACGAACATAAAAGAAAATACTAATAAAAAGTTATTTAAATCCTTGTTGCCAGTTCAAAAGAAATTTATTCCGTTATATTTATTAGAAAAACAATTGGGTGGTAAAATTAACGATACATATATCTTTGGCGATATTGTTCGCGGTTCTAAAATTAAATTTGATGGCGATAAAAACATTATTATTCGCGATCGAATTGTTCCAGAAATTCAATATTTTAACAATACAGGAAAGGGCAAGTTGTATTAATGGACATTCAATTTAAAATGGAAAATTTACTTGTTGAAAATCCAATGATCGTAACATTGCTTTTTCAACAGTATCAAGATACATTCTCAGCAAATTCTAGAATTCATACAGACTTTAAAACATATGTATTAATTGAAATTAACAATATGACAATAAAACAAGTTAATATTGTTGAACATTGTTTTAATCATGGTGGCAAAGATCAATTCCGTAAAGTTTATAACATATTAAATAATAATATGTATAGTGGTATCGAACCATACTTCTTTAATAATAGTCGAGATGCATGGATCGAATCACTAGAAGGAAGTAATCGTCAATTTGTTTTTAAAGATCGTTCATGTTATATGCTATTTTTAAATCGTTCTGAAATCGGTATGACAATTCCTGAATATAATTGTATTGATCAAAAAGATTTATTAAAAAAATATGCAGATAAAATTAAGAGCTTTATATTTGAATATTTAGTCGAATATAAATCTAGACGATATCTTAATACGTTTATTCATAAAGAATTTATTAAAGAATTCTTTAATTATTATCTAAGAGATTCTGATTCTAAAATTAGAAAAGTTTTTAATATTAATTCATCTGAAACATTAGGCATTACTAATATTACGTTACCAAGTGCAGATAAGTATGTTCATTTTGTTAATGATCAGATTAGTGGTATTATTTCGATGTCCAACATTAATTACGAGCAACAAGAAACAAAATTATCTGATTATATATTAGATAATGTTAAAGATCTTGCTGAATTAATTAATGAAAATTCTGAAATTGTATTTGATCCTAATCATGGCTTAGATCAAGAAGTTAAAGACTTTGGCGATTATTTAAATTATAAACGGAGCTTTAAATTATTTGACAATCAAAAGAATATTATCAATGCCTTTACTCGCTATTTTAAAAAAGAAAGAGCGGGTTTTTTAATTTCTCAACCAGGTTCTGGTAAGACTTCGATGGCTATTTCTATTAGCAATTTATGGAAGCCTGATAAAAATAAAAATATCTTTGTACTATGTCCGCCACATCTTAATAAAAAATGGTTGATGGATATTAGTGTGTTAGCTCAAAATGCTATGGTATATGAATGCGATAGCATCGAAGATTATATTAATAAAATCGAACCAGAAATTTCTAAACGTAACTGTACTAATTTCATTTTAATCAATCCTAAACTATTAAAACATTCATATGGTTTAGCTTTAGATTGGGACGGCACTTTTTTAAATCATATGCATAATTTAAAAGAAAAAGATTTATTGTTTAGAGATAAAATATACGCTCCTAATCGTGATCGAAATATGCGAGATAGACAATATATTCCATATGCTAAATATATTTCTACGTATAAAGAAAAGAATGAAGGACTCCCAGACATTAAAACAATTCATAAGTTTGGAGCAGCTCCTAAAATTATTAAAACTTGCTATAACAATAATAAAGAACTAGATAAGCTGTTAAGTAAAGCATTCGTTTCATTTAAACATTTTTCGTTGTATTTTAACAATGCTATGTCTACTAATAAAATTATTGATGAATCTTTTACCAAGAACGAAATTAATTCTAATTTTGTAAGTTTAGATTGGTATTTACAACGAAAAGGTCGTCATAATGTTGATTTCTTTATTATCGATGAAATGCATTTATTTTTAAGTGATTCGATGCAAGGTGAAGGCGCTCAACGTATTGCTAGTTGTGCAAAAAAAGTATTAGGTTTAACAGGTACTGTATTTAATGGCATGGTTACTAATTTATTCTTTATGCTAAGAAATTTCTTTCCGGCTAAGTTAAAAGATTTAAAAGGGTTTTATTTTAATCGTAATAATCTTGCAGCATCGAAGACTAATTTTAAAAATTATTATGGCAATAAAGAGAAAATAGCAGTACCATATCCTGGTGATCTTAATCGTATAAGACGTGAAGGAGCTCGTGTAACCGAAACATTAAATCAGCGTCCAAGTAAAATAAATAGTATAGGATATACTTATGAAGATGACAATGGTATTCTTAGACAAGATAGTACAGGATTTAATGAATATAAAGTTAAAGATATTCCTGGTATTAATCCAGAAATCTTTACACAAGTCATGTCATCCTGTTGTATCTTTATGACTATGTCAGATATGTCTAATGAATTGCCTGAAATTAATGAATCTGTTATTAGTTGTGAATTAGATTCTAATATTAAGAATAACTATGATAAGCTATTAAATGAGATGAAGGCGTCTGATACTCCTAACTTAGTTAAGGCTCAGAAGATTAATAAGATCGCCGGCTGGCTTGATCATCCTTGTATTATTTCAGACGATCATTTTAAGTTTGAAGGTTGTGAAGGTAATAATAATAAACTGAACGAGTTATTAAAAATAATTAATCATCACGATAATGAATGCGTTTTAGTTTATACATATTATGATAAACATAGCCCGATTAATAATGAAATTCTTCAGACATTAATTAGTAATGGTATTAAAGTTAATATTCTTACTGATTCTGTAGCACCAGCTAAACGTATCGACTGGTTTAAAAAACAAAAAGACAATGGCGTTCGCGTCATTATTGTGAATCCTAAACTAATCGAAACTGGATTGGATTTATTAGACTTTACGACTATCGTATTTTATCAACTGAATTCAAATTTCTTTACGATGCGTCAAGCTTCTCGAAGAAGTTATCGATTAAATCAAAAAAATAACGTAAGTTTATATTATTTATACTATAAAGGCACTGTTCAAGAAAATATCATTAGCGTAATGGCTGAACGATTGAAAGCTGTTAAGATATTGGAAGGTGACTTCGAAGACGAAGGTCTCGAAGCTATGACCAATGCTGATAAATCAGATTCTTCTGACGAGATTTTTAATAAGATGATCACGAATGAAGAATATGTCAATGATGATACAGTACTCGGATTAAATAAATATGCTCAGAAGATCGAAAAAATTATCGATAATACGACATTCGAAGTTCATAAAATTAACTTTGTTAAGAAGCCTATGAACAAAAAGAAAATCGATTTTAAACATATTTATATTGATTTACAAGATAAAGTTACTATGTACAATGTAATGAAAGATCCGGATGAGAAAATTAATTTAGAAATTTCTAATTTCTAGCTTGACGGATACAAAATAGTATAGTAATATAATAGTAACAGATAGACAATTAAATATAAACCGCACGGATTTGCGGGGTTCGCCTGAACTCAAGGGAAGTCATATTACTATAATGTATATGACATATCTTTAGCTTTAGTGAGTTTGCTAACTATCAACAAGTTGATTACTTGCTTTAGCCGGACCAAGGTGGATTTCTTGTTACTCATGCAATGCATCTGGAGTAGAAAACAAGAAGTTTGGCCAGCTCATTCAGTAGAATCGGCCCGGTATTACAATTCACGCATTCAAACATCTAGGCTACATTAGAGTAGCTGTATATAGCTAGTATAAACGTTCTGTTTTAATCGTTTTAGCTTATTACAATAGATGGAGTTGTAATAACGTCAGGGGTTAAGAAGCGTGCGAAGACCTCTGCCTAAGGGATAAGTCTGTCCAAAAGACAGTATAAGGAACAGGATATCCTATGGTTAAAAGTACGACGCGGTTTGGTTTCTAGACTTTAAGTTTTGTTAAACCTTAGAGTCAGGTCATTATAAGTTAGCATATTTTCCAGGAGAGTACGGTTTAATCTGAAAGGATTGAATGTGAGCTAGATAGATAATCACTAATACCGTATAGAAGACCAAGGTTAGCCGTAAGGTTAATACAGTCTAAAAGCTTTGTTTGAATGTACGAGAAGTTAAGCATACAGAAATGTATGCTATTTTTTATTATAAAAAAATATACTTACTTCAGGGTAGAAGACTCTATCGTCAGAATCGACGGGAGAAGTCTATCAAGAAGTAAGTAAAACGTTCTCGTAACATGACAAAAAATATATAATTAAAAATTTGATGTTTAATCCTTTTGCAGCTTTAAACCTAATTTAATCAAAAAATCACCCTACAAAAGCTGATAAGAGGACAAATAATCAAATTTTTAATTCTTTCTAAAGTTGATCATAAATGACGTTGCTTCAGAAAGTGTTCTCGCAATATTTATATAGAAAAGCCAACGATGATCAAAACGTATGTTCTATGTTGTAGGCCAGGCTGTTAATAATGACAATATGCCGGCCGTTACCAATATTTCGTAGTTAATATCTTTTGATAAAGTTGGTTAAAGATCTCAGCATTATAATATTTTTTCAGAAGAAAACGTATATAATAGCATTCCCAGCTCTTTGACAGACTTACGTAACAAGAGTCTGGCCTTTGGCAAGTAGCTTAAAGAGATCGGCTACAGTTGTTACAATTGAGAATGTATATTTTTAGTCAGTAGTTAAGAATATTGTCTTTAATTCAGATAATTTTAATCAGTAACAGCATCTTTGTATAAATATTCATATTAAATCGTTTTAACACCGTAGATATAAATATTTTTTTAATGTTCAAACAACCTTTTACTATTTAGATACCGTTACTGATATACGCACACAACAATGTTCTTACAGTTTACGAGATATCGTTAAGAGCTTTAATCCTGATAAGATCTAATAAGGAACAATATACTATATCATTGTACGCCCGTTAATAGCTTAATATAGCTTTTGGGAATAAATAATTAAGAAATGGCATAGTATAAACATTTTAACAACGACATCATAGACAATAGATATATTTTTGGTTCATATTATTTAACTAATACTAACACTATAATATGATTATAATTCATTAAAGTTAGCTGCTGTAATATTTTTTGTAAAGTTTTAAATTTAACGACATAAAATCTATTCACAACTGAAACCGAGGGGCACTCGGGGATAGCCTATTGCCAAGAATAAGACATATTATGAGTTTTGCTTATGATATGCTTCTAATGAATAGGAACCCCTTAAAGAGGATGCCAGTCACAACTAAGCACAACACATTGCTAGATTAAAGTTTATCTTTTACACCAGCTAATACATATCTATTGTCGATATGTCGTATGAGTATCTATACCATTAATAGATATTGATCCGACATATTGACGTAATATATTCTTGCAGTAAATACATATGTAAAGTAAAGGAATATATATCATGCGTGATGCGTACAGAATACGACGAGTTATATGGCCACAAGACTTAGTCGTTAGTTCAATCAGTGGCGATCGAATCCATTATCCAGAATTTTATATCGAGCATATTAATACTGGATGTGTGTTATCGATGAAAGAATATCAAAAGATTCGCAAAGAACAAGTCGAATCAGAATTTGTCGATCCGTATCCAGATCATGACAATACTTATATGAATGAATATTATAAAGATATTCGTGAAGAGATTGTCGATAAGTTTAATGACTCTCTTGATTATATGACACGAGAAGACATAGTCGGCAAAGAAGCTGTTCCTGGTAAAAAATGGAAAGTTGTCGACGGTGAACTCGTAGCAATTGACAATCGATAAAATGTTCGATATAATAATGATGTCAGTTGTTTAAGTTAGCAGACAACTGATATTGCTCTCTTTGTCTTAAAGCAAGAGTTAAGCACAACTATTTCCTCCGTAGTTGTGCTTTTCTTGCTTTTACAGGTATTTTCATGTATACTATACATATAAATTATATATTTAATAGGAGCTACGCTAATGAAACTAGAAGATGCCTGCGAACATTTAATTAACTTATTATTATTAGCTCGAGATACCGAAGAGTTTAAAACTGCTTGTGAGTATTTTGATATTAAGGCCTCTGAATAAGAGGTCTTTTGTTTTGGAAGGAATTTGATAACTATGAAGTATATCGTTAAGAATACGATCGATTCTGTCGCATGTTATATTCTTAGAAATGACGAAGGATGTACGCCACAGAAATTACGATATTTATTATATTTAATATATTCAGATTATCTAAATGTATATAATGATATTGTCGATACGATGGGTCGACCATTTTATGCCGAAGAATATGAATGTAACTTATTATTCGACGGGCAATTTATTGCCGACGTTAAAGGTCCTAAATCTATTGTCGATCAATATACGACCGAAGAAGAGATTTATGATCTCGGTGCTTATATCGACGATAATTTAGAAGATCTTATCGATAAAGATTCTCTTAAATTTTTAGAAGCGTCTTTAAATCAATATAAAGGATACAATACACGCTTTCTTAAAATGTTAGCTAAACAATCTTATGATTATCAAGAAACGTATAAACATTGTGAATCGGAAGATAAAGTTATTCCGATCGAAGTTATGTTTACGGCTAATTTATTAGCAGATTCAGTTAGCTCTTGTTTTAAAACTAAGAGGATGTAATCGATGGCTCAAGTAGAAGTTAATCCTAATATACTTAAAGTAGCAGATTTATATAAACAAAAATATAATACGCCAGAAGAGTTTAGACGTTTGTTTATAGCTCAAATGATCTTTGAATCTTCTAACGGTACTTCAGTAGCTGCTAGAGACTTAATGAATTATGGTGGTTGGACAGCATTAGATAGCCGTCCTGATAATAAAAAAGTTTGGGATAACGGTCGTTGGTGGGCTAAATTTGATTCAGTCGAAGAAATTCCAGAATTTGTTAATAGTATGTTCTTTAGCCATTATCCAGAAATATATAATGCAAAAACTCCGGCAGAATATTTTGCTATTCTAAGAAAAAATGAATATGTTATTCCAGAAGGTAATCAGACTGAAGAGAGTTTAGCCAGAGATTATACAGCTGCTTTAGCAGAAAATTCAGGAATGAACAATGATTATGTTCCTGGTTCTTTACCAGTAGGACAATCTGGAAGTAATGGACAAGGCGGTGTAATGTCCAAGACATCGGCGTCTGATACCGGTGTACAAAGTACAGTAGCTGGTAAAAAAAAGACACCTAAGACATATACGATTTACAATATGCAAAAACTTGCGAAAGGTAAAACGTATTGTGCGCCAGTATATCCCGATATTATTTCTGTATATAATCAAGTACCAGAATGGGCATTAGGTTCTAATTTAAAAGCTAATACACAAGAAGATACGTCTGTTAAAGATGCGACCGAAGTTAAAGATGTTACTTTTAAAGATAAGAATAATAAAGAACATAACTTTGGTAATCTTACTAAGAATAAACAATTTAAAGCTTCTGAAGGTTTTACGATAACAGATACGACTAAAACCGAAGAAGAAAAGCCTAAAGAAGAAGTTGCTCAAAAAACATCGCAAGATAAAAAAGTTCAGAAAACTGTAGTCGGTGATGGCGGTTTAATTACTGTTACGACAGATAGTAAACCTGAATCTAAAGACGATTCTAAAACTAAAACTGATTCGACTAAGACTGATGATACAAAAGAAGAAGCGCAGCGTGAAGAAAAGACACAAGGTATTCCATTATATGCATACGAAACTCGTGATAATGAAAAAGGTTGTTTCGACGTAGGCTTGCCATTAAGTTCTATTGCAGCATATGGTAGCGAAGCAGCTAAGTATCAAATGACAAGAATGCAATCGATTGCTCAACGTCAAATTCAATTCGATCCGACAAAACATGATAACGCTGTTAAATTACCGACACCTGGTATGGTACCTAATAATAAAGATGCATTTCCTGTCGACTTACGTATTCGAGATTTAGAATATCATCAGCCACGAATTGTTCGTGAAACGATTAAAGCTACAGAATTTGAAGAACAAACGGCTAAAGCATTGCTCGCTATGGGCGGCAACGTTGAAAAACGTATGGTTCAAGTCGAAAATCATTTATCGACCGTAACGAGATACCTTTTTAGATTGGGCTCTATCGTACCGATTAACGATATGTATTATGGCGGTAATTCTACGTTCGAAAAATATAAATCAGTTCGTCAATTAACAGACGATCGAGTTACCGACGGTATGCAAACACAAATCGATCAATATATGACATCGACTCGATTAGAACCGATTATCGGTCAAACGTATGAAATACTTAACCAAGTCGGTGCCAATTTATCAGTTATTTTAGACGATAATCAATTATCATATTCTAATATGAAACATTACTGTGATCTTATCGATATTAAACGTTATCAAGAACCATTAAAGTTAGCTAGTATTAATGAAGGTGCTTCGTTAACTAAATCTGGCAATGAATCTGAAAAAGAATTAAATTCAGTATGGCCCGAAGGTTTTAAAATGGATTGGAAATTAGTTCCAGTCGAAGAACAAGTACCGATTATTAATTGGCGTCAATCTATTATCGACGATGGTTCTGATTTAATGAATTCTGCCGGTATGTATGGTAATGGTAATGCAATGGGTTCAGCATTAACAGGTACAATTAATAATATCTTTTATAAGACGGCTGTCGAGCTTGAAGACACGTCTTTAAAACAATTTAAAGACGTTGTCGATAAAGCTAAACAGTCTATTAAAGGATATGAAGATCAGGCTAAGAATATTGCTAAGTCTAAAGATACATATATGACTATGAAAAAGAAAATTGAAGGCGCTCAACTTCATAAAGATTTTTCTGGCCCAGTTATCGCTTCGATTATGTGTATTACTAATACTTCAAATTCAGATAGTATTATTAGTAAGTTACAAAGCTTAACTAAAGAATTAAAAGATAATTCTTTAATAGATAATCCGTTATTAGTTGCCTTATCTTATTTTTCAGATAAAGCTAACGTAATTGGTGATAAACCGACCAAAGATCCTACGGAAAAAAAGAAAGAACACGAAGATCTTAAGACTCGTTTAGATTATGTATATAAACTTGTATCTAATTCTGGTAATAATAATGGCGGCGGCGAATCTAAGCAATATTTTAATCTCGATATTAAAAATCAAGGTGCTTGGACGTTTACTCAATTTTGGGAACCATATTCGATTAACGACTCTAAGAATCGTAAAGATCCGGTATCTCCTTCTAATAAGTTAAATAAGCTTATCGAGCTATGTATCGTATTCAAAGAAATTTCTAAGAGTTTTTATGAATCTGAGTTCGATAACGAACACTGGGGTTTCTTTTGGAAAGCTGAATATATTCCGTCGATGAAATTAACAGGTATGCCTGGTGAAATGCGTAATGATCATGTACATCAAGGTATGGATATCGTATTCGAACCTGATTCACCTAAGCCTGAAATATTATCGATATGCGATGGTACAGTTGTCGATACTGGTTGGGGATTAAATGCCGTTATGGTAAATGCTGCTAACGGTACGAATAAAACAATCGTGTATATGCATATGTCTCAAATATTTGTTAAGCCAGGCGACACAATTCAACGTGGTCAACAAATAGGTATTATTGGTGGTCACGGTACTGATAAATATGGCGTAGAACGAGACAATGCTTACGATGAGCATCTTCATATCGAAGTATGGTCTGAACCAAATCGTGGAGGATCATATGGTTCTATCGGTGATTTATATCCTGGTATTTTCCAAGATTATTGTGCTGCTTATATGAAAATGGGTAAAGGATCTGAATTACGATATTCAGATTTTACGAATAAAACTTATTAATTTTTATTTATTAATACTTGCAAATATAATTTTTTTGTAATATAATAATATTTGTAAGGTAGTTATATATTGTGCCTCGTATGATCTATACTACGAGGCACAAATTTTAACATGGTCAATGTTACGTAAATATATAAAATTAAAAAATACTTAACTCTCTCTTGTAATAATGAACGTACAAAATAACGATATGTACTATAAAAATACTACCCCCTAATATTTTGTTGCCTCTAGTATCGTTAGTTCATTAATCTAATTAATGTCATATTAAACATAAATCTAAAGTATTCAATAATAAAATTCACTCTCCTTTCTTAAAATAAAGTTCTCTTCTATATATAGAACCGTAGGATATACGGGGATAGCCTATCGCCTTAGCGTAAGACATGCGGTGAACTTTTGTTTGCTATGCTGCTGTTGGATAGGAACCTTAATGACTTTGGTCATAAAAGGATATCAGATATCAATCAACACACACATTTATATATATGATCGGAAAGCGTAACATTGACCCCAACCGCAGCGGGGTAGTCCAATTGGCAGAGACACGAGTCTCATAAGCTCGTCTAGTGCAAGTTCGACTCTTGCCCCCGCTCCCATTATGGCCCGTTAGTCAAGTGGCTAAGACATCGCTCTTTCACAGCGAGTACGGTGGGTTCAATTCCCCCACGGGTCACCATTATGCCAGCTATTAGGTTAAGGCCGATTAGCAGTCCTAGATAGCTTACGGGCTATCTAAGGATTTGGCATTTAATATTGCAGAGTAAAATAGTACGGGAAACATATTCGCATCTAAAATGGTTTGAATCCATTCTCTGCGACCACATGGTTCCATGGAGTAATTGGTCATCTCGTCACCCTGTCAAGGTGAAGATTACGGGTTCAAATCCCGTTGGAACCGCCATTATCCTAGCATAGAATTTCTTTTTCTGATTATCTGCATTCTATGTTAGGATTTTTTACTTGCTCCTGTAGCTCAGTGATAGAGCCACCGGCTCATAACCGGATGGTCCCTAGTTTGATCCTAGGCGGGAGCACCATTATAATATGTTAATTAATAATATATATATAGAAACCACCCCAAAGAATGCGAAGCGTATATTATGATTAACATATTATTTTTAGAATATTAGATGCAGTATTGTTATATATTTTTTAAGAAAGTAAGTTACATTGTAAATCTGTTAAGAATATATATTAAGCTAAATACATTATAATTTTTTAAATACTGCATCGATATATTCTATTACTGAAAACTGGTATACTGCTTTTTTTAGTGGTTTTTTCATTTTCCCTTACTCCTTTGGTAGTATATCAGTTTTGAATAATAGAATTATTTAATCCTTGTCATTATGACAAGGATATTTTTATTTGAAAGGACGTTAAAATGATTACTAAATTAAGAAAAGCAAATGCTTATATTGTAAGAAAGATTTGCTCTGATTATGCGATCGATCATATAATTCCAAGATCGTTCGGTGAAATTCCTGTTAAGATGAGATATAAATTTATGTATTTTAATAATATTAAATCCTTATCAGATATTATGTACGAATATCCTGAACGTTCTAAACGTATTGTATTTACGACGGCTAATGGATACAAACCTCAATATGAATATAAGTTTCGACATGTTAATTATGAAAAAGCTGTTAAAATGATGTTATTTATTAAACCTAAAGTTAATATTAGATTTAATCTTAATATGTATGATAATCATATTCGTAAGTATAAATATAATACTGTTTTTAAGCGTCGATATAGAACGGAGTGGTGATTATGGAATTATATAAAATTTTATTTATTGCTGGATTCTTATTAATTATTTTAGGCATGATCCCTATATTCTGTGGTTTTATTAAAACTATTTTTGAAATGATTATTGATATAAAAAATCATAATTATGATATGCTGCCTGAATTAATTTTAAGTTTTGGAGTTATTATTATGTTAATAGCAGTTATTTTTATGGTTATAGATAAGGTAAAATAATGGATAAAGATATAAATAATATATTATTAAAAAAATTTATTCATATATACATATTGTTTTCGATTATCATATATATGATTAATTTAATAATCGTTAATCTATTTATGTATTTTATCGTAGACGATACTGTATATCGAACTACATATTTTACGGTTAATGATTTTACATTACAAACATTTCCAGTTATTTCAATGTTAATAGCTGCTATTATGTCTTGTTTAATTAATATTAATATTAGTCAAGAGATTGACGAAGAAAAGAATATTATATCTTATGAATTATCAATTGGTACACTATTTAAAGCAAAGTTGAAGAAATAATTATGTTTGTATATAAAACTGGTAATATATTAAGATCTAAGGCTGAATATATTTTTAATGCTGTTAATACTGTCGGTATAATGGGTAAAGGTTTAGCTCTTCAGATTAAACAAAAATATCCAGCATGCGTCGAAGATTATAAAAAAGCATGTAGTTCCGGAAGACTTAAAACTGGTTCAGTATTAGTAACATACTTAACTAAAGAAAAAATTAATATCGTTCAGTTTCCGACGAAAGCACATTGGCGTGATCCTTCTAAATATGAATATATCGAAGAAGGATTAAAATCGTTTGCATTATTTTTAAGAAATCATAATATTCAAAATGTAACGATTGCAATTCCTAAACTAGGATGCGGTAATGGTAAGCTTGAATGGAAACAAGTATTAGCTTTAATTAAACAATATTTATCAGAATTCGATACTATTATATTTGAAATTTATGGTGACGACGTTTAGTCGGAAAGGATTTGTAATGGATCAATATATTATCTATTCGATTCTTAATTCTTTATTAGCATTGTTATTAGTTGTATCTGTATATAAAATTATTAAACATTGAGGTATATTATTATTTATGAATAAAAGAATTAAGATGATCATTAGAACTATTAAAAAACGTTATCGTAAAAAGTATTTAAATGAAGCTTACTATTTACGATTTTCTAAAGAATTTTTGGAGACAGATAAATGAATCTGTTTAATTTAATATTATTTATAGCTATTCTTGTATTTTTATATGAATACAATAAAAAATAAGCCCCTCAATCGAGGGGCTTTTCTTATGTAAAACTAATAAAGTATGTAGCGTAACGTCCTTCGTCTTTATTTAACATTAATAGTTTTTGACCGGCTTTCGAGAACTTACGTCCATCGACAGCATATTGATCACTACCACAAAGCGAAGGATTTACAATCATTTCGACACCTTTGAGATCAGCTTCTCTAGAATGATGGAAATGACCCATTACGATATAATTAGGTATTTGTTTTGTAAATAATGCTAAATTATCGATAGCTCGGTTATAATTATCTTTATGTCCATGGACACCGATAATTATTTGTTCACAAACTTTAGCTACGATAATTTCATCGTCGACAATATTTTTATTAAAATGAATACGTTCATTTCCTTTAAGACGTTCTTTTAAGAACCAAGGAATAATATCATTAAACGATTCGCCATTCATAGCTTCTTCTTTTGAAGGAGTGACTCGATCGTGATTACCGCGACAGAAATATAATTCTAAGTTAAATTCTTGACTTAGGTTATTAAACAAATGACTAAGTGCTTCGCTAACGCCGATCGTTTGCTCGATAAGATTTTCTTGAGATTCGATTCGTGTTTGTACATGAATGCCGCCATTAATCATATCGCCTAATGTCATAATATGAATCGTTTTAATATTATTTAATTTACAATATTCTCGTGTCTTATTCATTAGATGTTCGACACGTTGATGGAATATTTCGTCGTTAAACTTATTAAAAAAGTTATCGCTAACTTGACCTTTATGCCAATCACTAATAAGAAGAACAGCTTCGCTTTCGCCAGTTGCTAGTTCTTTAAATTCATAAGTTAAAGGTTTAAGTTTGCTAATTGATTCGGCTATTAATTCTTTTAATAGAAATTGATTAGATACTTCTTTTAGCTTACGATTTAATTCTTGACGATGTTTACTATTTACATTTTTAGCATGAGCATTTAATAATAAGTCTCGTGCCGTATCTGTTATACGTTCTTGTGTCATTACTGGAGTTACTGATTTTTTAAAATCATTAAAATAACTCCCTATCGTAGCTGTATCTAAAGCAATGTCGAAAAACATTTCTGCCATAGCAGAAATACGTTTATATGTTAATTTAGTATTATTTTGTCGTTCTTCATACATACGATATAACCAACTAATTAGATCTTCGCCATCTAATGCTGAATAGTTAATCGTAACAGATTGTTTTGTTTCTTCAGCCATTCAAATTCTCCTAAAAATAAAATGAAACAAATTCTTCTTTTATTATATAATATTTGCATAACTAAGTAAACTAGAAGACATAAGGTTTTTTATAATTTGTAATTATTGTAAGTAAATACGTTTACTTATAAATATTAGACTTTGTAAAAAATATGGACTATACTATAATTATATTATGATATATAATCATAATATACTATATGTAGTATATACATGAGTAATATACTACTACATCTTCTTTTTAGTTGCGCAACGAAAGGAAAATTTTAAATGATGGAAAAAGTATTGTTTGGTGGAAACAATGAGATCTTGGTGCCGATGGCAACTCGATTAATCGGAACGTTCTCTACCGGAACTGACGAAATTATTCTTGATGGGAATAAGCAAGAACGAATCGTACAATTTAATTATGAAGGCAAACAGGTATTAAAACAATATACATTAAAACATTTATATGCCCCGTATACTAAGATTATCGAAGTATCGGATAATACATATTGGTATACTGGTAAAGAACCAAAACAAAATCCTTCGGTTAAAGATATTGTGCGTTTCGATGTGTACGATAAGGGTTGGATTATAGAAGATATCAAAGATGTCGAAGCCGACGCCTATTCTATTATTAGCAACTCTCAAGAATTAATAGTAGTCATAGAAGGTACAGAACTATTAATCAAATAATATTAACATATATATTTTTATTTTTATTATATTAGTTTTAAAAGGATTAATAATGTCTGTTATTAAACGTGATGGTCGGAAGGTAGATTTCGACAAACAAAAAATTATTATTGCGATAGGTAAAGCACAACATTCTCTATTAAAAGATAATGAAAAAATTGCTAATTCTATTGCTGAAGAAATTGCACAAGAATATATTATGATGCAAGAACTCGATATTAAACGTATCGAGAAGATGGTATTCGATCTTCTTGTTAAACATAAACAAAAAGATGTAGCTCGTGCTTATGAAGCATATAGAGCAGTTCAAGAATATCGTCGTAGAGAAAATACATCTGATAAAGCTATTTTAGGCCTTATCGATGGTACAAATATCGATACGATTAATGAAAACTCTAATAAGAATGCAAAAGCTGCTTCTACTCAACGTGATTTAATTGCGGGCGAAGTATCTAAAGATATTGCTCGCCGACAATTATTGCCAAGAGATATTCTTGAAGCTCATGATAACCATAGCATTTGGATTCATGATATGGACTATTTAATCCAAACGATTCCAAATTGCTGTTTAATTAATCTTAAAGATATGTTAGATAATGGAACTCGTATTAACAATAAATTAATTGAAACACCTAAGTCTTTCCAAACTGCTTGTACTATTACGACACAAATTATAGCACAAGTAGCATCCGGACAATTCGGTTTAACTGAATGATCTGCCGAATTAAAACAATACAAATTTATATTTTATTATAAAGGTTATGATGTTATATCATGGCTAACGAGGAAGGTTTGGAAATGACTAATCTCGTGATTATTCAATAAGAAAGGTTTGGAAATGACCAACAAAGAAAAAATATATTTTTTAAAGGAAACTATTCATAAACTCTATACTGACGAAGGAAGAAGTAAATCATATATTGCTAGATTATTAAATTTAGATAGAAGATTATTAACTAAAGCAATCAATGATGAATGGAATTTAGAAAAAAATAAATCTAAAAAACATTTAAATCCTTCTAATCAAAAATTTGCAAATAAACATAGAGAATTTATTAAATCTAAATTAGATAAAGATTTTACAGTTACAGATATTGCAAAGCTTTTAAATGTAAAACCAGATTATATTTATGGAACAATTGCATCTGGTGATGAAGTTATAAAGAATGCGATTATTGAAAATCAAAATCGAATGCATAAAAGAGCACAAGATAAAAAAAATAAGCGAATTGAACAATCTTCAAAACAATATATACATATTGATGAAAATTGGAAAGAAATTCCAAATTATAAAAATTACTATGTTTCAAACGATGGAAGAATTTGTTCATTTAAAGAAACATATAATAAATATGCTTTATTGACTCCATATTTAAATTCTAAAATTGGAAGATACTATGTAAAGATTAAGGATAAGAATCTTTCTGTTCACAGACTTGTTGCTTTATGTTTTGTTGATGGAAGAACAGAAGAAAAAAATACTGTTAACCATAAAGATGGCAATCCATTAAATAACCATCATACTAATTTAGAATGGGTTTCTCAATCAGAAAATAATAAACATGCATACGATGTGCTTAACAGAAAAAAAAATAAGGCACATTCAAGAAGAAAATTTAAAAAATTAATTTTAAATGATAAATATGAATTTAAAACAATAGAAGCTCTTGCAAAATTTTTAGATTTATCTTGGACTCAAACATCTAGATATATAGATGGCGAAGTAGCAAATAAAAAATATAAAATTGATATTATTGAATAATTGTATCGACTAGACGTATTGATTGCAAAATTCTATTGCAATAAGGAATAGTCAGACCATATTTTGAGAATTCTACTCTAATATGAATTGGGACAATCAATTAATGGATTCGATGAAATTTTGGCTCCATATCTTAAAAAATCTTATGATAAATATTTAGAAATTTTTGAAGATGAAGTAAACAAAGAAAAAATTGCTGAGCGTATTATGATGAAGGAACTGAAAGATGGTATTCAAACCATTCAGTATCAGATCCAAACATTGAATACTTCCAACGGTAGAGTAATGGCCCATTATTAGAGTAATCTAATAATTGCAGATGGTGAACGTATAAATGTACGGTGTATAATTAACGATAGTGTTTTACAGGAAATGGTAAATAATAATTATGCTAACTGGGAAAACTTATATATATCAATATAAATAATCCAGTGCCAAGTCGAAAGAGGGATCTTTCGAAAGGTCAAACGACTAGAGCATACCTTCTAGAACAGAAGATGAAGTTCGTACATATGAAGTGAAATTCTTTATATGGAAGCGCCATCCATCCTATTATTAGTAGGATGAAGATATAGTCTACGTAGAGAACGGCTACGCAAGCTCCGTTCGTTACTTTATTTTTAAATTTTAATCCTGATGGTGAATATGCTAGTTATGCTGCATTAATTTGTGAAGAAGTATTAAATCAACGTATTAAAGGTGTAAAAAATGCAGACGGCATTTATGTTACACCAAGCTTCCCTAAATTAATTTATTGTTTAGATGAACATAACATCCATGAGGATTCTAAGTATTATTATTTAACAAAATTAGCTGCTAAGTGCACAGCTAAAAGAATGTATCCTGATTATATTTCTGCTAAGAAATTAAAAGAAGTACATGATGGAGAAGTATTTACTTGCATGGGTTAACGTATAACGGCCCATGTAAAACGATGTGAACTGTATCACAAAACAGGTGTCCTTTGTGGGGCTAACGGTGAACCCTTAATGGCAATACCGTGCTATTATATTATTATAATAGTGTAGAGACTATTGGTGATGAATGTAGCCAAGTAGAGTAGAGACGTGCTACTCGATGCGCATCGCATTTATTTAAAATAAATGAAGAGATAGTCCAGCTTAATTAATTAAGTTGTGTAGGAGTTTTCTTTCTAACTGGAAAGACCCTGAAACAGGTAAATACAAATGGGACGGCCGTGAAAATATCGGCGTCGTTTCAGTTAATCTTCCGCAAATCGCTATATTAGTTCGAGATGCAGAAGATAAAGAACAAGCATTCTTTAAATTATTAGAAGAGCGCTTGGAATTATGTAAAAAGGCATTAATTTTTAGACATGATCGTTTATTGGGTACGACATCTGATATTTCTCCAATTCATTGGCAAGATGGTGCATTAGCTCGATTAAAACCAGGCGAAGTTATCGATAAATATATTTCTGATGGTTATAGTACTGCATCATTAGGCTATATGGGAATTTATGAAGTATCTATTTTATTGACAGGTGAATCTCATACTAAGCATCCAGATCTCGTTACTAGAATTCTTACATTTATGAAAGATAAATGTAATCAATGGAATAAAGAATATAATATTGGATTTGGATTATATGGATCTCCTGGCGAAAGCTTAACTCATAATTTTTGTAAAGCCGATCGTGAACGATTTGGTGAAATTAAAGATGTAACCGATAAAGGCTTTTATCTAAACAGTTTTCACGTTGACACGAGAGAAGAAATTAATGCTTTCGATAAATTAAAATTCGAAGCTCCATTCCAAGAAATTTCGACTGGTGGATGCTTAAGTTATATCGAAATGCCTTCGATGCAAAATAATACTGAAGCCGTATTAAGTATTATTAAATTCTGTTACGATAATATTATTTATGCAGAATTTAATACTAAATCAGATTATTGTCATGAATGCGGATTCGAGGGTGAGATTATTGCCGATGGACATGGCGATTGGGTATGTCCTAAGTGCGGCAATAAAGATCACAGTAAACTCGAAGTCTGCCGAAGAACGTAGACAAAACCATGCGTTCTATAAATGAATTATATTCGGGGAACCCCTTAGAGCTTTTAATTACTAAACTATTGACGAAAGGATAATAGTGGATAGCGTAATGACCTATGTATAGTAAAAAGATTAAAAGATTGGGCAATCCGTAGGGAAGCACCGTATAGGTAAACCCCCAACGACTACTATATTCAAAATATTAAGGAAATAAAATGACAAATAATTTATTTAATGCAACATATGAAGCGTTAGCAAAATTAGATAAAAAATCTAATATATGTAAAAAATATAATATAACAAGAGGAAGGCTTGACTGGAATTTAAATTTATTTTTAAAAGAAACAGAAGAGTCATTAGAACTTCGCCATCAAATGTTTTTAGGAGCAAAACTTGGCGATGGTTATTTTCAAAATATAAAAAATAAAATATATAAATACAGAGAATCTCACTCTCTAAAAGAATTAGAATATGCTAGATGGAAGTATTTGATTATTCAATCTTATCATAAAAATACAAAAATTATAGATAAAAATAATGGAACAGCTTGTGAAGTATATAGTTCTAGTTCTTGTTCTAATCAAATAAAAAAATATTATGATTTAACAACAGATGAAGTTATATCCAATATAAATATTTATGGTTTATTGTTTTATTTATTAGATGATGGTTGGTATTCTAGTCATAGTAGAAATGGAAACTTAATAGTTGGATCTAAAATTTTAACAATTAATCAAAAAGAAAAAATAATTCAAGCATTTAATAAATATAATATAAAAGCAAATTTTGTTGGAAAAAGAAATGACATATCTATTGATTCTAAATATAATTTAACATTGTTATCATATTTAATGCATATTGCTCCTACATTAGATATGGATATTATTAAGAAAAAATTTGGAAAAATTATAGAAAATAATATTTGTGGTATAGTCTAAACCGTCTATAAAATATAGAGTTAAAGTACTAGGAAACTAGCGGTATACAAGGTGGTTATTTAGGAGACAACTTTTGGAACGAAGGTCGTACTAAAGAAATTCAATCCAGAGTACTTCATATTTAATTAATTAATAGGCATAAAATAGTTCCTTTAAATTTTGGAAAGTATATTTACTATTCGCCTATTGATTTTAAACTAATAATATAATATAATAATTATAAGGCATAAAAAAGTTCCTTTTATAATATATGGATGAATCAAATTTACTTTTCGCCTTATAATATAGTGTCTAGACATAAAGAAGTTCCTTTTAAAATAGCTGATGACAATTTTGTTACTTCTCGTCTAGATAATGCTTAATAAGGCTACGTATATTTTATACGTAGCCTTTTATTATTTTTAAGAAAGGATAATGAACTATGGATACTAAATTAGAATTACAAAAATCCGTATTGTATCTATTTAAATCTGTATTGCCTATCGAGACAAAAGCTAAGTGTAATTACTTAGATTTGTTATTAGAAGGCGTTTATATTATGCCAGAAGCTAGACAACATCTTGACGTAAGATTAAAAAACTTCTGTATTATGAGTTTCGGAAATAATGTAATTCATTATAATAGAACGGCATTATTTGAATCGTTTAAAGATGTCGACAATTCTAGAATTGAACAATTGTTAGTAGACCAATTAGATCATTACCTTTCTGTATATACACAAACAGAAGAATTTTCTAATAAAGCTATTAATAGTTCTTTAGTACATGTCCCAGTTAAAAGCGAAACTTATGAATGTGAACCTTATATTTTTAATGCGACAGTAATTTCTACAATCACGGAAGAGGAATTAATTGAACGTGTTAAGGCTTTACTTTCTTCTGGTATTGCATTAAATACAGCTACACAAGAAAGTCTAGTAAACATCTTTAAAGCTTATAAAAATAAATTTAATATCGACGACATTAAGAATAAAGAATTTTTAATGTATGCTTGTAAAGAATTAGATTTAGTTCCTAAAAAAGCCGAACAATTATTGCGTTATTGTATATATCGATTAACTTCAAATCCAATGGTTGTTAATAGTGCTAGAGAACGTAAAAATTTATTTGAACGAGTTTGTTGTCATGCAAGTATTATTAATAGTATTTTAAGACAATACGTTAAAGAAAACGGCGTCGAACCAATTGCTCGTCAGTTTAATAGATATCGTAAATTATGGATTATTTTAAAACATGCTGGTCATGAGTCAGCTACTATTATTAATAGAGCTAGAAAATTATCAGATAAACTTAATCGTCCTCATAAACTTCAAGTATTAGATCGTATTAACGATAAGAATATCGATATTGAAGAAGTTAAGAAAGAGCTTGAAAAAGTTACGGTATTTAAAAAGTTCTCTTTATTAAATGCTATATATAATGCTAAGTCTAACGATAAAATGTATGTGATTCGTAATGGTCGTACATATTCTATGACAAAAGAGCATACATCAAAAGCATCGTTTAAAATTAAAAATTTAATCTTTAATTCTATTAAGAAAGATATTGGTAAAAATATTAAAGGTAAGCGATTCTATATTCCAGAAGGAATTATGTATGCTGTACCGACAAGTCAAAAGAATTTTATCGACAATATTCCGATGTATACTCGATATAAAATGGATAAGAATTCTATTATCGGTATTCATTGGACAAATTCTAAAGATGGACGTGTTGATTTAGATCTCCATTATACATCTAAATACATTCATGTCGGTTGGAATAGTCGTTTTGATTCTCAAGAAAAGATTTCGTTTACTGGTGATTTAACTAATGCACCAGCTCCTAAAGGAGCTACCGAAGCTTTCTATATTAAAGAAACATTAAAAGATGACTTCGGTATGATTAGTGTTAATAATTATTCTGGTAACCCAGGTCTATTCGAATTATTTATCGGTAGCGATCCTGAAAAGAAAATTTATGATCGTAACGGTATTATGAATGCTGAAAATTTAGCATTTAAATTCACAGGATTGTCTATGAATAACGACAATGAAAAATGTTTTGGCATCATAGATTCTCAAGAAGATTCTCGTGAATTTATTTTTATCGACAATTCATCTGGGTTTGATCGAGTGCCTGTATATAGTGCTCAAAAAGAAATTATGCTTAGTGCAATTAGATCGATGGCTAAAAATCGATTATATCTTAATGAATTAATTGAAAAGCTCGGTGGCGAAATTGTTTTAGATAAAGAATCGGCCGACTATGATCTATCCATTAATAGTCTCGTCAAAGATTCATTTAATTTCTTATTTAAGGCTGATGTATAATCATCAGCCTTTTATTATATGGTGAATATTATTGGATACTAAAGAAGAATTAAATAAAACGATACACGAGATGAATCATCTCGTTGAAGATATTATTAAAGCTGCCAATATGTCTAGTAAAGAAGAACAATCAAAGACTTTAATTTTATCGCAATTGTTAGATAAAACAAAATACTTAATTGAAGTTATACAGACTCCTCATAGAGACTTAAATGAAACTCTTGATCAACAACGTCGATGGATATTAATGGATGTCGAAAATAGAATTCGCAGATCAGAGCAAGATATTCTTAATAGAGTAAGAGATTTTTTAGAAGCAGAAAGGAATAGACATGGGCTTTAATAATAAACGAGCAAAACTTATTGTTCTTGATGGTGGTGATGGCTGTGGTAAAAATACACAAACATTAAAACTTGTCGAGCGATTACAAGCCGAAGGTAAAAAAGTTAAATATTTAACATTTCCTGATTATAATAAAGATACATCAGTATTTGTTAAAAAATATCTTAACGGCGATTTCGGTAATCGAGAATCTGTTAAACCACAAGTCGCTTCATTATTCTTTGCATTAGATCGATATGCAACGATTCAGGAATGGAAATCTATTTTTGAAGATCCCGAAATGATTGTAGTTTGTGATCGCTATGTAACATCTAATATGTTATATCAAATGGTACGCTATGAAAATAATGATCAACAGCTAGCATTTTTAAGATGGTTAGAAACGACTGAATATGATTTATTAGATTTGCCGACACCAGATATTGTATTGTTTTTAACATTACCATTATACGTACGAAAAGATATGCTATTAAATCGTATAGGTAATACTGGTGGTAATACTGGCGATATTCATGAAAGCGATATGGATTATTTACGACAAATTGACGACGCACAGTATAAACTTATAAATAAATTTAACATGATAGGAATCGATTGTTCTAATGATAATAAAGTTAAATCAATCGATAAAATTCATGAATTAATTTATAATACGTTACAAGAAAAAGGAATGATTTAAATGAAAGAAATAGTATATATCGTTATAGTCGATGGACAAATCGAATCGTTATATTATAACGAAGCTAATGCTCGAGAAGATATCGAAGAGCGTATCGAAGAAGGATATGCTCCAGAAGACGTAGCTATTCGAACTTGTTACATTAATGATTTTAACGAGGAAGAATAACTATGATTGATAAAAATGATCCTTTATATAATCAAAAAATGTCAATAGCATTAGAATTAAATCGTTTAGAAAAAGAAGTATCTGGTTATGCGCCAAATGATGATTATTTGGATATTATGAATGATTTAGAAATTTCAATCGACAATCTTTATAAGAAGGTAAATATAATCGAAACCATTTATGCTTTATTAGTTTATTCTGATGATTTTGATTCTCCATTAATTGGTGTATATGAATCATTAGATAAAGCTGAAGAAAAGCGTCGAGAATATATCGATAACAATATTATTAGCGAAGATATGATCTTTGTCGAAGTTCAACATATTATTAAGTAGGTGCTATTATGAAAGTATTTTTGTCTCAACCAATGCGTGGTAAAACACACGAAGAAATTCTAAGTAGTATTCGTGAAGTTCAAGAATTTTTAACTAAATATCTTGATTCTACTAATGTCGAGATTATCGAAAGTTATTCTCCGAGCAATAAAAATAAAGAGCCCTTGGTTGCTCTTGGTGATTCTATTAAAGATTTAGCTAAAGCTGATTTGGCTGTATTCTTAAATGACTGGAATCAATATCGCGGTTGTATTATTGAACATCACACTGCTAAGATTTATGAAATTCCACATATTTCTGTACGAAGCGAAAATGGATTATTAAGGGTAGTTGAAAAATAATGAATTACGGGCAAATTCGTGAATACGATATTGCTAATGGTATCGGTATTCGTGCTACATTATTTGTAACAGGATGTTCTCATCATTGTTACAATTGCTTTAATCCAGAATATTGGGATCATACAGCAGGTAATGAATTTACTAAAGATGTTGCTGAGACATTAGTAAGTTATTTAAAACATCCACAAGTATCTGGTTTAACTATCCTTGGTGGAGAACCTTTTGAAAATGTCGATGGTCTTGTCGACTTTATTAAAACATATTTAAAAGATCAAGAATGGTTTAGAAATAAAGATATTTGGTGCTATTCTGGATATACGATCGATCAAATTATTAATGATTCTAATAAAAGAAAATTATTAGAACTTGTCGATGTATTAGTCGACGGTAAGTTTGTCGATTCTTTAAAAGATCCTTCTTTAAAATTTAGAGGATCGTCTAATCAAAATATTTATAAAATTAAACATGTTGATAATCATTTAAGTGCAGATTTTTATTCTGAATTAATGTGAGGTATTGTATTATGGGATTTAAAGCAGTATTTAAAAAAGCATGCAATCATGTTAACGATATATATCATGATTACACATTAACTCCAAAAAAAGATTGGGAAATCCAAAAACTTAGAAAACAGCTCGAAGAAGAAAAAGCTAAAAATCGTTTCCCTCATGTATCTATTGCCAAAAAATTACGGTAATATTATAATACTAGTGTCCGGTATAATGAGTTGTACCGAAGAAATAGCGGCGAGCCCACGGGCACTAGTTTTAATTATGAAAGGATATTAACTATGGATAACGCATTGGAAATTATTACGAAAAACTTTGAAGATATTATTACATCTGATAAAGGACATTGTACTCGAGTTATTGCTACTAAAGATAATAAAACTTGGTACTTCGATATCTATCAAGATATGGTATTAGTATTCGATGGTATCAACGAACAAATCGAATTAAATACCGAAGACGAATTAAAAAATTATATTGCCGATTGTTAATATGAATACATATTTAACAGCATTATCAATCGCTGTCTTTTTAACAGAATTAATCAATCGATTATTCTTTCATTTTGAAACCATCTATACAATTCTATATTGCTTTATCATAGTAACGTTATTTTATATAACGTTGTTAGTATATTTCAAATACAGGAAATAAAATGGAATCACATATCACTCCTGGCGAAATACTAATTTTTTCTAAAAAGCCCGTCGTATTCGTTGAGCTTGTCGATACCGAAAGGATTAAAGTTCAAGATATTAGCAATAAACAAGAGAAAATAGTATTAGTCAAGGATTGCAAAAAGCAGGCTTAATATTTTTAAGCTACTTATTGGAGGTGAGCTGTCCCCCTATCGGGGGCCACTCACCTCTTTTTTCTTTTCTGTTTTTCTGTTATAATAATTATATATAGTTATTATTTTTGTATTTCTTTCTCGAGGATTAGTAAATGAAAAAATATGTGATTTATCTCCCAAACGAAATCATTAATTTTTGTGAAGACCCTGGCGATAGTATTGTATATTCAGTACTTGATCTTAATAAGTCTGAACAGGAAATTGTCGATCAATTTTGTTCTGATTTAACCTATGATCATTATAAAGCATATGCATTACTAGCTAAGCATGGTATTATCTCTAAAGAATTTGCTTGTTTAAAACTAGCTAGTATTGTCGGTGAACTTAATAAAGATTTGAACGAATTAATGGGTGAATAGTATGAGAAAATTTGAAGTAGTATCACGTTGTAAAAATATCGAAGTAAAACTTCCTAAACGTAAGACTAAAAAATCTGCAGGGTATGATTTTTTTGCTATCGAAGACGTTGATTTATACCCTAATAAATTATACGTATTGCCAACTGGTATTAAAGTGCAAATGGAAGAAGACGAAGTATTATATCTTCATATTCGATCTTCAGCTGCATTTAAGCGCGGCGTACGTATGATTAATAGTATCGGTGTTATCGATAATGACTTCTATAATAACGAATCTAATGAAGGTGAAATTTCTTTAGGTTTATTATCTCATAATGACGATGTCGTTCATATTAAAAAAGGTGAATGCGTTGCTCAAGGCGTATTTCATAAATTTTTAATTACAGACGATGACGATGCTGATGGTGAAAGAACTGGTGGTATCGGTAGTACAGGTAAATAATATATATTTTTAAGACAGTATGAATGTATACTGTCTTTTCTGTTAAGGTGAATAATGATTACTAAATTAAAAAAAGTATGTAAACGGTGTGTCGAAGATTATCAAGATCTTAATATGTATAAGTTAAATATTATCTTATACTTTATGGATCGATTGCATCGTTTTAAATTAAGCGAACCATTTTTCGATGAAGAATTTATTCTCGATAGCGAAATGGGCCCGTATTTAGAATCTGTTAAAGATGCTTACGGTCAATATAATTTATATAATATTCCGACATTTGGCGCTAACAACATATTTGATGACGACGAAGTATTAACGTTAAACGATAGAGATGAAATCGCTAATGATGATGATGACATTAAAGATACACATGAAGTCGTTATTACTTCTTACTATGAACAAGATGGTATCCCTCATTGGAACGAAGCCGATATGTCTTTAGATAATCAGATTGAAGAAGATATCTATGAATTTATGAAGGCAGCATTTGAAGCTATCGATACGACTGGTTTGATTTATTTTTACGAAACATCTAAAGATCCGGAACGCAATGTCGACGTATTTTTATCAGATAAATTAGCAGCATATTTAGATGTTAAGGCAAAAGGATTTCCTGAACCAGATAAATCTAAACCGCTACCACAAGTCGAAGAAGAACAGCAAGATAACGAAATCACGGAAGAAGAAATTCTCGAACGACTTAATAGAGCCCGTAAACCTTTGTAATATATAAGGTTGAAGGAGGCTTATTTATGTCTGAAAAAGAATTATCAAAAAAAGAAGCCGAACTCACAAAACTGCTAGATCAATATGTCGATCGTTATAATTCTTGGGGTTATACCGAAGAAGGAAAAATGATTTACAATAAAGCTATGCATATGTTAGCAACAGATCATGCGATATATGCACGTATGCCAATTATATGCAAAGGCGAAAATTGTATTTATAAAAACGATCCGTTACATAAAGCAGGTGTTGTTAAAGTAGGCGAACCGTGTATTTGTGAAACTACATTAATAGCTTCCAAATTTGCACAGTATCAACAAGAATTTAATCTTGAATCTGCGTCGTATACTGATAATGTATTGGTTCACGAATTAATTACGCTCGATCTACTTATTTCTAGAGCAATGCAATATATTAACAATCGTGATTACGAACCGGTTATCGATGTCGTAACTAATATAACTGAAACAGGTCAAGAAATTACTCAGCCTATGGTGTCTAAAGGTATTGAATTATATACGACACTTTCTAAAAAACGTGACGAAGTATTTAGTTTATTAGCTGCAACACGTAAAGACAAAATTCGTAATAATATCGACGATGTTGATCATGATGCATCGCTCCTTGCGTCGCTTAACGATCCTGATTTCTTTATTACACAAGATCAGATCGAAGCGGAGAAAGAGTCGAGGTTGAATGAATAATGGGATTGATTAACGGAACAGTTAAAGAAATTGCCGAATCATTCCAAGCAGCAAAGAATATAGCTATTAATGGTTTAAAAGCAAATCCAGAAATGCCGAATGGTGCTATTAAAAGTTCGAGCTGGGCACAAGAAGGATTAGTAAAACTTTTAAATCCTCAAGGTAAATATACTGAAACTTTTAATCCTATGGGAACTATTAATAGAGCTGCCGAAGGTTATGCTTATGGAATGGGTACGGGTAATTCATTACGATTCGCAGCAATGAATGATGTAAGTAAAAAAGCTTTTATAGACAAGTTCGGAGAAAGAAATTTTGTAGAAGAATTTGCTGATCATGAAAAAGCTGGGGCTTTGCAAAAAGAATTAGATTCATTTTTTGACGAAGCTAAATACGATCATGTTCGTACAGGTATCGCTGCCGTAACATTAGGTTCGACAGCTTATCGTGTAGCATCTGGCGGCGGATTGTATCGAGATTCTGACGGCAACTTTAATATTATTGGTATCCCAGGTATTTAATAAATGGCTGCTCCAGTATCGAGAATAACTAGGGCTCTTGGTAAAGCTAAAGCAATGGTTGCTAAAGCTGATAGTCCTACGCTAGAATTAAATAGAGTAGCTGAAAATTATAAAATAGCTTTTAAAGAAGCTGATATTGAAACTTCAGTTGTTACTAATGAAATTAAAGAAAAGCCAAAAAGTACTTTTGCTGAAGAACGTAAAGTTGCTCGTGCTAAAGATGCTGCTGAAAAAGCAGCTAAAGAAGCTAAAGCTGTTAATCCTAGCGAAACAAATATCGTTAAACAAGCAGATAATACTCAGCAAGTAGCACAAAATCAAGTTCAAAAAAATCAAGCAGAAGTAGCTAAAGCTAATGAAGAAGCAACATCTCAAATTGATGAGACTGCTGGGTTTAATAAATATCGTCCATTTAATAGTACAATTGGTGCACTAAAGGATATGCGTCAGGATTTAATTAAAGTAAAAGATCCTAATGCTTATGAAACATATAATCGTTATGGTTTTACGGCAAAAGGCGGAGCATTAGCCGGTGGTTTATTTGTAGCGGGTGCTGTCGATAATACGATAACAGCCGGTATCGATCAAACGTCGACAAATCATATGGCGTCGTTAGGTACACTTAATCCAGTAGTAAATCCTGTACCATCTTCTAGTACTGGTAATACACCTAATAATGCATTCGATAATATGGGCGCATCTGGTGATATTAATTTTGCGTTAAGAAGAAATAATACGTTAACCCCGGGGACACTTTAATAGATGATTAATCCAATTAAGTATGCAGGATCTATGATTAAAGGTAAAGGATCGACTGCAAGTAAAATGCTTTGGGAAAATAAAGGTAATGCTGTAGCTACTGGTATTTTTTCTACGATGACATATAACGATGCTCTTGACGAAGGTAAAACTAAAAGTGAGGCATTTGGTGAAGCAGCATTTGATGCGACATTAAACTTAGGCTTTGGTTTTATACCTGGTATGTTATTACAAGCAGCTTATTATGGCGGTCCTAAATTAGTAGGACTTGCTAATGATTTAGCTGCTCAAGGTCGTCAAGAAGCACAACAGTCATATCGACCATTTGCTTGGACTAATCCAGTAAATTCCCAGCAGTATGCAACAATGAGACAGGCAGGAATGGCCATCGCTCAGCAATCTCAATATAGTTTACAAACAACTATGATGGGTAACGAAGGTAAAGCATTCCACAAATAATTATGAAAAAAGAACAAGATTATAGTATAAAAGAACTAATGGAAATGCCGTTGGATGACTTAATTAATTTAGATTATTCTAAGTTGTCTAAAGAAGGTAAATTAGTCGTTATTAAACGAGATCCAGTTATGTGGGCAAAATCATTTGTTCAAATTTATAATATTGATTTAGACAAATATGCTCCATGGACACCACGTTGGTATCAAGCCGAGATGCTTCGTGATCGAAGTCTTCGTAAAGTATTCCGATGCGGTCGTCGTTGCGTAACTGGTAATCTCGAAATTCAAATGCCATCGACTGGTAAAATTAAAACGGTACAAGAACTATATGATTCTCAAGAAGAGTTTGAAGTTCTTGCGCTCGACGATAATTATCAAGTCGAAATAGCACAACATGTTAAAGTGTATGATAATGGTATTAAACCAGTATATAGACTTATGACATCGTCTGGTAGAACTATCGACGCCACTGATAACCATCCATTCTTAACAGAATTAGGATGGGCAGAACTATCTAAATTATCTGTCGGTGAAAATATAGCTATACCAGTTAAATTAAATTATTTTGGTGATAATAGTATAGAAGAAACTGAATTAAAAATTCTGGCTCGCAAACTTAATAAAGATAAATCTATTATTAAGGAAATACCCGAAGAAATATTTACGTTAAATCGCGAAGCTTTATCAGTATTTATTTCAGAGTTAATTCAGGATTCTTTTAATGAAAAAGAAGAGCGCCCTGTTAATATGCTTTATATTTCTAAGAGTAAAAAGCTTGTTAAACAATTAGCTCATTTATTGTTAAGGTATGGTATCGTAACGACATTCCGACAAGAAAACGACAAGTATTCTTTGGGCTTTGTTAACAACAAAACACATCGACGGTTGAAGAAAAAATCTCATACGTCGATGTTCGCTTTATATCATTCTTATAAATATCAGCCTATGAACGATAAACTTAATAAAGTATTTTTATCGTATTTGCCGGCAAAAGAATTATCGCCATCTGATTTTAAAAAAGTTAAATTCGATAAATTATCTGTCGAAGAATATTTAAAATCTAAAACTCTAAATAAAAACGAAGCTCGTGAATTTGCTGAGCTTTTAGGATTCGAAACTATTTCCGATATACTATATGGTGATATATATTGGGATAAAATCGTATCGATTGAATATTTAGGTGAACAACAAACATATGATGTTTCGGTGCCACGCTATCGCAACTTTATCGCTAACGATATTATTTCACATAATACTGGTAAAACAGAAACAATGGTGGTCGAAGCATTATATAATGTATTTACTCGTAAAAACTTTATACATATGTTCGTAACACCATATCAATCACAAATTCGAATGATATTCGATAATATCCGTCAAAAAATTGATAGCTCTGCACTTATTAAACGAGAAGTAACTAGATCGACAACTAATCCACATTTATTAGAATTTTCTAACGGTTCTAAAATAGTCGGTTTTACTTCTGGTGCCGGATCTGGTATGAGTGCCGCATCAATAAGGGGCTGGCGCGCCGATGTATATTTATACAATTAAATTGTATAAAATTAATGTCCACAGAATTAACTTCTGTGAATATAACTTAATTGCTGGAAACTCCGAAAGGACAATCAGCAGCGAAATCTTATTTTTTTTAATAAGAGACGTTCAACGACTATCCCTTGGCTCGCGCTTTAAAAATAAGCAATAGGAGTACGGCCTAAGTAGGTGGGTGAAAATCCCTTAAATGGAAATGGTTATCTTTAATTTAATTAAAGAAGATATAGTCTGGCCTAGTATGAAAATACTAGAAGGATTTAACGGAAACGGTTAAATTCGTAACAAAGCGTGGATATCACTGGATTAACATTTGGTCCAGTATAAATTACTTGAATTGCTGAAACGCCCTTATGGGTAATCAGCAGCGAAATCTTATTTTTTTAAATAAGAGACGTTCAACGACTATCCCGCAATGGGAGTACATTGCAAGCTATTGGCAATGGAAGCAGGTAACATTGATGATATAGTCTGATCTCAATAGTAATATTGAGCAGTTATTAAATTAACGGTATTGATGTAGCGAATCAATATGAACAAAATGGAAATGGATTATCTTGGCGAAGGCGACTTCGATACGATTTATGCGTTATGTATGGAACGTGATACCATCGGTATGACATGTTCTTCTACACCAACTGGTCGTAGATCGAAATTTTTCGATATATGTACAAATCGCGCTTTAGGCTTCAATGAGCACTATCATCCGACACAACATAATCCCATGTGGTCGGATGCGATGGAAGAAGAATTTAGAAATACGTACGATAAAAATGCTTATGACCACGAAGTTTTAGCAGAATTCGGTATCGAAGAAGCCGGCGTATTCGATAAAGATAAAGTCGAAGAAGCTACGCAAGTAGATAATTATGCTTATTTTGATCGAGATAAATATAAACCTGTTCGTTCTATGTTAGACGATAGTAATGTAAAAGAAATACATATACTACCAGAAGGACGAACTACATTTTATCCTAATGTATTTAGATGTATGGGCGTGGATCAAACCCGGTCCCTTTATTAAGTAATTAATAAATGCAAACCTTTTGAATTGCTGGGATATCCTAATAAGGACAATCAGCAGCGAAATCTTTATTTTTTTTAAAGAAACGTTCAACGACTATCCCGAATGGGAGTAGAGCTAAGCAGCTCGAAGCGGAAGGCGGCCTATTTTAGGTCGATGATATAGTCTAACCTTAATAGTAATATTAAGAATTGTATCTAGCGAATACAGTGTAATTTTAAGTATGGGATAAAGCACAGGCCCCAACATCTATACTTATACTTGAATATGATCAAGTATTTAATAAATTTAGAGTTATTAATCGAACAGAAATCGAATCGTCTGAATTTACATTCGATAAAGCTGTTAAAAAGATAATTGATTTAAATGCTATTTATAACCCTAGCTATATTTATATAGATAGGGGATCTGGTAAATATATTTGCCCGCATATAAAGAAAAATACATATATTTATATGTAGCATCGCGGAATTAAGCGAGAAGCCTAAGTTATTTATAATATGGTAACTCGAACCGAAGGCCTAATGAAATTAGGTCAGGGGCAGAGCATAGTAGGTGAAAAAATATAATCCTGCCAAGAGGCCGCGATACAGTTGTATTATTTAACTGTAAAAAAGTATGCCGACCTTATAGGAAACTATAAGAACTAGGAGATAAAAAGCTCCTAGGATAACAATGTGGAATATCAGATGGAATCTTTAAAGATTTACGGTAAGCAGCATCCTGAAACCGGACTCGATAAAAAAGTTAAGGGCTGGATGTTCTCCGAAAAGATCGACGTACAAGATCCTGTTACTGGTACTTTAGAAAAGAAACATTTAAAACCATTTATGGTTAATCAATTATCGATATTAATCGAGCGCGGTAATCTTATATTGAGTCCTTGGGACGCACATATATATAAACAATTAATTGATTATCGTGTCGAAAAAATTACGGCGGCAGGTGTTCCTGTTTATAATAGTGATAACGAACACTTTGTCGATGCTTTAGGTTTAGCTTATTTAGCGTTCGTCGAACATTTTCCAGAACTTACTAAGTTAGTTAAAAAAGCATCGTACGAAGCCGTCTATTCATTTAATAATGGGCATTCATTACCATTATATGAAAAGCGTGATTTAGAAAATCCATGGTCTAACGAAAAGAAACAATATGAATCAGTAGACGAAGCATGGGAAAAAGTTCCGCTTAACGATTCGTTTAATAGACGTACGTCTAGAAAACCTTTAGGCGGAATGTTTAAAAGGACATTATTTTAATGGCTGAAGATAAAAAGATATTATATAGACCATCGATAGAACCTCAACGACACTATGAAAGTGATGGTCAGTTTAAAAAGAAAATAACTTCAGTTCCGGATCCAATACCATATTATCCAGAACCCGAAGAAAAAAAATCTGAAACGGACGAATTGTTGGCAGATTTAAAGATGGTCTATGATCTTTTGCCATTTATGCCAATACCAATTCGACCTATTATCGAAACTATGATCGTAACGATTACGACCGATACGATTATACGAATCGATCCTCCTGATCCTGAGACACCATTACCTCCAGAACCAGAGGATCCTAATAAATTTATTCCGGTGCCGACACCAGAACCAGATTTACCTGAACCTAAAGTTAATCCTGAACCGTTACCTAAAGACGATAGTGATTTAGATTTTCCTAACGTTCCGATTGTCGATGTACCGCAAGAAAAATCACAAGAATTAGATCGATTAGTATATCGATGGACGAAACGTAATTTAGTTCGTGTTAAAAAGCATTGGATTGAAAAACTTAAAGATTATCTTCAAGATTATCTTTCTAAAATGTTTAATGCCGTGCAACTATGTGGCGCCGAGGATATAACTATTCTATTATTAGCTTTCGATGCGTTAGCTGTTAAGACTACGTCTGGTAAAAAATGTAAAGTAGCTCATGATAGTATTGTACGTAACGATCTATTAATAAGAGAAAAAGCAAAGTTAATGGCTAAGTTATATTCTGCCGATGAGCTTATTCGATTTATGAGAGCTATCGAGGCAGCTGCACAAACTCGTCAAGAATATTATAACCACGATTTCTTATCGTATTGTCCGACTATGTTAAGTCAATATGAAAATGATATGTTAAGAAGTTACCGTGGTAAATATGACGAAAAATATGTGAACGCCGTTTATCAGTATAATAAATTATTAGTATCGTCTGCAGAATTAACTAAAGAAGTATTTAATTTAACAGCTGAAAATGCTATGTCTAAAGGCGTATTAATTAATAATGGTATTAATCCATTTGAAAAAACACCGACACCTGATCCTATATTCTATTTAAATACATTAGCTCCTGAAGCTGGTAAGATTGGCGCTAACGGTTTATCATCAACAGGTAATTATGGTAATCTTAAACCTGGTGCTGGATCTACTTCTAGTAGCGGTGGAAACGGTACTGTCGATGCTGTTAATCTTAAAGGTAATGACAAAGTTCAAAAGATGTGGAATTTCTTTAAGGATATGGGCTACGACAATAATGCGATTGCCGGTATCATGGGTAATATTCAACAAGAATCTCAATTTAGTTTAGGCATTACCGAAGATGGTTCTGGTTCTATGACTCCTGGCGTTGGTTATGGTTTAGTTCAATGGACCGATGCAGAACGTCAAGGATTATTATCACGTATCGCTTCTCAACTTGGTAAACAACCTAGCGATCTCGAAGCACAGTTAGCTACGATTAAGTATGAAATTATGAATACTCATACAGGAGCTAAGCCAGAACATATGAACGGTAAAACTATCGAACAAGCCGTAAGTTGTTTTACTGGTAATTTTGAGTATCAAGATGGTGATGGGCGTGAAAGTATACCAGAAGTAGCTCATAGCAAACGTGTTGGGTATGCTCAAAATATTTATAATAATTTTGCAAAGTAATATTAGTATGATATAATAAATTCATATTAATATATTTTGTACAAGGAAAATAAATGGGTCTAACTAATTTTTTCGAAAAAGTAACGACAAAAAAGCTAGATACTAATAAGAAAGTGACCGGAGATTTTCAGTCGGCATTAAAAGCTAAGCCAGTAACACTTGGCGAATATCGAAATGCCAATGCACAAAATCCCGGTGCACGCTCTTACGATTTAGCTCAAATAAAAAATGCTGTCTTAACAGATTCTTATTTAGCTGTAGCCGTTAGAAAATTTTCTCAACTTATTACTAAAGCTGGGTATCAAATTAAATCTAAAAACGAAGATGCTGCTAATTATGTTAATGACAGAATTAAGGTTATTGAATTTAGAACTAAGATTCCGTTCTATACATTAATAACTTCTATTGCTAGAGACTTGTATACTTACTCAAATTCGTATATAATAAAAACTAGAGATAATAATACTGAGAAATTTGGTCTTAAAGCTGAAAAGATTTTTAGCGGTGGAGCAATTTCAGGTTTATTTTTAGCTGATCCAGCATCGGTAACGATTCGTCGTAACGATGCAGGTGCTATCGATGCATATGTAATTAATCAAGAGGAGTATTCTCCAAACGATGTAATTCATCTATACATCGACAAAATGAATAATGCGGACTATGGTACATCCCGAATTTATTCGGCATTAGAAGATGTAACTATGCTCCGAAAAGCTGAAGGGCTGGTAATGACGATATTATATCGCTTTGCCATCCCTGTTTTGCATATAAAAGTAGGTAATACAGCCGAAGGTCAATATGCTACGCAAAAAGAAATTAACGATGCTCGCGATGCATTCCAAGAGATGCCGAACGATGGATTTATCGTTACGAACGAACGTACGGCGATCGAAGCTATTACGCCTAATATGCAAGCCAATCAACTTTTAAAATTTTTAGAGTATTTAGAACTTCGAGTATTCTCTGCATTAAATGCATCTAAATCTTCGATGGGTCGCGGCGGTGGTCAGTCTTCTGCTGATAACACCGAAGCATTAATGCATGATGAAGTAAGAGCATTCCAAAACGTAATTACTAATTTTATCGAAAAATATCTATTTACAGAACTATTATTAGAAGGTGGCTTTAATCCTTTATTGAATAAAGACGATTATGTATCGTTTGCATTTAATGAAGTATCGATCGACACTAAAATTAAGCTCGAATCTAATACCATTCAAAAATATCAAGGGAATGTTATCGACTTGGACGAAGCTCGTCGTGAACTTGGCCTTAGTAATGAATTATCTGAAGAAGATATGTATGCCTTTAAAATTACTCAAAAAGGTAAACTCGATCTTGTCGATGCTCAAGCTAATGCTGCTATTAAGACGGCAAAAGCTACGGCTGCATTAAATATGCAACAAGCTCAATCTTCGAACGACGATGGATTAGATAATCGTAAGTTTAACGGTAAACAAGCATCCTCTGGTCCTAACGATTACTTCTCTAACGATGCTAATCCGACAAATCAAAATACAGATAAATATAGTATTAAAGCTAAAGAATCTTTAAATACTCAACAAAATTTAGACGATTATTCAAAAAACTTTAGTAAAGTTGATAAACTCTACAAAGACCTCAGTAATATACTCACAGATGGCGACGCTATTGAAGACGATAAATTTAGAGAAGCTCTTCATGAGTATGCTTTAGATTTTGCTAAACAAGGTGTCGACCATTCTAAAGCGAACAACAAAACTAATAAAGACAAGATCACTCCGAACATCGATGTGATTGACGATTATTCGTCAAAAAAATAAGTAAGATAATGCAGGACATTCAATTTGCGGTCAAAAATAATAAAGATAAAATATACATCGATAGCATTCTAAGTAAAAATGAATATCGCCTTCGTTTTTTATGTGATTATATCTCTCGCAAAGCATACTGGTACGGATACGTACAACAATGCAAACAAGATGGTATAAAAGCAATCGATATTCAATTTAACGACAGTGAACATCAAAATGGACGCATGACCCATTTTAACATTGATAGAATTTCTATCGAAGATATTCCAGCTTATAGCCCGTACTGTACGTGCGGCATAAAACCAATCATGAAAGGATAAATAATGGACTTCCGTGAATATATTGGTTTTTCTCCTACAAGTGAAAACGTCACGATAAAAGAGTCTGTTATCAGACCTATTGGTCAGTCGAGTTATTCTGATGATTCCGATAATAAATTAATTGTCGAAATCGAAGCTGTTCATGCGTATCCTTATGTTACGAGAAACAGTACTCGTTATTCTTATCAAGGTCTAGAAGATTCCTTATCTGAGTGGACACATCCTTATAATATTCCAATCATTATGCATCATAATGATCAAGACGGCCAAATCATCGGTCGTGCGATCGATGCAAGACTTGGTGATAGCGAACGACTCGTCGGCTCTAAAGCTTTATTTATTACGGCTGAAATCCTCGACGAAAAAGCTCAAAAAGATATCAAGTCTGGACTATTATCGACTGTAAGCATTGGTATGACTGGACACGACGTTCGTTGTTCTATTTGTGGACAAGATCTCAACGAAGGTCCGTGTGAACATGTCAGAGGAGAGAGTTATGACGGACAAACATGTTGTTGGGATTTCTTTTCAATGAGCCCAATTGAATTGTCTTACGTTATAGTTCCTTCTGATAAATATGCAAAGAATATTAAAGTATATGATGATGGGGAGTACGAACAACAAAGTAGTACTCCTTCTAATTTAAGTATTCCGCAACAAGGAGAAACCGGTACGAATATTCGTGCTAACGAATCTATGGATAAAGAAAAATTAAAAGTTCCCGAAACTGAAGTTAAAACTGAAGTCGAAGGTAAAGAAACTGCTACAGAAGTTGAAGTTCCTGAAACTAAAACTCCTGAAGTCGAAGAAACTCCAGAGATTAAAGGTGAAGAAAAAACAGAGATCGAAGAATTAAAAGGTCAGATCGCTGAACTTATTAAATCTAACGAAGCTCTTACTGCAAAAGTTTCTAATCTTGCCGACGATTTATTAGCTTATAAATCTGAAGCTCGTAAAGAAACTGCTTCCTTAATCGAAGGTAAAGAAAAATTAGAAGAAGCTCTTAAATCTGTTCAAGAAGTTAAAGCAGGCTTCGATACATTTAAAACTGAAAGCGAAGAAAAAGTTAAGTCTGAAATTGCTTCCGTTAAAGAATCTTTCGAAGATAAAATCAAAACATTAGATTTGGCAAACTCTACGGTTACAGATCCTAATGCTAAGAATAATAAATCTACTGAAGTTCAAGTAAAAGAAGCTGCTCAACAACTTAAATCTATTACTGACGTATTTAACGCTTTCTATAAATAATAGGAGATAAATTTTAAATGGCAAATTACAATCCTGGTAAAGGTGCTAATTATTTCACTGGCGGTGCTGATGGTAAAGTATTCAAAGGCATGGGCTTCAAACAGTTCAATAACGATGACCGCCGTGTAACACGTACTCAAGTACGTTTAAATACAACTAACCACGACACTTCCAATATCGCTTATTGGTTGGATGATCGTCTTCCTGTAGCATTCCGCTACAACTATGCAGAAATGTATAACCAAGTCGTAATTCCAAAAGGTCGTATCGTAGCTGTTGACCGCGATGTTAAAGCTGCTAAAGAAAATCCTGAAAAATTCTTAAACGTATTGACACTTGCTAATGGTGGCTGTCCTGTACGTTTGCGTACAGCTGCCGATGTATATGGTGCTGCTGGTATCGTATCTGGTAAAGCTTCTGGCAAACCTATGATGAACGCTGATGTTGATTGGATTCCAGTCGATGCGGCTGCTTATACTGCAGATCACTATAAACCATTTGCTAATGGCGGTGCTAAAGCAATCGCTACTGCTGCTGGTCTTGATAAAGATAAAACTTCTGGCTTGTTAACTAAAGCTGGTAAAAAACTTATGGACCATCGTAACGGTAACGTTCCTATCGGTATTTTAATGCGTAACGAATATACTCGTGACGAAAATGCTTGGAACGGTATGACTCCTGGCGCTATTAAAACTGACGTAATGGTAGAATTGCCTCATTTCTTGTTTAAAGATGAAGCTGAACAAAATCCTTGGGGTTCTGCTTACGGTACATTCTTACCTGGCGATTTCGTAAAATCTGACGAAAATGGTCGTATCGTAAAATCTCCATTATCTGATGAAGCTGCTTTGGCAACTATGCAAGCTCCTGAAATCGAATTTGAACGTCAACAAATTATCGGTCAAGTACACGAAGTAAATCCTAATTTAGTTCCTGAAGGTTCTACAAAATGGATGAAATGGGCTATCGAAGATCAAGAACAATTGGCTCAATACGCTGAAGATGGTTATGGCCGTACATATCGTCGTGGCGAAGATTTAGTCGATGGTTCTGCATATTTCCGTGGTATCGAAAACTATGAATTCAATTCTTTGTATTCTGACCATGACTTGAATATGACTGCTTCCAATAATAAATTGGACGTATACGATTCTCGTATGGGTGCTCGTTATGAGTATATCGGTATTCCTGGTTTAACAGATGGTCGCAACGTAGCTACGACTGCTATCAAAGACGTTAAAGTTGGCGTAATGCATCTAGCTGCTCCTACTCAAGAATATCTTGATTTCAACTATCAAATTCCAGAACGTTTCATCGAACAAGGTTCTGTACAAATTTCTATTAATAACTCTGCTTATACTCCAGTAGTAAAAGGTGCTGTTATTGCTAATGCATTCGAAGTAGTATACTTTAATGAAGTTAATGGTTTGATCCGCTTGCGTGTTATCGACCGTGCACAAGCCGATGCAATTATTAAAGCTGCTCCTAAAGAAGAAGCGGAAGTAAAAGTATCTTATTCCCGTCAAGGTCTTGCTGGCGTGCCTACATTCATGGATTGGGCAGGCTGTGTAGGTTCTGTTAAAGTATTGTTGCAAAAATAATAGGAGCTTTAAAATATAATGAAAATCGAAATGAAAGAATTTGTTAATTCTCTTAAAGAACAACGCGCTGAAGTGACTAAAGCTGGTCAAGAAGCTGGTTGGTCCCCTGAAAAAATGCAAGAATCTTTGAGAAAATATGATATTCTCGAAGACGTTGTTGCTCGTATGAACAAACAACCTAGCAATAAGTCTTTCAGCATTAAAGAAACAATTATGACAACTGACGTTGTCGATTTGGTTCCTCGCATCATCGAAACTCGTATGATCGAAGCTGAAGACACTCAATCTGTTATCTCTCCATTCTTCACAAAAATTCAATCCGATAAAACAAGCGGTACAGTAGTCGTACCTATTATCGGTGAATTGCAAGCACACGAAGTTTCCGAAGCTGGTGCTTACAACGATGAAGCAGTAGAAATCAACACTCTTCAATACAACTCCATCGAAATTCGTCCTAAGAAAATCGGTCTTAAAGTTACGTTGTCTGAAGAAGTTATCATGGATTCCTACTGGGATATCATGGAAGCTAACTTGTCCCGTATCGGCGGTGCAATGGCTCGTTATAAAGACGAATGGTGTGCTCGTGAGTTCTCTGAACATGGTCATGTAGTATTCGATAACTCTTTGGGTGCTCAAAATCCTGATGCTATGACAAGTGGTCTTGGCGAAGATTCTCTTCCTAACGGTACTTTTTCCGTCGAAGACTTCATGTCTATGTGCTTGGCATTGATGGCAAATGATAAGACACCAACAGACGTTATCATGCATCCACTTTGCTGGTTAGTATTTGCTCGTAACGCAATGGTAGGTCAAGGTTTAACTTTTGGTGCTATGGGTGCTATGAATGTTAACCCATTTGGTACAACTCAAGGTACTCCTGGTTTTGCTGGTTTGTCCAACAACATGGGACCTCAAAAATTCATCTTGAACGAATCTCAAGCAATGTTCAACTTGCCTATGCCAGTTAATATCATCTTGAGCCCACGTGTTAAATTTGATAAACAAAATAAAACATTTGATATGTATGCTATCGATCGTAACAACATCGGTGCTATCGTACAACGTGAAGATTTGTCTATTGAAAAATGGACTAACCCTGAAACTGATGTACGTATTATCAAAGCTAAAGAACGCTATGGCGTTGGTATCATGGATAATGGTAAAGGTATCGCAGTGGCTAAAAACATTTCCGCTATGCCTTCCTTCCCTCGTCCAACTGCAGTTCGTATCCAAGAATAATATTCTTATACATTCTGTTAATTGAATGAGTAATTAGGGGAGCTTTCGGGCTCCCCTTTTTTTAATATATAGAGGTATTTTGATGACTAAATTAAAAGAACCGATCGCTATCGTAAAATTAGGTCATGGTGAAATCGGTTATTTCGATAAATTAACTCGTCTACGTTTAACACGTAAAGCGCCATATGGTCGAATTTATGACGATATGGATCTTAAAAATATTCGTCGCTCTGTAAAAGTAGGTCGATTAATTTTAGTTAATGGTATGCTTCCGGCAGAAAATGCTAATTATTCTAAGGCGACTAAACGTTTTATTCCGTCTTCAAATTATGATATGGTGGCATCTGGTTTAATTCGTCCTGAAGACGTTGCTGAAAAAACTGCTACTCGTTCTAAAGAATTAGAATTTGATTTAGACGCTGCATTAGCTGAAGCTAAAGAAAACTTAGAAAAAGTTAACAAGGAGAATACAAATGGCTTACAAGAAAAAGGGCAAGAAGGGTTGCAAGTAGTACCTGAAACTAAAACTGAAAAAGTAAAACCTGAAGAAACACCTAAAGCTGAAGTAGTTCCTGAAGAAACAGAGGCGAAGGACGTTGCAGAAGAAACTGTGGAAGAAGAATCTACAGAAGAAGTGGAAGATGAAGCCACAACTGAAGATAAACCTAAAAAAACTCGTGGTCGTAAAAAAGCTAGTAAATAAGAAGGAAGATTATGTTTAAAGAATTTGCTTTGGTCGACATGGCCGTAAATCCTATTGAAAAGCAAATTAAACTTTTCTTTACTAGTAATGTTGATCCCGATACAGTTGACAGCGATACAATCGCAATGGTTCATGCAGAATCTCAAAAGATTTATCGATTAAAATATCGTACGTCTAAGAAGACTGTTGTTATTACAGTATTAGACAATGTAGAACCTAATGAAGAATATCGTCTCGATATTAATAAAACTATTAAAGATATTGTTGGCACTCCATTACAATCTAGTTTAATTCGCCACGTATATTTCAATAGTAACATATATTCTAATGTCCGCATTATTAGTCCGGCAAATCATGAGCTTATCGATGGATCTTTTATATGTGAATGGCAAGAAATTTTACGAGATAAAAGACGTAAACCTGTATTAGAATATCGATTGCAAATTTCTGAAAATAAAAACTTCGATCCTTGTGAAATCGATACTGTAATATTAAATAAACAACGTATCAGTTTCCCTCAATTAAAAGATGCCAAACAATATTATATTCGTATTCGTGTCGAAAAAGATGGCGAATTCGGAGCATGGTCTGATATAGCTACTTTTACTTACGATGGAAAAGATCGTGTTCTTGATCGTTTAGAAAAATCAGAAAAAGATCCTCATAAAATAAATCCAGTATCTATTTGGGCTCCGTATAATTACAAACGGAACATGCACAATAATAAAGTCAACTTGGATACGAATCCAACTTCTCCAGGCACAATGTCTGCCGACGAAGTTAATAATGCTACTGGATTAGGGTTATCTCCTGAAGTAACGGCTAATAATAATACAGCTACGTCATTATCTGAAGCAGCCATCGAACGAATTATGAAAGATGGCAATGGTAATTCTGCGACAACTATTAAATTAGCTGACGGTACTATTATTACTAGAGCTAATGATAGCGGCAGCCCGGGTGTCGTAGTCGATGAAACTCCGGCCGGTACTAATATTGCTCCTGTTATTATTAGTGCACTCGAAGTAACAAGACGTCCGCAACAAGGTACTAACGATGCTTTCGTATTTGAATTTAATGCTGAAATTAAAGATGAAGGTATTTTACAAAATATCGAAATCATCAGAAAGGATTTCTAATGGCAGAACCTTTTGAGTATACGATATTTGGTAATCGTTTAGAACTAAGACCAGTCGGTGGTGTTAAACCTGATTCTTTATATGAGATCAGAATTAAAAAACTTGAATCTGTCGACGGTAAAAAAGTATTAAAGTATAAAGTCTATACGGTAGCATCAGAACAAATTAGTAATTTTTATACGCTCGGCGATGTGAATTATCTAATCGATGTATTTGATGCTAGTGATACAGAAGTATTATACGCATTAAAAGAAGCAAGTCGGTTTGCACAGTTTCTATTGGATCAAATTCCAGGTTATGAAAATAGAGCTGATTTGCCATATCTTTTACAACAGTTCTGTAAATTAAGAGCAACGCTAAGTCTTGTAAGTAAGCATGCTGTTACGACTTCGACATCTGGCAAGATATCGGGTCATATCGGTAACATTAGTTTTGGCTCGACAGAATCTGGTGGATCTAGTTCATCTAGCTCCAGTGGTAATGGCGCGCCTTCCTTATCAGATCTTATCAAAATGATAAAAGCTGAAATGGAAATTTTTGAAAAATTAATTGTCGATCCTACGTATCTTACTATGGGTAGAGCTGAACCAAGAACAGGTAAACGCTCTTATACAGAAAAACAAAAATTACATACATATCCTACGACATTGTTTGATGACTTGTCACGTTCATTAAAATCTTTGAGGAAAACTTAATGAAAAATTTAGATGAACGAATTAATGGATTAATACAATTAATGGAAGTTCCGGTATGGCTTGTACAACCATATCGAAATATCGATTGTACTTGTAAGGATCCGACGGCTAAAGAAGGCGATCCTTTATGTCCGAACTGTTTAGGATTTGGACAAAAAATTTCAATACGTGAAGCACGTGCTCATATTCAGCCATTATTTTCTACAGATAATGCTGATAATAAATTATTCTTAATGCGTGGTTACGATATATATATTCGTAATGAATTTCCAGTTTTCCCTGGAGACATAATCGTATTTAAAGATAAAATTATTAATGTTACATACGTAATGGATTGGTATTCTAATACTATGGATTGCGTATACTATGAAGCTAATGGTGTTGATTATAAACGAAACCCAGAAGCTTTTATGAACAACTTTAAAGCATTGATCGGAGGTTAATATGACATCCGATGATAAACATACGAGTCTATTAATTATAGGTAATTCTGAATCGACAAATAAGACATGTAAAATTGAAAAGTTTAATACGTTGTTCGATGTCGAGAAAGAATATGGTAAAGACTCAGATTTGTATCAGGCATACAAATTAGCTAAAAACTATTCCGCTCCCGACATTTATTTAGTTAATATGCGAACGATATCTGATTTTCTTAATATTGCTAATCAATTAATAGACTATGATTTTGCATATATTTGTCCGACTAAAATAATGTTTTCCGATCGATATACCGATCGTTATAATAAAGACTTAACAGATTATTATTTAAACGTATTATCTAGTAATTGTTATAAAAATCGTAGTATGATTATCGTTACTGATAAACATAGTTCTTTATTTGAAGACGTCGATGAGTTTAATAATTACTATGATGCTATCGTACAAAAGTTTACTTCTGTGCATAATAAGAATAAATTTTTAGATAATATAATTTTAGTCGGCAATAATTTAAAATATATTCAATATAGTAATATAATTGTAGCGGCGAAGTTAGCCGCCACGCCTATCAACGAGTACCCACTTTTATCGAATGAGGACACCGACTTTATATTAGATTATAAAGATATGCTTCCTAATGTTGTCTATTACAGAAATAGTTCATTAGTCGGTACAACAGTTGAAAATTTAGTTAACCTATCTAGCGAAAATCCTAATAAATCTGTTATGGTAATGCGTATTATTTATTACTTGGTCAGAGAAATGGATTTCGATGAATATATAGGAAAAAATTATCGGAAGTTCTATCTGTTAAAGATAAGAGACCGATTAGAATCCTTATTAAAACAAAATGTAGGATTTGTTTTATACGACTATCATATTGATAGCGTTGAAGAACAATTAAGAGAAAATGGATTAGGGGTCGACATTATACTTCGGTATACGTTGTATCCTTTATTCACGACAGAGTCATATACTGCGGAACAGAGGTTATAATGACAGACGAACTTACTCATGATGAACGATTTATAGTCGATCAATTAAAAGCAAAAAAAGATAGCCTGTCAGTAGTCAATGCTCCCGGTAGGCTAATGAATAATCGACGTAGAGTCGATCGATTGAGGGCTGAACAGTCCATTAGTTTTGATGAATTTATCGAGTTGCTCGTTAAATTGGTCGAAAAAGCGTTATATGAAGATCAAGTTAAAATGAGCCCAGACGAAGGGGCTACGATTAACGATCGCGACAAACCAATTAATAATCCGTATATTTTTTTTAAAATTATCTCAGGTAAAACTATTAATAGTATTAAACCGAGATTAATGGAGAATACTATTAGACGTGCTCCAGGTCATCCTGAATATCGTCCTGATAATAAATATCCTGTTAAAGAAAATATTGAAGAAGAAGGCGTTGAAGTATATCGTCATGCATTCGAATATGTACTTCAATTTGATATCTTCGCTAGTAGTTATGCAACGGCTAATAAAGTCTTAAAAGATTTTGAAGAACTTATGTATGACTATACGGGCTATGTTAAAAGTCGTGGTGTAAATGAACTTTTATATGACCAACGCTTAACAGACGAATCTAACGTTCAATATCGAGAAAAATATTCAGTTAGAAGTGTTCGCTACATTTTAAGAATAGACAAGATATTTGTTGTTACTCGCAAACTTATTGAACGTCTATTAAATCTTGATAAATAATTATTAATCTAAGAGGTTGAATAATGGCGTACTCTTTCAAAGAGGAAATCCTCCGCGATCTTCCTGGCGTGTTTGTCGAAGTTAATTCTGTAAAGAAAAAACTTTACGACGACAGCCAATTCGGTACAACAGACGCAGTTCTTTGTATCGGTACTGCATTCGATGGTCCTAACGGTGTTCCTGTACCTATTTATGATCCATCTTATGCTACATATACTTATGGCGATACTTATAATCGCGAAACTAAACGTGAAGTAGACTTAACAGCTACATTAGCCGATGCCTATAATGCTGGTTGCCGTACTTTGTATGGTTTCCGTATCGGTGGTTCTGAAGCTCAAAAAGATTTTAAATTACGTTCTGACGATACACTTCGTTTCCGTGTAAAATCTCGCTTCCCGTCTAATAAAGCAAAACAAGTATACTTTACTTTCGATAATACTCCAGGTCAAGAAACCTTAACTATCTATAAACCTGTATCTAAAGCAACGACTTACGAACGTTATAACGCTATGATCGATAACGAAGAAGAAATGATTAAAGTCGAAATCTCTTTGGGTCTTATGGGTGCTGGCTTTACTGCCGATACTCCTATCTCCGAAGTCATTCGTTATATCAATAACTTCCCTCGTAATAACGTTGTTACTTTGTCTATCGTAAATAAAAAAGGTCAAGATGTTACACTTCGTAAAGATTCTTACGAATTAGCTCTTGGTTCTATTTTCCCTGGTACATACTTCTTAGGTCGTAAACGTTCCTTAGTACCTTGTCGTACAGAAGTTCGTACTCATGTAATCAAATCTAAAAAATCTCCAAAACCTTTTGGTTCTTTTACTGGTAAATATTTCCATACTCTTCGTATTAATACAGACGTTAATGCTGAATATCCTATTTACTCTGTAAGCGATAAAGATTTGAACGAAGCCTTCACAACTGTCGGCTTAAAAATGTATACTCATAATGATTATCTTCGTACTCCTGGTGCATCTGCATTAGCATTTGAAGAAGATGATAACGATTATGAAGATACTAATATGACTAACTTCCAAAAATACATGAAGTTAGGTTCTGGCTTTGCTATTACAGCAACAGCTTATCCTCGTACAAATTCTACTGGTCAATATTTGACTCCTCGTGTAAAAGAATCTGACGTTAAAGATAAACAATACGTAGTATCTATTGGTGAAGGTGCATACTCTGTATTACAAAACGCCGATATGCCTTATCGTGTATTGGGCGCTCAAATCTGTGCCGATACTGTAATTGGCGGTCGCCTTCCTAAACCAAAAGATTTCTTAAAAGCATTCCCTATTGATGCTGTTATGGTTAATACTGTAGCAGGTGGTGCTCCTGTAGTCGATACCGAAATGTTTAAAGTAACTCCTGTAGTCGATATTAAAGATACTAAACATTCTCCACGTGCTTATAAATTTAGCTTTGCTAAAGTAGATAATGCTGCAGAAATTACTGATGAAAATATTTATCAAAATGAAGTATTTACTGTTATTCCTTCTGTAGCTAATGAAGCAGCTTTGGATTTAGATAATAAAACTTATCAAGCTGGTCAAACATTCTATTTTGAAGATACTAAAGAAGTAAAATCTATTACGTTCGATGGTAAACTTCAAAATGCTGTTTCTCCACATCAAAAATTCAAACACTTCGTTACGAAAGATAAAATCATCGAAGCTGAACCAGCAACTGGTAATACTGTAACATTTAAAGAAATCGCATCTCTTGCTGATCTTCAATACGATACAGCTATGAACGGTTTGTTGACAGATGCTGATGCAACGACTGCTGCATACTATGCAACGACTGCTGCCGCTGCCGCTGCAACTGCTGCTAATGCTAAATACGTATTACTTTCTGTTAACGATGTATTATGTGTTGGTAAATACGATGCTGGTGCTATCACTCCTATCGGTGAATACGATATTTTAACAGATAAAGATTCTCGTGACGATAAAGTCGTTACTTATATTGAAAACTTCGATTGCATTAATAACCGTGTTATTATGTCTGTAACAGATTTTAACTATCGTACCGTAGCAGAATTTATTTCTGACTTAAAAGATAACGTAAACTTTACCGATAACTTTAAAGTAGAATTAACTGATAGTGGTATCGTAGAAAAAGATGCTCTTATCGAAGAGGTATTAGAACCTGTATTGGTCGGCGGTAAAGTCGATTTAGTTACTTTGGCTAAAGACCGTACTATCGATTACGATTATACTATGCGTATTCCTTATCGTACTCCTGATAATTTTGCTCGTCAATTGGCTCAACATTGCTTATATACAGAATTGAAAACTGCTCATACTCATGGTTTGATCGGTGTAGAACGTATTTCTGATTACACATTATCTGGTGTCGAACAAAAATTCCAAGATTTGAATAATTTAAATCTTAGCTTGGAATTGAAACGTGGTAACGGTCGTTCCGTAATTGATGACGACGGCACTCCTGTTGACATCGGCCGTTCTATTTCTTGTACATTCTTCCAAAACAATGTACCAGTTTATAATTCTACATATGCATATGTAGGTAACGGTGCTGCAGCTTATGCCGGCATGGTTTCCGCATTGCCTGTAGAACAATCTCCTACGAACCAAAAAATCGGTATTTCTCCATTGTTCGAATTAACAGCTTCTCAATTATCTAACTTAACAGCTAAAGGTATTGTTACAGTTAAGAATACATTTACTCGTGGTTATGTAATTACAGATGGTTGTACAATGGCGGATCCTACCGATGCATTGTCTCGCCTTAATAGTGTTCGTATCATCGACGCTGTTGAACGAGCTATTCGCCGTGTCTGCGAACCATTTATTGGTAAACAAAATACTGTCTCCGTTCGTAACTCTATCCAAACAGGTTTGACATCTGAGTTGAATAAACTTAAAGGTGTATTGTTATATGACTATTTATTCGAAATTGCTAATGATGTAACTGCTCTTCAATATACTTATATTGATATCAATTACACTATTATGCCATTTAACGAAATTCGTCAAATCAATAACTACATTCAAATTCGTCAACCTGGTACCTAGTAGTTTTTAATTAAAGAAGGAGGGGGCGGATAACCTCCGCCCCATTATTTAACACATGGCTTATTCTAATAACTCTGGTGTAACTACAGCGTCTGAATACACTCGTAGTTATACTACTTTTTCCGGCTGTGATATCGTAGCTACATTCGGTTCCGAAGTAGTTGCTGAAATTCAAGGTATTACAGTTTCTATTAACCGTGAAAAAGCTCCGGTCAATGTATAGGCCGTCCTAATCAGAAATGATAAGGTTATTAATGCGGAATTAAGCGGGAAGGCTAAGTACTATATGTATATGCTAATCCGAACCGAAGGCTTAACTAAGTTAAGTCAGGGGCAACGCATAGATGGTGAAAAGATATAATCCATCCACGAGGCCGCATTACGATAATTATAGATTATCCAGTGTAAGAGTTAGCACTGCTTAACGTTAAACGAAGGTAAAAATTTATGCTAAACTGGATCAGAAAAGACTGATCGATGGAAATGAGCGAAAGCTCCAGAGGATAAGATAAAAAGCTTATTGAGAATCATTATCGCTATACATTCGGTAGTGCAGAGCCTCGTTCTATCTCGAGAGGAAAACGCGGAATCGCAGGAACTATAGTGTTTACGCTATTTGATCGCGATGCCCTCGTTGATGCACTTGCTGTTCGTGCTGCAAAAGCAGCTTACTTCCAACGTATCGGTGGTGATATTAATTATCAACCGTATACAATTACTGAATGGGACACAAAATTAACTAACATGGTAGTTAACTCCTTGGGTGCTAATAATAGCAATAGCCAAATAGCTTCTACTAACCCATTCAAAGTTACGCAAAACGTAGCTATTCAATCTACTCCAAAATATTCTGACGAAATTCCTCCATTTGACATTACTTTGTCTTTTGCAAACGAATATGGTCAATCCGCAGTTATGGTTATCTATGGCTGCGAAATTTTGAACGAAGCTTCTAGCTTCTCTGTAGATTCTACTACTACTGATAAAGCTTGTACTTACATTGCTCGCTCTGTAGATTACTTGCAACCAGTAGAAAATAAATACTTGCTTGATAACAAGTACTAATAAATTTGGCGAGGAAATTCTTTCCTCGCCTTTTATTTTTTTCTTAGGAGACAATAGGCGTGAAAAAATCTCAAGAAAATACTAATCAAATATTTCTGTATTTGAATCGTGGTCTACAAGATTACATTAATCAATCTTTATTATCTGGAGAACATTCTAGTGATGTTAAGAAAGATATGGAAGAAATATGCTATAATATTATTCATGAGCGTAATATTGAACTTAAAACAAACATTATTACGTTGATCAATAACAGAGTTCAACAATATATGAAATTATATAATTTAAAGGTGAAATATGCCAAATGATTTGTCTTTAGGCAATAAAGACGTAATTCAAACCTCAAAGTATACTAGGACGTATACTTCTTATAGTGGATGTGACATTGTAGCTTCTATTAATATTACGATTCCTGGTCAAGAAACTATTTCGAAAGTATTTGGGAGCCTGCAAACATTCTCCTATAGTATACATCAAGAAAAAGCACCGGTAAGAACATTAGGCGACGTTAATGCGATTACATATGTCGACGGGCCTAGAACTATTGCTGGTTCGATGGTATTTGCCGTATTAGATAAACATGTTATCTATGAGATTATGGATGACGTATATAAAAAAGGCAATTACCAAAATAAACATTTTTTAATGGACGAGCTTCCTAATTTTGACGTAACATTATCATTTGCTAATGAGTATGGCCGCCAATCTACTATTAGTGTTTATAATTGTACTATTATCGACGAAGGTCAAATTATGTCGATTAACGATATCTTAACAGAAAATACATATCATTATTATGCGACTGATATCGATTATATGACAGAATCTCAAAATTATTATACTCTTAATGAAAAAAGTATTATCGATTCTAATCCATGGTTAACAACTAATAATGCTAAGATTAAAACACAAAATATTAAAGTACAATATGGTATTCCAGTCTTAACATTATCTAAAGAAGGATATTATTCTTTTAAAACATATATGGAAGCTCTTAATAGAAAATATAAAAAGTTAGCCGATCAGTTTATGGGAGCAAAAGAATCTGAAAAGATGGCTCAGCTTAAAAAAGATTATTATAATCTTAGAACAGAAGCCGAACAATATTATCCTTCGCAGGCCTTGCTATCTAAGACACAAAAGAAAGTTAGATTCTTAGAACGTAAACGTTTAAAAGTTAATAAAGAGTACGATAACTTTAGAACGTCTTTATATACATCGAGACGTGACGTTCCTGATTATTCTAAGTTTAGAGTTAATGGCAAGGCTAAAAACGAAGCTGAAATTCCTGATTATTCTAAATATAGATTAGATCCTAAGAAAGATAATTCTAATTTACCTTCATACGATGATTTTAGAAAGAAACAAAATGATCGTCATGAGAAGAAAGAAGATATTCCTGACTATTCTAACTTTAGAAAAAATCGTAATAAAACTGTTAAGGAAGAAGAAGCGACTCATTATAAATTAGATGAAAATGGTAATGTCGTTATTATAGATACACATGTAGAAAACAAAGGAGGCGACGAACATATTGAACATATCTAGTATTACATTTTTATGGCAGTTCGAAGATTTCGTCTCCTTATATTGTAACGATTATTTTAATGGTCATACGACATTACATGTTGATGACGGAGCCAAAGTAAGAGATTTTACATTAGACGATGCTAATATTATTATCGATGATTTAGAAAATAATATGTATCGATTATGGACATCTGGTCCTGATGGAAAGTCCGAAGAAAAATACATCGAGATTTTTTCAGAAACGATGACCGATCAAATTGAATATCTTAACGATATATCTATTCAAGTTAAAGACATTCAAACAATTGTTGATTATGCCGAAAATATTTCAAATGAAAGAGGTTTAAATTTAGTTGAATCTTTGTACTATGCCTATTTAGCTACAAATGATAAGAAGCAAAAATTAAATTTCTTTTATTTATTAATGGGTGCTATCAAATTAAATAATAATAATAATTTTAATAATAATATCGATAATAATAGTAGCTTATATATTTATGATTCACAACGAGCATTGATGAACCCTGAATTAGCTAATGGATTCTTATCTGGATCTATTAAACTATATAAATTTACTGGTAAATTTTACGAATACCAAGATACTATATACTTCGATAAAGAAGATGTCGACTTGTCTTTTTTAGATCGAGATTATTTATATCGACTAGATATTATTGTCAACAATCAATTAATTAATAGTTATTATACGTTAAATCCTACAATCGATACGGCTAAACAAGTATGGGATAGATTATATAAAATAGTCGAAGCTATTAATAAACGATTAAATGGATTACGATATTTACCATTGGCTTATCATAAATTTGACGAAGAAACACAATTAGCTATTAGTTTATTATTAGATAAAAATGTCGATGCTCATTATTTACAGCAACCAAGAATTGGTGTCGACGAAGAATATATCACGGCTCATATTGAAGGAGCTAATAAATATTCTGATTTAGATGGTGTATATTTTTGTATTACAGATATCGAAGGGTTAACATCTGACCAAATTTTATTTAAGAAAAAAGTCGATAATTTAATCATCGATTTACCTGTACAAGGTAATTCTATTTATGATGGCTGTTATTATTCTTTTTTAATAGATTCTAATAAAAGAATTATTTCTCCAGTAACATTGTTTAATATTAATGAAGATATTGAACATGATTATATAGAGGCAACATTAAAGATATCTCAAAAACAATTATTAAATTTCTTATACGAAGAATTTGAAGAAGAAGACGTTAATAAGTATTATTATTTATTTACTGATTGTATTGGCAATAGTGAAGTAACTTTATCTAATTATTTTGATAAGGTTGTCGATCGATTTGTACAGTCTAATTTCAACGAAGACTTTTTCGATTTAATTCATTATATTAATGTATATAGATTTAGTAATCAAACATATTCTAATCAAAATTTATTAGTTTATAATGATGAACCTGCTCATAGGATTATAATGCCTAATGATGCTAATAAAGAATATATCATGCAGGCCGTTAAGTTTAAACGTGGTGAAGATTATACATATGATTATAAATTAGTTAATGATAATGCTGATTATATAACATATGACGATGCAGATTATACAGTTATTTCTATATTTGAAAAAGATACGGCAATGCATTGTGGACTAATTACGATAAACAGAATTGGTTTTGATTATCGTATTAATACATGGAATATATCTGTATCTAATAAATTAGACATTTAATGAAAGGTTTGTTATAATAATATGAGACGTAAACGATATGATAATCACCTTTCTAGTCAATTATCTTATACGAATAAAGTTGTCGAACAAGATATAACAAGAACATCGTCTGGATATATTAAAAAAAATCCAGTATACAAACGTTATTTTTCTCAGATCGATGCAAACGTTTGGTTCGGCGATAAACTTGTAACTGATATACAAAATATATCGTATGGCTTACAGCAACACGATATGCCTTTGTTCGGATATAATTCTTATATTTACGATGAATTAGCAATAGGTAATCGACTAGTACAAGGAACGTTTACTATTAATTTTACGGCTCCGCTGTATATTGAAACTATTATAGATAGTTATCAGAACATGACAACTAATGTTACTGATAAGACAACTGAAGACGATTATGATAAAATCATAGCCCCGCATTATGCAGGAAATGTCGTGACGACAAATCCAGAGCATAATGCTATTTGGCGTAAAGGATTTGAAATCGATATTTTATATGGACAGGATGATGATATTATCGGTCAACCTCTTCATGTTATCTTATTAGATTGTCATATTATGTCGGTACAAACAATACACGATTCATCTGGTCATCCTATACTAGAACAATATACATTTATATCGAGAGACCGAAAAGTAATTAATAAATAGGCGGTTAATATGCAAAATAAAAAGAAACATAAATTTCAACAACAACGTGAAAAAATTCAAATGCATGAAACAATCACGACACAAGACGCTCCAGAATTAACTGTTAAAGAAACGACTGAAGCCGATATAAAAGAAACGGTAAAAAAAAACGAAATTCCGAAAGAATCTACAGATTCTGTGAATCAAGATTCTAATCTTGAATATGAATATGATCCAGCCGATACTGAATATTTAACGATCGATAAAGCTAACGAAATTCGTGAAGCATATCCTGGTCAATGTCGTCGATTTGCTTTTGACGGAGAACAAATGATTATCATTCGTAAAGTACAACGTGAAGAAGTTCCGTTAATGATGAATTTAACTCCTGATCAACAAGCATATATTAATTCTCTCGAAGACGAATTTGATCAACGACGTGCTATCGAAGACGCTCGTAATTATAATTTAGTTAAATATTTCATTCCGTTCCCATCTGCTGATCGTATTAATTATTTAATCGATAATTATGTAGGCTTTGTACCATTAGTATCTGATAGAATTTTACAAATTTCCGGGTTTACTGCTTCTCCGATGGTGGAATTATAATGGAAGAACGTTTCGATATTATTTACGATCAGTTGAAAAATTATTATAAGCATATCTTCACTTATTCCTCTTATGAGTTTCCGATTATTTATATTCCGTTAACGAGAGCTCAATATTATGATCTATTCGAGGATCCTAATATGATGGATATGGAACGTGAAGATATTATATGTAAAACTTGTATCGTATATCCTGAAAATATTAATATAGAAAAAATGCCAGCAGGTGTTGTTTCTGATATTGCCGATAAGATTTTGGAAGCTTCTTTTATGAGCGAAAAAGGACGCAAGATGTTATTTGCAGCAGCTGCTAAAAAAATGCAAAATGTCGATCGTCAAATTTCTTGTATCATTCATGAAGCATTTCCTGAATACGATATCGAAGATATCGATAATTGGAATATGTTACGTACGACTGATTTTCTTATTAGAAGTGAATGGATTCTTCGAACAATTCAAGGTAAGCCACCTCTCGATATCGAAAAGATTTTAACACAAGGTAGCGATATTACGTTGAAACCAGAAGATCCTCGTTTCTATAACGAAGAAAAAGCTGAATTCGATCGTCTACGAGAAATTAATACTCCGGCTAAAGATAATAAGCCAGTTCCAAAAAAGAAAACGACGCTAAAACGTCCACAACGTAAACGCAATCAAATGTCGGAAGAACAGTTAGCAAGTATGTTTCCAGAAGCATTTGAAAATACTGGCGATGAAAAATCATTTAAGGATATGGCAATGGGTTCTAAAAATCCTAACGATATGACGTTAGCAGAACTTGCAGAATTAAGAAATAATAATTAAAAGGATAATATATGGTAGATTACTTAAAAAATGGCAGTGACAATGATTCTGTCGTCGAAGGTATATCTAATCTAGTCGATGCAGCAGCGGTCGCCGGCACTATTGTCGGCACCGCTTTTTTGCTATCTAGAACTAAACAAGGTGCTAAATTTTTATCAGAAGTCGATCCGATTATCGGCAAGATGTCTGATCGTATTGCTAGTATTGGCGCTGACGGTAGTAATCGTTTATCGATAAGTGAAACAATACGTGGTATATCTCATATCGATCAGTTTAGAAGAATCGATCAAGAATTTGCTATTAATAATACAAGCAATATAGGTTTATTTCGTAATCTAGCCGATGCTGCATACGATGCTTCTGACTGGGAAGAGCGTGAACTAGGACGACAATATCAAGCTAAAATATTTGGAGATATTGGCGACGCATTAAAAGCACAAGGTATTCAAGACGGACAAGTACAATCTCTTATGGAGTTTGTTAGTAGTCGTTCTATATCGACAGTCATCGATAAAAATTCTGGTAAACTACAAGAAGGTTTTATTGCCGAAGTTGAAAACCATTGGCATGATTTTCTCGAAGAAAAAGATGCGGCTTTTAACGATACAATTGATCAGTCAATTCAAGCACTACGAAATATTTCTAATCAAACGTTCGACACGTTTAATGATTTTAAATCGTTAGACGAGAATATTATAAGAGCTCGCGAAGCACGTCAAGATTTTATTCAAGAAATTAATAGAAGTGCTAAAGAAGCATTAAAAAAACAGAATGATGAAATCTCTTACCATACGATTGGAAATATTTTAGATCAAGATGCACGGAATCCTGAGTTTGATTTTGTCGTGCATGAAAAAGGTCAGATGGCCTCTCTCGATGGAAAGACTGTATCTGATCGATTATATGCACAAAACGAAGATATTATTACCGATACTCTCGATACAATTCGTCAATTAAGTGCAACTAAGGACGGTTATTATGTCGATGGCCAAAAATTAAATACTCCTAATATCAATAAAATAGTAAGAGAAGCAAAAGATGTATGGCGTGAAACATTACCGTATTCGTTATCACATGCTGCTGATTTTAAAAATGTCGATAATTTAAAAGTCGAATATTTAAATAAATATGACTTTAAAGGTGTATTAGACAGCATAGTCGATAAAAATAGTACTGTTCAAAGAATTGGTAATCGATTATTTGAATTAAAATCTGACGGTACTCGACACGAATTAGATACAAGCGGTATGCGTTTTGTTCGAGAAGATTCATATGTCATTAAAACATCTAAAGATTTTTCAAATTATGGAAAAGTTAATTACGATAATGGTAAGCAAAGAATCTTCGGCGAAACAAGCCGTAAACGTACGTCTGACGTCTGGGGTAATAATTATAATACATATCTAAATAAAGATATGAATGAAGTTGCAAGATACCCTGAAGAAAAAGCGATGATGGGTATTCGCAACCATAGTTTTAAACGAAGTATCGATTCGTTAGATATAAAAGTAAAATTAGACGAAAAATTACGTTCTGAACTATTAAAAGCTGCTGAAGATAATCCTGAGTTAAGTTATAAAATTGAAAACATGCTCGACGTTATCGATGCTAAAACAGAATCGGAAAAACGTAGAGTTCTAAGAGATATATCGACAGAAGGCACTAAGTCATCTGAATTTCAACGATTACAATCAGCAGCGATTCGTGGTCGATCTATTAAACCAAAGCTTATCGATGACTCGACATCTATTACGCAAAAAACATTATATGCTAAATTAAGCAAATCAGAATCTATTGACGAAGCTGCTATTAATGAAATACTGGCATCTTTACCTGCCGATAGAAATAAAGCATTAGCATTTATTAATAAATTAAATGTACCAGATACTGTTAAATTAAATTTAAGAGACCGATATAATATTGAACAGTTAAAGATTCGAACTAATTTAAACGAAATCACTAGCGAAAATCATGTCGATATAAACGGTAAAGATTTAAGCATAGAAGATGCTAAAAAAATTCAGAATGAAATTATAAGCAATCCTGAATTGCAACGAACATTAAATCGTTATTTAGGTTCTGGTAAAGATTATAAAGCTCGTTATGAGTCTAAAAAAAGTTCTTCTCGTTTAATAGCTATTAATAAAGGTTTTAATCTAAAAGGCATCGTATCAGATCTAAACAAAATAAATTATAAAGGTCTTAATAATCGTATAGGCCAAGGTCTTCGAGGCATGTTCTCTAATACGAATCTTGATCATTTCGGCCCTGGCGCTCTTATTAATTACAAATTAAATTTCCCGACTGCAAAATATCATGGGACTGATTTATCTATTGGCGGTAGTTTGTTATATAAAATGGCAGATCGTCTTAACGAAGGTTTAAATAATGGGTTCTTAGATCAAGCTCTCGGTTTTGTACATCCAATATTTGGCGAACGTTTATCTGCTTATTTTAAAACTGGATTAAGTCTTGGTTTTCATGAAGGTGATACGAGAAGTTTTGCTCAGCTAAGTTATAATTTATTATTTAAACGTGTAATACCAGCATCGATTGCATTAACTCAATTAGATTGGGCTAACGATACATTCGGAATTAATAAAAATTTCCAAATTGGTTTAGCCAATATGGATTTAGGGTTCAGAAAATTTACAGATGCGACAGGTTTAACCGACGTATTTAAATTAGCTAAAATGGCCAATCCGGCTGCTCAATACATTAGTGGCGATTATCGTCCTTATCAGTCTTATGACGAACGATTAGATTACTATCAAAATGGTAAAGATCCAATTCGTTCTGGACGTTATTGGGTATGGGGTTCTACTAATGAATTTCGAGGCGGAAGTATTTCCTATTGGGAAGACAATAGTTTAAAGTTAGCACAATCTGATTATTACAATAAATCAGTATATGGTGGCTATTGGTCTAAATGGGCACATAGTCCTATTCCGACATTAACAAATCCTCTCTCTCCATTAGTATATGCTTTTAACCCATATTGGTTAGAAGAAAAGCATATGGAAGATCGCCCTTATTTATTATCAGCACCATTATTTGAACAAGGTACGTTACAAAGTTTAGTATTAAACCCTACACTCGGCGAAATTATTAAACCACAACGTCATTATCATGAAGATCGTATGTGGTTTGGTAAAGATGTTAAAGCTATCATGTACCAAATGAATCAAAAGATTCATCAATCGGAAGATGAAGATAGCCGTTATATTATTTTTCAAAATGGTCGTTTAGGCGTATATGATTTCAGAGCTTTTAGTCATCCGACAGATACTGAATACGTACAAGGTCAAGGTCAAGAATATACTGGACAAGCTCCAGCGTTTGCATCGGCTAAAGATTATTCTAATTATATTAATAGCGATGGCACGATAGACGCATCGGCATATGCTAGTCTACAACCAGTATCTCCTGGTGCAGGTACTGCCGTGTCAGCGATGAATAGCGCTATTCAATCAGGTAATTCACCTTATACAAATGCTTCGGGTATGTATATTCAACAACGGATTAGAAGAACTCGAAGCAATAAAGGCACTGTTCAAGAAATGCTTGATAATGCCGATATGTATAATAACTTGATGAATTCGAGTGGTGGTCGTAGTTATCTCGATGAATTAATGACGACATCTCGTTTGTTAACCGGTATTTATGGTTATGCTGGAACTATGATATTCGGTCGTGATGAATCTAAATTTATTGCCGACGCTGGCGACATTAATTCGTTCACTCGGAGATTCTGGGATTCTGGCATCGGTGGTGTCGGCGGTGAACAAATGGAAATTGTTCGTCGTTTTTTACCAGAATATTCAAGACGTCGACATGTTAATCCATTAATGAATAAGATGACTGAAGATCATCCATGGCTTCCTCAGAAGTTTATGGTAGGCGATGCATTCAGTGCCCTTCCTATGGGAGAGGCTCGACTACCTGGTGAAGGCTACGAAGCTATCAATCAATTGCATCCAGATCAGTTTGCTTCTGATGGATATGGTGCTATCGATCGATATAAAATATTAGCCGATATTGCTCCGAATAGTGCTGAATATAAATACTGGAAACAAATCGTCAAGATGATGAATAATGACGAGGCGAAGAAAGTATTAAAAGATACCGAAGAAATGGTTAAGCATCAAGGAAAGAAACATGATTTCTTCGACTATAAATTCTTAGGTAAAACTACGACGGCATTAGATGGTCATATTGAACAGATATTATCAAATGGTAAATTTAAATTAGCTGGCGACGATAACTTGTATCAGATTGCCGGTGTTAAATTTAAAGATAATGGTTACATGTCGAAGAACCAATTAAAGCAAGTGTTAACTGAAGGTTCTCACGTAACGTTACGTATCGATGATGAAGAACGTAATCCAGATATTAATGCACCACAAGCTCCTAGAAAGGCTGCCGTATTTTTAGATGGTGAAAATATCTCTGATACGTTACGGCAAGTAGGTTTAGCTGATTATGATATGGAAGATACGTCAGCAGCTGGTGCTTATGCGAACTATGGATTAGTCGGAAGATTATTCGGGACAGCTGCCGAAATCGTAGCGCATGCACCTATTCCGATTATTCATTCACAATTGATGCGTGTTAATAGCCCGCTCGAAGAATATCGTTCTGATCAGCTATATGGCACAGGATTCCAATCTTGGGATAGTATGTTAGTATCGTTTGTGTATCCGACATTTGAACAAGCTAAGACAGATTTTATGCGTGATGTAATTTCTGATTCTTTATGGCGTTTTTATAAAGGATATGAATCTGGTGCTTTAACAGAAAATATTAGTAAGCGTTCAACAACGATATTAAAAACAATTGCGACGTATTCTAATGGTACCGCTTTAGCGGGGGAAATTACAGGTCGTTTTGCGTTTACCGGTACTAATTCATCGACTCGTCGTGATCAACTTGCTAATGTAGGTCGACATATCGGTAATATTTATTCGATGGTAACTTCACTTCAAGATCCTATGTATGCTGCTTATGCATGGGGACGAATGGGCTGGGATTCTTCTAAAGTATATGATTTATGGAAAGATGTCGGAAATGTAAATTTCGATTCTGTTCTTGATTATGCTGAGCATATGAATATACTTAAGCCAGCAAGACTATTAAGTGAAGAAACTGGAGTAGCAGTCGATGTAATTCAAGCTGCTCGTAAATTTAAATTAGGACGTATTTCTCAGGCAATAGCATTTGCTGCTGCCGGTACGGCTTTAGCTGTTGGTGAAGATAATCCATTAACTCGATTATTCGGAAAAGAATCTCATGTATATACTCCTGATGCTGTAAAAGAACGTTGGGATACTGAAGATTACTTCGATCGATTACGTTATATTAAATATATGGCGTTATACGAAGCGGCTAAAGAAAAAGCGAAAAAAGAAGAGAGCGTCGATGTCGATAAATTATATAAACATCAAGAAGCTCTTCGTGCCGAGATGAATGGTGACGTAAGTATTACCGATATGATGTCGGCAATTCTTACTTCTGGCAAACCTGCCGACGATCCGATTGCTCAATGGGTTCAAAAAACATTCGGTCGTTTAAGTGACGATATGACAACATTAGTAGCCGGTAAATATACTGAACAAGCTATTATGTTTCATCAAGTAGCAGAATCTACCGTATATGCTTTAAATAAAGATAGCGAATATTCTGATATTATTCGTGCTTTACCAAATACGGAAAAAGAATATTTCGTAGAATTTGCTAAAGTAACTGATGAACGTCGTCGTAAAGAAATTCTTAAGAACGTATCGCCATCATTAGCAAAAGCATTAAAACTTGTTTGGTATCAAGAAGATACGGAAACAGAATCCAACGAGTCATTCTTCGAACGTCACAACTTGCCAGATCCTTTATGGGCTGGTTGGGATGCGTCTTCTAATTTAGATAATATTAAAGCAAAAGTTATTTATAACGAAGGTATGCAATATGCCGATTATGGGATTTATTCTTCTTCATATGAAGATCCTGAAGTTATAAATGCTCCGAATATAGATAATATTCATGACGGTAGTAATCCGTTATCAGTTCGTATGAATTTAAATGCTGTATTAAGTGGTATTGGTTTAACAGATAAACGTATTCAAGTTAATCCGACACAAGACGAAGGTGTCATCGATGTTGTATCTAATGTCACGGCAGTATTAGGTTATAAAATAGAAAAAGCACTTTCAATTTTCAGTTAATTAATTAAGAGGTAGCAATGGCTTACGATAGTTTTATTATAAATTCGGCATATAAACAAAGATCATTTACGACAGCTGGATTTGATACGCTTTCTTCGTTAAATACGATATTAAGCAATGTTCGTCTCGAAAGACGGAAGCATACCGAATTAGTTTTAAATACTACGACAACTTTGCCAGTTGCCCTTAACGGTATGGCTAATAAAGAATATGTATTAGACGATAAGGCATATATATTCGATATCGAAACATTACCGTCTATTAAGGTCGGTAATGAACAAATACCAGATATTATGTGGCAGTATACGGCTCGTCGTGAAGGCGAAACATATAATATGTTTTCTGGTATTGATAAAAAAGCAGAAACTGCATACCGCAATTTATTTTTAAATCCAGACTTTAAACGTGAAGAATTAAGTCGAAGTGAAAAAGTAGTTGCCGATACGTTAGCGCGTATCGGTAAAAACTACCGTGATGGTTCTGGTGGTATACCGGAAGCATTATCTCCATTAGGTTATAAAGATTATACCGATACTAAAAAGTATCAAGAACTAATTGAAAACGGTATTAATGCATTAGCTAAAGAAGGCGACGCTACTCATTTAATAGCTAAAGAAATTGTCGATCATATTCATAAAGACACGACTTTAGTTACTTATAATGGTAAAACATTCGACGTTAATATGACGTCGCAACAAATAGCTCGTGATACTGGTATCGATAAAAAAGTTCGTGGCCTTGCTATTAATAAATTAAATAAGGCTAATCATTATGATCCATATCGAGAAATTCGTACGGCATATCAATTAAATCCTCAAGCGATGAAAGAAGCTTATCGCGAACACATTGTAGGAAGCGATATTGCTAAAGAACGATTGATCGGCGAGTTTACTGGTTGGTCTAACAAACAAACAAGTTTTGGTTTAGCATTAGGTCTTGATGTTAATGCTGCTCATAGTGCGATCGAAGATACCGGTGTATTTGAAAATTTAATGAAAAATCCTGGTTTTAGATCATTTGTAGCTAGAGCCATAGAAATCAATAATTCTCCGAAAAATAAAATTCAGTATAAAGTAAGTGCTGGTGCTACGATATTTAATATGTCTTCACTATGGAATCGTGATCGTGGTATTTTAATGTTCCAACAAGCCGAAGACGGCGGATATGAATTCCCGCAATTCTCTGCTCGCGTTAATAGTGACGGTGTTTTTACTGCTTATAACAATGCTCCAGTCGTTACTAATTCTGCGTATAATGTAAAATATGTCGGACAACTTGATCGCAACGATTCATCGCTCGGTGCTTTTGCTTATGAACATGCTAATGAGCTCGGGTTAAAAGGTAATGACGATATTCATTATATTGCATTAGAAGAAGCGAGTGGACGCGGACCTGTTCGATATATTATGGGTTCTAAAAAAGTATTAGAAGATACGTTAACCGATAGTTTTAGAGTCTTAAGTAATACGTCGGCGTATGGCGAAACGACATATAATTTCGAGCAAATTGTATCGGCGGCTAATTCATTAGGTATTCCTATGGGCAGACCTGACGATACGATGGATAAAGTTATGGCTGCATCAGTTAAACGACAATCATCAGCTAATGCTTGGGATAAAATTGAATCAGGTTCTTTTAATCGTGAAGCATATGTAACTGGCCCGTTAATTAAAAACTTTGCAGAAAATGAACGAGGCATGGCCCTTAATATTTTAGGCGATGCTTTAGAACTCGGTACCGATGTTGCGACAGCTGCTTCGGCTCGTAAAGCTGGAGATGCTGGCGGTATTATTACTGATGACTTTATGAAACGTACCGAACAATTATTCGGTATTGCTAAAAAACATTATGGTATCGATCCTAATGATCCTAAGAGTAAGATGTTCTCTGTTGCCGGCGTTCAAAAAATTATCGATAATATTAACAATGAAGATGTATTGTCTATGGTTAATATAGTTCAAACAGAAGCAGCTGCTTTGCCTGGTGTAAAAGATTATCATAAAACTGTCGCTATGAATTTATTAGCTAAAGAATATCATAAAGTATATGATGAGTTGCATCCAGAATACGGGTATCGGGCATCTATATCTGATAAGATGTTAGATGGTATATCTAAAGATATGCATTTATCTGGCGGTGCTTTTTCATTCGATGTTCGTCAAGAAAATGCAGAAAAATCTATCGGTTCTATTAAGAATACGATGGAAAGATTATTAATAAAACCAGGCAATGATTTTGTATCTCGTTCTGATTATGTTAATGGGTATTCTATATTAATTAAAAATATTTTCGGCGCTAAAAGCAAACAGGCTCGAGGTTTCGAAAATTTAGTAGCAAGTCAAAATGCTGATATGCCTGATTTTGCAGAATATGTTTTTAGAAACGTACAACGATTACGAATGAATACATATCGCAATAGTCAAAAATATCATGAGATGTTTAGAACAAGTTCTACGCCAAGTAAAGATGTTTCGTTATTTAAAGATAACGACGAATTAGTCAATCGTTTACGTGCTGGCGTTATTAAAAATTTAAAAGCTTTATCTTCGACGCCAGAAGATTCCGTTAATAGTATTTATAATTATTTAATGGGTAACGTTACACGTACTGACTTTGACATATTCTCTAATCGTAATAACTATGCTGGTAATTTATATGATCAAGTTTCTGATCATATGAAGTCGTTTGCTAATCAGTTAGAATATTTAGCTCATCAAAATCAACAAAATATTTTGATTAAAGATGGTCGATTAATGATGGGTAAGGGGAATACATTCCGTGATATTACAGGAAATATTCCATTATTAAAACGTTTAGATAGTGTACCTGTACTTGCTTTTGGTAATACTAATATTGCTATTAATCCTATGCTAAATGTAGTCGAAGGCGCTAAATCGAATGAAAAATTTGTTCAAATTGGAATTAAAGGTTTATCGGTATATGACCATTTAGAAAATAGCGTTAAATATATGCTAGAAAATAGTAAAGGTCTCGGACAAATATCACCTGTCGAAGCTTTATTCGAAACATTAAATCGCCTTAAAAAAAATTTAAATATTACGTATTCTAAAGAACCGATCGAAGGAAAAACTCCGGCTTTATTGCATGGATATGGCGGTGTATTAGATTCTTCGTTCCAATTAGATACGTCTGGTATAAAAGAAGATTTTAAATTTTTATATCAGTCTGGTTATTTAACAGACGAACATATTAAGGCTTCTGGCATTGCTGATGATTGGGAACATATTAATTTTCAAGATAACGAATCTCTCCAAAATGAGTTTATTAAAAAATACATTTACAAAGGTTATAGCGGAAAAGGTTCTGTATTTAATAATGGTAAAGATAAAGATGTATATCGCGGCATCGAATCACGAAGAGCTTTAGAAGGTTTAATCTTTGCTAAAGACTCTAGTGGTATGACACCAATTGAAAATGCATTACAAGATGTTAATAGTGCTGGTAAGTTTCATGAATTGCGTCGCATCGGTAAAGATGAATATAAATTAGAACAAATAGATCGTAGCGGCAGAGAATTTGCTCAAAGTATTGATTTAATTCCAGAAGTTGCGACACAAAAAAATGCCGTACATAATACGGTGCCAATTGCCGGTATAAAAGATAATGCATCGGGGCCAAATATAAATTATAGAGCTCGTAACGATACAGCTCGTTCTTATAATAAATCTATGGCTAATGCTTCGATGCTTGTACCTGAAGAAGTTAAAGCTGTGTTACGACAAGCTGGTTTACCAGATAATTATGAAGAAAATCATAATATATTAAATTATAAATATAATGAAACCGGTGGTAAATATGTTTTTAACGGTACGAATGTCGTAATTAATGGTCGTCTTGAAGAAGGTCAAACTATTGCAGGTGAAAAAGAAAAAATCTTTAAAACGATGAAGCAAAAAATCGAGAGAACATATAATCGTAAATTGACGAAAGAAGAAATCGATCATTTAAAATCGATGATCGATTTAAATACATTCGATTCGTTAAACGAAGGTTCTGCTCTTATTAGAACAGGCGTAATCGATGCTCTTAATATAAGCAGTACGTCGTCTGGTGGTACGTCTTTTAATCTTACTGAACATTCTTTAAATAAAGAATTCCTCGAAGAGAATATGCCAATCTATCGAGGCCCAGATGGGACACTACAATTTAAAGATTGGCAAAAAATGACAAGTATTGGTCGAAATAAGAAGTTTAATATATTTGCTAAATCAAATGCTTACGGAGATTTGCCTAAAATATCTAAAACAGAAATGTTTGGTAAAATAAATTTTTATTCTGATAATGGTACTCGTAAATTAACAAAAGAAGAAGTACAAGCTGCTCTCGATAGAATTGGTTCAGTCGACGCTAGTTATGATTATGAAGCATTAATCAGAACGTTAAAAACCGATGGTGTTACTGTTATGATGGACTACAAACCTGTCGGTAGTCGAGCTGCTAAATTATTTGCCGAAAGCGATAAGTTAACAGCCGCTGGCTTTAATACTCGAGTTGGTCAATACGATAAAAAATTAGCATCGATATTTAAAAAGGCTGGTTTTGGAAGAGCTTTAGAAAAACAATTAGATTGGGAATTCTTATCTAATATGATTTTATGGCATGATAAATTAGCCGACGTATTTGAAACAAAAGATAATAAACCTAATATTACAAAACTTCGTAGAGAATTATTAAAACAATATGGTTCACTTAAAGAAGGCGTAAAAGCTATTCGCGAAGAACGTGATCTTATGGATAAAGCTCTAGGTGAATATCTCGGTGTTAAAGATTGGACAACGGCTACTGGTGCTACTGAAGCAGCTAAACGTAAAGATGTATTTAGATTAACTAATCGTGTATTGAATGATTTAATCGAAGGTCTCGATGAATCTAATCGAGGCGAAGTATTATCAAGAGTTGCTAAGACGTTAAAAGATAAAGGTACTTTCAAGTTTCTAGACGATAGCAATCTTGAATATAATTTAAAAAACGGTAAAGTAGAATTTTCCGATTATTTAAAAGATATTGGTACTTATAAAGATGAACATGGTAATATCGTTAGTAAGAACTGGGATCATGTTATTAACGATATTAAGTCGGCTTTAAAAGAAGATGAGATTAAAAAAATTGATAAAGATTATCTTAATGAAAAAAATAAATTTGCTGAAAAAATAAGTTTTTTACTTTTTAGTAAAAACTATGTGCATCAAGAACAAGTGGCGACGTTAGATTCTGTAAGTGCTAATCAGTTAAAACGTATTATGTTAAACGCTAATAGCGTAGAAGATGCTGCCTTATTATTCGATAAGAATAGTAAATATTATAATGAAGTTGTTCAACGTGGTGGAATTGCTACTGTTGGTGAAGATATTCTCAATGCATTTACTCACACAAGATATTCTCGATTAAAACGAAAAGAAGAACAAAAGTTAGCTAATAAATTTTCGTTCGAACTAGGATCTCTTGAAGATATTATTAATAAAGAATATGCTAGTAAGAATATTATAGCTTCAGAAGAGCATATTAAAGAAGTTGCTTCTTATGAACAACAATTAGCATTAGCTAAACGTAATGGTGCAAGTAATGCTGGTAGCCAAGCAACAGTGATGGATGAATTTGACCAAAAATTAAAATCTAAAGATGGCAATATTCAAAAAGCTGCTCTTAACGAATTAAATACTAAAATTAATATTGCCGATATTAAATTTGACGATAAAGGCAACGTTATAAATGTCGGTCATTTAAAAGGCAATATTGTTTCTGACGACGGTAAATATCATTTTAATTATGATCTCCATTTAGGAAGAACATATGGCAACGAACAATTAAATTCGGCACAAACAGCGTACGTAAAACAAACTGAAGAAATGCTTCATTATATTAATGCTAGCGATTATGAAAAAGCTCGATTAGCTCAAAATAAATTAGCCGAAGTTAAACAACGTGTTAACGATATGACATCTGACGCATTAAAAACTAACAGTGATTTAACTAAATCTGTAAGAGCAATAACGGTTGGACATCGTATTAGCTCGGAATCGATGCGTGTCGACGATTCTTCTGATTTTATTCAATCGAGAAAATATATTAACGGTATGACCGTAGCCGACTTACAGAAAAAAGGATATACTCCGGTTATTGCTGTTGTCGGACAAGAACAACTCGAACAATTAGGTTTATTAGATAGTTCGTTATCAGAAGCAGAAAAAGCTACGCGATTAAGACAAATTCGTGAAGAAGGCATTACAGTTATGCTTGACCGTCAGCCACATAACTATGCTAAGTCTATAGCATTTGGTAAAGTATATTATGATCCTTCGATAGCCGACAATGCTATACGAACAAATACGGCATTTAATATGTTAGCAAAAGTCGACCATGATGGCGATAAAGTATACTTGACTAAAGTTCTTGAGAATAAGATGAGTAATGGTACACCTATTACGGCAAACGATATGTTAGGATTCGACATGCAGTATCGTCGTGACGTATTAGATGTTACTCTTCAGAATATAAAAGACGAAGCAAAAAATCGTTTAAAATTATATACTCCTAAAGACGTAGAATTTGAACAAGGCACTATTGCTGATAATATAATACGAAATAGATTAACTGCTGCTGCCGGTGAATTATATAATTCTGGTAAAGGAATAGAACAATTAGTTAACGATTTAAAAGTTAACGAGCAAGTTACATTAAAAGGCGGAAAAGGTATTTCTAGGACAACAAATGCCAGACAATTAGTTGCCGATGTTATGTCAGGTATTCATGAAACATTTTTGTCTCCAAAAAACTCTAGTCAAGATTATATATCACAAATCATATCACTTCCTTCATCTATTCAAGATGCATTACAATATCAAAAAGGCGACACAGGCGGATCTGCAATTCGTCGTGTGTCTGATGTATTGACTGGTAATGAACGAATTTGGAACGAGTCAATTAAGTCAATGCAAAAAAATACGACATTGTATGGAAACATGGTTTCTGATATAATAAAGAGTGAGGAATTCTTAGGTCAGAATGGTCATTTGTCTAAAGAAGAACAGGAAGCTATTGCTAGAGCTCAAGTTTCTAAAAGCGTAAAAGCTGAGTTCCAAAAAACAATGGAAAATATGGCACAATCAGCTGAAGAAAAAGGTTGGACGTCTGGACAAGCTGTTCGAGAACTTAGAATGTTCGATGCAAGAGCATTAAAAAATGATAATGCCGATGCTCAAATCAAACAAGTGCAAGAACAACAAAAAGCTATGCAAGCTGCACAAGAAGCAACTGAAAACGCTCCGATGAATCAAGTCGAACAAAAGATTACCGATATGCAAACGAACGAAGCTGTTATGAACAAAGGTTTAGAAGAACGTGTTTCTAAGTTAAGAAATAGTGCATTTAAAAAACTCGACAAGATTAAATCAAATCGTTCTAAAGCTGTTCTCGGTGCTTTAGCTGTTGCTGCCGGTTCTGTATTAGTTGCTGGATATGGTTCACAATCACCAGTACCAGATGTCGATAATACAGCATCTCAAAATATGGGACAAGCTAATACATCGGCTCGATTAGTAATGCCACAACAAGGACAAGCTAATGGTGGTTATATAATTAATGTAGCAACCTCGACGAATCAAGATCCTCAAGCTGCTATTGCAGCTTTAAATAATGCTCCTGCTTTTGCTGGCGGTGGCAGTGCTACCGTTACGACAAGAGTAACGAGCCAATATGAAGATATGAATGCTAATGATATTGCTAATTATCTTGATAGCGTATTTTAATTATAATTAATAAAGGAATTATCTAATGGCGGAAGAACAAAAAAAGACTGAAGAACAAAAACCAGCTTCAACGAAAGAAGTCATGGATGATGCTAAAAAACCTAAAGAACCTAAAAAAGGTTCAGTTGAACAATTAAATGATATCATAAAAGATACTCAAATGAGCCTTCCAGAAGTTTCTGATTTTGAAGCAGGTGCTATCGATACTCGCATATATGAAGAACTTGCCAAAAAAATGGGAAGTGATTTAGATGCGGCAGTTTTCTATCGTGAAGATCCGCCGTTAGAAAATGTCGGTGTCGATAAAGTAAGAGGGCTGGCTATGGTCAGCCTTCCTCCTTCTGCTTTTCGAATTAAAGAAGAAGATTTGCATGCTGGCTTTGTCGATGGCGATACATTATATGCCGATTTACGAAAAGCTAATGTAAAAGATCCCGAATTATTAGCCTTTTTAACTAAAGGTCAACAAAATATGCGAGCATGGCTTGCACAAGAAAAAACTAATTCTGAAGATATCTACGATATTAATAATGTAAAAGATGAAAACTATAGTCTTGATTATGACATGGGTTTTCGTTTTTTATTTTATGACGCTCCAGAAGTATATCACTGGTCTGTTATATATGCTACCGATGTTATTAAAACTACATATGGTGAAGCTATTAATAAATATAATGCATTTGTCACGAAGGCACATGATGTTAGCACAGTTGGATTTGGCAATAAATGGGAACGCAATTTAGATTCTGATGAATGTACAATTGCTCAAATTGCAGAATTCGATAATAAGTGGATCGAGGTTAATGAAAAACTAACGACAAAACGTTTTGGTGGATTATATCCATACGATGATACTAAGAAAATAAATGGACGTGTTCCAGTTTTTGGTTTATCAGCTGATGGTACAGAATTTTCTTTATTAGAAACAGCATATGCTGCAGCTAACGAAGTTGTTCATATGATTAAAACAGCAAAAGAAGTTCGTGCTGTTATCGATATTAATGGATCGTCTAAACAAGATCAAACTACGTCATATCCTAAAAACTTTATAAGTTTTCCAGGAGACTCTTTAATAGCTAACTATGTCAATACTATTAATCAACGATTATTAAGTTTCCAAGACCCTACAATATTTGAAGAAACTGGTATCAACATGTACGGTCTCGAACATTATCGTCGTAATCTTGCTGTTATTTATGTTAAGCAAGGCGAAAGCTGGATTAATTTAAATAAGTATATTATTTCTAAGAATAATCATGTTTCGATTTTAAAATATTCTGATTTTACAAATCCTAATTTAAAACCATGGTCTTATGAATTTGATAGTAAAGTATGGGCCGATGCTGTATGGAATGTAACAAATCAATTAGATAAACGTCATGAGATTCAGAATAAAGCATTCGGCACACAAAATATTACGCAAGGATTAACGTCTATTTCTGATTGGACATGCACGTTAGGCGACGTAACATTATTTGTACCGCCAATATCGATTAATGTCGTTACACAATCTAATTCTCAGAATATTCCGTTGATGCGGGCAAAAGGCTCGGCTAACATAGAGAATACTAAACCAGATCGATTACTTCAACTAGAATTATATTTTAATGAAGATCGTGGTATTAATGGACAACCTGTTACTGTCGAAACTAACACTTCTGATAAGAAGAAAAAAATTACGTATTATATGAATGGATTTCGATCTTTATTATCTGAATTCCATTTTGTTCCATATATGCCTATTGAAAATAAGTATATTAATGAAACACTCGATATCGATGCCGTATGTTTTGAAGCTATATCGGTAGCAACAGTACCAAATTATCCTAAGTTATTAAAAGTAACATTACTTTTAAGAGAATTTGATTATCAGGCTTTTATGCCTCAAGTTCCTAAACATAGAGAAATTGAAGGCGGTGAAGTCGTAAAATATCGTAATTATTTTTCGAAGACAATTAACTACGATTTGTTACGTTGGTATTATCAACGTCCATTGCTATTAGGTAACGAATTACATAGTAAAGAATATCCGATATTCTCTAAGGATTTTATGAAGCGAACATTGTTTGCTAATCGATCGGCATTAATGCCTGTCGACACATTAAATCCTAGAATCGATTTTTATGTGCCGGACGAAGCTAAACTAATTAAATTAGAAAAACTTCGTCAAACATATACTAAAACTAATAAGAAAACACCGAATGCGTATCGTCCATCTCCTGCCGATAAAGCATTATTTAGCGAAGCGAATAGAGTATTTACTACGTTAAAAGGTAAATACTTTGCAAACGAAATTAAGAATTTTTCTTCTAATAAGACATCGAAATATGAATTCTTATCAGAAGCTGGTAATAAACTTACTAAATATTTAAATCAATTTAATATTCAAGCTTATTATGACATTGTCGAACCTAATTTAGATATTATAAATAAATTAAAAAATGCTGGTAGTTTTATATTGTCAGGTGGAGAAGCTAAGCCAATTGTCGATTTAAATAATCCGAATAGTGTTCGTTTAATTATTCATATTAAACCGACGACACAATATAATTCATTAGAAGATTCATTATTGTTACGTCAACAATTTGCTTCGACATTAACTAATAATGGCTCTTCTAATATGGCAGAAAATGTTCAGAATTTAAATAATGGACATCCTATCGATACAGACATATATAATAGTATTTTTAAAAACGAAGAATTCTCTTTAAGTCTTATCGTTAAAGAAAATGATGGTAAATTATCTTTAGATTATTATCCATATGATACGGATTCTAAATTCTTAGAATATTGTGCTTCTCAGTTTAGTCGACTTGGTACTAATGACGATACATATAATGCATTGTCTGGTAACGAACAACAATATGAAGAATATGAAGATTCTGAATTCGAACGATTAACATCTATCGATTATCGATTATATTTAAAAGATATATTAGTTCAAGGGTTAACAGCTAATTTTTCTAATACATATGCTAATATGTCTGTCGATACTCATCGAGGACAAGCTCCTCAATATATGGGTGGTCAAGATGCAACGTTAACATTTTCTGTTATGACATATGATCAAGCTACTGTCGATGCATTTGATAAGATTCCTAAGATTATTTCTTATTTTAAAAAGAAATATCCTAATGCATTACCTTCGTATCCATTTAGAATCGAATCTGAATTTACTAAATTAATAGGTGTATACGAAGTAATTGTCGAACAAGTTGCTATTTCGACTGTTTCGAATTATCCAGGATTATTCCAAATTAAAGTATCGTTACGTCAAACAGATAGGACGTTAAGAAATCGATTTGCTATATACAAACAATTCTCTGTCGAAAATTATGCATCTAATTTAGCAACGGCTCAAAAAGCTACACAAGCTGCTCTTAGTTATTTTGATATCGATGCTAATTTATCGAAAGCTGAATTATATCCTGATTTACAATTGCCAACGATTAAAGAACTTGGCGAAATGGGTTTTGAATTTATCCGTTATAAAAATCCAGGTAATCAAGTATTCGTCGATCCGGATTTTTATTTTTGTTATCACGAGACATTATTCTCTGAACTATTAAGAGATATAATTCTTATGGATAGTAAGCTTCTACAATTATACAAAGAAGCCGATGAAAATGGTAAGCCTTTGGATAAAACTGTCGAGATGACAGCTGTTGACGATACAGGACGCGGTGTCGAATACTCACGATCTGGCGGTATGACAATTGCATCGAATGGTGGATTAGCGTTAGCGCTCGATAAAAAAGAATGGGATTTAACGACTCAAAAGATTAATGATCTTAAAAAAGAAGAAAACGATATTCGTTTAAAACTCGTTAAGCATGGTGTAAACACTGGTCAATGGAAAATCGGAAAAAATGCTTCCGTATCGTTTATGGAACCATATTATTCTTGGATGTATTATCATTTAAAAGACGATGCTGATTGGAATGAAACTGGTAAGGAAGAAACTAAGCAAGCTATTAAAACAGCTACAGGTCCTGGTGCTACGATAATTGATCCGAGAACACAGGTCGATAAAAATTCTAGAGTTTATAAAGAAAATAAAGAAGAATACGATAAGGCTGAAAAAGATCAAGAAAAGCGAAAAGAAAATAATGCAAAAGTATCTGAAAATGCATTAAAATCTGTACTTGTCGATTCTGTCGATACGTTTATGAAAATAGCTGACGATGCGTTAAAATTCTTAAGCACGATTGCTATCGAAGAAAAAGATCAAGATAAAGTATTACTTCAACATTTTTATAACTTAATTGTCGAAACTAAATCTGTTCAACAAAGTACATTTTCTGATTGGCAAGATAAAATTAACAGTACGTTAAATAAATTTGTAGCGGCTGCAGTTTTATCTGGTGTCGATAGTGATTTAAGTACTGAAAAACAACAAGAAATAGCTAAAGAATTTATTAAATTTGCTAATAAATCTAATAACAATACAGCTAAAAATGATAGAGTAATAGCTAATGAATCTGTTAAAGAAAACATTCAACCTAAAAAAGATTATTTTAAAGAAAATAAATTTAACTTACGTTCGACAAAATATTTGTATGAACAAGCTAAATTAAGTTATGATCCTGACAAAGATAAAGATTTTTGGCGTTATGGCTCTATTGTTGAGATGGGCGTCTTTGGTATACCATGTTTTACCGAAGAAGAATTTAAATCTAATCCATTATTAAATTTAATGAATGTAGACTTTGCGGCTCGTAAGAAAAAATTTACCGATAAAAAATATACATTCTTAGATTCCGATCATTATTATTTTATCGATCCGTATTACCAGACTTCTGATTATAGCGAGACGATGGCATATATGAAAGGTTGTATGACCGATTATAATTATGCTAAAAATGCATTCTTACGGAACATGTTATTCTGGATGTGTACGTTAATTAAAAATAATATCATGCCAAACTATATGACAGATATATTATTTAATAACGCTGACGGCGAAGTATCTGCATATGAATATATGAAAGATATGAATTTGTCTAAAGACATTCAAGAAAAAAATGTTAATACTATGAAGAACTTTGTTAAGGATAATCAAGAGAAGTTTGTAAACGGTAAATTGTTTGTTTGTTATTCCTTAACAGCTCTTGCCAAAGATAATGATTACATTAAGAAGATTACAACTCGTAATTATAATTCTTTAAATGCTACGACACACAAAGTATTAACACCATCGTTAAGTGTAACGGCTCCGTTAGAAGATAACGACATGATTCTTCGTCGATTATTATTTGCATTGGTACCTGCTGGTATTATAGAAAAGATTGAAGAATTAGGTGTCGATATTAGTAATAATAATCCGATCAGTCAAATTGAACGTGATTATTCTCAGAAATTAGAGCTCGAAGCTAATTCAAAACAAAATCTGCCTCGTCGTGTACGCGATTCATTCTTAGATATGATCCAAACAGATGTTCGAGGAAGAATGCTTAGAGGATTCCCGACATTCCAAGTTATGTTTATCGACGAAGGGTTAACTTCTGGATTCTGGAAAATGCACGATAGTTTCTATAGTACGAATGCTATTAGTTCTATTCAGGTCGTTAAATCTAAGAATATTGCTGCCGATACGGCAATGATTCAAATCAATAATGCATTCCAAAACATACTCGCAGAATACGATTCTGATGGTGATAACGATAACTATGTACAACAATTACAGAATGGTTTAGCTGCATTAAATAACTGGTATGACAGTATATTTAATCCTAGGACATTTGTTCGTAATGCACAACAAAAACAAGATATGATTCCGGAACGAGCATCTATTAAATTAGTAGCTGGTGCTAGAATTCATATTCGTATGGGTTATTCTGCCGATGCTGCAAAACTACCTCCGATGTTTAACGGTATGATTACTGAGATTGTTGGTGGCGATGTTGTTAATATAACAGCACAAAGCGACGGTATCGAATTGTCGAATCCGATTCGTGAAGATAACTATGGCGATCGTATTAAAAATAGAGGTGTACATTATTTTCAAGATAGCCCTTATGGTAAATCATTTGGCGGTGTATCTCCTCGCGTATTGATTAGTTCATTCTTGACGTGTCAAGATCAAAATTCATTTAGTAAAGTATTTAGAGAAAATAACTGGAATGTATTATCTAGAGTGTTTTCTAAAAACCCATTCGGCATTTATCATTTTGGCGATACTTATTATCGTGATATATTTGCTAATGGTGAACCTGTACAAAATATTTACGAAGTAACGAATGATGGTAGTGCTCATTATTATAATAGTAGAATTAATAATGGCATCTTTGATAGTTTCAATCCTTTATCAGATGGTAATCGTATTATTAACGAACAAGGACAAGAGCGACAAGAAGATACATGGACTATTAATCAATTAGCAAATACATTTGGATTCGGCACGCAATCTGGTCATCAATATATCGATATTAAAACACAAGGTCGTACTGTCTGGGATATTCTTCAATTTTCAGCAAGTGCTGAACCAACATATATTGGTGCTGTTACTAATTTTGGTTTTAGAAGCACAGCATTCTTAGGCAAGCCAGATTGGTATGCAGCTTATAAATATGTTAAACAAGGTAAAGATCATAACGTAACAGAAAAACGTAAACCATATTCACAATTTCATATGTATTGGTCTGATCATGATATTATGTCTAATCAAATTCAGACAAATATTAATAAAGTGGCAACGGTTGCTAAAGGTTTATATAACTTTGAAGACGTTAAAAAATCGACGCCTGACGTATATTTAGATCGTGATATTTATCCTGAATATCAACGTTCTGTCGTAGTCGATACATGGTTACATGCTCGTACTCAAATCAATACGTCGTCTGATAATACATTTACGATCGATAGTGAAATTGGTTCGCTCGACAATTATGCAACGACAACTGGTTTAGTCATGAGTGCTCCAGGTGCCGTTATGGGATCTGAAGGTGGAGTACTCGGTATGGCTGCTGGTGGCGCTGCTGGTTTCGGTATCGGTACGTTAATTGAAAAAGGTGTTAAATCATTAGCATCTTGGGCTGTTACTAATTGGTTTCCTCCAGAATTTGGCGGTAGTGAACATAACCATGAAAAAACTGCTCGTAATATGACAATTAGTCGATTAAAACGTTCGGTTGAACAAATTTATTCTGGTAACTTAGTCGTATATGGCGATCCTTCTGTTAAGCCACACGATAGAATTGCTATTATCGATGAACCGAATAGCATGACTGGTCAAGCTAAAGTTCGAGATGTTGTTCATATGATGTCGGTAACGACAGGTTTCGTTACGACAATTACACCTGATGCAATTGTCGATCCTTTGAATGATAAAACGACACAAGAAGTCAATATGTCGTTTATATCGACAGCAGCACGTTATACGACATACGCTATGGGTTTATATAATTTATCTCGTGCATTATTAGTTCAAGCATTATACGATGATTTTGTCGGAGCTGTCGTTCGATCAGAAGGTTGGTTTGCTGAACGGTATGCTGATAAGATTCAAGGATTAATAGAAAATAAAAAGAATCCACTATATAAACTCGAATCATATAGAGCTCGAAAACAAATCGCACTCGATAAAATCGACGAACAAATTAAAAATCTTCAGAATAAAAAAGTTGCTGGTACATTAACTCATGCAGAAAATGAAAAAATCACGATGCAGCTTCGTAATTTATTAGCTCGTCGAGAAAAAATATCTTCTATTTCTAAGATTGGTAAAATACAATCGGCAATAGGCGATGTTCATAAGAGTTCTCGTGAATATATGTTACAACATTTAAACGATTGGATTAAAACTAATACGGAATTTGAACTAGCTAAAAAACAAACGGCTGAAAAATTTGCATCGTTAATGAGCGAAGAAATAAAAAAAGCTAAAGATGATTATTACAAAGCAGCATCTCAAAAAGGACGTGAAAAATATATTCACGAAGAGACAGATAAATTATTTAAATCTTTAGATAAAAATAAAAAAGCAAAAAGTATAGAAGTAGATGCTCCTGTATTTGATGAAAATGGCAATGCTGTTTTAGATGAAAACAATAAACAAAAAACTACGAAGAAGACTATTAAACTTAATAAAGGCAAAAAGAACGCTAGTAAAGAATTGCAAAAATTATACGAAAAACAATTTAATAAAGAGTATGATATAATTCTTCGCAATAAGGAAATGACGTTAAGAAAAGCTATTCAAAAAGTCGAAGCCGTTACTAATCGTATTTCTTTAGTAAATAATACTGAAAAAGGTGCTAAAATATTAGACGAAATAAAAGATATATTATCGACATCTAAGACGATAACACCTGATAAGATTACGGAAATTTCTAACGACGTTCTCAAGACTGGCGGTCTTGGTTCTAAGGTCGAAGCATTTGCTTCTAGTTTCTTAGGTAAAAGAATTGTCGGAATATTAGGAAAAGGTTTACGTATAGCTGGCAGTCCTTTAGTAATTTTAGGTTCGTTTGTTTTAGGTCGTTGGGGTGACATGATTAAAGACTTTATTGATAATTATAAAGTATTATGTGTGACTCCATTATTAAAACGCGGTATGCCATTTATTCCGGCTTGGGGCGGTAATTCTGGTACAATATTTATGAGTCCAACATGGGGTCAACGTGGACCAATGTTAGATCTTATGGATAATTTGTTTAATTATCGTGTTACGAAAACAGGTAATGCTACGGCTGACGCATGGGAATATGCTAAGATGAGTGGTAGTTGGTTATTAAACGCATTACTTGGCGGCGGTCCTGGTGAAGCTATGGAAAAATATGCTTTACAAACCGACAATATGATGAAGGCTAATGATCAAGGTGGTCAAGTTACTTATACGATGACTGATAACTATGTATCATCATTATTCCAATATGGTGATATTCGTACGATGTCTCAGATCGTAAATGTAAACGATAAGACTATTAAAGCTGAGAAAGAATTATCACGAGCCAATGCTAAGATGTTTATGCATCCTTACGATATGACAATCTTTAAAGATACGACATTATTAAGACCATTAATTCCAGTGCCAGGTCCTGAATTTGAAATTTATAAGCAAACTAAGTTCTTTGTTATTCGACATGAAAAAGCTTTGTTTAATAGTGAACGACCTAATACCATTGAATTTAATATTGAGCAAGGCGGTCGATTCGTTAAAGTTATCGGTATCAAAGGTAAAGATGGCGACGGTAAAGAAATTCTTGATGCTAATATTTTACATCCGTTTGCTCTTAATACATTAAGAAAAATTATATTCACGGCTGAACAAGAATTATCTTATAAAGGTACGGCTGATTATAATACATATATTAATAAAGTATCGAGTGATTATATAACGCTTGCAAGTTGTTATTTATTTGGTACGGATAAATTATATCCAGGTTCTGGCTTTGGGTTCACATTAATAGGTCATGGTGAATCTGCTATTAACCTAGATAAAATTTTATCGGCATTACAAGGTGCTGGCGAAATCGAATATACTTCTGACGATAGCTCTGACGATATTATATATAAGGTAAATGTAAATATTCCAAAATTATGATCCGTAATAAAATAAAAGATAATTATGTCGGTCAAGAAATACGGAATCAAGGTTTTGCAAAGTTAAAGGGGTCGGTATTGTCTTCCGACCCTTTAACTAATACTTGTTCCGTTATTTATACCGATCAAATGGGTAATCGACAAACCGAATCAGCTATGCATGTACAAACTAATAGCGTCGACTCTTGGTTTCCAAAAGCTGGTGAATATGTTATAATAGAAGCATACAACAGCAAACCTATGGTTACGGGAAGATGGACCGCAGGCTATGCTTCTGAAATTTATGCTGAAAGCGAATTAAAAAGCGATATATTCCCAGATGAATATACTCAAGACCAAGGAGGTTCTATTACGTAATGGCTGAAGACAAAGATAAAGCAAAACAAAAGACTGAGAATAAACCAAAAGTTGTTCCTGATAAAAGATTAAAGATTAATGAAACAGCTCAGAATAAAAATATCGAAGAAGTAACGAATGCTGTCAATGATTTAATAGCTGAGACCGGAGACGATGCTTCTCCTATCGATGAAGATAAATCATATTTAGGATTACGTGTTAATGCTACTGAATACGAAGAAGTTTCTAAGCATCCTGATCGAATTAAAGATTGGGCGATGAGACGTGGTACTTCTAGTATCGTAATGAAAGAAAATACTTCGGTAGCTATGGCAGTTGGCAATAGTTCTAAATTATCGGTTGATAATGGTACGATTAATGCTGTATCAAATACGCATCGAATTAAGGCAAATCGTATCGATTTAAACTTTGACGAAATATTATTTAATGGTCATAAATTAAATAATCGCATTTTTGAATTAGCTGACTTTAGAGAACTTCAAGATAAACCTGGCTCTGTAGTCGGTGATTTTATGGTTAAAGGTACTGTTCTCGTAAAATCATGGGAACCAAATCTCGGACGATATGTATTGATTCGTCGTGATATAATTATGCCGTTATTTGGACAAAATACGACGTTAGTCGAAATTGCTGAAGGTCTTAAGTTAAAAGATCCGACGAAGCTCGTAACAGATTTTGCTCCGTTTACGCAAGCTATGCTTGCTGGCGATTCTCCAATTACAGAAAAGTCTGCAAAAGAAGCGCTAAAAAATATTGATCCTAAAGATCAAAAATTATTAGAAAGTAATATTTATGAGATTAAAGCATCTGATTATAAAACACTCGAAGAGTTTCAAAAAGCATTAGACGATAAAAAGAAAACGGTTCTCGATGCATTCCAAGCTTCTGTAGACAAAGGAAACGAAACGGCTAAAAATTCTATTGTACAAGCTAATCAAGTTTACGAACTATTAATGAATGCAGCTATAAAATATTATGGCAATAAGGATGTTAATACAACACCGACTAAGCTAAAAAAAACTGACGATTCTAACGCTAACATCAAGAAGCAGTCGTAATATACATATAGCTTCTTATATAATTGTAGCCGTCTTCGACGGCAACAATTTTTCTTTTATATTAATTGGTGAAACATGAATTATAATCAAATTCTAGGAAAAATAAACGAGGAGACTCGTAAAAAAGTTGCTGATGAATATAATGAAATTCATAAAAAGTATATTGTTCCTGAAGATTATTCTGGTTCTGTTAACTTAATTGATAGGTTATTAAAAAATAAAAATATTAAGATTGACGATACTCTTAAAAAGAAACTTGAAGATTCTAGGAGTAAATTAGTCGAAGCAATAAAAAATAAAGATTTTAAAGGAGCCGCCAAGATTGTAAAAGATCTTGACGGCTTTCCTAATATCATTAAGGATGTCAATGCGCAAGATATTCTTAAGCTCGTCGATAAACGAGATATTGCTTATTTAGCTTTTGATAAACTTATCAATAAAGAAATAACGAATAAGATATTTAATACATTACATATAACAAGTAAGGAACAATTACTGCCAGCACTTCAAGATAAACGCAGTAAAATAATTGCGATTATCAAAACGTATAAGCATATTAAAAATACAAATCCAGCATTAACAAATCAAATCTTAAAAGATTTGTCTGATAACGTTAATAAGCAACTTGATGAAGAAATTAAATATGCTACTAATAAATATCAAGTATTAGCTGAACAACAAGCTGGTAAGCGTATCGATGATTTATATACAAGAGCAACTGGCTACATAGATTTTGCTAATAACTATACTAAAAATTATTTAGACAAAGCTCAAGCATTAGAAGATAAATTAAATAATGCTGTAAGTCGACTCGATACAATTCAGCTAGGCGGCTTTGCTAAAACTATTAATATGAACTTACAATTATCTAAAATAGATTTTGTAAGTAAAAATATTGAACGCGTTAATAAGTATATGCAAAAATATACTGATTTAGCTCGTAAACATTTAGATCGTGCTAAAAAGTGGGCAACTGAACAAGTTACAAAATTAGCATCTCGAGTTCTTGGTGAAGTCGGCAAAAAACTTGCATCATGGGGCAAAAGTGCTATCGGTAAAATTAAAATTTAGAAAGGATATATAATGATTGATTTTTTATTAAATTCTGATAAAGATGATATTATGATCGAACAAAGTAATCGATCACGACAATTAAAAATTCAATTTAATGTTGCCGAATCATCTAAAAAATTAAAGATTCAATTCTTTGTCGAAACAATTGCTCGACCAAAACAAACGACATATCCTTTGAAAATTAATTTTACGATTCAAAATAAGAATAATCCTTATGCTAAACAAAATATATATGCTACTCCTATTTGTGCCGATAATGAGGCTTATACTATTCAACAAATCATGATTAGGTTAAAAACTGAATTAGGCGAAGTATTACAGCGTCCTTTGCTAGGATCACGATTAGTAGAATATCGTCATAAAGATAAATTCGATAAGTCTAATTTATTAGCTATTAAAGAAATAGTCGAAGGTATTGTTAATGATGATAATTATACTATTAATGTGAGACCTAATGTCGATGAAAAACAAATTATGTCTTGGCATAATATACATATAGAAATTAAGCATAAAGAAACGAATAGAGTTTTAAAAGGATTTACGATATGAAACATTTGAATGAAATTTATCAATCGATAAAAACTTTCTTTGAAAGTAAGGTTAAAAATACTGTAGAACAAGGCTCTGTTCTCGATTTATTTATGCTATCAATTTCTAATGAGATGAATGATGCATATGAATATATTGAGTCTAATAAAACACCTCATATATATACTTCGTTAAATGGACAGAACCTTGACGATATGGTTAAATTCTGTGGTTTTACTCGTCGTGAAGGAGAGAGCGATCAGAATTTATTGTATCGTTTAATTAACTGGTCTTTAATTAATGAAAAGTCTAATACGATTGCTATCGATGCTGCTTTATTAGATTTAAAAAATGCATCGAATGTTACATATGTACCTATGGTATATGGAACAGGCACAGCTATTTGTTATGTTATTCCGACAGAATACACTGTCGAAAAAATTGAAGCAGCTTTAGAAGAAGCTAAAGACCGTTTAAAAAATGTCACGAGCCCTTCATTATATATAGAGTACGTAACACCAGAATTAAGAGCCGTAACATTAAGTATTAGTATTTCTAATACTGATTCTAATCTTGCCGATATTAAACGAAATCTCGAAATGAAACTAGCAGAATATATTAATGCGATTCCTCCGAAAGAAAGTTTAAATGTCGGATATATTAATAAACTTGGTATTAATGAAACTGGCGTAAGTTATTTTAATGTATCTGGATTATTTGTCGATGGCGTATCAGTTACCAATTTAAAAGTACTACAAGATATTAAATCTAAGATGTTACTCGATACGATTCAATGGATCGAGGTATAGTCTATGGATGCTATTACGAATAAAAACTTTATAAAAGCTTTACAGTATTTTCCTAAATGGATGCAAATTCGTCGTCGTCCTTATAAGTCTAATGCCGGTCATTTGTTGATGTCTATTATTCAAGAGATGACAGATATCTGGAAAGAAGTCGATGAATATGCTAAAGACTTCTTTCTAGTAAATTATGCTGGCAAAGAAAATACTATTATTAGTAAAATATATAAATGTGTGATCGGCGAATTAAATCCTAAGTTAAAACTAGATAATGAATTTACGATTACACAAAGTTTAGCTGAATTTTATAAGCATAAAAAATATGCATATTATGAAAACGGTTATTTATATTTTAAAATAGACGAAATTGAAAATAAACCGATTGGCTATTCTATTAATAAATTTCATTATACGGCTAATATAGAAATAGAACCTGTCTGGAATATCTTCGATGAATTTGCATGGTTTGCTGGCATCGATCGTTTGCCAGATGAATCTAACCTTAGTTTGTCTAACCGGACATACGATGCATTACGTACTAAAAATAATAAGAATAACAATATCTTATTTGATGACAAAAGTATTCTTGACGTATATAAACATCGTTTTAATTCGACAGAATTTGGTATTAAATATTTAATTAAGAATTTGTTATCAGCTTATGCTGGCATTGCTTTTAAAGATATTCATATCGAAAAACTAAACGAAGTCAACATTCAGAATGTTATAAAAGATCGGAAAGTTTATGATTATATCTCTGAATTAAATAAAGATATTGCTCGAGAAAAAGTATGGGATTTAACATTCTGGGAAAATCAATTTAAGAAAATGGATTATTCCTCTCATACTTGGGATCAACCTGTTGAATATTATCAACAAGGTGTTGGATATTACGATAGTTTAAAAGTAATTACATCTAGCGAAATTAATTCTTCTGATTTTACCGACGTAAACATTATAGGCTATAAAAAGTCTAAACAGAAGATTAGTCAATATCTTCTTAATAGTAATAAATTTTTTAATATCGATATCGGATTAAAAAAATATGGGTTAGATTTAAAACCGCTCGATGTTCAATATAGCTTAAAAGCCACATCTGTTGTCGGTATTAATCCTGAAAGTGTTACGTTTAATACATACAATACGTATAATGGATTATATACGTTACCTATCGAAAAGTTTGTCGATGAAAATGCTCCGTTAACAGGTATAACAGTATCTAATAATGGTCATTTAGTTAACGATACGAACGAAGATATTACATATAAAGTAGTCGCTCAGCCTATTAAAGAAGGCGGCAATCTTTATATCGATTCGTTTAAAATAGATAACGACGATATCGTAACAAATTATTATAATAATAATTACTTTAAGAAAGAAAATAACAGTATTTCTTATGCCGATAATTATTTCTACGGTACTCAAATTAGAAATTTTGCATCGACTACTAATGTATATGATACTAAAAATGGCGTAGCGCTCGATATTTCAAAATCGACAATCGGCACATTTACGATTCCGTTAACTTCCGATATGGAATTTAAGACGATTAATTATAATATTATCGATACACCTATCAATATTATTAATAGATTTGACTTAATAAAGTTAAACAACTTTAAATATAATTCTAATGACAATATATTATATATTGATTCTGGTACTAGAGGTTCTATTAGTATCGAACAAATTATTACGTCGTTAGAATTTGAAATCGATAAATTAGATTCTGAGCAAAATACAGGATCTTGTCAAATTGTAATTACCGACGATAATAATAATATTTTAATTCAAGAAGAATTAAATACTTCGACTACTAATAAGAAATTTAGTTATATTGCAGATGAGTCATCTAAAAAGAAAATTACGATACATAAAATTGGCCAGATTGGTTTTAAGATTAAATTTATTAAAGCATCGGCTAATGGAATTATGTTTAGTATTAATGGTAATCGAATTCCTAAAACATTAAACTCATATTCCTTACCAGATGCTATTAATAATAAACTATTAACAGTTACGTTATATTCTTATCTTGGTATATCTTCTCCAGTATTAGAATATATTTCGATTGCCGGAGAATTTTCTAATTTTAAATTCTTTGAACAAGAAATAATTATACCAGCCAATACGACTAAAAATATTAAAATAGAGTCTCGAGAAGCTAAATTATTATTATATAAAAATAATAATCTTATCGACGACAATTTTAATACGTATAATACATATTCAGGTATTGGCAAATTACCATTATCTATTAATAGTTCTAATTTAAGTCTTATTAATAACGAACTTAAGACAGGTACTATTAATGGAAGAAACACTTCGTATATCGATATCGATTCTGATATTAAATATATCGATATTAATTTTAATAAGTATGAAGAGCTAGTCGAATCTTTAAAGTTATCTCAAATATTAATAGATAATTATGAATATGACCATACGAAAGAAAATGTGTTCGTTACGTATAACGGCAAGATAATTATTTATAATAGTTCTGGAAAAACAGAACCATTTAAAGAAGTTACGATAGAACGTTCTGTATTCTCTAGAAATTATAATTTAATTAAAGCTATTGTTCCAGATGCTATTTTAATTAATTTTATTCATGATAATAATAATGTTATTACGACGAAAGAAAATTTCGATGTTAATAAAATTATTAAAATATCGTTAGCTACTAAGAATTCTTCGACTCATATTTTAAACAAATCTGATAAGATTATTCAAAATCAAAAAGATTATAATATTGATTTAGAATCTTTCGTTCCTAAGTTATCTCAAGATCAAGTATATTATCTCGAAATTAATTTACCTGATAATTATGATAAGACAACACAATATATTCGATATACTTACGATACACATGAGTCGCTAGAAAAAAGTTGTTTAATCGGAAATAATATTAATATTGTCACACCTGTTATTACAGTATTTGCTAATTACTGGAATAATAACGAATCAAATTATAACGTATCATTACGAAAGAAATTTGAAACGACATTATTCTCTTCTGAATTCAATTTAAACGAAACTATCGATATCGATGGAAAATCTTATAATTTATCCGAGTACTCATTAACAGTTCCTTCGTATTTATCTATTACATATACTAATAAAACATATACAGAAGATGTTCAATTAACAGAAGACGGACTTGGTAAATTAAAATATTCCAATGTATTAATAAATGATGCCATTGTAAAAATTGGAGATCATACGTTAACGAATAAAGAATATGCTATATATTCTGAACCGGGTATTATATTAATCGACGATATTTTTGAATATAATTCTTTAACAGCTAATATTACATATATATATAAAGCTCCGATTAAGATAAGTTTCAATTCTTTAGATAAGTTATATGAACTTGTCGAATATAACGTCGAAGCTTATGATATCGAAAATTTATTAACTGTTAAAGATATAAAAGATGGCGAAAGTCGAATCGTAGCAATTGCTAATAAGGATATCGATAAATTATATGCGACTTCGACAAATAGTAATTTTACGTCTGTTATTATTAATAATAAAGTAACAGTATATCGTAATAATACTGATAATAGAATTGCTGTTAAGGCTGGTTATTATTATGAAAACGGTAAAGAGTATTATCTTGGCGTTAATGAATCGACAATAAATCATCATCGTGATCATTATGTCGACTATAATAATATGAAAAAACAAGGCAGTTTGCTCGTATTAAATTCTAAAAAGCAAAACTTTATACCGAACAGTTTAATGGATATGAAGATATTAAATCCTTTATGTTATGTAAATTTTAAAGAACAAAAAGAAATTTCTGAAATATCTTCGCTTCGCTCGCTAACGACAGCTAATACATTTAATAATTGGTCATTTGATAAATGTGATCCGACATTGCTCGAAGAAAATAAAAATTATATTATTAATTTTAATTTTGATAAAAATGGTTATGCTATTTTTAGAATCGATAAATACATTTACGATAATACTTTTATTAATATAAAAATGTCGGGCAATCTTATTATTAGATTATTTAGCGAACGTAAACTTAATGGATTTAGATTGCAAAAGAAGCCATTGTTAAAATTTGAAAAAGATTTTACAATAGTCGATGGTTCTGCTGCAATTAATTTTACGCGTGAAAACGATTTGTATTATTATATTGTTGTTACAGGTACACAAGGATCGATAGAAGAAATAGTTATTTCTGATAAAGAAATTGAAGCGCCCCATAAAAAGAATATCGATAAACTTGGTTGGAATATTATTGAAAAGAAATTAAATTCAGACTTATTTATTCATTATGATAATTTTAATGCATCGACAACGAATTTAGATATCGATGACGATGGTCATATTGTATACGGTACAACAATGGATTATGATGCGACATTAATCGGCACGTCTGATTTAATGAGATGCCAATTAGATAAAGTATTGTATCGTAATAATAAATTAATTACGTTAGATGAACCAGGTGTCGTTACGACAGAAATATTTGATTTAATCGGCAAGCATTATGAAGCGGTTAGCGATGAATATTATAAATATATGAATAATATATTATATTTTATCGGTAAGATAAATACCTTGTCTTCTGACGTATTTAAAATAACAGTTCTAGGTTCTGATAATTATTATGATACATTTTCAACAATTGGTGTTATCGAAAATAGCTGTTTTACATTAATTAATAATGAAAAGTTAACACAGTATATTCGATTAAAAATTGAGATGCCGGCTAATACAGAAATTTCTTCGATCGATATCTATACTATATTTAATGAGACTGACGATATAAAGATTCCGTCTTTAATAGAAATCTCTGGAGTTTTAATCTCGAGACTATTAATGGTGTCAGATAAGAATAGTTATAATATAGATTCTATCGATGGAGATATTAAAGGCGACGTTAGAATTAGTGTACGAACACTTCGTAAAAACGGTATTGATTCTAATTTTACACAGTGGAAAGAATTATATAAAAATGGTAAAATAGTACCAGTAGCTGTTAACAATACAGATACGTTCCAGTTTAGAATTGAATTGTTGGCGCCAGATGCCTCAGTTCTTATTAATAAGATAGGATTAACAACTATATGATATTTTTTGATAATGCAAGAATAACTAAGAATAACGGATGTTATTTTTACGATCAAGATATTATTATTCTTGATTATGCATATAGTGGCGATTCTAGAATTAAATTAAAATTAGATTATGTAAATCCAGGATTCGGAATTCTCTTAATTGAGGATTCCGATTCTAAATTTAATTCTAAAAAACAATATATGTTTAAACTTGGTGATGATGATTACGCCGTTATCGAAAAGTTAGATGACGGACAAAATCAAGTCGAATATTCTACGATACAATTTAAGCATTTATTAAAAGATGCATATGTTGTTTTAGAATATGAAAATAATAAAGCTTCTTTTTATTTAGAAAAAAACAATAAAAAAGTATTAACGATTATTCAAGATTTTCTGATAGAATTTAGTTCATATCGTATTGGTCTGTATTCACAATATGGCAACACAATTGAATCATTGCAAGTATCTTCAGGATTACCTGTTGGATGGGCAGCTAATGTTATTAGTACTGTTGGTGGTCGTTTATATTATTATGATAATACAATTAAGTTTGAAAATTGTACATATGAAGCTCAAACCGAAACTGATTTTATTAAATTAAAAGCTGGTACTTATTATTTAAAATATAATGTTACTGGTGATATTAAAGCAGCTGCATTCGCTTCATCTGATCCGAGTATCGAATTAAATAAAAAGAATATTTTAAAAGACGATAAAATTGTTCTTGAAAAAGATTCATATGTATCAATACAATTTTATGGTAAAGATGGTATCGTATCTAATATCTCGTTACAAGAAACTGCTAACGGATCATATCTACCATCATCTGGTAATGGATCATTACAAGAAGGTAGTTATTTACATTTTATACTAGATAATATTTCTTCGATTCATTTATCGGTGCAAATTACAAAACTGCCAGAGTCTGAAAATTTAACATATTATTATTTTAAATTTGGTGATCGAGTGTATACACCTAAAGATTTTCCGATTGGTGAATATATCGATGTTGTATATGATCGTAAAACATTAACAATAAAATATGCAGATAAAACAATTCGATTAAATCGATATGATAGTAACATTCTCGACATGTTTTATAATGTAAATGTTTTTATTAAAAAATTAGTTATTATTAATAAAGATAATAAAGAAGAAAATTTATTAACGGTTAGCGAAACATATTCACACATTACTAATGAATTAGATACGCCGATATTGTGTTTAGATGAAAACGATGAACCATTCGATTTAAGTTCTTCGTATCGTGAAGTTATTATACCGACTATTCATATTGATATGTTTAATAAGTATAATCCGATGAAATTATCTCATCAATTAAATACATATCAATTAGATGATATTCAAGTTATCGGCATTAAAGAACATTGTCAAATTAATCCTAATGCTAAAAATTTTAACGATTTTATTATTTCTGAAACGGGTTTCCAATATATCGATTTTAATCCGGCTGTTAATATTAATGTCGATTTAAATTCTTTGGTTTACGATAAAGATATTCGTAATAAATATAAATATATTGCTATTATGTATCCGACTGCCGATACATATATGTATAAGTTTACGAATTGGTCTCGTGAATATTTTGATAATAAAAATAATGTATTACAACTAGCACATCCAATTCTTAATACGTTTAATAATATTAATATTTACGGTATGAACAAAGAACCTAAGCTTGATTTATTTTATCGTGTTCGTCAAGATAAAGAAACATCTGATATTAAATTAACGGCTAATACATATGACATTGTCGATAATGCTTCGTTCGATATCGACTTTAAAAAGAATCGCATCGAATTAAAAAATAATAATTATAAATATTATATTGTCGAATATTTGAAAAAAGATAGTTATTGTATTAATGATTTGAAATACAATGTATTATTAAATAAAGATTCGTCTAATCTATACGAAGTTAAGATTTCGACTAATAAAGAAAACTTTAGATTAGTTTATGATCAAGACGAAAAAACAAAAACAATTAATAAATATAAACTAACAGATATTAATTTAAATCCTAATCGGTATGTAACATTGAGGTCTGTATGAAAATTTATTTAAATAAAAAAGAAATTGTCGACAAAACATTACTCGATGAAAATGACATACCATTGTCATACTTAAATAATTTATCAGTATATAGTGATACGATTATTAAATACGACGATAAGTTATTAAAGTTAAATAAAAAACGGGCTATTAATTTATATGAAAAGGTCGATAAGAATAAGTTATTTTTTAAGGAAAATAATGAGCCGGCTAAAATTAATAAAGATTACCTTGTCGATATTGACGGCAAAATCGATCTTCTTAATAGTTCTAAAAAATCTTCGTATCGCCCGACAGTATTTGGATATAAATATGTATTAGAAAGAACAATACCGTTTCAATCTAATAAAGAATATACTATTAATATTGATTTTACTGGTATGGAAAACGTAAAAGAATTGTTAAAAACAATTACGTTGCCAAATAATTTACATTTAAATAGCGTTCAAAATAATCCAGATATTAAATATTTTTCAGACGAGAAAGCATATTTAGAAAATATGCGAGATGGCGGTTATCAAGATAATTGTAATATTTATATCGTAAAGTCATCATATGCTAATAAAATTATATATAATAAGCCTAAAATCTTCGACGTTGCTAAGCCTGTAATATTTACGCAATCTGAATATACAATCGAACCATCGTGGGATATTTTTAACCATGATTCTGAAATGTCATTATTCCCGAGAATGACATACGACTATATTAAATTAACGATTAATCATACGCCTATATTAATTATGAGAGATCGCTTAAACTATAAGTTAATTATATTGTGCGGCAAGGAAATATTCACACAAGAACGATTGATTAAATTTTTAGTCGAGAATATCGTATATGCTTATACAATAGGTTATTATAAGGTACCGGAAGCTTCTGGCTCTTATCTTAATAGTTTTATTTCGAATAATATTATTGATTATTATTATAGTTTAAATAATAGAATGAACAGTAATCATCCGATAATTAACTTTAAAAAAGATGTCGAGACTTCTAATTTTAAAGATACATCGTATAAATTAGTCGATGTATTTACTACGAATAGTAATGTTGTATATGATTATGTCGATTACTCTAATAATGTATATTTTAAGAAAACTGTTAATGATGAACCAGAGAAAGGCAACGTCAATTCATTAATTTATACGACAAATCAAGAATTAAAGTTTATCGATAAAGTCAATTATTCGTTGTATGATATTGAACAATTACCAAATATTTCTTATAAATATGATAATGATAAATTAGAAATTGTCATTTCTCCGTATTATAGTTCTTCTCAGAATATTGCTAAGAATAAACAAACATTTTTAACGATACATGATATTAATAAAAACTATGTATTGTATATGAGAAAAACTTCGATTTTTGCCGACCAAGAATTTTATATATTAGAAGATACTGAAACTTCTGACGATATAAAAATTGCCGATATTATAATTAAATTAAATAATAATATTATTCCGACAGATGTTCGTGTAATTGGTGGCGGATCTAGTAAATATGATAACTATGATTATATCGACACTGGTAATATAAACGGTAGACCATATAGAGTTGGTACATCGATGATTATTACTTTGCCGAAACGTTACGAGCCGTATCGAGACCAACTACAACGACAAATCGATAAACATATTTCATCGGCTGAAGCGGCAATTATTATTTTTAAGGACTAGATAATGGCAAATAATTTTCTAAACAAAATCGACTTTACTAAAGGTGTGAAGGCAAGACCTATCAATGAAAATTTTGAGATGGTCCAAGATTGGATCGACAAAGAACGATTGCAATCTGCAGGCTGGGGCATTATCTCTGGTTTTGAATTTAGTCGACGTGGCGATGAGTTCATTATCGATATAACAGAAGGTGAACTTATTAATCGTGCCGGTCATAAAATTAAACTAGACCCGGCATTCGTAAATGTAGGTGAACCACAAGCTATTCAATATTTTGAAAAATTTACGCTTGATGCTACCGGTGAAATTACATTACGTTTTCCAGTATATGCTCCTTCACAATTAAAACAAGTTGTATATATTGCAGGTGTTCAAGGTGAGTTACCAGATACTAAAGAGTTTCGTGTATATGATTTAGAAACACAAGAAATTCTTCAGATTGCTTCTATTAATAAACAAACGATTCATATCGTCGATCCAGAAGGTAATGAAGGACGCAAAGTCGGCATCATATATAACTATGCATCATCTCATATCGATACGATTGTATATAATGAAAAGACTCCGGAATTATATCCTAAATATCATTATGGTATTTTCTCTGCGTCACCGGCTTTTCCTGATTTAAATCAGTTTGAAGAGCAAGGTGATATTATTCTTGGCTGGGCATATTGGACAATCGATGAAAATGGTATTTCTGTAAAATTCTTTTACGATAATAAAAATACTCGTCCAATTTATGTCGACAAACATGGCAATATTTATTTATATGGTAAATTATATTCTAAGACGCAGCGCAAGTTTATTTATTTCGTAGAGCCAACTAATCCAGAACCAAATGATTTGTGGTATGATAGTGATTCTAATATCTTATATATTTGGCGCCAATTTAATGGTGGCGATTATCAATGGGTTCCAGTAAATGAGCATAGCACGATGGATCTTCATGAAACGAAATTATTCATTCCAGATGAAAATTTAACTGACGAAGAAAATGAGAAACAAACATTTGTCTTTGATGAACAAGACACGAATATGTTTTTCTTACCGCGGTCTAATTCTTTAGATGTATATATCGATCAAGGATATATTATGAAAGACCAATATGTCGAAATGGTCATGTTAAAAGAACAAGATCGCAATGGTAATCATTTAATCGTTCCTGATAATCCTAAATATAAACTAAGTGATATTATTAAGGGTATCGGTTTTAAATTAAACTATGCGTTAAATGAACCGACTGTCGTACAAGTTAATGTTCGTCATACTATTAAAAAGGGTAAGGAATCTGGTGTATTCCAACGTGCTGCTGTATTTGTCGAAGAAAAACGTATTATTTATAATGAAGATTCTTATCCTAATAATACGAGAATTATTAAATTGCCGACGACATATGAATACGGTAAACAACAACTCGAAGTATTTTTAAACGGAATTAAACTTCATAACGGCTCTTCTGACGAAGTAGATTTTAGTGAAGTACTTCCGGTACCGACTGAAGATAATCCGAATCCGACATTAACTAATAAATTTATTATTAATAATAATATTAATTTAAAATATGGCGATCGAATTATTTATCGTATTTCTCATTACGTTTGGTCTTATGAACAATTAGAATCTATCGTTACTAATGCTCAAGAAGGCATTAAAGAAACAAAAGATTTAATTACGAACGTCGATAAAAAATATTCACGCATTGTCGATACATTCGATCCGGCATTACAATCGATTCAGAATATCATTACTGATTTAAAAGAATCGACTCTTAATACAGATAATTTTGTTAAGAAGACTGATAAGATTACGAAGGATATGCTTGATGATTCTGTTAAGCATGGTTTGTATAAAGAACTTAAACAGTATGAAATTACGGTCGATCCGACGAATACGATTTATCCGTTACAACATACCGTACAACAAGATCAAATGTCTTTCGTATTATTAGATCAATATACTGGCAGTAATAAAATCGACAATGCTAATATTAGTACGATACTTAATTATGGTACTGATTATGTATATATCGATAATAATAAGATTAAATTATCGGCTGGTCTTATTAGAAATACAAGAAAACTTAAATTTATGGTTATTTCCTTTGGAGTGTAATTCATGCAAAATACATTGACATGGATGGTTCTCGACGAAAAAGAATTTAATATTTATAGTACTTATAAAGCCGGAGTTATTACTTCGGCTTCTCGTACTGTAATTCCGATTCGTCTATATAATAATTATATGGGCGTTGAGAAACAGCCAGATTTAAAAAATTTCGGCATTAATTTTTATTTTACCGATATCGAAGATTCTTCTTTGTTAGATAATATAAAAATTTTAAATGCTGAATCTGTCGAATTACCAACGACTCGATTAAATGAAGTATTAACAGTTAATTTAACGAACGAGGTAATTATTAGCGGCGCTCCAAACAAAGGAGATAGCAAAGATAATTATTACGATTTTAATATCGTAATTGAATTGCCTAAAGACGTTAAGTATAAGATTAACGATCTTAAAGAATTAACTTGCGATGTTGTTTATTATTAAGGAGGCCTATTAATTGAAACCTACATGGGGCATTCGTAAATTAAATGAATATTCCGTAGACAAAAATACGGCGATTATCATTACTGATAGTGAAAAGGATAATTACTATTGGACCGATATTCCTGATGGCTCCTTATTAGTAAATGATAAGACTGGTAATCTTTCTATTAAATTAACAGGAGAATCTGATTGGGTACCGATGGGTATTCGTAAAGACGGTACTGAAAAATTAGTAAAAGATGCTGTTATTAATGTCGAATATTATACGATCGTTAAGTTTGAATTAGAACATAATCGATTCTATTATCATGATCGTGAAGAGATTACTCGTATCGGTAAGATAATTAACGGTAAAGCTCAGTTTAAAGTTGGTTCCGGTCTTTATTTACCAGACACTAATCAACTCGAAGTATTAATTAACGATAGCGTGCATCGTAATACAATCGATGGCGGTCTCGAAGAAATTAATATGAAGTATTTCCAAGTCGATGCCGACGATATTCGATTAGGATCTACCGTAACAGTTCGCTATATTAATTATGAACGATTAAGTGAATTATATCCGTTTATTTATACACAAGAACAAGTACCTTGGTTCTTTGAAGATAAAGATTTGTGGATTAATCCTGCCGATAATGTCGATGTAAACGGATTAACGATTACGCCACTAAGTTATTATGTAAAATATTTAGATAATAACGAAGCTGAAGTCATTGTATTTACGACGAAAAATTCTCGATTGATTGCATCGAGAAAGATGAATGAGTATGTAAACAAAATTACCGATAAAAATGTTAATCGTTTTAAAGTAACACGCGAAAATAATAATTTTTATATTAATATATTCTCGACATATCCTGGGTATAAAACTTCGTTCGCTAAAGTTCTTATTAAAGGATTAGTATCGGACGAAGACAAATTAACACTCGATGTTGATTTGATATATCCAAATGTAGGCATGGCTAAAATATCTGCTAAAACTCAACTAGGTAATATTGTTACTTTTAAGCGCAATAATAAAAAAATATATAGCGCACAGAATATTGGTATCGGTATTCAACATACGTTAGCTCGTGAAGAAAATAATTACGAAGTCATAGTATCTGCTAAGAATCCAGCAAATGGTTTAACCAAAGAAAAAGTGTTAACTATTAAAAAGAAAATGATTCGTCTAACAGCAAATGTTAGTCATGTTACTTCTGTTAATGGTACAACTATTTCTGTCGAAACAATTCCTGAGTCTAAAATTTCAGTTATTCCAGTTAATGAACTCGGCGTTGAAGGCACTCCTGTTATTCCAGAAACAGCAGTCGACGCAGACGGAAGATTTTCTGGGACTATTCCTTTAACAAATTCAGGAGCTTATTACAAAGTTATCGTTACGAATGAAAAAGCTGATAATACTGTCGAAGAAAATATCGAAGTATTATTACATAACCCACGCACTCCTTTATCAGTAAATATTGTTGATGCTTATGATGGTTTAGATGAAAGTTTAAAAGGTCGTAAAGGTATTTCTATTCAAGCAGAATCTGGTTCTACTATTATTATTAAAGATCAATCTAATAATACAGTATTTACGCATACTCCATCTAATTTATCAGTAGAAGATACACAATATAATGTACCTTTGTTTTACGCTCCTGAAACTAAAACATTTATTGTCGAAGCTAATAAAACTAATAAAGTGCCAGAGTCTAAAACAATAACGATTCAGGGTTATGAAAAAGTAGATGCACCTATTAAATTTCAAGTTAAAGATTTTGAATATGAATCTTCTTCGCTTACGAGACCTAGAAATACTATCGATACTAGATTTATTATTGAAGCAGGTTCAACTGTTACAGTTTATGATTCTCAAAACAATATTGTAAATAATTTTAATGGTGAACAGCATTCATATTATAATAATTCGATAGATAGCTTTGCTCAATATAATAATCCTAATTATTCTTTTATAGAACGAAACTCTGATCAAACTTTTAGATTTGTATGTAGTCATCCTTTATATAAAGATCAAGAAGTTATAAAAATATTGGAAGGCAGATATTTGCCAGAATATACAATTGAAGTGAAGGATGCATTTGTAATTAATCCATATGCTGACATGTATAATTCTTCTACTTATCAAGTATTAGCATTAAAAGTTAAACATAATAAAGAAGATTTAAGTTATGAATCATTAATAAAAGATTTTACATTTGAATATAATAATAAAATTGTAAATTCTATTAATGATATCATTATAGATAATAATATATTCTTTGGCGGCAAAGAATCTTATAAATATTTTTATGACACAGATGATTTATTTAACATAGAAACTTTAGTACCTAATAACAAATTAGAAAACTATATTAATAATAGTTATTGTATTAATTTGCCAGGAGAAACAACATTAAATTTATTGGTATTTAAAGTAGATAATTTTGATGATGTACTTCATGATAGGACTATTAATATTAAAGTTAATGGTAAGGCTACTAATGATATAACTATTCCGACGAGAATTTTTCATTGGAAAAATATTTCTGAGTTGAAAGAAAAACAGCGCAGAATTACAAAAGAAGAAATGTCTGATGACTTAAAAAAAGTACATGAAGATTTTTCTTATTATGAATTTATTTATAATTCAGTTCTAGATAATATTTACTATATTTATCCAATAATTCAAAAATCTTTAGATTTTTATAATAGTGGATATAATGTAGCGTATCTTAGAGATTCAGACAATATGACAATTACAATAAATTATGGTCAAATTGAAAATTTAAAAAAAATAATAAATTTGCCTGAATTTAAATATTATCAAAAATATAAAAATTTAAGAGAAAATGATGCCGATATTTCTAAAGGCTTTAGAGAATTTAAGTTTAATAATTTATTGTTATTGCCAACACAAGTAATTAATCCTAGCATAGCTTTAGCTTATAATTTAAGTTATGGTAGTAATTTGTCTTATTGTGATAATAAATACTATTATCAACAAGATTATTTAATATTTAATTTATTAGAAAATAAAAATAAAGATATTTTCATTAAAAATAAAATAGATATAATTTTTTATGATAATGAAAATACTAATGTAATAAAAGATAAGTTAAATATAAGCAAACTTAATTATATAAATAAACTTTTGCATCATACATGTTTTATGTTACCTAATGAAACAATAGATTCTAATGTTTTGATATCAAAAGAATTCCCATCTGTTCTAAATATTTTATATCTTCCTAACTTAATAGAGCTTAAAAATTTTAATTTTTGTTATGGTGATAATAATAGAATATTTATTAATCCTAGTAAAATAAAAAAATTTGGTAGCTTTCCTTTTTCTAGAGATGGCGACAAATATATAGGTAATATCATAAAATTAATAAAAAAAGAACCTTTTATTATTGGTGATGTTAATTTTATCAATAAAGATTATAGTAATACTTTAATTAATCCAGAAGAATTTACGTATAAGATAAATGATATTGGCACTTTTACATGTAATCCTGCATCTGATAAATTTGACGTTAAAATTGTCGGCGATCTTGTTGCGATAAATTTAAATATGTTTGTATGTGCAACGACGATGGAAAATTTAAATATTGATTGTAACTTGTTAACATTTTTAAATGAAGAAGGTAAACCTCTTAATAAAAATAATTTATCAAAACGATATGTAGATTTACATATTAAAGATACTATATTAGACAATGATATTGTAAATAATAAAACACATCCAGCTTTTGAAAACGCTAATGAAAATTATATAGAAATTGATAACTTTTTTGGAAGTACTTATCAAATAAATTATGTTAATAATAAATTTTTATTTTACAAATGTTTATCTTTAAAAAGTATCGATCTTTCAAAAATTAGCAATCTTTATTTATTTGAAGGTGCTTTTTCTATTGACGCTAAACTTTTTCATAACGATATTTTTAATATCACTCTTCCTAAAAAATACTGTATATTAGTCGATAAACGTCTTGGTTATAATATTTTTTTTGGAAACTACAATAATGGTTATGGAAAGGCAAAAATTAGAATTAATAATATAGATAATTTATTATGTTATAATCATGAAAATAGATTTGGATTATTTACTAATATAGATTCTGCAGATACAAATATAAATCTAAATTATTTTAATGAAATTTGGAACGGATTTTTTTATGGAGCTTCTTCTATTGTTAATATAAATAATCATGATAATGCAGTAAATAATGATCATCTTGGCAATATTTTATCTAAAAATAAATTATCAGACAATGCTATAGCTTTACATATAGAATCATTTGCATTCAATTATTTAACAGCTTTAGATGGCAGTAAAATGCAAGATATATTTGATAAAACAATTGCAATTGATTCAACTGGAGTAAATTATCTTAATGATTTGACATCTGATACATTAGAAATTAAAGAAAATTTTGAATATATCGGAATGGAAGCATTCAAAACATATTCTTATAATAATATTATTTTTAAAAATAACAAAGTAAAAATCTTATCGAGTGCATTTGGACTTTATAAAGGATTATATAAAAAAATCATAATTGATTCATCTTCATTAATAGCAATGAATTATATTTGGCCGGATAAAGAAGCAATGGATAATATAGATCAATATAATAATTATAAAATAAATGCTCCTAATTTAGAGTATATTAATTATGCTAATTCTCTATATAGTACAAAACACAGTATTGATGTTTTATCTAATCCAAATATAAAATATAGTATTTATACAGATATAAGCAATCATTCAAAAGAAACAGGCAAACTTTCTATTTGGCTTCCTTATCCTAAAACAATGGCTGGATATTATCTGAATGATTTAGCAGGTACTTCTTCTAAGAAGAAATATTCTTTATTAAATGAAACAGAAACTTTAGACGCTATGAGTAAAGAAGAAGTCACTATAAATGCTAGTCCATCCTTATTTTTTATATTTGATCCAGATGTTTTTGATAAAAATACATGTAAAATAAAAAAAATAAAAATAAATATTTACCATATAAACAAACAATATATTGATAGATATGAAAATGATTCAGTCAATGCTATTATTAGTGGAGAAGATACAATTAATTATACTAATCTAGCTAATGATGTCATTGAAGGATTAAGATGGCCAGCATTAGAAGAAATAATTATTCATGATCCTAATGTAAAACAGGATAGAGAACGAATTGCTTTAGGAGTTAAAATTAAATATGTCCAAGCTTAATAAATATTTTAAAAAAGAATTGGGATTACCTATAATATATCATGATTATGAAACATATGATTGGCAATCGGCTAAATACGGAACGATCGTCGTCGATCCTAAAGAAAATAATATTGGTATTAAGCTTCGTTATAATGTAGGCCAAAGGGATCCAAAAGATCCCTTTTCTACGTATGGACCTAGCTGGGTAGCTTTAAAAATTCGTGGCGACGAAACTGTTATTGTCGAAGAATCTTCTAGAATGCTTGTCGATAAGATTGTCTATGTTAAATATGATATGCTTGAAGGCAAACTTTATTATACTATTAATGGTAAAAGTAAAGTGTCGGATGCTACACGTCAAAATAACTTTATTTTTGAGTTAGATAAAGGTGAATACATTCCGGGCAATCATCACATTAAAGCATTGATTAATAATACGATTGAATGTTCGCCAGCAACTCGAACTCTTAAAGAATTAGATAGTAAACATATCGTATTAAATTCTACACAACTAGAACAAGGCTGCGAAATCGATGTATATTATATCGAACGATACAATATAAAAAATCCAGTACCTCGAATTTTTAATCAAGAAGCTGAACCAGAAAATCCTGAATCTGGAGACTTCTGGATCACGAGCCATCCTAGTGAATCGATGAAGCAAAAGTTACCGTTGAATATTTTTATTCGATACGATTATAATTCGATGCAATTATTAGTATTAATTAAAACTATTTCTGGAAGTACTATTAAGATTAGCAAAAATGAAGTCGAACAAATTAATCAAGTTGTTAATCGTTCTTGGTCGACATTTAGAATTCCAATTCAATATAACGAAACTTTTAATTTAACTGTCGAAGGTATTAACGATTGGTATTTAAATAATTCTATTACTAAACATATTGTAACGACTTTTAAAGTTAATATTGCTTTATTAAAACAAGAATTAGTTAAAGATACATCAACTATTTATTTACAAGGTGATTCTAAGTGTAATTTTATAATTATGTCGGCAGTCGATTTATCAGATATTAAATTTACTGAATATGAAGAAGGTAAATATAAAGCTACGCTGCCACGGCAATTAAAATCTTACTTTATCGATATTATTTCACGTAAAGCTGATAAATTACAAACGACTATTAAAAGTATTCTTATTAGAGCCAAAGATCCTGTCGAGATACCGTTAGAAATTATTAATAAGGAGATTCATCTCGAATCTCTTTCTAGTCAATATGCTAATGTAACAGTTACAGCTATTTATGATAAAGAACCACATATGGTAATTAATTCTAATTATCCTGATGGTATTACGTTAGTTAATAAAGTTATTAATAATGATAAAGTTAATTTTAATTATCGTATTAATTTAGATAATGGTCAGCAATACCTTTCATTTATTGCTGACGATAAAAATGGTAATGCACTTTCTAGAGTTGTCTCGACAAGACTTCCTAAGAAAAAGACTAAAGAAATTCCTGAAGAATATGATTTTATTGAAGCAAATAATTATTGGATAATCCCGGTAAACAAATATTATATTCTTAACGGAAGTAAATACGTTAAAATGTACGTTAAAGCATTAGCAAATTCTACGTTAAAACTTCAAAATTTAAACGAATATAATACTGCTAATATTAAGTTTATAGGCCGATCTGCTGTCGATAGTCATGGATATAGAAAATATAATTATTTAATTCCATGCGATACGATATTTAGAAATTCAGACGGAACTCCAAAAGATCAATCAACTTGGAACTTAAGTATGCCATATGTAAAATTTAGTGTACATATTGAAGATCCTGATGCTGTCGATTTAAATTATGTTGTTAATAAATCTATTATTGGAGATTATATATAATGCCAATTAAAGGTTCTAAAAAAATATCGTCTCGATTATTATCTAATGGACGAACTACTTTTATATATTCTAATACCGATTATAAATGGGATATGTTGCCTGATGGCACTCTATTAATAGATGACGAAACTGGCAATATTAAAATTAAATTGTATGGCAAAACTGATTGGACACCTCTTCAAGAGGTGTTCACTCAGGATAAAACCTCTAATTTAATTATTCATGGTAATCGTATTATAAAAGAACCGTTCTTAATATTAGACATCGATACAAATAATAATACAATTACATATGTAAATCATCGTAATGAACGACGTCATAAATTTTTATATCCTGATCAAAAAGATACGTATGCCGTATTCGAATTAGATAAAGGATCTTATATCGAAGGTAAAAATTTAATTTCGGCAACTGTTAATAATACGATAGTTTGTAATGAACAAAATTATAAGCTACAAGAATTAACTTCTCGGCGTATCGGTATCGATATCGATTGTCTTGAAGCTGGTTGCTGGCTAGACGTACAATATTACGATATTAATAAAATGACTCAAGCTAGTTATGAGATGTATTTAAATAAAGATATTTCTAAGCTAAAAGAAAAGTCATTCGGTGTAATATACGATAAGAAATAACTATTATTCTAACTATAATGGAGTTTTTACATGGCTAAAAAAATAGAAAAATTTATGTTGTCGAAAGAACTTCAAGATCAAATTGATCAAGTAAGTAATCTTTCTCAAATACATTTGGATCAGTTAGATCCGTCATTAAAAACTTTGCTTACTAATATCGGGACAGCTTCTCAAGGCGTTATTTCTTATGACGATTCAGAAATACGAAATCGTGTTATTGCACTTGAGAAAAATTCAGCTACTAAAACTGGCTGGTTTAATAAGACGTCTGATAAATTAGCAAAGTCAATGCTTGACGAAGAGTTAAGCAATCTTATTATCGAGATGCAAGATTTCTCCGATGCTTTATTTACTAAGTTAAATAAAACGGATGCAGATTCTCGCTATCGTTTAAAAGAAGATAAAATTCAATTAAGTGATTTAAGCGATGAATTTTCTAATAACGTTCGAAGTATTAATAATAAAGTAAACGCTTTAAATACGACATTTGCCGGTATGCAATTCGTTGCGAACGATATCGAGAACTTAAAAAGTATTATTAACGATTTACCAAATACAGCTATTACTCAGAACGCAGCTGATTTACGATATCGTAAACTCGATACTAAAATTAATTTAGGTGATTTAGGCACAGAACTTCAACCTCATGTTCGTGAACTCGTTAATAATTCTCAGAAGTTAGCAAACGTTGCTTTAAAATCTGATGTCGATGCATGTCGTAAAAAAGATACGAAAATTCAATTAAGTGATTTAGAAGATTCCATTATCGCTAAAATCAATATTATCGATCAGTTATCTACAAATATTAATACACGTATTACTGATCTCGTTGCTAATTCATTTAATACTGGATTTGAAAAAGCTCTTGTTAAAACGTTTGTCGGTGAATATACTATTCTTAATAAACAAGAATTTCAAGATTATATTCAAAAAGTATTAACAGATAATCATACGGATATTATTACTAATAATAGAGCTACGTTCGGACAAATATTCTTTGCGATTTATAAAGAGTTAAATAAAAATAACGCCGACTTAACATTTTTATCTAATACGTTAAACGGTATTAATTCACAACTTGCTAATATTCAAACACAGTTTACTTACGTTAGTGATTTAAAAAATAAAAAAGCAGCGACACATATTGCAACGTTAACTAATATCTTTGGTTTGCCAGAAAATGTAATCGATGATTATTCTGCAACAGCAGGTGAAATTCAAGAAGTATCTTCTCCAGCATCGACTACTATTTTACAAGCCGATACGATTAAAGCAGATTTTACTCAAGACGGTGCTCGTACTGCCGATACATATATTGGTGTAGCTACAAATGCTATTCACGATTGTGATGTTTTATTATATTTAGATTTAAAAAATGTAACGACTATTAATGCTAATGCTATTAAAACATGTCCTAATTTAAATACTATATTGTTACCATCAGTTAAGACAATTGCGGCTGGTGCTTTTGTCGGCTGCGATAATATTGCTTTAATAGTTCTTCCGGAAGGTTATGTTATTACTCATAACGAAGGATTTCCAGCTATGGCTCGTGTTATTCGCGTAGTCGGAAAGGCATAGGTTAATTATATGAACGTAAAAGTCTATGTCGATAAAATTAAAAAATGGGTTCAAATTTCTTCTGATGAAGTACTCGACGTAAATAAAAATCTTTCTGATCTTAAAGATAAAGAGGCTGCGATTACTAATCTCGGCCTCTATGAAAAATTTATTTCGAAAGAAGCTCTTGAGTCTGGTTTTTTACCAGATGTATTTACACCGGATAATATCGTTACCGATTCGACTCATCAGTTTGTAACCGACGAAGAAAAAAGCAAATGGAATAATAAATTAAATGCACCAGTTCCGATGCAAGATCATTTAGAGAATAATCAAATCGGTTATGATTCTACTAATTCAAAATTTTATATTGGATTAAACAACCAGAATGTATTGCTTGGTGGTTCTTCTTGTTTCGACAATATTATTGTCGTAAACGGATTTTTTTCTGGCAATTCTCAACCGACAGTCATTCGTAATAATAAATTTAATGAAGTTGGTCAATTAATTACTCCGGTATTCGTCGACGTACAGTGCGTCGAATATACTGCCGGTGATTTAGGCGAAGTTTCTGTATCGTATACAGCTGATTCTATTAGTATTTATAATACCGGATCTTTTACCGGTTCATTTCAATGTTTAATAGTATATCCGTTAGGAAGTGTTAACGAATGAAGTGGGTCGTAAAATATAAAGATAAAGTTAGAGATTTGGCGTATTCTACATACGCCAATATCTTTAATAATTTATCAGATCTAACAGATAAAGCGGCTGCTATTACTAATTTGAAGTTATTCGACAAACTTGCGAGTATCGAAGAAATAAAACGAACTCAGTTGTATGCTAACGCTATTAAGTCGACAAATTTAAAACGGTGGACAACTGATTCCGAAAAAGAATCGTTTACTAATAAGATTGATAATCCTGTTATATCTTCTACTAAATTAGATAATACTAACGATATTCAGTTATATTATAATTCTAATCAAGGTCGTTTTTATATTAAGATTAATGATAAATATCGACAGCTTGGCGGAAATATAATTTCTTATAAAACTGGTAAAGGTGTATTCTCTGGCAACGGAGAAGAAACAAGAATTCAACATAATATACACGATTCTCGAAACGTAGGTGTGATGCCATCATTCGTATCAATTAAGCCACTACATTCTGATAATCAAGGTCGAGTCGGAGACATGTGGGTTAAAAAAGATAATAATTTTATTTATGTCGGAAACACCGGTTCTCAAGGAATAGAATTTCAATATATTATTTTTGCTCCGAAAGATTTGGGTTAATATATGAAGAAAAATAGAACTTTTAAACAAGGTAGAGGATCTGAACAACTCTTTAATCAAGAGATGTACGATATTTTTCTTGCCGTAAAAGATATCAATCCAGATATGACTGAGCAAGAAAAAGTATCGGGTTCAAAAGCTGTGCCTGATAATATAACGCACGGTGCTTTATGGCGTAATGATAGAACTAATGAGTTAAAATATTACGACGGTGTAAAAAAAGCTTGGATTAATATCTATGATAATAAGTTCCAACTTATTACACACCTTATGGAAGAAACGACTCCGGCTAATCCTATTAAAGGACAACTATGGATTTATAATGGTATCTTGTTATATTTCGATGGCCGTGAATGGAAGCCGATTAAATCCATTCAAGCTGACGATGCACAATTTAACGAAGCAGCATTTGCTGATTTTGCATTAGTAAGTCCGTTACTTTCTGTTGGTAACGTAACAGTTCCGTCTTTAAGAAACGAAGATTCTAAACGTTATGAAAATGAATTAAAGACTGGTTATCAAGCTTCTAAAGATAATTACTCTGAAAAGACTACTGAATTCGATACAGAATGGGAAGATCCATTTACTGCACCAGAACATGACTTATTAGTCGATCCTAATCATCGTACTCAATACGTTATTCCTAATGTGAATAACGATAGAATATTTATTGAAAATAGTTTAGTCGATGATTATGAAAAAGTTAATACTGTTTGCTTCCAATATCCGACTGTAAAAGCTCAAGATAAAAATTTAAGTGCATTACATATCAATGCACAAAAATTATCTAATATTACTAAACGTTTATTTAAGATTAATAAAGATGATAGCAATACAAATGCTATTATCGATATCAATCCTAATAATACAGAATTTTACGGATTTAAAGCTGGCGAATACAAAGGTGATCATTTATATCCATATAGAGAATCTTTTGAGACTGGCATAACAAATAGCACAGCTAATTCTTTAAATAACACGTCTGGTGTTCCTGAAGTCGATGCGATTAATGCACGACTTCATCCTGAAATTAATTATAATAAACCTGATAAACCGACTGTCGATAAACTCGGTAAAAAACAAGATGTATCGATGAAAGATGATCCAGATAAACGATTTGGTGATTATGTAATTATGCATAAACAAATCGCATTGAATTATCGTACCGTTCAAAATTATGATTATATCTTAGCCGTAACGTATGATTTTAACTGGATTAATTATACGGGTTCTCTTAAAAAATTAAATAATGGTAACTTGTTCCAAGGTTTCCATATCCCTGATTTACCAGAATCTATTAATCTATTCTTCGATGGTTTAATGCTCGAAGAACAATTTTACGATGTCGATTTAAAAAATCAACTCGTAAAACTCGAAGATAAAATTTATAAAGAAGACGAAGTACACGTATTTAAAAACTTCGTAAAAGATTCTGGTTATATCGTCGAAACAAATCTCGATAATCAAGGTATTATTCAATTACATAAAGAATTCAAATCTCCGTTAGTGTTTGTAGCTGGTGAATTAATTCATCCGACATTCGGCGGATTAATTTATCGTGATAATAAAATTTTTGTGCCTCGTGCTAAAGTAAATATGCCATGGACAGTTATCGAAACATATGTACCTGGTGAAGATAATGCTTATGCTGCCGGCACTGTAAACTTCGATAATAATATTGTAGCCGGTACTAATCGTGTATTGAATACTGAAAACGGTAAACCTAATATCGATGCGACAGCTATTTATAATACTGGCGATCAATCATTAATTGTACAACAAGGTCAAATAGGTCATAGCGGAAACAATATGATTTATTATGATCCTCGTGTTATTACAAATACCGATGAGGTAATTTTATTCTTAGATGGTATGTTAATCAATCCTAAGAATATTATCTGGAATAAAGATTATCATTATTTAACATTAAAAGATGGATTATTCCCTGGTCAAGAATATTTACTATTAAGAGATCCTGACGATCGATTATTCGATGGCGCTAGCGCTATGGATACGTATTATGTCGGAGCTCTTAGCGATAGTCTTGTATATCATAACGGTAAATTATTATGCAACCAACAACCATTAATTTCTCCAGTTTCTCCTAAAGATCGTCAACCAAGTACTGCCGATGGTGAAGTCGTATTATTTATGCCAGATAATTTAACTGATGCGGCAACGGTTCAGATTTATGACGATTATAAAAAATTATGGCGACTTGCAAACGAAAAAGAACTTAAAGATATTAAACATATTGTTACATCTTATGAAAACACCGTATCTTCTGTTAAGATGAATATTCCGGTATTACCTGAAGATTCTATTAATATCTTTGCATATAAGTTTGCTGGCGATACAGAAAATGCTATTAAGATTGGCGATTTTATGTTGGATTCTACGGATCCGACTAATCGTACATATCATATGCAATACGATAAATATTTGCCACGCGTTAATTCCTTAACAGTTTTCCGTAACGGTGTTCGTCAAATACTCGATGTCGACTATGTAGAGTCTGATGATGGTACGACGATTACGTTCTTATGTCCTGCTAATGATATTAAGATAGGTGAAAAGATTCATTATACTGTCGAACAATTAGAGGTTGGTGCTTCTAAAGTAATGGACGTTATTACATTAGATAATACAAATTCTATCGGTACGAATGTATATGAAATTCCGGCACAAACAGAATTGTATTTGTATCCTGGTCGATTAGTCGTATATCGTAATGGTGTTCGTTTACCAAAAGATGACTGGACATTAATCGGTAATAAAACAATTCAGATTATTAAATCTGATCGTCCTTATATCGGTACGACAGCAAGTAATTATCCTAACGAATCTTTCTATAAACGTGAAACAGATTCTTCGTATACTGTACATCATAATTATCCAGATCGAATTACGATCGAGATTCGTCAAGATTACAAACGTAAAGAAGAAACGTTTAAAATGAAATATAATCGTATTCCAGAATTCCCGATTAATGATTATGATATCGATCCTCAAGTTCTCGAAACAAAAGACGAAGTTTTATTTTATATTAACGGTCTGTTTACAGGATTAAGTCGTAATATAGTAAATGGATACGTTTTAAATAAATATAAAAGTTGTATTACGTTTAATGATCGAAAAGTTGCAGCATTGCTTGCTAACGATCCTTTATATATAGACTTGTATGAAAATCCTGATAAGATGGAAGCTTGGAAAAAACGTACAGGTAAATCTGAATATACAACGAGTATAAAACATTATATCACTTATGATTATCGTGTTTAGGAGAACATAATGGCACAAGATTTAACTAAAGTTACAATAAATCAGATCGATATGGATGCTGTGACCGAAGCAGTCATCGCAAAAGGTAATCTGGTTTATCGTACAGATCATAGTGATACTAAAGCAGAAGATGTAGATAAAGTCGGCAGTATTCCTGCCGACCACATCGCTGTAAGTATTGACGGTGATCGAGAAACTGTAAATAATGCTCTTAAGTTAGGCGGTAAGCCTGCAGCTGACTATATGACAGTCACAAAAGGTAATAGCTTAACGACAAGAACTGAAAATATTAAGAAAAAATTTGGCGACGATATTTTAGCTCTTCGTGATGAATTGTATCAGCTTCGTGGTCAATTAGCTAAAAATGGTTACGTAAAAGATATCGGTTATTACGATGGTTATTACGATTGCTTCCATAATTTTAATCAAGTACATTTAAATAAAGAATTAGCTAATACTAAAAATACTGTACAAACAGATCGTAAGTCTTTGATCTTCCCGGCTAATACTGATATGGATCAATTCTCTCAGTATGATTTTATTGCAATTGTTAATAGTGTTACAGGATTGCAATGCGTACGTCAAGTCGCAGCTGTCGATAAAGCTAATTTTAAATTAACGTTAGATCGTAATATTGCTAATAGCGTTATCCTTCAAAATGCAGAATACTATCAAGTATTTAAATCTTACGGTGCTGTATTTAATGGTGATTTTTTGTTCGCTCGACCATTAGAAACAGTAATGGGTGATGAAGAATATGCATCTGGTGAAACTGACGATACTAATCGTGAATTTGTTAAGATGATGAAACCTGGATTTGGTTATGCCACAACTCTTAAGTTTAGTGAAGGTAAAGCTGGCTTCTTAAAAACTGTAGAATTGTGTATTAAAGCATATGGTAATCCTGGTCCTATTAATTGTTATTTAATCGATGCTCGAGATGTTGATTTATTTAAGAATGGTCAGCAAGCGGAAGCTGCCTATAAATCTTCTCAAGCTAATAATGACGATAAATTTAAATTCTTTGCAAAAACTCAACCAAAAGCAGTAAGTGCTACAGTCGAACGTCAATACGTAAAATTTAATTTCCAACAAGATGGTAAATATCCTATCATCCCAGATAACTACTATCAAGATCCTACACGTTATTGTTTGATTGTAGAGTTCATGGAAGTTAATACAGAAAATTATTATGAAATCGAATTAATTAATCATAATAAAAACGATCTTCAATTAAATAATATTTTCTATAATTACGAACGTAAATCTGACGTAGCTGTTGCTCATGCTTTAACAGAAACAGACGAAACTAAAAAACGTGATTTGTATTTCTTATTTAGAACTCAACAAAAATTAACGAATCAACCAAGTCCTGTTAACGAAGGTTTATATTCTGCTCATGTATATAATCGCCGACTTCAACATGCTTCTAAAGCTCGTGTCGAACTTCGAATTAAACGTGAAGGCTTATATGAAGCCAGTACGTTAAGTTCTCCGTCATTATTTACGACCGATGCTGTAAACTTGAAACGAAATGCAAAAAATGTTACAATTAATTTAGTGCATGAGTTAAGTCTTAAGACTGAAATTAACAAACCGATGGAACTTCGTCGTGGCGATCAAACAGATATTTCTATGCCAGTCGATGTTGTTATCGGTGAAAACATTTCTAAGGTTAAAGGCTTTAATAATGAAGACGTAACATTTACGACTCCGGTTCTTGTAAATAATAATGATCCGATTTATCGTATCGGTTATGTCGTAGCTATTAAAGCAAGAGAATATAAGTTTAAAGACGGTATTATTACAAAAGGTCAATTTAAACGCTTTATTCTTCCATTAACAGAAGTCGTTAAAGATGTCCACTCTTATGCCGACGGTGTAAGTGATCGACTTATCTTTGAAGCTCCTTTATATGAAGAAGGTCAAAGTATAGTCGATTATAATGATTTCGAAGTACAAGTATACTGGGAAAATCCTGAATTAAGTAATAGCGATGTTACTAAACAAGAACAAATGGGTGCTCTTAAAGAGATCACGGTAAGCTTTGCTTCTGATTTCGAATAATTTAATAATATATGCCGGGGGCTATGCCCTCGGCTTTTTTGCTGTCTAAGGAAATATAATGATCGTAGATAACAAAGATTTTCAAGAACAATTAAATATATTAAAAGAAGGTATCGATATTCCACAACTCGATCCTTCTAAGATTATGGATTCAGAAGAATTTAATACATTTTTTAATGGCGTCGAAATAGCATTAAATAATATCACTCAAAATATTAGAGTATTAGAAGACGCTAATGATTATTTAGTAAAATATGTTAACGATACTATAGATAAGAAGTATAAAGATATTAATGATAAGTTATTAAACTTAGAAAAGAATTATTCGTTATATCAAGATAAAAATTTTATTACATATAATGTAGAGCTAGATTCTAGTAAAGATATATTAGATCGAACAGGTAATGCTATCAGTACAGTCGATTATTCTACGATGCAAACAGGGACTATCGATTTGTTTAAAAATATTTCGACAGTCGAACCATATTCTGTCGATATCGATAAAGAACACGGATCGGCTGTTATTTGTTTTTCTAAAAATGCGATTACTCAAAACAATATCAAAGTCGGCACGTTTATCGTTAAGTTACTTGAGCCTATCACTATTAATATGGTTACGTGTGATTTAATTAATTGCGTCGGCAGTTTTACGATTAATAACTCGATTCAAGAATATCAGTTCAATTCATATTTTAAACCACAAGAAGTTTCGTTAATAGTCGTTACGTTAAAATCTGGGAACCCTTCGACTGAATCTAAACCTGTAAGAGTTAATCATTCGAAAGGATTTATGGATAATGATTTTTACGGAGATTTTTCGATTAGTCAAAATTCTGAAAAAGCAAAAGAACAGCAAATGGCTGAAATTTATTACAAAAACGATGTTACGAAATATTTAGGAGAAAACGATGACCGAAGAAACTAAGATTAGTCAAAAACTTACCGTTAAAGATATCGGCATTGTTTTAGACGATAAAGATACAATTAGTACTGTTAGCCATCCGATTCCAGCTCGTAAAGCTAATCAATCTGATATTATTAATACACAAATTACGAATTATAAATTCGGTATCAATAATTTAAATTTAAAATACGATAATGCTACACTAACATCTGGTACAATATCTAAGTTAATTCAAATAGGTAAATGTGATTATGTTACGTTAAATACATCATTACATCAACAACGTAAAGAAGATTATTATGGCGTTGAATTTTCTATTATTGATAATAATAAAGAAAAGTCTATTATCCCATATAATCAATCACAAGTAATATATGAAAAATTATATTTAAAATTACCGTTACGTTTTCAAGTTAATAAAACAACTCCTGTTATTGTTAACGAAGTAACGAAAGATGGTATGGTATTATATAATACATATAATACATTATCAGATTTTGAAAATGATCGTAACGTAATCGATAATCAGATTGCTAATAATAAAAAAGAATTAGTTGTATCGTATGTACCGGTTGAAGGTAAGCGTATTCCAATCGATAGTAATACAATTTATTTAAAAATTATTAAACATGTATATGTTGGTAATATGCCTGTGAAGATTGAAAATATTATTATTAATGCTCACGGAGGCAAACTCGAATGGAAGATTTAAAAAATACGACTGTCCGACAAGCATATCTTCAGGCATTAGCTGACGATAAAAAATTCGACATATATAAAAAGAAATCGTTAATGAGTCCGAATCAACCGTTATTCGAACCTCATTATATTAACGACGAAGAAGAAATTTCTTACGATAATATAAATCAAAATGTTCTTGAAACATCTTTCGACATTTTAAATTTAAGCATGAATGTCATCGATAACGTAAGCGAAATCGAAAGCTTAATGTATGACGTTGACCAACGTATACAAAGTATCGACGAAAAGATTCAAGCAGAAGAAGAACGCGTTAAAGACGTGAACATGATTTGCGGCAACGTAACAGATTTTAATACGATTATCCCGTTAACAGTTAATAACTTTTCTATTAAATCAACGCTATATCAATATCGTAACTGTATAACGGCTTCTCAAGTTAACGAGAAAAAAGCTACGTTGCGTCTAATTAATATTAATGGTAATGGTTTTGTCGGTAACGATTATGTCGTATCGAAACAATCAGATTTAGTTATGCAAAAAGATTTAATGGATACGTCCAACGAATCATATATGTATGATACAGTCGGTAATTTATTTTGGGAGTATAGTCGATTATTCAGTTATGATTCTGCTAATAAATCAGATATCATAAATATCGACGATTTACCAGCTCAAGTACAACTTACGTTTCAGTCCGTATCGAATGACGGTATAAACGAAATCGTATTTTCCGATACGAGTGAAGTACATATTACGGCTATCGAGATATCTGACGATAACGTAAATTGGCATACGACATTCGAGGGCGATATTATCCCGAATAAACAAGATAATAGTTATTCTGATTTTACATATATTTATGGTACTGGTGCGTTAGTGTTTCCGACGACACAATTTATAAGATTATCGATGTACAGTCATAAAATTGATGACAATAAGATTAAAATTAACAACACTATTAATTCTAATATTTCTCGAAAAGTAATTCGTATTACGTCGATTCAAGGACGTCGTACAGAATTTAATAACGGTACTGGATTAACTCCTAATTTAATTGAGTCGGGTCGAGCAATTGCTGTCGGTTTATTCTGTAATGAATATATACCAGACTTTATTCGTAATAATTTAAGAAACGAAGTTACGTATATATTAATTATTAATGGCAAACAATATAATGTCGTACCTATTAATAGTAATCGACGAGGAATTAAATTTATTAAATATTCGAAGACTTCATTAAAAGAAAATTATGTCGAATATATTAACGAGCCGATTTCGAGTATTCAGATTGGTTTAACAATCCCGACTACTTATAATTATTCTCCGTATTTAGCTAATTTTAAATTATGTCTAGGAAAGCAGGTGTCTAATGTATAAAGATCAAGTTTATAAGTTAGAATATTATAAACAAAAATTAATTAGTCAGTCGCTTTCTCTAGGTGAATTTTTAAATGAAAGTTCGTTAGATTCTGCACTAGAAGATTATGAAACACAATTCGCTTTATTTAAACATCGCTATATTCAAAAAGGATCGAAGCTAGACGTAAAAGATTTTAATAATGAATTAGCTATTTTATATCAAGATCTATTAATTCTATATCGAGTTATGTATGATATAACGATTACGAAGTTTAATAAAACTAAAGAATTAGTATCGATTAAATTAAATGATCTAGAACGAATAGCCGATCAATATTATAGTCGTTGTAAACTCGAAACGATTGCTATATTCGGTGATACGTTAGTATATCAAGCTGATAATTTTGACATAACGAATAAGAATGGGAAAAGTTATATTAAGCTACCTAGTTTTACAACATATGAAGGTGCTACGTTAGCATTTTTAGCAAGTGTTGATAACTTAGACAATGCTAACGTTATTTTAGAATTAAATCCTAGCCAAAATATTCAGAACTATGAATCGAACGAAAATTTATTTGTCGTTCCTGGCGAACCAGAAATTACGACTAAATTTTTTGAATTAGATTCTAGTAATAAATATAACGGCAGTTTCATGTTAGAACATAATCCAGATAATGCTTATCAAAATCAGTATTTCATTTATAGTGGTAAAGATATGATTAATATCGACGGTCATTATATGAGTATTAGCGATTATAATAAAATTGATTTTAATACAGAATATAATGTCGAATTATATATTTACAATGCGACACAAGCTAATTTTAATTTTTCGTTAGAGCCATTAGCGTCTAATATCGATAATCATTACGTTACGATTAAAGATCGCGTTCAGAAGTTTACGTTTAAAATGGCTCCATATTCTCACTTATCAGTTAACACGAATGGTATTGTATTCTGTGCAGTCGATAAATGTCGAGTAAAAGATAATCGATTGTATTCTCGAACATTCTATAATAATGTATATAGTTATATGTTAGAAACAGTTAGCTATAATAAAGAAGTAATATATGCTACGCCAGTAGCCGTTATCGATAATCCAACAAATAAAGAAATTAAAATTAAATCGTTAGCTGTTAAGCAAAATAGGTATAGCGAATATGATCAAGTATAACATCCGAAATAACGGGCCGTGGGAATACGATAAATTTGTTCTGAATTATTATAATCTTTATAACGAAATTATGCTTAATAAAATTAAGTTAAATACTGAAGAACAAAGAAATAAGCAAATTGACGATATGTATAATCGTACGCTCGAACAAAATCAAACGGCTAAGTTGTATCGTAAAATAAATTACATAGTCTGAGGTTCAGTAATGGAAGTCAAAAAAACATCTAAATATTTTGTTGATTTAGTTGAGTCGATGAAAGAAGATTATACGAATTTGCAATCTTCTATTAATAATCAACATAATAGTTATAATAAAAAATTAGAGATAATGAATGCTATGTTAGAATATAACAATTCATTATCGGCTAGACTCGAAAAAGATTTCGATGCATTACGTGAAAATAATCGTATTGTCGAAGCGATGTACGATGGTAATGCTATGCATCGTAAAAATATATTTAATAGTAATAAAATATTATTTGTCGACTCTAATAAAATATTAAAGAATAATTCGTCTTATGATACATATGGTAATTGTGTACATCCTAAAGTTATTGGTAATTTAGAAAACGTATTAAATTTTAATAGTTCTGTCGGATATATTTTTAAACCGTCGGCAACTGTCTCGATTAATGGCGAAAGTAATTCTGAGTATACGAATATTTTAAAACACGATACGATTGCCGATAAGGCTCCAGTCTTTGATCAGTATACCGATAATGTATTAACCGTAACGATAGATTTCCCAGACAATCCATTAGTTGGTGCTACGAATTGTAATGCTATTGAATTATCTCCGTTCTTAGCTGGTGCTGCTATATTAAAAGCAATTACGATTATTACGACACCGGGTACAAAATTGTCTAACGACGCTATTATTATGGATTATGATCAGCCGTTAGAAGATACGAGAATTTTGTTTGATAGCATATATGCTATCAAAACTTTAACATTATCGTTCGACTTAACGTTCGTAAATAATCTTGGTTTATATCCGTTTGGATTACGACATATTTATTTGTATAATGCTAACTTTGATACTGAACGTAGCAATATCGTTATTCGTAACGACTATCAAAATTTAATTAAATATATTGACGACGATATTATTATTTCGAATCAAGATGGTAGTAATACATCGAACAAATATTCGGCTCACGAAACTACATGTAGTGAACAAGGTATTAAATTATATAGCTATTATGCTAATAATAATTTGTTATATCAAATCGAAACACATACACGAGATTTAGCAAATCAATTATCTCGAAATACTAAAGTATTTTATGCCGATATACCAGTTAAGAAAGCAATGTATTCTATTGAGTTTAAGAAAGTCCGTACTTAGTACGGGCTTTTTTTATTTTAATTTATATGGTATAATAATTAAGAACAATGTAAAAGTCCACGAAGGAGAAACAACCTATGATTGATGCTATGTGGTACGAAACCAATATTCTTGGCTATTCTACCGATAAGACATATATAACACAATATACGATCGATTATCTGTATGATAACAATATGAATGATTATGATATCATAAAGATTTTGTCCACGTTTAAAAAAGAATCGATCAAATATTGCGATCTTCCAAATTCTTTATGGAATGATAGTTTACTTAAACGCGATACTTATTATTTTAACTCTAAATTACAGATTCTATCGAAACCACCAATTCTTTCGATAGATGCTGATATCACGCCTAAAGATATTAAATTTTTTAAAGAAATGAAAATTTCATTTACGAAGGATGATTTATTACGTTTCTTTTATTCAAAATCTAATTCTTTAATTATAAAAGATTATAATCGTGATATAGGTGCTATCGATTACTTGTTAAATCGATATAATAATCAGCTAATGGAAGCTGTCGATATTTGTTTGTATTTAATAGATGAATATGCTAGTTGTGTTAGTTCGTTATTAAATTTAACAAATTACGAAGTCGATATTCTCGACAAAGTAAATACAATTTATTACGATAACTATAGATCGGGTTCGAATAGAATCATATACAGATGGAGTTAATTATGAGTACAAATTTTTTTGAAGAATCACGTTCGATATATGAAGAATATGAAATCGAAACGGAAAAGGAAGAAGAAGAAGGTTATGATACGTCTAACTTTAGCATCTTTAACGATAAACTTAGCGGCTTAACAAAAGGATTTTATATCTTTGCCGGTGAATCGAATGGTGGTAAAACAGCTATCATGTCTAATCTATTGAAGGATTATGGCACGACGGCTAAGAATAATTTATTTGCTATTTACTATACGTTAGACGATACTGTCGGCGAAGTTATTCCGAGAATTATAGCTATGGATCAAAATATTCCGATAGCTATAGCGGCTAAGCCAAAACGTTATGAAAAGCTCGCAGCGATTACTCCGAGAACACCAGACGAAGAATTTAATATCGAAAAAATTCGAGAACAATTGCAACGTCGTAAACAAGGTATTCAACTATTAAAGGAGCAGAGCCATCAATTTATGATGACCGACGGCACTAAATTACATACCTACGAAGATATTGTAGAACATGCAAAACAGGCTCAGGAGTTTGTCAAATCGCTCGACGACAAAAATAATATTATAATCGGTATCGATTCTATATCAGATATTCGTTACGCAAATAAAGATTTTAAAGACGTTAAAAATAAATATGAATGTCTATCTGAAGATCTTAAAAAGTTAGCCAACACTGATTTACAAATTCCAGTATTTGGTACAGCTCATTTGCGTAAATTAAATCATGGTGGTCGTCCTAGCCTAGACGATTTAAAAGATTCGGTACGATTACAATATGATGCCAGCGTTACATTCTTAGTCCATAACGACGTAAGTAAAAATAGCAATAGTGCTAAAGTATTTTATAATCGAGAAGGTAAAGAAGAAATTCAACCTATCATTGAAGTCCATTGGGCTAAGAATAAACGCAGTGAATTTAAAGGTCGTACATTCTATTACTTCATTCCTGAATATTCCAAAGTAACAGAATGTACGCTTCAAGATAGTGAACGTTTTAACAATATTATAAGAGGTTAGTAATGTCAGACGCAGTATTAAGCCCATATCAAGTTTTCTATAACTATATGATGGAAAAAGTTAGTCATGTTCCGACAACTGTCGAACGAGAAAACTTTGTCGGTATTTGGATACCGATATTAAAAACATTATGTGATGCTAGATTCGGCACGCAACCTGTCGTATTCGACATATTAAAATTATCTTTAATGTATGCCGTTCGTCGTATCTTATTAGATGATATGACAATCGACAGCTATAAAGATTTGTTTAATGTACGCGATTACTTTAAAGATTGTTTCGATGCGTCAGATCTTCCAGAAGGAACAGATATGATATTCGAAGATTTTTGTATTAAAATCACTCAATCATGCGAATCGTTATTAGGTCAAGAAACAGATGTTCCTTTATTACGTCCTAATTTAAGTAGTCCCGATCAATTATTTTATGAGTCATATAAAGTAGCATTGATGATTTATGAAAATAACAAATGAACAATTTTTAGATTATCTTGATAGTCCTTGGTTTTACAATATAAAATATAATACGCCAATTCCGATAGACGAGCGCACTATACGCTCGTCTTTATTAAAGATTGCATATGTATTTTTAGGTAGTATTTATTCTAAACAAATTATCGGCATGCCTGAAATGTCGAAACTTTTGGATAAAGAATTAGAAAATGCACCGCATCGTATTAAACCAAAAGATGTTATTAGCGGACTTGCAAGACTAGATAAATTATATAACTATTGTTCTTCTCAGGAAATTAATATTATTAGCATAGGCCATATGCATACATTAACATTCGACGAAGGCGAAATCGAAGTCGATATCGGACCGATTGCTTATAAAAACGGAAAATATTTTTTATTTTATCCAGTATTCGATCAAACATTCAATCAAGACAAATGCGATAGCGATATTAAATGTAGTCTCGACTGGAAAGCAGCATACGATGCTTTCGATTTTCAGTTGAGTGGTGTTATGTTCTATTATCCGAAAACTAATAATACATTTATAGCATATCGTGATATTAGCTCGATAGAACGTCTTAACTTTATTGCTAATAATGTGTTAAAAGGTATCGCTAATAATATATATTTCCCGGTTCGAGAAGAATCGAGTAAATGTCGATTTATCCCAGAGATATCTCGTACATTTACCGGAAAGTAATATACATGCCATATGAAATAGACGGATGTAAATATAAAACGAAAGCTTTACGAGATACTCATATTTTATGGAAAGAATATAAAAAGAAAAAGTTGATAAAAAGCTTCGAGCTTCCACAGGTTAAAGATAAGCTTAAAAAGAGTCGATATTTTTCATATAAGCCATATGTCGACGGTATTAAGTTCGATAGCTTAATGGAGGCAAGTTATTATATTTACCTCAAAGAAAAATTAAAAGAAAAAGCGATTCTTGGATTTGAACGACAAGTCACTTATGAATTACAACCAGGGTTTAAAAAAAACGGTAAAAAAATTCTACCGATTAATTATATAGCCGATTTCGTAATTACGAATCTTGATAAAAGTATTCGTGTTATCGATATCAAAGGCAAAGTTACTGTCGATTTCAATCTAAAGAAAAAATTATTTGAATATAAATATGAAGAGTTGAAACTCGAATGTTTACAATTTCACGATGGACAATGGATGTCCCTCGACGAAATTAAAAAATTAAAAAGAAAGACTAAAAAGAAAAAATAATGTCCGACCATAAAATTTTAGACGGACAAAGAGAAGCTTGGGAAGAAGTCGATTCATTAGTATTAGAATGTCAAAGTCATAATACAGATCCTCGACGTCGAGACGAATTGTTACAAGAACTATTAATTCGATTTGAACCATTTTTAAATATGTTTCGCGATTTATTATTAGAAGATAAGATTTATCTTAATAATAAAGTATCTCGAGAATTTATCGGATTATATATTGCTAATAAATATCTACGTTCTAAAGTATTTAAAAATTGGCATCTTAATAAAGAAGAATATGCCGAAGTGAACCGTAGTTTAAGTTTAATTCGTGATAATTATGCTAAACAATGTGATGTTGAACAAGATTTAAAAACGCTATTCTCGACTATGGTCATGAAATATAAAAAAACGAATCGTAGTTTTAATGCATATTTAACATATGTATTTCGATATGAATTATTTAGATTTATTCAAGCACATCTAAAAGATCGAATTAATAATTCCTATGATCGATCTGATATGAATGATATCGGCGTAAGTAATCTATCTTCATTAACGATGCATAAAGCCGATCTTCTCGATCAAATTGTTGTCGACGATGATGGAAATTTTAGCGACCTATGGATTAATGGTGAAGTATGTAACGATCTATTTTCTCACCTTACCACAACAGAACGTTTAATATTAGCTATGGTATATGCTGAGAATGCTAAGCCAGTCGAAATAGCTAATAAGATCGGAGTCGATATTCAGACGTATCGTAAGATTCGTCGTGGTGCTTTAAATAAGCTGGAAAAGCTTACGGGTAAGGATATTAATCGACGCAAAAAAAGAAACGAGTAGCGAAAGCTACTCGCTTTTTTTATGTAGATATGCTATAATATAAAGGAAAGGAGTGCTTATTCATGATAACAAAAGATAAGTACAGATCTCGTCTTAAAGTTGATGATTTAGTCGCCCAAATCTTGGAATTAAAACAAATTCCGTTAGATGATGCATATAATATATTATATGATCAGGATAAAATCATTAATATTGATGAAATTAACGAGATTATTAGTATCAACGAAGCCGCGTCCTTATTTGTTGATTATTTAAAACAAGGACGCGATATTTTTGTTTATGCCGACTACGATGTCGACGGCATGACAAGCGGTACTATAATGAAACGCTTTTTAGCGCAATTTAAAAATTATAGTGAAGTATACTTTCCAGAACGTAGTGATGGTTATGGCTTAAATATTGACTTTATCGAAAAGATTAACGAACGATATAAATGTCAATTAAAGCCATTAATTATTACAGTTGATAATGGTATTACTAAAGTTGAAGAAACTGAACTTTGTAAAAAATATAATATACCAATTATTATTACCGATCATCATTTACCACAAGAAGTGTTACCCGACACGATTATAGTCGATCAGCATATTACCGAAAGCGATCATTGGGCTAAAACATTATGCGGTGCCGAAATCGCTTTATATTTCTGCCGAGCTATCGAACGAGCATTAGGCTATAATTATTATCATACGAATAAATTAATTTATTTGGCAGCTATCGGAGCCATTGCCGACGTAATGCCTATGGCTAGTATTGTTAATCAAGCTATTGTGCAAAAAGGTTTTAAACAAATTAATGAAGGCAATGTACCGAACACACTAAGACAATTCGTTAAGAACATGGGTTCGCCTCGAATGAATAGTGAATTCGTATCGTGGGACTTAGCTCCTCGTCTTAATAGCTGTGCTCGATTATTCGATATTAAATCTTCGATTGAATTATTAGACATTAGTGAAGATGCAGAAGACGTATGTAATAATGTCGAAGCATACAATAATCAACGTAAAGAGCTAACTAAAGAATATACCGATATTATTAAGAAAGTTTATAACGAAAGTTATGATGAAAACTGTAATATTGCACTAGTTGCTTTAGACTATGCTCCATTAGGCATACTTGGTATACTAGCTGGTAAGTTAGAAGACTATAGCGGATTGCCTTCGTTTGTTGGTATCGACGATCAAGAGCAATTAATTCATGGTTCGGCACGAAGTAATTCATATCCACTAAATGTATTATTAGCTAACGATGAAAATGTATATTCATTTGGTGGACATGCGGCCGCTTGCGGCTTTGCTATTTATAATGACAAAGTCGAAGAATTTAAACAATCGTTAACTGATAAAATTAATGAATTAAATAAACATGCTGTTGTCGAATCAGTTCGTAGCAAACCAGAAGAACTTATTTATTTTACGTTATCTGATTTAACAAAAGAAGCTTATAATTCATTTTATTTATTAGCATATGATAACGTATCGTTTGAAAAGCCTAAAATCTGTATTAAAGATTTAACGATTATGTCGATAAGCATAAGTAAGAATAACGATAAGAATATTAAGTATACGTTATTTGACGGTAAAAAACAAATCGATTTCTGGCACTGGGGCGCTGGAGATCTTGGCTTTAGACAAGGAGACAGGGTTCGTATTATTGGCGATATAACTAAGAATTTCATGAAGCCTAAGTTATATACATTACGAATCGATAAGATTATCAAGGAGGAATAATCATGTTTACACATTTACATGTGCATACAGCATATAGCTTTTTAGATGGCTATTGTCATATACCTAAGTTAGTCTCGAGAGCAAAAGAACTAGGTATGACAAGCTTAGCAATTACTGACCATAATCATATGGGTGGTATTTATGAGTTTCAAAAAGAATGTCAAAAGCAAGGTATTAAACCAATTCTTGGATTCGAAGGTTATCAAACTTGGAATACTGAAGAATTAGCTAAGGATGTTGATAGTCGTTGGGCTGATGCAACCACCGATGCTTTTCGAGAAGGCGTCGTTACCGAAGAAGAAGCACAAGCTGTTATCACGAAGAAAAAAGGTTTTAAAGGTATTAAAGAAGTTAAAGAACGTATTAAACCCTTTATGTATGATACTCGCCAATATCATTTAATTTTATTAGCTATGAACCAAACTGGTCTTAATAATTTAATTAAGCTTCAAAGTGAAGCGGCTAAAGTTTGTACATATAACGGACGATTCTTATTCGATATGGGAATGCTTCGTAAATATAGCGAAGGTGTTATTTGTACATCGGCTTGTGTTGCTAATATCGTAGCTAAAACTTTTAATAATGGCGATCGACAATTGGCCGAAACTTTATTAAAAGAATATAAAGATATTTTTAAAGATCGATTTTATTTAGAAGTGCAACCAAATAATTTTAATGATCAAGTTAACGTTAACAATTTTTATATGGAAATGCACGATAAATATGATATTCCTTTAATAGCTACTAGCGATGTACATTATGTATTAAAGTCTGATAATAAAGATCATGACGTATTAGTATCTATCGGTACTGGTACTGATATATATAATCCTAATCGAATGAAATACGATCATAATTATTGGCTTAAAAGTGAAGAAGAAATGCAAGCTGGTTTTAAAGATATACTTAATAAAACCGAAACCGATCGTGAAACAGCTTTAAAAAAATATGCTTTATATCTTGAAGCTATGAATAATACACAAGTTATTGCTGACATGGTCGAAGACGTAGTATTAGGTAGTTCGACTCCACTAATGCCTAAACTTCCTAATTCTAATAATACTAAAAAGGAATTACGTGAACTTGCTTATAAAGGCTTGTATGAATTAGCTAAACGATATAAATATATCGCTGATGACATTGTTAATTATGAAAAACGATTGGCTTATGAATTAAATATTATTAACTATAAAAACTTTGCTGATTACATGCTGATCGTTCGTGAATTTATTAATTGGGCAGATACTAATAATATCATGACAGGTATGGGTCGTGGATCAGCCGCTGGTAGTCTTGTTTTATGGTGTATTGGTATAACAAAAAATGTTGATCCTATCAAGTATGATTTATTATTCGGTCGTTTCTTAACCATTGACAGAACAGGACTACCTGATATAGATTCAGATGTGTCGTACTTTGGTCGTGATAAAGTTATTGAGCATATTAAAGATTTATACGGCTTTGAGAATGTAGCACATATTGGTACTTATACACAACAAGGTGTTAAATCTGGGTTGAAAGATGTTGGACGTGCATTAAAAATTCCGTTTGAAAAAATGAATTTATTAAGTAAACAAATTGATGATTTTGAAGAGGTCGTACCACCACAACCTAAGTTTAAAGATTACGATGCTTTAAAAGATGGTAACGAAAGTGAAAAATCTTTATATAAAAAATGGCAAAAATTAGAATCTGAAAATAAAGAATTATTTAGATTAGCTCGTAATTTTGAAGGTCTTAAACGTAACTTTGGTGTTCATGCTTCTGGTGTACTAGCTATGCCTTGTCGTGTTGACGATTATTTCCCGACACGTACTGATGAAAATGGTGTTATGATTACATTGTTTACAGGTGTTGAATGTGAAGAATTAGGTACGGCAAAACTCGATATTCTTGGATTAAAAACATTATCGATTATCGAAAAGACACTTGATCATCTTCATAAAGATGTTGATTGGCTATATGATAATTTCGATATCGAAGATAAAAAATTGTATCAAATGTTAGCTTGTGCTAAATCAGATTGTATATTCCAATTAGAATCTGATATGTTTAAAAATTATCTCCAAGAAATGAAGCCGACATGTTTCGATGATATATCTGCAACAACGGCATTATTGAGACCCGGGCCTCTTAGTGCAAATATGCATCATCAATATGCAAAACGCAAACAAGGATTAGAAGAATCAGCTCTTCCTTTACGTGGTATCGATAACATTGTTAGCAATACTTACTCAGTGATCCCGTATCAGGAGCAAATGATGATGATATCAAAACAAGTATCTGGTTTTGATGATAACCAAGCAGATTCACTTACTAGGAAAATATTTGCCAAAAAACAAGTAGCTAAAATGCCTATGTTAGAACGTTGTCATATTTATGGTAAGAAAAATTGTGAAGGTCCTGAAGGTTGGGAAAATAATAATGAATTACCTTGGTATGATCCTAAAGGTAAATATGGTCCTGAAATTAAAGGTGCATTAGCTAATGGCTATACTGAAAAAGAAATGAAAGACTATTTTGAATTAATACAAGGTTTTAGTTCGTATTTGTTCAATAAGAGTCATGCTGTAGCTTATTCATTTACTAGTATGCTAACAACATGGTTAAAATTATATTATCCGGTAGAATTTTATTCAGCATTCTTATCAATGCAAGCTACCGAAGATTTATTACGTTATATCCCAATTATTAGAAAGGAAGGTATCGATGTCAAAGTTCCGGACATCAATATATCTAATCGGGATTTTACTCCTGATGGAAATAATATCCTATTTGGTCTTGGGTCCATCAAAGGTGTTGGTGAAGCTTCTATCCCAGCTATTGTAGATAATAGACCATATACTTCATTAGAAGATGCATTAGACAAAATAGGCAAAAAAGCCTTTAATAAGCGTGTTGGTGAAGCCTTAATTATGTCGGGTGCTTTTAATAATTATAAGACTAATCGTAACGAACTATTAAATGAATTCCATGAAATTCGTAAAGATAAAAAAATCGAACCGTTAGATGTCGACGCTTTTAACGAAGATATTATTATGGATTATGAAATGCAATCGTTAAGTTGCCCGGTAACATGTACGCCAGAATGGTTTGATTATGAAGATGGGCACGATGTATTTAAAGTACCGATTAAGATTACGAAGATCGATGAACGCAAAGATCGTAAAGGCAATCTTATGGCATTTTGCGAAGGCGATGTCGGCGGTGGCGTTATTATCGATCTCGTTATCTTTAGTTCGATATATTTACAAAATATGGGAATTATTCGAGCAGGACATACTACTTTATTTGATGGTGAAAAACAATCGAACGCTAAATTAAAAGTTAAAAAAGTAAGCTTGTCTTAATGACAAGCTCTTTTTTTTGAATGTAATATAAATTTGTAAATTAGATATTTTTTTGTAAAATTAATGAAAAGGACATTTAATTATGGCTGATATAAAAGGTAAAGTTCTTGTCGAGAATGGTACTGGCGGTAAAGATTTATTTAACCCTAGCACCACAGCCGACCAAGTCGTATTTAGCGACGGTGAAACTCTCGAACAGAAATTTAAAAAATGGATTCCAAAGCATGCGATTCTTTCCGATCGTTCCGGTAATTCTGACCGAAGCGATTTGAGTGAAGATACTCGTAAGTTTATGGGTCATCCTGTCGAAGATTTTTTATTGCGTGATGAATTGTTAACGACATTAACAAAAGCTGCCGATACTAATTGTTGGAAACAAAGTGTTAATAGCGTTGCCGATTTGTTTACGACATATCCCGATGCAGTATTAGGTGATATTGCTGCAGTTAATAGTGGCGATACAGCCGGTTCTATTTATCGATTTAATGGTACTGACTGGGAGATTTTAGTTAGAAATGGAAAAAGTATTTTACCTAATGCTGTTGTTGATAAAATTAATCAAAGCATTGTTCTTCAAAAAGTAGAATTTGGTTCTAATAAATGGGTTAAAAATGCTACTGATAATTATCAACTCACGTTAGAATTACCGAATGCCGAAGTCGTTAAAGTCGTAATTTACGACGGACAAATTAAAAAAGCTTCGACAATTACTTCTGAAGTAACAGATTCTCAAGTATTATTACGAAGCGTATATCCTGAAAGAGGATATGTTTTATATTATAATACTCAAATGAGTAATGTTATTGAACATGGTGACACGGTATGATTCAAAAATTAATTCAGCAAATTGGTTTGCAGAAAATCAATGCTAAGATTAATGAATTCGATGCTGAAATTAATAGACTTAAAGAATTATCTGATAATAGACCGACTAAACAAAATATCGGTAGTTATATAGAAAATGCTATGCGAGATATTCGTAGCGCTATTAAAAATGCTAAAAATAATTTAGCAGCTGCTATCGAATTAATAAAAAATAAAATTAAGTTATATTATACGAAAGACGAAAGCGACGCTTTATTTGATCGTATTCAAGACTTAGGTAAATTTTTATTGAAAGATCAAGATATTACGTTATATAAAAATTTAAACGTCGGTAAATCTATCGAATTAAACAATACGTCTGGTCCGGTTATTACGTTCCCTGACGGCTCGTTAGAAATTCGTCCCGGTGTTTTAAAAATAACGAATAACGGTAACAACGTATTTGAAATACGAGATAATGTCGTATATAATAACGGACAAGAAGTCGTTACGGGTATTTCTAGAATTAGCCCAGGTAACTGGATCGAATTGCCTAATAGTCGTAACTTAGGCGTCGGTCAATCTGTATATTATGGCAACGCTATTAACGACGACGCTAATCAGATGTTAATTCTTATGAAATATACTGATAGAGTCGATAATGATCATATGTATATCGATCATATATTAATAGAATTATCATTAGGCATTCAACGATATAACCCATCGTACTGCAATATTAATTTAGCAAATAATTATATTAAGCTAGAATCTAATAGATGGAACGGTACGATTTATAGAGTATTTTATCGATAAGGAGATATATTCATGGAACGAATGAAAGAACAATCTACGTCGGTAAAAGCTACGCAAGAAATTAATAAAATTATCGATGAATATAATGTATTAGAACAAGAAAATAATACGAATAATATTACGGCTGGTGAATTTATTAATAAGTTTAATACTATTAATATGGAATACAATGCAGCCCGTAAAGAAATTAGTAAGTCGTTAGTCGATGAAAAAGCTAGTTGGCTAGAAAAAATAAAGAATTATTTTACGAAATCAGAAGACGATGCTCGTTATTTAAATAGTTTTAATAAAGATAATTTTATATCGAAAGCTACCGATTGGATTTTAAACCATACATTAACAATGAATAATGCCGTTATTAATGCTCATAAAAGTGATAATACACTAATGACAATTAATGGCGTTAAAATTATTATGGACGGCGATTGGCTTAAAATGATTAATCCAGATGGTTCAGAATTATTTGCTAAGAATATTAATGACGGAACAGAACGCGCATTGAATCGTGATCTATTTAAATTAATAGAACGTAAATATATCCCGGCAACTTGGAACATCATAGAGAATAGTCGTGTAGATAATGTAGGCGGTACGATAACATTACCATCTGGTTGGAACGATTTAATCGTTATTGTCGATAATACGACGTCTGATTTTACATATTGGGACAAACAAAATGAACATAAGTTAGCTCCGTCATATGTATATATGTGTAGTGCTGAAGTACCGATTAAATTCTTTACGCCATATGCTACAGCCGGTTTAGAAGTTACTAAAACTTATGTTATGTTAACAGCAAAAACAGGTTGGGTAGGCGAAGATTATGACGGTAATAAAAGTCGTGATTTCGGAAAGATCTTGAAGGTGTTGTGGCGATGATCGAACATTTAAAAAATAAAGTAACGACTTTTTTACAAGTTAAAAAAATAAACGAAATCATAGATTCTCTAATTCAATTCGACAAAACTATTTCTAGTAATGCTATTCAAGATTTAATTAATCAATATAATTCTCGTCTCGAGAATATGAAACATTATTTAAACGATAAAGTTTCTGAAAGTATTGACGATTTAAAAAATTTAGTTAATTCGACATTAGCTAATTATTATACTAAAGATGAATGTAACGATCGATTCGTTAAGCTTAGTGAGTTAAATGATTTTATTCGATATGAAAATCCAGAAACTAGCGGTAAGTTAATTATTAATTCTGGAGATAATCCTTGTATTAATTTTACACAAGGATCGATTAGTACATTATTTAATATCGACGAATATTCTATCGAAGCATTTCCGTTTGCTATTAAACGTGGAGATAAAACATTATTAGAATTTAATGCATATGGTTTAGTGACTAATAAGACTATTATTACGACAAATAATTATCGTAATTATATTAAGCTTCCACAATGGCGTAGCAATCAAGAAATGAATAAAGAAAATTATGATAAATGGAACGAAGCTTACGCTTATATATATAATGGTTGGAATTACCAGCCAGTATTTATGTTAGTTCATAATGCATTCTTGCGTGGTTATAAACCATGGAATGATCCTAACGATGGTCCACCTTCAAATTTATCTGTATCATTTTTTAACTATTATGCTTGGGATAAAAATCATACGATTATTCAACGTTTAGAACTTAATCCATATGATTATAAATTTTATGTAAATGAAATTTATCGTCAAAGAAGAAAACATCATAGTAGTTATAATCATTTATGGTGGAATTGCGGAGAATATACAATAAAATGGCGTTAGATTTAAATACATTAAAAAATAACCTCAACGATTTAATCAATAGAATTAATAATTTAGAATCATCTGCTATTCATATCGATGGTTATTTAACGTCACTCGATATTAATGAAATGGCATATTCTACTAACGAAACGATTAAAAATTTAGATGTCGATACGATTATTGTTGATGAGAATATATATATTAACGATAACAGTATCGATAACACATCTATTAAGATTAATAAACATGATTTAGTTTTTAATGATACGTTAATATACGATAATAAAAAATTAAAATATGATAACGATATGTTGTTGCCTAAATTCGAAGAATATACTGGCGACTTAGTTAAAGGCGAATATTATATCGTTATTAAAGATACGATTAATAAACCATATCTTATTAATTATCATAGTAAAAATTTTATTTGCAACGATTTTAAAATCGAAAATAATAAAATCATCTGCGATAAACAGTATATGATAAGGAAGCGAGGTAACGCTAATGATTCAAACATTAAATAAAGATAACGTTACCTTAATCGATATTCAAAATAAAATATCTGAAATCCAAGATTATCTTGCTGAATCTAAAAACAATATTATCGATCAAGTCGTCGATCTTTCTTTAGCGAATTATAAATTCCAAGATAATTATCATAAAAAGAATATATCGTCTGATTATAATGTCGACACAGTATCTGTTAATAGTATTAGTGGCAATATTAATATCGATGAGAATAAAGTAATGATAGGCGGTAATATTCTCGTCGGTAATTCTTATAATAATAAAGAATTAATGATAGCCCGTGGTAATTCATATCGATGGAATACATTATCATACAATAATTCGGCAATCAATTTAAATGGCACTATCGAATTATTATTAGTAGTTAGACAAGGAACAAATATAATTACGTATTTCGTATTAAATGAAGATGGTCGATATTCTATAAGCGGAATCGACTTCGAAATTCTTGACGATATGCTGTTTATCGATCATTCTAATTTAGTTGCTATTTATTATCGTTAGAGGTATATAATCTGTGGAAAATTTATCATTAGATGCATTAAACGAAACGATTATGAATTTGTGTAATGATGTCGATGATATCATGACAAAATCAAAAGAAAAAGTTTCGGATTATCTAAAAACTAATGGCGTTACAAGTGGTAATATAACATCAGAGTACATCCTTAAAAACAATACGATTGATATATTAAATGTTGATAATTTATTTGTAAAAGATCTACGAATAGGCGGTAAATCTTTTATTAAAAACAATATTATTACTTATGGTAATAATACGTTAAAATTAAATAACATTTTATTATCAAATGATAAGCAGGTGCTGTTTTCTGACGACACCTGCTTTACTTCTTGTTACGATGGAATTTACTCTGTATATTTATTAAAAGGTAAGGCTGAAATTGTCGTATCGGCAATGTATGATAATAAGAATATAGGCGATATTATCATACCGGTATCGTTATTAAAAGAAGGCGAAAATGCTTTTAAAGGCATTATCGTTATTAAAAATAATGACGAATGCTCTATTATTCCGAACGAAAATAAGCTTACTTTTACTAATGTTATTATGAGGTAACGCTAATGAAGCAATTTATCGAACAAGCTTCATTAAACGAAACGAGTATTAAGTATCTTGTTTACAAATTAAACGAAGTAATTCGTGTCGTTAATAATAAACCCGATATTCATGACTTAGAATATTGGACAGATACGATTAAACAATTTGAACAAGACGGTACGATTAATACTTATACCGATCTTCTTGAAGCTTTAAAAAAGAAGCCTGATTTTAATCAGGTTAGAGATACGGTACGAGATGAGTTAATTAAATATGTCGATCAAGTTAATCAACGTATTTATCAGCCGACTCTCGATCAACTGTTACGAGTAATCGGCGATGGTTTGCAAGAATATATTAAACAAAACGTCGACGATTATTTAAATAAAGCAACGAACGATTTGCGTAATCGTTTGTCTACCGAAATTATTCATTGGAATTAAGGAGATTTTTGAATGTCTAAAAAAATTGTTACCCGTGCATACTTCGGTCTTTATAATCCAGCTCGTAAAGGTTTGACTATCGATACAGATAATGATAATTCTGGTAGTCAACTAGCTGTCGATAATAAAGCTGTCGAAGACGTAACAAAACAAGCTACTGCCAATAAAGAAGCATCTGCTGCTAATAAAGTATTAGCTGAAGCTAATAAAGCTGCTGTTGCTAAAGTAGCTGCCGATCTAGCTGCTAAACAAGCACAAGACGTTATTACGTTCTTAAGCAAAGTCGAAGCTGCTGCACAATATCAACCAAAAGGCGAATACGTTACCGATGCTAAAGTCGACGGAAAAATTACGGAAGCACAAGGTAAAGCTGACCAAGCTGCCGATGCTAAATTCGCGACTAAAGCTGAACTTGAAACGGCTACTGGCGGCGTGTCTGCTCAAGATTTAAAAACATTAAAAGATGCGATCGATCTTTTAAAAGATAATCCAGATAGCATTGCTGAAATTGCTAAGAAAGCTGATAAAGATAAAATATATGATAAAGATGCTATCGATAAGTTAATTAAAAAACTTAACGATAAAGATACCGATCTTGAAAAAGCTATCGCTAAAGCGGCTATTGCTGACGACGTAGTTAAAGCTGCCGAACTTACTGAAAAAGTAAAAGCTATTGTTGATTTAACTCCATATGCTAAAACTGCTGAAGTCGAAGCTACATATGCTAAAAAATCTGATTTAGCCGATAAAGCTGATAAAAATGCTGTTAATACTGAGCTTGCTAAAAAAGCAAATGCTAGTGATTTAACTCCACTTGCTACTAAAGAAGAAGTAGCTAAAAAAGCTGATGCCACAGCTCTTGCTACAAAAGCCGATCAAACAGCTTTGGATAATCTTAAAGCTGAAGCTGATGCAAATAAAGCTGCTGTTGCTGCTGAAGTTGCTGCTCGTAAATCTGCCGATACTCTTAACGATGCTAAAGTACAAGGTATTGCAGACGATGTATCTAAGATTAAAATTGATGCGGCTCAAGCTAAAGTAGAAAACGAAAAAGCATTAAGCCGCAAGGCGGATCAAGAAGCTGTTAATACGGCATTAGCAGAAAAAGCTACAAAAGCCGAAGCTGCTGAAGCTAAACAAGCTGCTGCTGATGCTGCAAAAGAAGCTGCTAAAGCAAATACAGCTCTTGCAGATAAAGCTGATGCTACTGCACTTGAACCATTTGCTACTAAAGAAGCTTTGAAAAGTGCTAAAGATGAATTAGCTCAAGCTATCGAAGCTGCTAAGACTGTTGCTGAAGAAGCTAAAGCCGAAGCTAAAACTGGCGAAGCCGTAACCGAAGCTAAGACTAAAGCTGCCGAAGCCGATGCTAAAGCTAAAGAAATCGAAGCTGCTCTCGTTAATTACGTAACTAAAGCTGTAGCCAACGAAACATATCAACCTAAAGGTGAATATGCTACAAAAGCTGAAGTACAAGCTATCGGTTCTTTAGATCCAACTACGTTACAATCTTTAAAAGATTTAGCTCAACAATTAGCAGGTCATGCTGATTTAACAGCCGTTCTCGATAAATTAAATAAAGTATTTACTAAAGACGAAGTTAATGAAAAACTTGCGGCTAAAGCCGACGTAACTGCTCTTGCTGAATATGCAGAAAAAGCAGATATCGAAGCTAAAGTCGAAGCGAAAGCCGATAAGACTAAAGTAGCCGAAGATATCGAAGCTGCTAAAGCTGTTGCCGATGCTGCCGTTCGAGAAGTAAATACGACTGCTCAACAAGCAAAAGCTAAAGCGACTGAAAACGCTGCAGGTCTAGAAGAATTAAAAACTAAGACTGATAAAGCTGTTGAAGATCTTGGTAAATTAACGACTAAAGTTAACGACCTTGCTCTTAACGGCGGCGCTGGTACAGGCGCTAGCCTAGATGCACAAGCTGTTGCCGATAAAGTTAAAGAAGTAGTCGACGGTATCGTAGCTCAAGAAAAATATATTAGCGAAGCTAAACTTAATCAAAAACTTGCCGATAAAGCTGATGTAAGTGCATTGACTGCAGTTCAAACAAAAGCCGATAAAGTAGCTTCTGATTTGTTAAGCAAAGCCGACGTAAGTGCTCTTGCCGATAAAGCCGATAAATCTGTGTTCGAAGCAAAAGCTACCGAAATCGATACGAAGTTAAATACTCTCGAAACAGCTATTATTCCTAATTTAATCGATACTAAACTCACTGCTAAGTTAGCTGGATATCAAGAAAAAGGCGAATATATTACTAAAGAAGCTGGTGATCGTGATTATCAACCTAAAGGTGAATATGCGACAGCTGCTGCTTTGGAAGAAGTTAAAACTAAAGCTAATGCTAATGAAGCTTTGATTAACGGCCTCGATAAAGATAATTTAGTGCATACTGCCGATCTCGATATATATGCTAAATCTGCTAAAGTAACAGAAGATATTGCGGCAGCCGTAGGTGGTCTTGGCGAAACATATGTCGCAAAAGCCGACGCCGAAACATTCGCTAAAAAAGCTGAAGTAACTGCAGAAATTGCTACAAAAGCTACTGAACTTAAAAAATATGCTGACGATACATTCGCGACAAAACAACAACTCGATAATGCTGTTATCGCTGCTGGCGGTGGCGGTGGCTTGACTCAAACTCAAGTCGAAGGTATTGTCGATAATAAATTGGGCACATTAAAAGATGCTGTCCAAACTATTGCTAACATCCAATCCGGTGTTAACGATAATAAATCTTCTGTCGAATCTATTCTTTCTGAATTAGCTAAAAAAGCAACGAAAGATGAGGTAGCTGGTAAAGTAGCGACTACCGATTTCGAAGATGCAAAACAAACTCTTAATACAGCTATTACAGCACAACAAAATGCATTAGCTGCTGCTAAGACTGCGTTAGAAAAAGCTATTAACGATAAGTCTCAAGAAGCGGCTGCTGCTTATCAAACTAAAGTAGATTTCGCTACTTGGACTCGTGACGTATACGGTACCGAAATTGCTCGTATCAAAGACGATATGATGACAGCTCAAGAAACTGATGCTGCTATCGATGCTAAACTTGCGACTAACCTCGAAACTCTTAAAGGTATTTTCCAAGTTAAAGGTAATTATTTAACTCGTGAAGATTTAACTAATACTCTTAAAGACGGTTATATCACTAAGAACGAATCTGATCGTTTATATCAAGGCGTAGGTAATTATGCTACGATCGAATATGTCGACGATCAAATCGGTAAAAATAAAGTTAAGATCGATGAAGTAAATACAACTATTGCTAATAAACTCGATGTGAGTGCAGCTACTAGCTTGTATCAAACTAAAGGCGATTACGTATTACGTAGTGAACTCGATACGTTAGCAACGACTCCGACTTTCACGAATGCTATTAATACAGCTATAGCTGGTAAAGGTTATCTCGATAAAGAAACGGCCGACGGCTACTATGCTCCTAAAGGTCAATACGTAACGACTGAAAATATCGAAGATGCTATTGCTACGAGTGCTGCCGTAACAGCAAAACAAGATGCTCTTACTTTTGGTTCTGGTTTATCTTATGATTCTAACACTAAAACATTAACAGCATCTGGCGTATCTGTCGACTTAAGTCCTTATACTCTTAAAACCGATGCAGTTCTTAAAACTGTATATGAAGCTAAAATTGCTGAACTCGAAACAAAAATTCAACAATTAACAGTTAAGTCTGGTGCGACTACCGATCGTCCTGCTACTCCTGTAGCTGGTCAAATGTACTACGATACCGATTTAAATGCTCCGGTATTCTATAACGGTACCGAATGGAAACCTATGGTAGGTAGCGGTACTGGCGTTGCGGTCGAAGCCGACTAATTTAAATATATTATATAGCTATGTTCCCCGTCGTAATAGCGGGGATTTATATGAGGAGTATACTTAATAATGGCTGAAGTTAAAAAATTTTATTACGTAAATGATCCGGATATCATTCTTAAAGATACAAAGGGTATCGCAAGTGATCCGACAGCACGTTATTTGCTTAGCGCACATGAGGTTGTTGAACGTTTAGGAAATAAACTCGATACGATTGATTTACCTACACATGTTCAAACATATCTTCAAGCTGGCGACGGTATTCATTTCGAAGAAGTTATTGGCGAAGATTCAGAACATACGCCACATCTTGTTATTAAAAGTACTGGTGGAAGTGGCGCAGCCACGGATCTTAGTGCTTATGAAACACAAGCACAAGCAGAAGCTAAGTACTTAAAACTTGACGATATCGAAACTAAATTGAAAGAAAAAGGCTTTATTACGCAAAGTGATTTGCAACCTATTCTCGATGCAATTAAAGCATTAAAAGGTGAATAGTTTTTATTATATAGGGGAGAACAATGACATTAATAAATGCATTAGCATTATTATATAATATTGCTCCTCAAGCAGTCGAAACTTTCTTAACGATGTATACGATTATATTCTTTATGTTAATAATCGATACATTGTTAAGATTGTTCGCTCTTACTTTTTCGAAAAAACCTTTGTGGCATTATCGAACTATTATCGATGTATTTTGGGGAGGCTGGGGACAGCAAAAATCAAGCCGCGTATTTTATCGCGGCTTTCTCTTCAAATTATTCGAATATAGTATTTTAAGTATTTTCGCATTTTTATTAGATGTGATCGTAATACCGTCGAATATTCATATACTATATTTTCAGGATGTATTCGATATTATATCTTGGATATGTTATGGTTATATAGTATTAACCGAGTTATTTAGCTTTAAGGAAAACATGAAATTAATTCGTTATAATAACGAAATTATTAATAGTCTTCCGAAAGACGTTATCGATCGCATTACCGATGTCGACTTAAATGTCGTGAAGTTTAAATTAAAAGAGAAAAAAGGTAAGAATGTAAAATGAGTAAAATATTTAAAATGATGCTATTTGAAAACGATGGACTTAGTTATACTCGTGTTATTTCCTTTACGTTATTATTGTTATTAGTCGGCGTTACGTTATATTTAGTAATTACCGGACATAACTGGCAACATTACGATACGTTAGCTAATTTAACTGGCGGCGGTTCGGCTGCGACACAGATTGCTAATAAATTTATTAATAGTAAATATAATAGTGAAGTCGGCACGTATAAGGAAAAAAACGATGCGGAGTAAATATTATATTAAATGGTTAGTACTATGCGGAGCTAATATGCTCTGCATGGCACTATGCTATTTAACAAACTGGTTCGTCGTATTATTTGCAGATAAGTATGGTAATTTACCTAAAATATTTAAATTATGGCAAACCTACGATAACTGTTTAGACATTGCTTGGATGATATACGAAGGAAACGTACCGAAATTTGCTCGATACGATTTTAATAAACATTATTTATATCATTTCGAGAATAAAGGCGACGGGTATATGATGTCAGGATATGTCGACCTACTCGACGAGAATTTTACGATTAAAGAAAAATTCCAGCGGTATATATGTCGATGTGCTTGGTTATATCGAAATTGCGGTTATGGATTCGCCTATTATATTTTCGGTAAGCATGTGCGTTATCGCGACGTAAAAATAATTATCGATCAGAAAAATTTTTTCTTCGCAATCGATATGAGAAATAATATATTTTGTCTTAAAGACGATCGACAATGGTGTCGATATTTTAAGAAAAGCATTTATTTAGGATATAAATTTGCAGGCGTTAAAGGACGTAAATATCCATTACGATCTATGCTTGCTAATCGTATTAATCTGTTTAGACTTGTTAAGTAATTAACAAGGAAAGGATTAATTAAGTGAATAAATTAAAAGTCGAATCTTTAAAAGTCAATGTTTTAAAAGCATTGCAACTAAAAAAGGCGAAAGCCGATAATAAATATAAAGACGATCAGGTATATATTCAAGAACCTGACGAAATGATTCAAAATTTTGAAGATATTCAAAATTTAAAAGAATCGAAACAAGATAAACTTAAAGCTGGTAATTCAATTACGATTAGCAGCGATAATGAAATCAATGCCGAAATCGACCTTAGCCAGTATCATACTAAAACACAAACGGCTAAATTATTTATGGGCCGTGACGAAACATATACGAAAGAAGAAATCGATGAAAAGACCGGTATGAAAGGTTTACGTGCCGGCGATAATATTTCGATTACCCAAGAAAATGGAAAGCCTAAAATATCTTCGACAATTGCTTATAAATTAAAAGATAAGATTATGTCAATTGGTAATACGATTTTAGGTAAAGGTACCGCAGTTGGTGTTAATGCTTCGGCAACTGGTGAAAATAGCGTAGCTCTCGGTGCCGATTCGCTTGCTACGCTCGCCAATCAAGTATCGGTCGGCAATACTGAAACTAAACGTATAATTAGTAACGTAGCTGACGGTGTCGAATTAAACGACGTTGTTACAGTTGGTCAATTTAATAAGAAGATAAGTGCGGCACTCGATCAATTGAATCGATTAGCTAGTCAATTATATCCAGTCGGATCTATCTATATGAATGTAAATAACGTCGAGCCTTCTGCTATTTTTGGCGGAACATGGGAAAAAATGCCAGCAGGTCGTATGCTTGTTAATAGTAGTGACGATTTTGTTCTAGGTCAGATCGGCGGCGAAAAAGAACATCGTTTAACAGAAGACGAATTAGCTATTCACAACCATGGAGGTGGTGAAATGGCCGGTGGCCATACTCATACTCGTGGTACGATGGAAATTACCGGTGATTTTGTCGGAGCTATGCAAAGTAATTATGATTATTCAGTTCATGGTGCATTTTATTATGAAAAAAATGAATTGATTGGACCTTGCGCGGAAAGAGGAGATCCTCGTCAACGTGTTTGGTTTAAAGCATCAAAAACATGGACGGGCGAAACGAGTGAAAGTGGAGCTCATACTCATAACATTACTCCTTCTGGTAAAAACCAACCACATAATAATATGCCGCCATATATTGTTGTTAATATGTGGAAACGTATCGGTTAATTTAAATAAAGGAAATATATATGTCTGAACAAATACAAAATATCTCCGAAGAAATTTTAAAATATAAAGATAAATTTTTCTTTAAAATCCTTAGTGAGGTCCTTAAAGAAAAGAAAGCACCGTTCCCTGAAAATACAAAATATTATTTAAAATTATTACTTAATAATATATCAACAGATCCTAGTTCAATTTCATTAAGTTCTATTAAAAAAGAAAATAATAATTATATCGTATCGTTAAATGGTCCATTCGATAGTTATGTCGAAATCAACGGGATTCCGACTCATTTTAATAGCAAAGGTAATATAGTTGATTTTAGCGTACCGGCATTAATTAAAGCCGACGATATTCTTAACTTTTATATTTCGGTCGTTAATTTCCCTTATAAAAAAGAAAAACCTGCTAATTATACTAACGATAAAACGGCTCAGAATATGATCGACACAATCGAAGTTTCTAGTTTATTAGACACTTTCGAAAAAATCGACGAACCTACTATCGGTGTATTAAAATATCTTAATAGCGTTGTCGCTAGTTATAATGTCGAAGCTCAATGGATTAATAAAGCAGATGTTCAAAATGATACTGGTAAAGGACTAATTAGACTTACGAATAGTTCTAATGTACCGGTAAAAGTAGTATTTAATAATCAAGAACATATTATTTTAGAAAATAATCATGTCGATATTCCATTCGATTTAGATGAATTTTTGGAAACTTATAAAAATTCTGGCTATAATCAAGCTGTCGTAAAGAATTCAGAAGGAACAGAAGTATCGACTGTTGCCGTTACGAATCTTTTGACTCAAGACGAATTGAATAATGTTCGAATCAATATAAATGCTGCGCTCGATAGAACTAGCGATAAAGAATTCCCGGCAAAAATGAAAGTATCTCTTATAAATCCTAAATTCTTCGGCGAAGCCGGATACTATGTTAATTTCTTAGGTTCCGTTATAAAAGTACCGTCTCAAGCTGAAGGCACTGCCGGTATTTCTGTATCGAAAGCCGAAGTGTTAGCTATGGATGAAAAGAAAAATTCATTATTCGTCTGTGATAAAGATGGTAATATGATTGGTAAACAAATTGCTCCGATAGCTTTTATTACTAGTAACTTAAAAGTAATAAAAGCATTGATTAAATAAATAAGGAATATATATGTCAAATAAAATTACAGAAATTTCTGAACAAATTAAAGCATTAAAAGATATTACGTTTGGCGAAATTTTTACGCAACAATTAAAAGCATCGAAAATTCCTTTTCCAGAAAAATTCGAACATTATATCGAACAATTAATCGAAAATGCTCAATTTACTCAAAATTCTAAATTAGAAGTATTATCGGCTGATAAGCAAAGTGATGGCTGGCATATAGATTTAATGGGACAACCATTTAGCTATATTGAACTTGATAATGAACATTATAATTTTCCAGCTAGTGGACGTATGAATATCGTTACTCCATTAAAAGAAAGCGAACCGTTTTTTGTCGCTAAATATACATGGCTTCCATATGACGAATCTTTTGAAACTAATTATACTAAGCCACAAAACGATCAATATTTTAATAGTATTATTAATTCAGTTAGTTTCCCTGAAAAACAAGACAAAGGTACTATCGAAGTTGGTTATTTGATTGGAACTGGTAATAAAGATCAATTATTATTTATTGGAGGTCAACCTTCTATTTCTGGCAATATATATAATGGTTATACTATTCAAGGATTGCTTCCAGAATTTACATTTACAGTTGGCAATAAAGAATTTACGTCTGATTCTAGCGGTATGATTACGATTACGACAAAAGAAGTTTTTGAAATCGTTAATGCTTATAACGAACAAAGAAGTACATTACCAGTTGTTGGTAAATACAACGGTATTTTAAAAGATCATATCGTAAAAGAAGATGAAGCATCTTTTGAAGAATCTTATAATTTTTTAGATACAGATATATTTAAACCTAGCGACAGTAGTAATAGTACGTATTATAATAAAACTAACGTACCGTTAGAAGTCGAATATTTAGGTGAAACTTCTACGATTCCGGTCGACGGTTCTAAAAAACTTAATACGACGTTCAATACGGTCGAACAATTAAAAACTATTAAAGCTAATGCTACCGATAAATTTAAAATTAAAAATACGTTTAATTATCCTTGGAATAAAGAATTTACAGTTAGTAATTTGACTAGTATATTAGATAAAGATTTATTTGTTAATTATATTAAGAGTAGTCAAAGCTTAGATGTATCGATCGAAGCATTAGGCCAAACATATGGTAATACTAATAATTATGGTATTTATTCTATTTATAATGGCAATAGTTTTTATCCGACTAAAGAATTTTTAAAAACTATTCCCGCTAGCGCGACAGAATTAGGTATTACGATTAAAGATACATTCAATTATCCTTGGAAAACATTTATTAAATGCGATACCGTAACACAAACTATCCTTGATAAAGATTTTTTAATTAATAAAATTAAAAATAATCAAAATAGTACAGCTTTGACGACCGAAATATTAGGACAAACGTTTAACGACATAAGCAGTGCTTATTCTTTTATTAATAGTAATAGTGCCACTCCTTCTAAAGAATTCTTAGAAACTGTCGATGAACATACGACAGAATTAGGCGTGACTATTAAAGATGAATTTACATATCCTTGGAAGAAATTTTTACATGTTCAAAGCTTTGACAAATTCTTAGATAAAAATTATATTATTAATAATTATAGTATTTATTATTCAACGTATGACGATATCGGTTATTATTTTACAGGATATCCTAATTATAGCTATACATTTAATAATAAAGAATTAGTACTTAATAGTAGTTATCAAACAGTTATTTCTTATAAAGATATATATAATTATTTAAAAAATAAAAATAATAGCATTTTATCATTTACAGTCAATATTAACTCTAATTATTATAATAAAACTATTAATATTGACAATCTTATTAATTTCAATAATATTATTGATAAATTATTTTATGTCGATGTTAGTAATAAAACTATAACAAATAAAGCTGGTATTAAAAAATTAAAAGCTTATACAAATAGTCCTAATAACGGTATTGTTTATACATTACCTGAAGAAGAAACATTCTCTTATTATAATTTATTACCGACAGAATTAAAATTTAAAAATAAATTTAATGATGTTAATTTTACTTATATGAATATTGCTGATGACGACTGTATAAATTCAATATTTTTGAGTCAGTATGTTGCAGCCGTTACTTCTAATATTCTAGCAAAAGAAGTATGCTTTAATAACTTAAGTCCAAGTTATAGCGATGAACATCAAAAATTAAGTTTAAATTTAGCTGATAATTTTTCTGATCTTAAACAATATATAGCCGATCATTATGAAATTGTTACTGCTAATGGAAATAAATACAATATTACAGAAACGTCTGATGGATTTATTATCGACGATAAGATTAAGAATGAAATGTTATTTGCTAGCGATGGTCTTACTATTTCTTTAATTCATAAAAATGATACTAATAATGAATTTATTAAGAAAGAAAATGAAACTATTTATAGCTATAATATTACAGGCAATGCTAATTTAGCAATATCTATTTATCAAAATTTAAACACACTAAATAAAGTGTATGACAATACTAAAAATGGATTTAATTTTGAAGAAATACTAAACATTTATGTAGATGATTATAATTCAGCAGAAACAGCAAATGATGTGCCTAATATAGATTTTACAAAATTTATAGGTATGAAAGCATTATCTTTTATTCATAAAGAAAATGATCAAGAAAGAAAGCTTATTGAATCTGGTGAAGTTATTACATCTATTAATTCATTAAAATATTATTTTGATAAAAACGATAATAATTATGCTCATTTTATTGTAAATTATAATACGGCATCTGAATCTAATAAAATATCTGATATTAAAATTAATGATAATTATGGTTTAATTTCAGGCATTCTTTATGGCTACAACGCAGATAATTTAAAGGATAAGGCATAATATATGACATACGAAGAACAATTAAAACAAGTTCGTAATAACGTTATTAAAAACGTATATCCCGTTATACAACGACAAGGTTCTTCGAATACTATGATTACTCTTCATTGGACAGCTGGTCATTACGACCAGTTGTTCGATGACTATCATATGTGTATCGATGGATCTGGAAATGTACACGTAATGCAAGATTTAGATAATAAGGGTGCGCACTGCTATCGAGAAAATACTAATAACCTCGGTATTTCTGCATGTTCTAATTATGGATCTGAATTAAATGGCGACGGTTATACCGGATACTCAACATATAACCCTGGTTCAGAACCTGTTAATGCCTTACAACTCGAAGCAATGGCGACTGTCGTATATCTATGTTGCGTGACATGGAGCTTACCATTGAGTCAAGTATTTACTCATGGCGAACGCTGCTTAGCTCGCCAAGATTTATACGATTATCCGGCAGAACGTTGGGATCTCGATATTCTCGTACCAGAGTGTCATGTTCGTACTGAAGACGGTTTACATACTGCAGGCGGCAACTGGATTCGTAATCGCGCTCGTGAAATCGCACGGATGAACGGTGTCGATTATTTATAATAGAAAGGTTTTTTAATGTCTATTATTTCTGAAATTGCTCAAGGCTTAAGCTCGATCATTAAAAAAAATGACGAACTTTTTATGAAAAAAGCTGATGCTCAAAGTTTATTAGGCTCGACAAAATCTCTTAACGTCGTTATGGAAGGTGTCGATAATACAGGCGCTACCGACGTAACGGCTAAATTAAACGAAATTTTTCTCAAAGCATCTAAAGAAAAATACGACGAAGTAATTTTCCCGGACGGTACTTACAAGATCGAAAATGTCGTAAAGATTTTCTGCCCAGAAAAAAAGAGTCGTTCTTTAGTCGTTAGATCTGAAAATACTTATGGTGCTACTATTTTATGCGATCATACCGATGCATCTCAAGGCGATATCGGATTTGTATTGACTCGTAATGCACCGGAAGATTTAGACGATATTACTAATGCTTATAATACCGCGATCGATGGTTTTATTTTTAAAGTTAAAGATCAAGACGCCGAAGGCAGCAGTTTTAAATTTATCGGTACGGCTGGTGACTTTAATCAATTAGTATTCACTAATCTAAAATTATTAAATCTTCGGATGACTAATACTAAAGATTGTACAGGTAATAATATCGATTTAGCTGCTCAATGTAATAACTTGACTATCGATAACGTAAAAGCCAATTACGGTATGTATGCTATATATCTAGAATACAGTGATGGCATAAACAACAATATAAGTAATATCGTTTCTAATAACTGTACTTTCTGTATCTGTACATACTCATATGCTGATTTCGAAACCATTACTCTTCATTTTGACGATACTGTCGATTTAAATAATGGTACTACGGCTAATTTTTATGCTAATAAAATATCGAATTTTAAATTAACGGGTAGATGGGCTCTTAATCAAAATCCATTATATATTAGTGTTGGACCAAGAGCCGAGATTAGTCATGTTACGCTCGATATTACGCTTGACGATAATGTCGACCATGTACTCGTCGAGAAAAAACCTTCGGCATTTATCTATTTAACTTCACCAGAAAATGCTAAAATCGAAGTAAAAGTAAACAATCTTAAATTTGATAAATTCCAAGAAAACTTTGATAGCTGGATACAAAAAGGTACTAAATTCTCTTGGATTAATTCTCCAGAAGTATCTATCTCGCCTAACGGTATAGCCGAATATCCTACATTAACTTTATTTAACAATCTAGGTTCTGTCGATGAATATAGCTCGAGAGGTTTCCTTAATAGAAAATATGAAATTAAGGTAGAAGACGATGCTAAGACAAGAATCTATTTAGGTTACGATAGAACTATTCATGAGCAAAATCCTAGCAGTCGAGATGAATTAGCCGATAGTGAAGGTTCGGCTATTTTCTTCGGTGCTAATGGCGTTCCTTATAAAGACGCTAAAGATCATGATTATAGTAATTATACTGCTGGCGTTGCCGGCGATGTATATTTAGAATCTAAGCCTAATAGATCCGGTCATTTTGGTTATGTATCGACCTACAGATATACGACTAAAACCGAGTATTTAGCGGCAGCGGATAAACCTATTTCTGTTACGAATCATGGCGACAGAACAATGACTTTTGGTTTTAATAAATTCCCGGTATGGGATAACGGTACGTTAAAAGATACGCCGATTACAGTCGGTAGTATGATGAATGTATTAGGCAAAGGTGGCTTTAAGGTTATCGAAACTGATGTCAATGCTAAGACTATGAAATGTGAAATTCCTGAACCTTATAAAGCTGATGTTATTACTTCATTAGCCGATTTAAGTATGGAAATTTATTTCATGCCAAATAAACCTATTAATACTATGGGTACTATGACCTACGAAACGATTCCGATTATTCATTCTGGCCCGACGGAAAAAAGACCGACTGAGCATATTGCAATTGGTCAACAGTATTTCGATACGACACTCGGAATGCCGATATTCTGGAACGGTACTAAATGGATTATTAGTGCCAGCGATGTCGACGAAAAATTAAAAGATTACGTTCGCATCGATAAGCTTATGGCAAGTGATATTACACAAGCACCAGCGTTTGCTGGACAAATAGCTAAAGTAGATAGTGCACTTTATATTGCAGAATCGACGACTAGCACTAATTCTTGGCGAAAAGTTATGTTAGAACCTAACGATACTTTATAATAAACAATATATCCCCGTACTTAGTGCGGGGATTTTTTCTGTAATATAGTAGTATATATTTTAAATCTACGAAAGGACATATTCATATGCCAGAAACCAATATATACGATTATGAGTTCACCGTTAACGAAAGTGAACCGAAACGTGCTGACATGTTAAATAGACTTAAGGATAGGGTTAAGCATGTCGACAAAAAAGAAGTAATCGCATCCGACGAATTTGTCGACGGCGAATCGAGCTTCGACGAAGATAAAGCATTAAGTGCTTTCTTATTATATAAGTTATTCCCGACTAAAGTAAATCTGTTAAGAGAACATTATACTAAGGGCGAAGTCGATGGTTTGTTAAGCGATCTCGTCGCTAAATATTATTTAAAAGATCAGATCGATTCGATGCTTGCCAATTTAAAGAATGATTTAAGAGCTTCGCTCGATACGACAGGCGACGGTCTAAAACAATTAGTTAATAGTCTTAAATCTGACTTAAGTAAACATCGTACGCTCGAAGAACTAGATCATCCTGACGCTAGCGTTACGACTCGTAAGATTCGCGATCATGCGATTACGAAAGACAAGCTCTCTTCCGATTTACTATTAAATATCGATGCTAAAGCTAATAAGGCGGGTGATACGTTTACCGGTCTCGTAACGTTTAACGAAGGTCTAAAAATCCCGTCCTTAGACTTACTAAATACGAATACGTTTCACAGTATTAGTTCAAGTTTAAATAATCGAGGCGAATCCGATTTAGATGTCGGTACGTACGATACGACTCATCAAGTAAATTTATGTTCGACTAATAACCCGGGTTGGCTCGATGCTAATCGTAATTTTAAGCGTTTCTTGGTTCAGAACGATCTCGACGATATTAATAATAAGATCAATGCTATTAATACTAAATTAAATAGTAGTAGTAGTAATGATCGATTATATAAACTTAATTTTGAACTTGTCGACGGCAATAAAATACAAGCATTTTTAATTAAGCCTAATGAACGTGGAGAAAATAATCGTTATGTTTGTGTTAAATTAGCAAGAGTCCCAAATAACTTTTCTGGATTATTCTATCATACATCAACAGTAGTAAGAGGAAGTGGCGGAGGAGAACATAATGATTATAGTTATGCTTATTCGACAACGCATGTTAATATTTTAACAAAACAAGACTTAAGTATATCGTTAGAAGATGCTTTTAATCATTCTCGCTCACAAAATGAGAGTGGATATACTAGAAGACATGATATTGATCCTGTTCTTCTTATTTATGATGGATACATTTGTTATGTGTTTAAAGATGTAAATGGATATCCTCGCTTAAATATTAATAATGGTTTATGGCACGATTATGCAGGATATAAAGAATATTATTTAAATAAAAATTTCTTTGTTATTTCTTAAGAAATGATATATAATCCTAAGTTAAAATTATTTCCGGTATCAAATAAATTATTATCGTAATCTGGAACATATTGTGAATAGAATCTAATACATATATATCCATTTTTTATAAATATTGTATTGTTTATTTCGTTATCTGCAGATCTAGATTTACGAGTCCATCCTGTCCTATAAAACTGTGTAAAGAAACTAGTAATATCTTTTTCTTGAACGAATTCATCTTTTAATAAAATATTTACATTAGTTTGATAAGCAACTTTGATATGTCCATCATCATGTCCACCTGTCCAATAACTATGTTGAGATCTCGTATGGTAATAAATACCAGAAAAACTATTCGGAACTTTACACAAATACAAATTAAAAATATAACCACCATGGCGATGATCAATTTTTTCAATACGCATCTTAGTTCCTTCAACGTATTCTAACTGCATTTTATACATAGAACCATTACTACTACTACTATTTAATTTAGTATTCTAGTAGTAACTATATCCTCTATATGATATACTAATAGTATATAAAAATATTATTGTTTTCATATGGAGGATATTTTTTATGAAACAGATTACTCTAAATAATTTTTCTTCTTATATTAGAAGTCGTATTCCTGAAATTAAACTTAAATCCGATATGTTAACTTTCCTTGTCGACATGTGGCATAAGTATAAATACGGCGAATTTCTATTAAAAGATGTCGTATATAATTACGACGACTATTTCTTTTTAACGAGTAACGTTGAAGATGATCGTATCATCTCGTATACGTTAGAAGCATACGATATTATTAACGATATCAAAAAAATTAAATATATTGAATATAAATTTATATCGATCGAACGACTTCTTCTCGAAAAGAAACCTCAAAATCAAAAAGAAGCTTATAAACTCTTTATCGATGAATTAGTATTATTACTATTAATGGGAACATCTGGTGATGATATCAGAAGACAGTAATCTATCCCGTTATATCGACACGTTAGTCGACATGTATTATCCGCCGTTTAGTTTATTCTTTACTAGGTTTAAAAAGAATAATATTAAAGAGATTATTAAACACGATATCGTCGGTAATTATCTTTATGAACATCCTGGTTTAGATGATAACGATATACGTAAGAAATATATCTTTATCACCGTGATTAAATTCTTATCACTTCGTAATTACGAACATATCGACTACGAGATTTATACGCTACGCGGCGAGATTCAGACATTATTATTTAAAGAACAAGCTAAACAATTGGCCGAAATATTTATCGAGAATAAAAGTCAACAGATAGCATTTAACAAATATAGAACAAAAATTAAAAAAGACGTCGTCATGCACTATCTTAATAAGAGCCTTTAACGAGGCTCTTATTTTTTTATTCTTTTTTATCGAATATATGTTCGCTATAATGATATAAATTGTGGTCGATGTATTTTTTAAACAAGGATCATAAGTATATGTATGGGAGTATACGTTTTCTCAGTAAGTGTATATAAATGAGAAAACCCAATAAGTAAGAAAACTTGGGATTTTTTGCGAGGGGGTAAGTAAATCTATATAAAAATAAAAATATTTATTCTCGATAAGAGCTTGTAAATGAGAAAAACATTATATATGTAAAACTTAGGATATTTTCTGACGGGGTAAGTGTTTTATATATATATGGCCGATTGACCAAAGTTCGCCCCCCCGCCTTTGATTCTAGGTGGTGTTTGGACTGAACGATGGTCAATCGGTCGTGACCTTCATCATTGTGATGGGGTCAATTTAATTAAGACATTGTGTAAAACAAAACACTTCCTTCACAATGTCTATATCTAATTGATGGGAGGAAAGGAACTAAAAATGAAAAAGTTAGTAGTAATGGTAACAGTTGTAGTATTGATGGCTGTAGGTTTCATCTGGTGGTTAACACCAGTGCAACCCCATCACTACATGTTGCATGTAGTGAAAGGAGGTGAAACCATTACAAGCATCGTATTGGATGCAAATAGAAATTCTAATATCGATTATGATATTAGAGAGGCTGCAGCAACAGCTGTAGCTGAGTCCAAGAAGATGGAAGGAGGTATAGCCTCTTATCTCATCCATCCGGGAGATAAGGTAGCAGTACCGATCTATAAATAAGATCTGTGCTACTACCAAGTCCAGCTGTATGACTATAAACTATAGCAACTTTGTTCTGTTCGTTACTAGTAAAGGAGGTGAAGTAAATGAACAGAGATCGTCTCGTAGCTAAAGCCATCCTCGATGCTCAAGTAGCATCCGATGGTGGTAAAGGTATCCGCGAGATCATGCATATGAACAAGAGTGCATGGTATCGCGGATACGATGTAAAAGACAACTATATCGAGAAGGCACTAACACTGATCAATTCTGATTGGAACAGTGCGTTTCGATATAGAGTCGTTCATAATGGAGAAAATCTGCTCGTTTACTTTACTTGTAGGGTAAACGGGCAGAAGCTCCAAGTATCGTTTCATACTTATGGTTTCACTAAGTTTAAACGATACTTGAAAAGAAATGACGCCTATCATCTAGTATGGGATCGCGAATCCAGTCGCGATTCCGCCGTAGAGATATGGCGTCATTTTAAATAATTCAAGTGTCCATGAAAGGAGGTGATGCTACCATGGACACACGTAAGAGCTGGCAATCTCGGAATATACTGCCCAGGAGTTGACTTGCCTGGTGGTCTGCTATACGTAGCAGGGATGTGACAACACAAAAGATAGCTTTAGTACGTGCGGAGTGGGGAAAGCATGATCGCATGCACACAATGATGGCGTACTCAGGCCTAATAAGAGTCTTTCGACAATACAATCTTATTAGGCATCAGGGTGTGAACAGCAAGTACGATCTTTTGATCGACTCCTGAAGATGATATTAAAGCTGTTCGTTTTTGGAAGTGAAAGTTATGAAAGATGTGTAAGCGTCGTGAGTTAGGACGCTATATAAATACTAACTCATTCTTTATATAAGGATCTTATATATATAAGGTCTTTATATAAGGAATATACTTTTTTATTCCTTTGTTTTTTTGGCCCAATATTTAAGGGCTTTTAGTTTAGGGCACAAGCCCGAGGAGGTAGCTATGACTACTTTAAATTTAAGAAAATTTTTCTGTTTCGGTATTGAAAACGTGAAAGGTGAAACCTTCCACGGTACAAAGGAGGCAAAACTTGCCATGAATGTGGCAACCAGCATTATGGAATTTTACCATAATGCTGGTTTTGAAAAAGTCGTTGCAACTAATTGTAACGACAACATCTTCGTGAAGGATAGCACTGGCAGACTGCTAGCCTTCGTGACAGAAGTCTGCCATCTCGAGGCGAACGGTTCGAAAGAATATAGAACCGCTTATTGGGCATGGAATGAGGTGAAACGCCAAGCCCAAATTGTAGCCGAAAAAGCGGCGGCGAAGAAAGCTTCGGCGAAGGTCGACGCCGAAGCAAAAGAAGGTCGTGAAGTTGCGACCGAGAAAAATGCTACCATTAAGGGTAGCATCGAGGTTAGATCTCCTCAAAAAAAGACTACCTATTATGCGATTCGGAAGGGTCGCACAATAGGAATCCTCACCGATTGGGGTGAGGCATCGGAATCCGTTACCGGATATTCCGGTGCGGTATTCAAGAAGTTCAGCGTCCTAAAGGATGCTGAAGAATATATGAAAGGTGGTGATGACGAATAATCACTCCCTGTTTCGTTGTACTGAGAGGAGGTGAATACGTGAAACAGTACAACTATAAACATTGCCCTGTTGTCAAACTAGCATGTGGTGAAGTCCACGTGCTAAGTGGCGACAAGGGTAGAAAATTCTTGAGCTGGTTCATATACGTCCATAAAGCGGACGTGTATGATCCGCTTAAGGAACGCGTCTGGGTGATCGAATACGGTCGCCCAGACGAAATCAAGAAAGAATGTCTCGTTGCTGCTATCCAACCGTATGGCTGGAAGAACATCGGGACATTCAAAAAGACATACTCTAAATATTTGGAGTATGTCTCCAACAAATCCTGAGCCAGCATCAGCGCCCGACCACCGAGGCGCTAGTAATAAATATCGGAATAATATTTCTAATAAAAGCTATCTGTCAAAAATTGATTAATTAAAAACTCGGCAGTAGATAGATAGCTAATAATAAATTAATACTGCCGAGGAGGAGTTAAAGATGAAAAAAGTAAATGTTACAACAAATAACACAATAGTTAAAGCTGCAGGCATGGAGCTAGTTGCTCCAACCGTAGCAGTAGTTATTAAAGAAAATGCACGTGTATCAAAACGCGTGCGTAAATCTTTAGTTTGCAAACGTCGCGAGGAAGTAAAGAAGGCGAAAGCCTTCGCCGCTTACGTTACGGCATTAAAGAAAGTAGCTCAAAACGAGCCAGCCGTAGTTCCTAGCGACAATCGCAAGTCGCAGAAAAAACGTGCTGGAAGAGCTCAACAACGCTGCATCGTTGCGGCAAAGGAGCTGTTGCAACAGCAACGCTCTAATGAGCTGGAGGCACGCAAGCTTCGTCGAGAAAAAGGCCTAGTATTCAAACCGATTGGTTTGATTACACGCAAAATTTCACCAATCGAAAAAGCTGCTTTATCTGTTAAACCTTCCCAACATTTATTGGAAAGCGTGAATGTATTGGACAATCGTCCAAGCATTAACGTGCGTTGCGTAGTGGCGCACAAAATGAAGAAATCCTTCATTTATACGATGAAGGTCACATCGATTAATCGGTGTGGAATCTTCAGCGACATCGACGTTAAGGCTGGCGCCGTTGTCGAAACAGGAGTCTTCAATGCTAAAGGTAGTATTGAAGATTTCACAAAATCCTTAGTCAAAGACATCTGTCTCGATACATTTGTCTTTGACTTTGGCGAGTTAAAAGGAAGCGACATCACGGACGCTTTTGAAGAGCTTGCCGAAATGAAAGGGTTTGCTGATCTATTACCTACAGCAGCAAGCCCTTCTCAAATTCGCGGCAATCAATTAATTCTTTGCCGTGAAGATCTAGGGTATGCCGTTATTGACCGTGTTCATTTATTGACCGGTAAATTAACAGCTGGTAAAGGCGAGTTGTCTGTAGGTAAAGCAGCTAAGCTCTTGACACGAGCAGGACAACCTAACGTAGCTGGCAAAGAATTGAAAATCGACTTAGATAAAGAATATTTTATCGTAGTCGACTCTTTCAATAAAGGAGATAATTTCGACGGCCAAAGCTTCCACAACCACGAATGGTTCTGTGAAGGCTACGGGTTGCCGTTCTTCTTTGATACTTATCATCAATCTCGGTTGATGTATATGGCGAAAGAAGGATCTCAACCTTTGAGCCGCGAAGTAATCAATCGCTGGGGTAAGGAACTTGTTGTTAGCGATAAGGCCTATATTTGCGGCAATAACGCTGCTAAAATTGGCCGTGCCAAAGACTTCAAGAATATTTGGGTCGTTGGCAACGTTGACGGCGAATGTATTTCTATCCATGACTTGAATGGTTGGAAAGCTTCGCCTGCAGAGCAACAAGCTGCAGAACAGGAAATCTTGAAAGTTATGGCCTTCACTCATGAAACTCCTGCAGTAATTGGGTCTCAACCTTTACAATTTACGATGATCGATAAAGCTCATCGTAGTTTAATTGCAGAGTATGCAGTTAAACAAAAAGTGGCTGAATTTGAACGCAGTATCGAAGCAGTTCTAAAAGGCGGAGATACTGGTTTAGCTATCGATGCAGGCCTTATGGTCGATTACAATAGTTCTATTAAGAACAACGTGATCTTAGCATCTAAAATGGCTGCTATTGCCGACAAAGCTGCTAAGATCCTCGAAGGTCCTTCTTTCGAGGGTCAAAAAGAAAGTAGATCTTTAAAAGGTGTAGTAGACCCTACATTGCTATTCCTTGACAAAGGTCTATTAAAAGAAGGTGAAGTTGTCGTTTCTGATCGTACATACAAAGCGATGAAACGAAACGATGGCTTACACCAACTAGTATGCGTGATCTTTAGAAATCCACATGCTGGCGAATTCTACCGTGCACGCATAATTTCTGTTTCTATGTTCAAGAAACGTATTCTTGGTTTACAAGTTAAATACAACTTGTTCACAGAAATAGAATTAGCAGTTGTTCTTAATGCAGTAAAAATGCTTAACGACAATTGCTTGATCACGACAGGTACTGATTATTTCAAATCCTGTTGTGGCGGCAGCGACTATGATACAGATAGCTACGTTGTATGTGTATACGAAGACGCTGCTATCTTCTCTCATCGCATTGAACGTTCTGTTCATATTCCAAGCGAAATGGGAGCAGACAAGATCGTTGTTTGGAACAGACACGATCAATTGGTTGTCGAAGTGTGGAAAAATGCCATGAAAGCAACTAAGACAGATGTTGGTAGTTATGCAACAATCATAGCAAAATCTTCGGGCTTACTTGCAGAGCCAGCTGGCAGCGCTGAAGTTAAAAATGCATTTAAACTTATTAAGGAAGACGCATTAAGCGCTCGAAAAGTTGCTATCGACAAAGAGTTGATTAGCGGCGATGAGGAGGTTCAATATGAAGGCTTCTATGAAGAAGGCAAAAATATTGGAGAAAAGGATATTAGCAACGAAAAATTGCAAAATATCTACTTGTCTTACGTTCAAAGCCATCTTACTCCTCGTGAAACAATGAGATGGTTGTTGGATATCTTGTTAACTGGTCCAGCTGCTATGGGTATGATTATCGATATCCCTAAAACACAGCTAACAGTTAATATACCATCTGGCGATCTTTTCGAACGCTTGAGCTTAATGCGCAAGAAGTTCCAGCCTAAGATCGCTGAAAACGATGGCAAGTTTGTGGCTGCTACATTTGACTTTAAAGTTAAAAAATATGTAGCAAGTGCAAATCCATCTACTTGCGGTGGTTTTATTACATCTCTTGGCGGTCAAGAGAGATATTATATCTCCGACGTCTTGTATAGAGACATTATGGTACCTACAGCCAAGGCTATGGCCGAAGTTATGAACCGTGTAGCCAAAGAATTAGGTTATAAAGGTCGTAGCGAAGGCGAAAGAAATCTTGAAAATAAGGTTGTCGAAATGGGCAATCTTATTCTCGAAGATTGCCGCAAGTCCATTTTCAGCGTCGACGCTGATGGCGTAACTGTCAATAATTTAAAGACAGCTTTGCCATACGTCGCTGATATGGTGGCAAGTGCTCTTGGCAAGGGCAACAAATATTCTTTAGCAAAAGAAGCAGGTTTTATCTATAGCGAAAACTGTTTCGCTAAGGAATATCTTGATGAATTGGCTGATCAATTCGGCGAAGAAAGATTGTACGTGCCTGTAACTGTTTACGGCCGTGATAACGTTGCATTAAATATGTACCGCTACCACGACTTCGAAACAGGTCGTGAAGGAGAGTACGTATCTTTCTTCGACGGAATTAGCAGCGACAACTGCTTGTTCTTAAGCGAGAAGATTTGCGGTCAATTCGAACTTTTCCGCAAAGGAAACACAGCTTACGTCATGAAAGACGTAAGAGATTCCTTTAATGCAGTAGAATTGAAAGGACGAATCGCGTTGAGAACTCGTACGGAAAATGCATCCGATGAGATCTTTAAACTCGTTAAGTGGAACGCTTTTGCTCCTGTGGAACAAAAGGCAGAATTCTATTTAATGAGCAGTAGCTGTGCTCGTTCTAAAGGAGCTTTGTGGTACGGCAAGAATAAAGAAGCCATTGGTGATGGCTTGTTCATTCTTGCTTCTGGCAGCAATAAAGTTCCTAAAGGCACACCTATGCAAGTGTGCAAGTTTGATAAAGAAGGCGGTAAATACGTCTTCAATCAAACTGGCGAAGGTAAATTTGCTATTAAGGTGAACATTGATGAGTTGTGCTTCAACTATATCGATGAAAACAAAGATAGCAAAAAGAACACTATTCTCTTGTTGATGACAAAACAAGAGTCTTGTGTTGTATTGCCAGATCCAGAAAAACCTTTAGTAGAAGAAGTTAACGAAACTCCTACTGTTGAAGTCGTAGCAAAGGCCGGAGACTCTGCTACGAAGAGCGAATGGTTAAGCATGGATAACTATAAGCGCGAAGAAGGCGCGATGGTTATCTGTGCGACTGGCCATCGTTCAGATAAATTAGGTTGCGGCAAGGGAGATGATTGGAGCTCCAAATCTCCTAAGCTACAACCTGTTCGCGATAGAATCGAAGCGAAACTTCGTTCTATCCTCGATTTTCAAGTCCTAGCGGGCGAAAAGAAATTTGAGTTGATCAGCGGTATGGCGTTAGGCGTTGACCAACTGTTCTTTAGCGTAGGGAATCAGTTACGCAAAGAATATGCTGAGCAAGGTATTACAATCGTATTAACGGCTGCAGTGCCTTGCATTGAGCAAGACGGCATATGGAAAGACGATTGCAAAATCTCATATGCTGCTATGCTTAAGGCAGCTGACAAAAAAGTTCGTATTTCTAATAAGAAGTACGAAGACGATAAAGGCTGCATGCAGCGCAGAAACCGTTTCATGGTAGACAATGCCGATATGGTATTGGCTTACCATGATGGAAGCGAAGGCGGTACTAAGAACTGCATCGACTACGCAAAGAGCATCGGTGCAGTAATAGAGAACGCCTTCGAGGGTCCGGAGGAAAATAAATAACCCTCCGGGTCCCCCCTTCTACGTTAACCGAAGTAAGACGTGGGAGGAACGACAATTACATATGAAGATACAGGAGTATATTTATCATTCTACGATAGATGTGCTCTGGCACTGCTGTGCCGAAATTTTATTTGAGATTTATAAGGGATTTTCCCTGCCGGGGGCCTCCTGACGGAGAGTCCCCTGCGGGGCAAGTCCTATATAAGTCGAAGTTGTGTTTCCGGACTCCGTCCCGAAACATTCTTTGAAGCAGTTATGCATATATATGCGTAACTGTCTTTAGTGAAGATATTGGGCGTTCTGCGATAGAAATGTCGCTCCGCTCCGAAATCATCTATGAGGAATTTTTATTCCTTATCGTCTTGGACCACGGAGACGTTAAATACACGCTGAGTGGTCGTCTTTGGGGGAAGCCGGACGTTAAAGGAGCTTCCCGATTTTTATAATATTATATGTGGACGGTCCATATTGAGTTATGGCGTGAGTTCGTGGTCACAGCCGTTCACATATAATATTATCTTTCAGCTGAGCGGTAGACCCGCCGATATCGTCCTAACTTTGTCCTTAGTGGCAGTCATAGGAAGTAGAATCGGCGGGACTACAAAATGCTTCCGGTGTGGCTTATTATACACGACCGGGGGGACCGTCAGGAGTATATTTGTTACTTCTGGCGGTATATAAATTATCTATTAATGGTTAGTGGCGACCGTCCACTTTAAAATACCGGCAGGAGAAAAAGATAAAGTTGATTTAAGTTTTAAAATCATACGATAAGTATGATATCTGTAATATGTTCTTAGACTTTCTTAGCGGAAGTCTAGATTTTAAAGAATCTTCGTTAGAAGCAAAAGTAACGAATTTGTTCTTTGAAGAAAACGGAAATCTTCTAATTAATGTATCTGCTATGGCGGATACATCAATAGGAAGATTAAAATCTCTTTTACAATTCAAATTCACAGGAGAAGTTTTGTCCTGCGAGTTTGAAGGTATTGACTACACTGTTCCCCATGCACAAATCATGGGAGAATTGGTAGATGCAATAGAAAAATTGTGTCTACCTATGTATGAGGAGGAAGAATAGATAAAGACCATCGATTTCAAATATAACGCAGAAAAATACTGCGTTAAAAATTTCTTAGACGATTCTGGATTATTGTCCAGAAAAGTCTGGTTCGATGACCGTGAGGGGTGTCCTCACGACCGAAAGGACCTCAGTATTGTTTCTGTTGTAGATAACATGGCAACATGTGCCTACACAGAGTTAGACAGGAATATCGGTGAATTTGTCGAGCTCACCGTAGAAGTTCCTGTCGGAAATCTTCACCTTCGCGGTTCAGAAGCCGTTGAGGTGGAATATGAACGTATCCTTTCTACTATAGATGAAGAAGCCGCGGCAATAATCCGCGGCTTAGTGTGGGAGAAGGAAAAAGATGCAGCTGTTGCCGGCTATAACGGCTGCATCTAATTTAATAGTTTATTCTAGAGAGCTCCATATGGGGCTCTCTTTATTTTTTAATAGGAGGCATACTGTTATGTTAAACCGCACTGAACATTCTGTAAAAATTTATAATACCATTGGCGTAGAAACGCCAGATATGGTATTAGAACAATACAAAGGGGAACCTATTAGAGTTTCCTGCGAATCTCGTAAAGTCGATACCATCGAAGGTATTGATATTTATGAAAATATTTATGGTGAGGTCACTGGCCTCCCAGAATTTGCGGAAGGCGTATACTACGTCGTTTCCGCTATGGTGCGTCAAGCACTACCCGGGAGAAAAGACTTACTTTCTCCTGGTCAATTAATTAGGAATGAGGCCGGACAACCAATAGGTTGCCTAGGTCTTGTTCGCAACAGTTAAGTATTTTAGCTTTAGTCGTAGGTATATTATATATCTATGGCTAAAGCTTTATTTTTTGTTAATAAATATTATAATTATACTATTAATAGAGACATTGATGGCGTAATTATGATATTTATATTTTTTTTATAAATATCGTCCGGCGACAGGTGTCCGCCCACATTGTTTCGGCACTCACGAAATCACGTTTTTTTATAATATAACGTGAGTGTTATGTGGGCGGTACCGTATTTGCCTTCCGACGCTTGCGACGTTGGGCTCTGGGCCCGCGTTGCTTCGTCTCTGGTCGGCAAATACTCACCTGTCGCCTCTATATGTATTCCGGCAGTGTCCCTTCGGGTCGTATGTACGGAATATATTTTTTTCTTATGTATGCGATCCTGCTGTGGTCGTTTACTAGTGTGTTTTTTATATGACGCTCCGCGTCGAAATGTTTTATGAGGGTATTTTGCCCTCAGTATTTTATTTGTTTCATAGAGGAGGAAATTGTCATGAAAAAGATTACTGTTATTAGAAAAAACGGCGTAATTGCCGATGTTGTAGTAAGTGGCACTGAAGAGCAAGGTAAAAACTTGTTTTTAGACCATCCGTTGTTCAAGAATTATTTCGTTCGGGAAGCTAGAGTATTTGCCCCAGAAACCGAATGTTGGCGGTTCAGCGTTCCTAACCATGACGACATGGAAGTGTCTGTAATCAGAAGCTCCATGACTTATGGAGGAGCAGAAGGGCTATTCGAGTTGGCGATGCTTCGCAATGATAGATGCATATATGATACGCCTATCACCAACGATGTAGTTGGTTGGCTAGATGAACAAGATGTACTGGACATCTTAGAAGATGTTCAACGCATCTACGGAGAGGAGGCATAGCATGAAATTTATTCTTTTCGGTGAAGCTATGCCGAAGACAGAATTTAATAGCCCAGACTGCTACCATGCGTTACAATATGTTTTGAACACCTTCTTCAAGGATTGTGTCGTTGCAGAAAATGTGACATCCTTAGAAGAAGATGTCGTAGCGGTCTGTATTCGTTCGTGGGCAAACATCAGTTCTGAAGAAGAACCGGTATCCTATGAACGTCATCCTGCATATTTATTGGACGAAGGGAGATATAACAAATTATCTCCTAGTACTCTAGCAATCATTGCTGGAGATTAGCCCCCCGCCGGGGCTAAACCTTCTACGGGATTACTATGTCGATATTTACGGCATGGTGCTCCTGTTGAAGAATATATATAGTCTTATGTACGGCTATGTACATTTCTCTATGTATCACACGCCCCCGCCGGGGCGAAATCTTCTTTGAGGGGTTCTTCCCTCATATTCGTCGTTCTGTGAAGGAGGAGAAAATATGTTTATCACAGGATTATATAATTATACGTTATTAACTCCAAATGGAGCTTATATTTCCGTACAAAGTACGGACGGTGTGTTTGATATTCTTCGTGAGAACGAAGGGTGTCAATTTATATCTAAAACATTAGTTGGTTATCAAAGTTGTGCAATGGCTGATTAATGTAGAGGTGCTGGTAAGAGATTGCCGGCACCTTGCTTTAATTTAGTATTTGATATTTCATTATAAACATGAGGAGGTATACATCATGTTAAAGAAACAATTTATTGGTTGGTTAAACGATTTTTACGCGGAAAATCCTATCACTTTCCGCATCTTTTGGTTTTTGGTGGGCTGGTTTATCGGCTCCACTGTCAAGATGGCTGTACTACAACATCGTCTAGCAAAACGCTAGCGGTGTAATGATTTCGCTGGAGGGTTAACTTTTGAAGTTTCCCCTCCGGGGCGAAATCTCCTGTGACCTTCTCATTAATAGTAGGTCATGTTTTATTTCATATAAAGCTTTATATGGAATGCTATGAGGTGTATGTTAATGTACTCATAATACCTCCCTTTAATAGATGCTTAACAATCTGATATGTATCTCATAGCATTCGATATAAGGTTTTATATACCTTAAAGTAAAGCCGTAGACTTAAAAAGTCTTAAGCTGTAGAAGCCGTTGGGACCGGCTCAAAAGAATAAGGACTTTTAGTCAAACTTCTTAATAAGATGATTTAATATCATCTTTAAAATTGTATAGTCAAATGTTTTATTTGTTATACAAAGTTCCTAACCTTACGGGAGAAGACAGCCCCTCCGGGGCGAAATCTCTCATGGGGCTTTCTGTGTGGAGGTCCCTTTCATACTTTTCTCCTCTCTCTCGCGGTGAGAAACTGCGGGAGATATGAGCGTTAGATGAGCGTTGACTTATCTAGCGTTGATATCTCTTGCATGTGTGTTGATGCAAGAGGAGATTTTTTCACCACGAGAAGCTCAGTCGTGGTACTTTCAAAGAAAGGAGACATTTATATGTCTAAATTTGCAAACGTTGTATGTTATTTGTTCGGCTCCAACTCTAATGGTTGGGCACAAATGTTATCCGCTGTTGTAGAGGGTGTTCCTGGTGTCCGTGACACCAAACCTGTCAGAATTGAAACAGCAGGTCAATCTTATGTGGGTATGGGCTGTAATGCCGTAGCCCAAATCTTGGAGTTGTTCGCCAACAAGTCCGTTAATTACGGACAGTTCACTGGTGAAGTAGTGACTAGCGACGCTGTCGCTATCCGCTGTTATTCTATCATGAAAGCTATTAAAGATGGCTTAACGCCAGCTAAAGTAGCTGACCATGTTATGAAAGAAGCGGATACAGCTGAAGACCGCGAGCAGTTTAAGCGTCTTGCTATGGCAATCAAAGACTGTCAAAGCCAGGGTGTGCGTCTTCGCATTAGCCGTCTTTCCCAAGAGCACAGTTATGCTCTTGAGGTGCCAGAAGGAGTAGAACTCCAAGCTGGCGACGTGGTCAAATTTGACCGCGGTGTATCCGAAGACGGTGTCAAACTTGCGTATGGAGTGCAATCCAGCTACGCTTATGAAGTGGCTGAGGTCAATGATGAGCTTAAAGCTCTCAGACCTAAAAACACTCCAAATAGCAAGCACAGAATGGCGTGCGTTAACGCCACTCTTAACTTGATTCGCGAAATCAAGGCAGAAGAGGTCTCCGCAGAAGACCTCATCTAACATTGGGGGCATTTTGCCCCCTTTATTTTTATTAGTAAAGGAGGGAGCCCCTGATGGCTACTTTTAATATTAAGCATTCCAACCAATCTATTCTTGACTATATGAGAGAAAAGATTACGGTTGAGTATAATGGCTCTGTCGAAGATGTCGACGGAGGCATTAAAGTTGAGGTTGATGACAATCACCTTAAAGACATTACGGACGCATTCAGCCGTGCGAAACGTAATGCCATGTTCTCAGGCTGGGTAAAATCTGCCACTAAGTTTGTTGGCAGACAAGCTGACACTGTGAAAGATGTCGGCATCGGTGCAGTTGGCATTAGCGCCAAAGGTATCTTTGGTGGTCTTAAAAAGACTGCTGAAGTAGCTATGGGTGCTACTGCTGTAATCGTAAACGAGGGTAAAGAAGCTTGGAAAGAAGCTTCTGTGAGCGATGAGCTCAGAAACCTCAAGAAATCCTTCGGTAGTACTGGCAATGATACAGAAGGTATCGAAATCATTAAGGAAGATACTGTAGAAAATACTGCTGGCGAAAGAGCCTAGCAGTATAGACGATTGCTATTAATCGTCGGTAAATATTAATAGCAGTTGCTCTAGTTGTCAGGGGCGAGTGTAGGTGACAACCTTATTCTAGTTATTTAGGATATTCCTAACTAGAACTGATAAGATAACTATGAATATCCTTATTATACAGTAATTTTATGCTTTGGACTGTATAATAGAATAAAAAGCACTAGAAATAGGGTTTAGTCTAGAGGAGCAGGGTTTGCTCTTCTAGGCTAAACCTTTATTTTTTCTTATGTTGAATATACATTTAGGTAATACTGTTGTTACAGCGTTAGCTAAATGTATATTTTTTTATAATTCGCGAAAAGCATACCGCCTGAGTACGTATGGCGTAATTCGGGTGTCAGCTTTAGCGAAAGTCCATTTTTTTGGACACTTTTGGCAGGGGCTAATTTTTTTAGTGACTGCTTTTTTTTATCGGAACGATTACGTTTCCGATCGCCAAGAATTATTAAGGAGCGAGCGTCAGCGAGCGAATGTATATTTGTTTGTATATAAGCCCGAGCGAGCGAAGCGAGCGGAGGGCGTTTATTAGGTTCTCTGTGTACTCTCTTCCAAGAGAGTAGTTTTGTTTATTATTTGTATTGTAAGGCGAGCGAAGCGAGCCGTTAATATTCTTTGTTTACTTTCTTCTTAAGAAAGTAAGTATTGTATTATTTATTAGTAGTAGTTCTCTGCTATCTCTCTTGTAAAGAGAGTAGTTATGTATTATATATATTTATATATGTAGATTCTCTGTTATCTCTCTTCTCAAGAGAGTAATTAGTTATTTATATATATATGTATCATAATAGTATTAACGCAGCGAGCGAAGCGAGCGGAGTATCTGTTATGTATAGTATATAGTTATTCCCGACGAGTGAGGAGGATACGACGAGCGAGTTGTAGTGTCCTAGCGTAAGCGACGATCATAAGAGTATATATTTATATATTATATATAGGGCGAGCGAAGCGACCGTCAGGGAGCGGAGCGAGCATAGTATTATTATATAATATATTATAGGGAGCCTCAGCGACCGGAGTATATATATAGTCTTATAGGAGCTAGATAGGCAATAAGGATTGATAAGGATTTAGTATATCGTGATATAGTATATCGTATTATACTATAGTAGTATATAGTCGATCCTTATTTACAGTAAGAAGGAAAAATCGGCCTTGAATTTCTGGAACCGAAGGTTTTAAAAAATTACGATATTTTCCGCCCGGGAGTATCTGTATCATATATATAGTAGGGAGCGTTAGCGACCGATGGTATCATATATATACGTTAGTATATATTAAGTATTTTCTGCCGTCGGTATTTTGTTAAAAGAGAGACTAGTATATGTAATAATAGCCGCTTAGGATATTATGGTTTATATATAATATGTTTTTAGTTAATGTTTTTACTGTACATATTATATGTACAGGTATTAAAAACTTTTAGGGTGGGATATCTTATAATAATATTGAACGTCAGTGAAATGTTATTATAGATTTAAATCTTATATTAGATATAATTTTAATGAGAGCTATTAATGTGAAGAATAGGGAGCGCCGCGAATCTATTCAGCTATTAAAATTCTTAGTCGACACGATAGTATAGTATGGTAGAGATCGTGTCGATAGGTTACGAGTGCTAACGAGTTATATGTAGAATTCGTTATTAAGAATAGTGTTATCGATGTAGCTTGCGAAGAGAAATAGTATTCTTTAGAATTCGTAACAATATATCTAATGCGTTTGTGTGTCTATCGATATATATCAAGAAAATATATACCGACGTGTGCGAATGGAGTTTACGAAGTGTGGCACGCAATCAATTTTTATATCTCGTAACGAAGCCGTTTACGGTTCGTATTAGTATTATATATAGCGAAGCGAACAATGTAAGCGGAATGTAACTATATAATATTTAATACGAATTATACCAAAGTATTAGAAGTTAGTAAGCGTCTAATAAGTAGGTGGTTTTTTGTTTGGGATCCGCCGTTATCTTAGTATTTCATTTACTAGCTAAGGTATTTAAAAGTCCCTTGCGTTTATTTTAGTCGAGTTATTATTTAATATATATTATATATAATAATAACGAAGAGCCATTACTGTTAAGAATGGATAGTAGACGAAATTGGGAACGGGCCCCAATAATAGTTATTAGATTTTTAATATAATAACGTTAATGGTTCGTCGTGTACGATCCTCTGCGAGTTGTTTATCTTCACAGCAGATTAATTACTATTAAGAGTTTGGAGCATTTTTAAAATGGGACAACATTTTGTTAGTATTCTTTGTCTATATTATATATATAAAAAAAAGACCCCCATGGGGCCGTTATATATTGTTTTGTATCTGGAGCGGTGAAACTTCGTTTCACCGGTATATTACTCATGCTTGAGTAAGAGTTATTTAAAAAATAAAAAAATATGTCAGAAAATAAAAAAGACCCCGAAGGGCCGTTTTTATATAATTATTTTTTTAATGTTCAGCTGTCGCTATCAATAATAAATTATTGGAAGCGGTGTAACGTAGTTACACCGGTATATTACTCACTTTAGATGCTTAGTTGTCAAAAAATAAAAAAATATTTTTTATTTAATTATATATATAGCAAACAATAAAAAAAAACAGCCTTAGATTTTTATATCCAAGACTGTTTTGTGTGTGTAAATTTCAGGAGCGGTGAACTGCGTTCACCGGTATATTACTCATATTAGTATATCATTAATTAATTTTGTAAAAATAATTAAATATTCATTATTAATGCATAATTGAAAGTACGGATATTTTTAAGTAAAAAAAATACAAAAAATTAAAGTCAGATAATATCTGGCTTTTTTTAATTTTGGTGTCGCCTGCGGTATATATAGGAAACAATAAAACATAATATACAGAATATGTATATTTATGAATACGAGCTTTTTTCAAAAGCGTTCTTCGACCATAGCTTACTCCGAAAAGTTTAAATGAAACGTCGTAAGCGTAGTAGTGACGCGGGTTTTTAATAATTTTATGTATAAGATTATTTAGGGTTAGGAACGATCGATATAAAAATTGCTCCCTTAACAGTTCTTATTCATCTCTTATATATACTATATATATAATATAATAATATTTATTTTTTTAAATAGTCCGCCGTCTCCTCACGAGCGCCAACACCAGTTATTTATTGCTTTATATACTATATATATAGGTAAAGCTATGGCTTTGTTCGTGCAGAAGATACGGCTCTTGGACTATAGGTGATACTGACTATACAGTATGCTCCCTTGGGGGGTGGGGGGAGTCAGTAACACTCTCAAGTTAGTTATTTTTATCTAAAAACTAATAAAAATCGTTTATGGCTATTAAAATGATCATAAGTCCGCAACACTTTAAAATCTCCCTTTAACAGCTAAAAACTAGTATTTTTTAAAATATCAAGTTGCTTTTATTTGCTATATTTTAGCCTATTTTCATATTAGATGTATTTGGTCCGATGTATTTGGTCCGATGTATTTGGTCCGATGTATTTGGTCACATAATATATTTAATTAGCGTAGCGTATTACTATATATATCATTAATCTGTTATAGCAACTTTATTAGTACTTAATAGCTGTATATAGTCATATATATAGTTTATTGTTATATTATATATATGGTTTAATATATATTATTAGTATTAAGTTATATTATATATTGCTATACTATGTATATATAATAGTATTAGTATATATGTATTATGTTATTATATATTGTATTAAGATATATAATTAAGAGAAACTATTAAATGGAAAGATGCGGGCGATTTTGTATATGGTATTTTATATCAAGTCGTTCACGGATCCGTATATGGATTTTTAAATGTATTGTATTTTGTCGGAGGAAAATATTATTTTAATAATATCAGCAGTAATTATGTTTTTACTATATAAATTAGGCAATAAATTATTTAAAGAGCACTATTATAACAGTCGATTAAAAACTATATATTTAATTTTATGTTTTATAATAGTATGCATATTAATTAGACTATTATATTTATATATATAAGATTAATATTCTTTAGTGCGTGCTCCGCACCGAAATCTCCCGTAGTCCTTTTTTGTTGTATAGGAGTTAATGAGCGTAGCGAATGAATCAATATTTAGTCGATCAGATTGTCGACCATAGCGACTGGATACGGTATACGCGTCCAAGGAAGATGTGTTATTCTGACGATATAAGCAAGAAATATGATCTAGATAATATAATCGTAGCAATTAGCGAAAGTTATTATAAATATAGTGCTGAATTATATTTACAATATTATATGTATTTAATAGTAGCAGAATAAATGGAGGAAACTAATAATGAAATATTTAATACAAGAAAAAGTTGTCGGCGATATTAATCTTGAAATCGAAGCTTCCGATATGGTTAAAGCTGTTAAATTAGCTAGAAAATATATCGAAGATAATTATAAAGATATTTTTATCGACTACGATTGTTTCCAAGAGAAACAAGTGTTTGGTTGTTCTGATCGAGAATTTAATAAAGACAGTAAAGAAGGATTTATTATGATTATTCGTGAAGACAAAAAAACAATGAGTCATTTTGAAATAAAAGTTAAATAAAGTCGTTATGAATAAGAATGAATTAATCGATAATATTATCGATGCGGCCTGGATAATAAAAACAAAATATCCAAAATATATGCCGTCCCGAAACTTTCATATAGTCGACGTTATTACAAAAATTACTGTATATAGTAATGGTAGTCAAGAAATTAACGGTATGATTTATTATAGCTATTATTTATTTTTAGGACATTTAGATTATGAATAAATCAAAGTTTTTCAATGAATTGGTATATTATAATATCGATAAATGTAAGATAAATAAATATGAAAAATATAATGTCGTTTATAATACTGGTTATAGTATTCTTAGGAATTATATTATTTATCGTAATGGCGACGAAAAATATAGTGCAAACATATATGTTTATTATTATCTATATTTAAGTTTAGAACATATATAAAGGAGGGATTATATGGAATGTTATACTATATCTAAAAGAGAAATATTTATATCAGAAGTCAGAAGAATGACATCTAACGTTATGTGCATTTCATATTTCCCCCATCGGAATATTGAGCCGGCATACTTTAATTTAATGGAAGGAATGTCTTATGACGGCGTAAAAAAAGATCCTTTATTCTTATACGATTATTATATATATTTATCTCTTCTAGAATTAGGATATTATAATGAACCATAAATTAAATAATATAGTTAGTAGAGAAAATTCAAAATTGCCTAATAAGATTTATAATAAATATATAGCAAGGCCAGATATTCAAGGCGACTTATTAGTATATTATGATCTCGTATATGAATATGTATCTAATGGTATTGCATTATATGATTATTATATATTTTTAAATTATGTAGAATTAGGATACGATAATGGACTGCAAAATAAATAATATAATTTTTAATCATAATTTATTGTTACCTGATGAACTTTATAATAAATATATAATAAAACCAAATTTTTATAGTCGTATGGTAGTTTATTTCGGTCTTAGATATAAATACATATCTAATTCAAAAGAACTATATGACTATTATATATATTTATCATTAACAGGAACATTATGAAAGAATATCATTTATCAGAAGTATTAAGAATAACTTATCTTGTATACACTAAATATAATCGTAAGTATGATATAGATCTTAATTTTTTAATGTGTAGAAAATGAAATAATATTATCGTATATATAAATGAATATAACGATACGTATTCTGGTAACTTATATTATGATTATTATATATATTTAAGTTTAATGGATAACAGTATATGAATTGGAAAATGAAGTATTATCTAATAAATTTTGAATATGATATAGTGAGCAATTCATTTAGATGTAATACACAAAAATATATACTAGTTAATAATTCAAAATTTTTATATAATATAAATCTTGATGACGATACAAGGAATAGTGGATTTTATTATTATTACTATATATACTTAATGTTTATTGACAAGAGCTAATAAGGAGAATATATGAAATTTGATCGATGTTTATTAAACGACAACACATATCTTTTCTTAGGCTATGATAAAGGACAAGAAGTATATTGCTTGCGAAATATTATATGCATTAGAATTAAAGGAGTTTTAATGGTCGACGCTAGTTTGTTAAGAGTAAGAAAACGCAGCGCCGATAGTTTTGATATTAAGATGACATTACATATTAATAGTAATAATGAAGTGTATAGATCATCCTATATATCGTTAAAACATCCTAATAAAAGTATTGTTATTAGAGATGACGACAGTCATCGTAAGGAATATATATTAGCATTAAGAAACTATATTATGGAATATAACAATATAGAACTATTAAGGAGTGAAAATATGTGTTAAACTTAATTTCAAAGTATCAAGACGATATTAAAAACTTTATTATTAATAAATATAGTCTAGGTAAAAAAAAATATAATTTCGATTATTTTTGTGAATCAGTTTTTAATTTAAAAGAACTTGATCTTTACTATAAAAATGCTTGTCATTGTAAAATTATAAAATATAGTTGGCATCATGATAAAGAAGATCCATATCCTAAAAATATTGTTATACAATTTGAAAATAAAGAAACATTAAAAGATGTATCTCTTGATGATTTATTTTTAACAAAAAGTTCGTTAAAACAATACAATTGGTTTTTTAAAGAGAATTAATAAGAAAGAACGCACATGAAACATTTATATTGTAAAGAAAAATTCGACAAAGAAAAATATGATCATATATTAAAATTAAAAGTATTAATATCTCAATGTAATTGCGGTAGTATGCTTCTATATCTTAATAAAATAATGGTTAAATTAGAAGCAATTGAACGCATCGAGTTCGATAAAAATAATGAATATCAATTAACATTATATATTCATTATCAAAAAAACAATAAAGATCTTTATGAAATCATCGAAGTAAAATTTGAAGATTATGAAGAATTCGAAGAATATAAAGAAATGATCGGCGACATTTTCTGTTATACATTTATTAACGAAGAAGCGACTTATTAAGGAGTAAAATTATGGTACTAGAATTCTTAAGCGAAACCGATGCTCTTAATGCTTTTACATTTCATGGACAAGATGTATTTAAAAGATTAAGAGAGCATCCATTATTCGTAGAAATTGAAAAAGAATATACACCGATAAAAGGCGAATCTATATTTAGTATCGGCTATGATTCTGGACTAGAAAATCGTTATGTTACACGATTTATTAAAATAAAACGATATAAGAATTATGTGCGATTAATTCCAGAAAACGATACATATAATTGGATCGCAAAAGAATTAATCGATTTATTTATTTCCGATATGAAGTATAATGTTATTGTATAAGGAGTAAAAACTATGAAAAATTACGACCATGTTATAAAAAACAAAATATTACCTGGCGGCAAGCTTATATCTGATTATCAGATTATGACAGGAAACGGCTTGAACGAAGTGGAGTTGGAATATATCGACGAAGTCGGTATTTTGCCAGTAGCCCCAAAAGATCAATGGATTATCCCGAAAGGCTACGTAGTTGATTTAGATGGCTGCGTTAAAAAAGCATGAGAGATAAAAGTTACGCAATAGTATTTTATCACTATGATAAGAATAATAATTTTCATTACGGCGTTATTTCTTGTGAATACGGTTTTATGCGTCAATTATATTCTGCGTATTATACATATATGACAGCTAGTATTGACTGTATGATTTCGATAATCGATGCTAACGAATTAAAGTATTTAGAAGAAATGGAACTAGCTTATGACGATCCAAATTATTATGCTAATGAAATACAAATGGCTATCGAAGAATGTAGCGTAACAGAATTGATTAAAAAATTAAATAAAAGAAGGGAAACTATACTATGAAAATATTATTAGCAGGATTAATTATTGCTTTATTTACAGTATCAGCTATTGCCGCAAAAATATTAGGTATCGCAACAGTAATTGCTTTTGTATTAGCGTTAATCGGTTTATTCGATGTACAAATGAGTACGGCTATTAATTTATTATTATTAACAGTCGGCGCCGGAACTTTTGCAATTATTTTAATGGCTATCGGTAAAGTATTAGCATTTAGATAATATGAATAAAAAACTATATCATGATATAACAAAACATATATATAGTATAAGTCTTAATAGAGATTTCGATAGATTTTTAATAGTACTTAATCTTAATATAGATTTAACTAAAATATATGATAGCGAGATATACTATACTTTATATAAATATTATCTATATATAATGATTAAGATATAAAAGGTTTTGTATGAAAAATAGATTAGAACAGATCTTAGTAAATATTGAATACAATATGAGAAATGACTATTACTGCTATAGTATTATTAAAAAATATCGTATAAATAATAATATTAGATTTAATCTTGGCGACGAAGATAGCTTTTTATTTGTCGATGAAAATTATTACTACTATTATATATATTTATGTATATTTAATATATCTTAGTATTAATATATATTTAACGAGGTGATTATGAAAAGTTCAAACGATACGAGTTTAGATTACTCGTTAAAACATATGCTAAATAAAAACGACTATAAGATTGTGTATTATGGTCAACATATTATGAAAAATGACGATTGTTATTTGTATGACTATCATACAGAAATAGAGCATAAAAATAGTCCTTATCTTATTAGTATTTTTCGAGAAGGTAAGGCGTCGCGTTTTTACGAAGATAATAAAGATTATTATTTCGTAAAAATCGTAAATCAATTAAATAACGATCAAATATCTTATCAAAGAATTAGCGAACGTTCTGAAGACGTAATTAAATATATCGTTAATAAATTATATGTTTTTAAAAATAATCAAGATATAGATTTATTAAAAGAATTTAAAGATCGATATACTAATATATTTGTTACAGAAGACAATAAAATATGTTTATTATTTGTTGCCAACAATAAATTCACAAATTTTATTATTAAATATGAAGACAAAGAATATAAATTTATTATTTCGTTAGACGGTTGTGATAGAGCCGAAAGAACTGCTAATAATAGAATAGAATTAATTAATCGTATCGAAGAACGATTAATGGAATTTGATGATATTACAGAAGGCATTAGGAGCGATATAAAATAATGGCTATTGAATTTAAATTTGATGAAGATATAAAGTTAATATATCAAGATTTTACGTACGATATATTTATTGACGATCATTGCACAAAATATGAAATATATGATAGCGGAAATGCCGTAACTGGATATATTCGTTTATTTATATTAAATAAAGAAACTAATTATATTAAAATTCTTAACGATATTTTTATCGAAATTGATCGTAATAATAATTTTATCTATATAGATCGAGATAATATTAGAGATGAATTATATCTTGTCCAATTATTAGAATTGAACGAAATTAAAAAATCTATATATAACTATATCGACAATATATCAGGATATTAATATGAAAAATGAACGATAAAATAAGAAAAATAATTTTTAATTATAATCTACAAATGCCTTGTGAACTTTATAATAAGTATATAATACGCTCAAATATGTATAATCGTATGATAATTTGTTTTAGTGCTAAACATAATTGTTCATCTAAAACAAAAGAATTATATGATTATTATATATTTTTAAATTGTATGGATATAATTAGACGAAATTACTAATAAGGAGGCGATCATATGAACTTCGAATATAATAAAGAGAAATACATGTATAAAAATATTAAAGACGAATTACCATTCGATGATGATAGTTATATGTGGCGAAGTGATGAATACGGGCTATATGGCGTTGAATTTTATCCGGTAGAAGCACCAGGATCAAACGGTAAATTAGCTCAATGCTTCGGAAAGAATTTAGCTTTAGAAAGTTATGCATCTTACGATTCTATGTATTTAACAGAGAAATCTGCAATCGACTTCGAAATCGATAAGATTATTTTTAAAAATATCACGAATCAAAAAGAACTTAATTATATGTATGAATTATTAATGTTAAAACAAAATGAATAGTCAAAAAATAAAACTTTTAAGAAATACTTGTGAAGGCCATATTTTAAATTTGGATAATCATATATATATAAAATATGCATTATCGACAAACATTGAAAAAGATGGACTTGACCGTATTGAATCTGACGATGTTCTTTTTATGGGTCTTAGTTTTATATATAATTATTACATATATTTAAGTTATGTAGAATTATAAAAAGGATTAATAATATGTATAATAGTAATTGTTATTTAAATTTTAGGACTGATTTATTTGCCGACACTTTTTTTAACGTAATTCAAAAACATCATGACCTAGAAATTCGTTGTGAACAAGCATTATGGGTACCGTTCGATTATTTATTGTATAAGAATACTATTACAATAAAATATAAAAATCAATATAACGAAGAACTAACATTAATTCTCAATAAAGATAACGAAATAATAAAAGCAACGACCGTCGTTAAAGAAAAATATCCAGAAGACGGCACCGATTCGTTTTATTTTATCAATGCATTTCAAGAAGTAATGTTCAACGATTATTTTTTAAAGGATTAATATTATGTATATAAGATTTAAAACAAAAAAATTCGCTACTGAATTTATTGATGCAGTAAAAAAGAGCGCAGGAAAATCATTCTATTTTAAAGAATTCGGTACATGGGATTTTTATTATATCAACGAAAAAGAAAACGGAATCGTAATATCATATCGAAATAGAAAAACAGATTATATTATAATAATAAATATTTTTATTGATAAGTATATGAAAAATCAAATAATTTTTAATACGTACGAAGGATATGATTCTATATATACTCCGTTATTTTATAATGAATATAAACAATTATTTTATAACGATTATTTTATCGGTGAATAAAATGGATGAACACATAATAGAAAATAAAAACTTTTGGGATATTATGTTTAATGAATTAGATAAGACTACCAATGAAGATTGGAAAAAATTTGTCGAAAAGCATGACGAGGAAAGGAATAAAAAAATGGATAAACAATTATTTTTAAGATATCGAGATCATTTTGATAATCTTATCAGAGAAAAATATCTTCTCGACAACAAAACATATGACTTCGATAACTACGATATCGAAGATTTTGAATTTGAAAAATTAGATTTTTATTATGACGACGGCCGTGAATGTAAAATCGTAAAATACGATTGGGACGGCGAAGGAAAATGGTCTTATATTAATAACATTACAATTCGTTTTTCTAACGGCGAAATAATGGAGCACGTAAGCGGATATCATCTTTTCTTAACAGTAGAATCATTAGAAAAATATGGCTGGTTCTTTAAAGAAGACGACTATTAATAGTATTTTGTCAAATGAACGATAAACTAATAAGAATGATAAATAAGTTTCATAGGCACCATTGTGAATCATATACTGGATATTATCGAACATATAGTATTAGATTTAATGTATCTCCTAACTATGTTAAATATATGCCCGATATATTATTTCATTATTATGAGTATTATACTTATATATAAAGGAGAGATTTATGAGATATAAAGTCGTATTTACTAAATTTAAAGGATTGAATCATTTCGAAGAAACCGAAAGTGCCAGCGACATAATCAAAGAATTCGTTAAACAAAACAATGCTTTAAAAATAAGAAATATTTTTACCGAAGATAATATTACCTTTGGTAAAGTTCAAGATCTCGATGGTTTTGATTACGGTATGATTATTATTAAAGAAGTTGCATCATGATTAAAATAATAAATCAAAAGTTAGTCGATGCCGTTTTTAAATACGATGATTATGAGCCTAACGATCTTGTTCAATATTTAACGTGCGAAAATTTCGAAGAAAAATATTATACATATATGTATACTAATGGTGAATATTATTACTATTTTTATCTATCAATAGGATTAATTTGTAATCTATAAAAGCGAACATATATCCGCTTTTAAGAATTTATGCAGTTTAATAATAATAGCAGGATTTTTTGTAAAAAAAAGTATTTTATGATATAATAAAAGGTTATGATATACTAATAAGGAGAATAATATGACTGAAAAAGAAGCAATAATTATCGAAGAAATATATTTAATAGAAAATTAATTAAAAGAAAAAACATTAGATTATTTTCTCGATAAATATTATGGCGGTAAAACCTTAGAAAAATTACAACCATTTCAACGAGAAAAAATATTAAAATGGATGCAGTCATGTCTCGAAAACGAAGAGATGGCTCTCGATAATATTAGTAGTTGGGCTTTAGAACATGGATATTTCTAAATCATGACTGATAAATTTATAGAAAAAGTATACATTACGTTACAAATTAAAATATCGTTAGATATATTTAATCAGGATCTCGAGCGTTTTTTAATGGAAACAAATGCCAGAAAATTATATCGTATATATATTTTAACTAATAAAAATCAGAAATATGATGATTACTATGGCTATTATCTATACTTATTACTATGTACCGATACTTTATTGGAAGGAATAATATAATGTATACTGATAAGCTAGTAAAATATATGTCTTTAAAAAACGATCAGTATTATAAAGACGGTAATACTAAATATCTTTCGCTTAATAATTTAAATAATCCTAAAGCGATATTTTCATATAAAGCGTATCAGGATCAAGAAGGAATAGCATATAGTGCCAATATATACTACTGGTATTATCTATGCTTAATATTAATATGAATGGAAAAACAAATGAATTTAAGTTTTCATTAAAATTATTTGATCGTAAAATAAAAAGTAATAGCATATATATAAAATTAACACCAACAATTAATTGTCGAACAGTATATATTTTATTTATTAAAAATATAAAATATCGTAAATTATATTATTATTATATATATTATACATATTTATCATTATTAGATGTAGACACACTATGAAAGAATATCATTTATCAGAAATATTAAGGATATCTTATCTTGTATATACTAGATATAATCGTAAGTACGATATAGATCTTAATCTTTTAATATGTAGAAAATTAAACAATACTGTCGTATATATAAATGAATATAACGACAAATATTCTGGTAACTTATATTATGATTATTATATATTTTTATTGTTGTTAGGTAATATCGAATGACTAATAAAATGATAAAAGAATTAAATATATATATGAATACAATACAGGATAGTAGGCATTTAAGTATGCGATATATTAGAATACTTGATAATATATCGATGCTACCAACATATTTTAAATTTAATCGTGGCCCATGTCAGTATTTATCTTGGTATTTTTTATACTATTTTTATAATCAGGAATTAAAATGATTGCGAACAATAAACTCGACGGCGTATTAGAATATTTTACAGAAGACATGTGTTATCATGACGAAATAGAGCCTGGTAGCGAACCATTTTTAATGTTATATAATACACATGTTATTTTCGATTTAGATGACTGTCCAAATTTATATTATTACTATTATAGTTTTTATATATATGTTATGTTAATTAAGGAAGAAGGTCTATATGAAATTTAAAGTATTACTATTAACAGTTCTGTTAGGTGTATCCGTATTAAGTATTAATGCATACGATTCCGATAAAAAAGAGTGTAATCAATATTTAGACTGTAAATATTATCAAAATGTGAATATTATTAACTTACATTATGAAAATGACGGAAAATCTGTTAAATTGGTACAACCTAATAACAGTTTTCATTATAAAAAAACAAAATGATCAGCAAACAAAATAGAGCTCTGTCGATAACTTATCGAGGTATAAAATTATACGAGAATTTTAATAAATATTCTATTGTTAATAATTTAAAAATTCACGACAAATTAACAAATATATGTGTATATAATGACAATGAACGCATGTTTAGTGCTAATATGTATTATAGTTATTATGTTATATTACATTTAATTGACGAAAAATTTAAAAGGAGAAGGACATGAATTGTGAGAAGAATTTGAAAATTAAGTCTTCGGGCTTAACAAAGTTGTTGCGATCTATGAATTACAATACGTCTGTCGTCGTTATTAAAACAGATTACGGTTATAAAACAACGTTAATGGCTTTACGTGACGATGGTAATTTTTTACAATTAACAGTATGCTTAAATTATCATGGTAGCATTGTCGATACTATACATATTCGTATGAATAATACTAAGAAAGATTTAAAATACGAAGATTTTATTTATTTTAAAGCTAACGATCCGTATACTGAACGTAAGGACTTATCCGAAGCTATTGCTAATTTAATTATTAATACGAATAGAAAAGTCGATATGTTTTATACTTTTTCATTAAAAAATATTAAAACAGCCTTATTAGACCCAGTATTAATTAGACAATATTTATCTGTGCAACGACAAATGAATAGAATTACTAATACTATTAATGAAGTAAAGATTTAAAAATGGTTTATAATATTATTAAATATAGCAGACATAATAACGATACATATGTATATATACAAAAAATGCCTGGCATTTATAATCGAAATCTAAGTTTATATTTTGCATATATATATAGTATATTCGACTTTAAGTTTCGATATAGTATTGTTAAAGATATAGATTTTCAAGCATATGTTAATTTTAGATTATTAGATGAAAGTATTAATCCTAAAAATGTCGACATCTTAAATATATTAAAGAGTAAAAATTATGAAATATAAAATATTATTAAGAAAGATGCCAGTCGATGAATATGCCTATGAATTATGTTACGATGCTTTTAATAGTAATTTTAATAGTTCTTTATATATAACATATTTGTTGTTTAATATGTATCCAAAAAGTAGTGTATATTTAGTTAGCAATACAAAATTAGAGGCATTAGTGTCAATACCTACCCCTGATTATATATTTATGGAAGAGTTAGAAAAACATAATTTATTAAGTATTATAGAAAGAAATAAAGATGAATCTATTAAGCGAGACAGAATATAAATTAAAAGAGCTTGGCCTCACATTAGACGATATTCAGTTTGTGATGTGTACGGAATCTGAATACGGTAGCGACTTTATTTTTATGAACAAAGATACGTTTATTGGAAAGGCTACCCTCGTTAATTACGATAATGGATATGGATCTCAAGAGATTAAAAATAACTTAACAATTTATACTAAGACTCATATCATTTATCGATTTGAATACGACGGAGCAGAATGCTGGAAATATATTCCGACAATTACTGGCCTTGACGAATTCTTACAGGATGAAAAAAACTGGAAAGAATTTAAGCTTGAATCAAAGGATTATTATGAAAAACAAATTCCGTTCTAGAATTAATAAATGGATTAAAACTAAAATCTCATCAGTATTGCTTCCATATTATACATGGATAGTATTTGAAAAGCAGGAAAAAATTGGTGAAAAAAATTTAAATTATACCACATTTATTTCTTTTTCTTAGAAAAATATTTATAATTATAATAAAGAAGAGAAATAATTGTGGATTTTTTTATAGGAAAAATATGAGTGAAACATATATAATTTCGTCATATGCAAAAAATGATAGGGATCGATTATGTCGGTTTAAAACATATAAAGCTGATAATATGTTCGTTCGAGCATACCATCTAGCATATTATGTATATATTAGTTATGCGTATGAGAAATATCGTATTTGTATATATCCAGAAGGAACGATAGGCAATCGATACGATATAACGTTCGAGCAGATTGCTGAAATGTACGATATTGTTCATTGTATTAAAAATAAAGAGTATAGCAAAAAAATGAATTCTAAAAAACGTAAGTGGTTGAAAATATTTTAGGAGGTATTTAATGGGTTATACGTTAAAACATAGTATTGAAAAAACTGCCAAAATTATTAATAATCTTGATATTAATCAGTTTAATGGCGATCGTCAAAACTATTATATTGAGTCAGTAGAGTTTGTTAACGAAGGTATATTCCCATCAATTCGTTTTATTATTAGAAATGACCAGACTGGTGCAATTGATAAACGTTGCGGTATGTTGCGCAAAATTCCGAATAGTAACGAAGTCGAATATCGTGACGGAACAGTTAAAATGTATGACGGTATCATCTGGACATTTTTAAAAGAAGCAGGTATAACATTATGAATCATAAAAATTATTATGATATCTGTGATTCAGCTCAAAAAATTTATGATAATAATCCTGCATTTTTTCCAGGAAATAATATTAAGAATGATGCAAAAACTAAAATGAGAGAATTCAATGTTATTGGTGACGAATTTAATGCTTTATTCTACTATGAATATATTATGTATTTAATCGGAAAAAATTTATAATGTTTAAAACTCAAAAAGAATTAGTTGAAAATTTATTTTATGTAGGATATAATCCTAAGCTTATTCTATGTAATTTGAAACAAGATCGTATTATTAGGATTGCTTCAAAAAGTGAAAGCATGTCGAGCCCTAAAAACGGCATATGTATTATTGAATTTAAACTAAAAGATCATCGTTTAATACATCATACAGGTTATAATTTAAATTATACGAGGACTCCGATCGTTAATTTTATTATCGATGTAAAAAATAAAAAAATTAAAGAAATAGAATTTAAATATCGAGCAGCAAATAATTCCGGCTATATAAAAAATTTTTCGAGTATCGATAATATTAATTATTTGTTCGATAAAAATCTATTAATTTATCATGATTATATTGTCGGATTTCTATTTGTAAATTATGTTAAGAAAACTGTTAAAAATCTTAGTAAAAACTACGAGGAGGAATAAATATGTTTAAGAAATTCATGAATGAATTGCGTTGGTATATTGAAGAACTATTAAAGGAAATTTAATATGAAATATCGATTAATATTTAACAAATTAAAAATCGAAATAGTATGTGACTGTAATGATTTAACAAAGACAATCGATACTGTTATTATGAATCATAATAAATATGTTAAAAACAATCACGAATTGAATTATCAAATATATGGCAATGGTCATGGTAGTAATGTCGAAATATATTATAATGGCACATTACTCGAGATTGTTGAAGTATCAAAAGCATGATTAACTGGTTTAAATTATTATATTCGATTAATCATTATAGTCCGATGGTTCGTATTAAATCATCTACTAAAGATTATTCAACTATTTATTATTTATTAAGAATAGATGATGAACCATTATATTTTACATTTTTTAACAGTTCCGATACCATTGATTTTCAAGTCATGTTTTTTACATATAATATTCGTAGAAATATTCGTGAATATTCTATTACGTTAGCTGCTTTTCAGAATAATGGAAAAATGCATCAAGTATATACTATAGATAATCATTTATTGTATAATATAATTAATAAAAGTATGTGTAAGCATTTAATATATTATATGTACTTAGAAACTGATAAAGCTCGACAATTAATTGACGAAATATTAGAGGAATATAAAGATGAATGATTTTGGAAAAGTGTTATCGACATATTTTATGTATGATAACAATATCGAAAATAAAAGCCCGACTGATCTTTGTATTGATCTATATAATATAAAACAAGAATTAGATGCGATCGAAGATGAAAGAACAGTCCGCGAATATTTAAAATTAGCAAAGCTATTAAGAAAAATAGGGCAGCTATGAAGTGGGACAAATTTATAAAAGAATATAACGATTTAACTGAGTATTTATATAATTATTGGCTTTTTAAAGGTAAAGAAAATAAAAAATTAAATTTATTTTTATTTCAGCATCCGCTTAAAATTAATTATATTAAATATTATTATTCATATGAAATTGCTCAAAATCAAATTAATTTTCAAATTAGTGTAAAACAATCTGGAAAATCAGTCGATTGTTTTAATCTATTTTTTAATGAAAAAAATAATATTCGATATGCATTAAGAGAAAATGATTTTTTTAATCGACAATCATTATCTAATATAAACGTCCATAAAACTATATTTTTATGGACGTATTTTTTAATGCTTTCAAAAGTTGCTGAATATGAAATAGGAGAATGTTTATGACTTTATTCGATAAATCAAACGCAATTGCTTCCATTCTAGAACGTCATAAAAGTCTTAATATTTTAGATGACATTACTGATATGGAAATTTATAATCAAGACTTTAAAATTTATTTTTTAGTCGCTAAAACTATGCTAGGATTAAATAATGAATTACCAGAAGTACTATATTTTAGTATTGAAGATGGTGACGATGTAGTATACTTCGATTTATTCGTCGAAAAAGATAAAGACGAAGATTATGATCCTGTCTTTATTACGACTGAAACAGAAGATAATATTATAAACTATAACAATTCTTTAGAAGTATTATTCCCAGCTTTAATAGAATTAGCATATTATAAATTAAAGGAACGAATGTTTAATTAATAAGTTAAGCTAGGGCTGTCACTAATTTACCACCATTTACTTTACGGTTGGGCTCCGCCCCGAAATCTCTTCACACGTTTTCTAATGTGGTTTAGTTAGACGAAAGGAATATATTATGCAACAGGTAACATTTGAATCTAAAGAACAAGCTAAAGAGTTTTTTATTGCTTTGGGTGAAAATCTTAAAGCCAGTCAAAACAAAATTTTTGAATTTAGTGGTCAACAATGGAACTTCGATAAAACTCCAGAAGTAACACCTAATATTATTAATGCTGTATTAGTATCTGAAAACAACGTACTATATGTAACAGCTAATTTAAGTAATGATACAGTATATTCCGATATTGATTTAGAAGATAATATCTCTGGATTTAGTTATAATCAATTACAAAAATCTGTATTATTGTCTAATTTAGTATATATTATATTAGAAGATTATACTCAATTTATGTTCTGTAAAAATGAATAATAAAACCAGTTCTAGATTACTTAGTGCAATGTTTTTTAACGTGAGCTTTTTCCAATCGAGAATACCAGCATTAATAATAGGTGACCGACGTTTTAAAATCGATTTTGATGTTGACGATGGATCTAATATTATTGTACGAACATACGATGATTTTTTTAACGAACAAGTTATATTTTTTAGTACGAGGTTAATGGCTGTCGAATCGATGACTCAGCTCTCGACAAAAGAAGAAGATGCATTATTTTCTGGTTTAATACATCGTACGGTTATCCCGAAAAAATTATATTCAGAATTCGATACGTACAGAATATTAAAACAATTTAATTTATACGTGCAGTATATAATATTTTCATTTAACTATATGCACTGGAGGTGATAGTATGATTCAATTAGGTTTTGGATCTGATAAAGAAACAAAAGATGTATATAATAATTTAAAAAAATTAATTGAAAAAAATATGTTCCCAGAATATGCTATTACAAATTTCGAAGAAAATAAGGCATGTGATTCTTTTTCATTTACGATTGAATACGACGAAGAATGTATATATTCATATACTATATGGTACGAAGCCGGTATCTTATATATCGAACCAGAAAAAGAAGATTACGGCACGGAAGATATTGCATTTATTTTATATCCGATTGCCGAAATGTTATTGTAGAAAGGTCGACGTATATGTTAGCATTATTATTAGCCATATTTTTAATGGTATATTTAGCATTAGCTATTGGAGGAACATTAGCTGGCTGGGACGAGAAAGAAAAATAATATGGATCAGTTCTATATAGATTTTGCATCATTAATAATATTCATAATAATATTTTTAATGTTTATATTAATTATATATCTTTTACATACTACATATAGAATATATAAAACAAAAAAAGTATTAGATTCATTTGACTATACACTTAAGATGTATTATCGAATGTTTTTTAAATTTTGGACAATATCAATATTATTTTTCGTATGTGGCATAATCATTAAGAGTATATTAGAATAATGTATTTAAAAGATCTAATAAATTGTGTAAACAATTGTAAGATAAATGATGAAAAAAATATATATCTATTAAAGAATGAAAGATTTCAAATATTTATGCTTATTTCTATTGTAGATAGTAGTTTACGATTTTCAATATATGATCTTCATTCGTCAAACACAACTGTTTTAGAACTAGAAGCACAAAATAAACATAGTTTGCATGAATGGCATGGATATACTGTATGGTTAGAAGATTTTAAAAAGAAACTACCTAATATGTGTACATACTTAGCATATTTGTATGTTTTTAATATAAACAAAAATGAATAGAATAAAAATAGAAGATAAAATATTTTTTAAGCGGTTCGAAGTATTTCGAAGTAGTAATCGTAATCGTATTACGATGAGGCGACGAAAATATAAAATTCATCAATATTATACGACCGAAGGATCTCGATACGAAGTATTAGATCGAAACGAAGTTTGTATCGGAGTTTTTAAAATCGACGAAGTCGAACAGTTTATGTATTCTGTCGATTTAAGCGAAGAAGATTTGCTATTAATTATTAAAGGTATAGAAAATGTTATTTATTCATATCGTATTCCGTTAAAGTACGATGGCTATTCGTCTTTAGCATATATTGAAGAAGCTGTTAATCAGTTACAATTTAATAATGTTATTGTTATCGGAGATCATAAAGTAGCATTTGAATTAAATCGAGTTAACGACACTATCGGAGAAATTAGAATCGAAGCTAGAACTACTAATATCGATATGTATAATATGCAGATGATATTACAGTATCAGTTCTACGATAATTGCATGCATATATTTTGGTATAAAACATTAGTAAAAAGCAAAGAAAAAACATATAAGATATACTATAAATTCTTAATAGCTTTATGTAGCTTAATACAATATCAATACATTAATTGTATATTAAGCGTAGAAAGAATTCCGTTTTGAGGTAAATATGGATACATATATTAGAATTACAGACTGGGCAATATGCCAGCATTTTGAAATGTTAATTAATACTCATCGAACAACTGGTAAGTTTACTATCGAAGACTTAGACAATGTATCGTGTGAAATTGCATATGACAATGCATATCATCGATTACATATATTAATCGACGAAGATAATTATTTTATTAGCGCAATATATGATGCTAATGTAAAAACATTATATTGGAATGTTGAAAATAATATTTCGTTTGACGATTTTGAAAAAGTATTACAGGGAGCTCAATATGTTAACCCTGTCGCTTGAAACACTTGAATATATAAAAATATTTTTAGATATAATTTTAGGAGCGTTGTTAGGCGCAGGTATACATTTTTTACTTACAAAATATGTCGATAAAATATATAACGTATATAATGAAGACGGCGATATTAAATTATTGTTAACAGTATTGCCATCGACTATTATCGTATTAATGCTATGGAGTATTATTGTATGGATGAGATGAAATTACAATTAGAAGTATTATATAAAATCTTAACATTAGATTTTCATAAATTCTATCGTCGGCAAAAAGGATCGTATGACCTAACTATTAAAAAAATAAGTGATGCTGCTCTCGTTACGGTTGACTGGAACGAAAACAAAGATTTCGTTAAATTCCAGATTTACTGGAATTCAGAAGAAAGACACGTAAACTTTAGTTTTAATTTCGATACGAATAAAACAGATGCATTACTTATCGTAAAAGATTTGTTGCGAGGCAATGAAGATAATGATTGATATAAGGAGGTATTTTTATGGGAATGATTAACGAAATTACTAATAAATTAATTGGCGTTAAAGGCCGTATTGCATTTGAACACAAAGGATATATTGTTTATATCGATAATTCTCGTAAGAAAGAAGTCGATAGCGGCGATATTCAGATCTTTAAAGATCGCGAACAAGTATACGATTATTCTATCGCATATCCTTGTAAAGAATGTAAATCTAAAGGTATTTACAACAATAAAAAAGATAAATTTATTAATAATATCGATCTAGAAAAACTGTACGAGATTATTATGACAACGGATTTATAACATGATTTTTCTAAAAGATAAATATCGAATTGTTCTAGATAAAAGAAACGTAACATCAATTATCGTTACGGCATTAACTGTGCTATTTTTTGTGTTTTGTGATCTTAATTATGCTACCGATAATGAAAAACTGGTATTATATCAAACGCCGATATTAATTATCGTCGTAAGTATTATTACAATCGATATGTTACCTAGTAAAGTTAATCCATTTCATGCTGATAGTTTAATATTAAGTAGAATTGATGAAAAACAAGCTGATAAAGTATTCGAAATATTTAAAAATACTTTCGATTTTATAATACATGAAATATTCTATTCTCCACATGAAATGCATTTAGAAATTGAGAATATTTCGATCGGTCAATTAAAAGATATAACATTATCAATTAATGCTAGATACGTAATGGATACAGGCATTAGAACTATACTTATTGATATAGCGATATATAAATTAGATAAAAATAATTCTTTAGTGTCTTTTTTTATACCATTGTCATCTAATGTTCCTAAATCTATTAATGAAATGCGAATTTCTAAAAATTTAGCACAATGGACAGATATTATTATATTTACTAAAACAATAGAATATTATTTATTAAATCATCAATATAACGGAGCTATTAAAAATGAAAAAAGAAGAATTTAGACAATTATGTTGGCTATTTCGACTATTTTTAATAGCTATCGATATTGAAAATTATCAATCAAAAGATTTTAAAATCGGCGAATTTAAATATGCTCTTAGATTAACAGCTGTCGAACATATTCTTCATATCGAGTTGTTAAAGAAAAATAATCCGATCGTTGCTTCGTTATCAGGTGTTGATTATTTTCCGCAGGAATCGTTAAGTTTTAATTTTAGAACGAACGATATATTAAACGATTATTTCGAATTATTCTTTGACGGTAGTAAAGTAATTGAAGAAAATCTTAATATACTGTATAATATATCATATAATATATGTAATCCTGTAGAAATAATGAAAGGACTAGTTAATAACAATGGTCGGAAGAATAAAATTTACTGGTAAGCTAAGTGCTATTAATAGAATTAATAATGAATTATTGAATAAAGATATGTTCGCAGGCAATTGTATCGTTAAAGAAAAAATTCGTTGCGATAATATTTTAATGCTAACAATCGAAACTGATTACGATATTAATTCTGCATATTTAGTTTCATTAAGCGATACATATCATGTGAATATCGAATATAGTATTAGCAATCATGTCGATCATATAAAACATAGTGGTATTATTGTATTCGAACATAATAAAGCTGAAATCGTAGAAGAAAAGAAATTTACATATGAATAAAAAATTAAATCGAAAAGTATTTTTCTCGATCAAACATAATATGTTAATGAATTCATTTTGTCGAGACTATAAGTTTAAAAACTTTGAAATTTCGGCTTATAAGACAAACATAAGATTGTTTAATAAAGAAACCAAATTGTTAAAAATTGCTAATAGTTGTAAAACGTTAGAAACGTTAGTTAATACATACGAAGAATTAAGACAAGTCGGTATGATTATATGGCTATTAGGCTTTTACGCATTTCAATTAGATAAAGATTTAGATGTTAAAAAACATTTTAAACTATTCGAAGAAATCGAAAAAGTAACATTAACACAACCATTAAACTTAAGTCCAGACGATATTCAGATCCGTCAGTTAAGAGAGTCGTTAGAACAAGCAGCCAATAGAATTAATGCACAAATAAATTTTTGGTCGAATATACTTCCCGAAAGGAATGGTGGTCGATGAACGGAAGTTTACGTAATTTATTTAAACGTCATCGTCAAAACTTTAATCCAGAAAGTTTATTACGCGATCTAAAAAAAGATCAGAATAAAAAAAATCTGGTCGATAAAATTAAAGAAATGGAGGAAACTAGGAAAGCAGAAGTGTTAGAACCTGAACGAAACAACTATCCTCAGTGTAAGGTCGATTTGGTCGCACAAGTACAAAAAGAAATCGAAGAAGAAAATACTCCGAATGAACCGGCGGACGATATTCAAGAAATTTCAGTACATGCTGATTGTCCGACCGTATCGTTAGATAATTGGACGACAGAAGAACTTGTGCGATCGATTCAAAAAGGTAAAGAAGCCGCTAAACATATCTTACAAAATTATGAGTTCTGGAATAGTATGGTCAAAGAATGCGATCAGGCATTAGGCGATTTGCGTCATTTCGCAGAATTCTACGACGATGCGACACAAGAAGAAATTAATAAAGTATATACCTTAATGACAGAGTACAGTCGTAAACGTCGTGTATATAAAGACCGTGTCGAAATCTTTAAAGACATGTTTGCTGGCAAAACTAGATTTGAAAATATCTATGCACCAGTTAATCAAATGTCTAATAAATTTAATAAGATGAATATTGAGCGTCAGTATTCTCCACGGATACTTAAGGACTTGTTCGAGCGTTAGTCACGTTCTACATTATCCTTCTGGGGCTCCGCCCCGAAATCACTTTTGTGTTCTTTACAAGAAGCTAGGTTTAACTAGCTTCTTTTTTTGTATATATGGATAGTTACGATAGAATAATAAAACGATTAATATCGGCAAAAATCCCTAAGAGATTCCGAGATATCCGTGAATATCTTATTGACGATAAAGATTTTAAATATAAACATACGTCGATCACATTATTCGATCGGGATTGGAGAATTTCAGGATACGTGCCGAATACTTTTGTCGTAACTGATTTTTCAGCAAATCATACGATGAATCATTATATCGATTATAATACAAAACGATATTTAATTCATAAGCATTGTAAAGTATTTGATAGCCGAAAAGAAGTTACGAATGAGGAAGCATATAAAGCTAAAATTCTATTATTGTGGTTAGTATATTTTTATTATACGGGGTATTAAAAATGAAATACTATCTTGAAGTCGAGAGTGATATTCATCACCCAACAGCAAAAGAAATTGCCGAAATTATCGGCATATATAATATAAGTAATCAGCCTCACGCTATGTTCGTACGAGCATATCTAGGACGTAGTACATTACAGTATTTAGGACGTAACGGTATGGTTCAAGTATTTAATAATTACTCAGCTATATTAGCATTAGCTAACGACATGTATGAATATTGTAAGCGTGAAGGTATTAACGAAGTGTATTATAGTTTAGATGACGGACGCGGATATAATTTAAAATTATTTAAGGGCCGTATTCGTACAGCTATTAATAGATTGGAAAATATGTGTAAGGGAATGATAGAAAATGAAAAATAATAACCAAGCAGAAATCTGCCGCAAAATTGGAATCATTATCGGCAGTTTATTGAATATTTGTGTAACGTTAATATTAGCATTAGTTAAAGCTGTATCTTCTGAAGCTAAAAATGTATCGAAAGGATTCGACGAGGCTGAAGAAGTAACATCTGAAGATATTAAATCTGTCGAAATTAAAAATGAAGTCAACGATATCGATGCCGAAATCGAACGTTTAATGGCATTGAAACAAGCTAAAGAATCTAATAACAATTAATTATGGCTTATATATCAATTGGCAAAGAAGAAAGAATTATTTTATCGACGATATATGAATTTGTAGCACAATATCCAGCATTAAAATATGATTATATTTTGTCCCCTGATCCTAATCGTACTCATATTAGAATCGAAAAAATTTTCGTATTAGAAGATACAATTACTGTGCATATAGAATATAGAACTATAAACAATAAAGAAATAATAGCATTTGAATTAAACTTAAATACTAATACTGTTAATTTTGATAACGATGCAGATCGTGAATTTATTAGAGATATTATGTTTTTACCAAGTGTCGTGAATTATAAATTCATCGAGACATATAAAAGTAAAGATTTGTCGACTTTTGCTAATAATTTAAGAGAATGCTATTTTTTAAGAATAAGTAAAGGTTATGATCTTTGGTATAAATTTTTGTTTATATTTTCTGATATGTTTAGCGATATAAACGATGGTGCGCTTTTTAGTATTGATACTATGTTTTTAGCAGAAGAATCAGCTATTAGATTTTTAAAAAACGGATCGATTTGTATCGTAGATAGTAATCAAACAAATAAATATAATAAAAATATTAGATTTTTGCCATTATATTTAATGGAATATTTAATTCAGGGGTATTATTTAGATGCAGTACAAATTCAAAGCGATATCGAAGAATTTCGACGACAATCAGAAGAAAATGTTAATAACTGGATCGCTGTTAATGGATAATAATGAATATTTCATTAATAGTATTCCGGTCGATCCAAAAACAATTGGTCAATCGACTGGACTAAGGGATAAACATGATCAAGAAATATTTATTAACGATATCATTCATTTTAAAGCAAACTATGGTAGTTATTTACTAGAATTAGCTACGGCAACTGTAGGATTTGATAAACTAAATGGTAGATTAGCTGTTAAAATGAATGATAATATATTGGCGTTATGCGATATGAATTATTCGGATGTTGAGTACGAAGTGCTCGGAAACATATGGGAAGGAAAAATAGATGGACAGAAACTTTAAAGCAAGATGTCTGAAAGACAGATCTTGGAAAACTGGTTTTTATTTAATTAAGAAAAAAGAACCATGTATTAAAGATATTAAAAATGTATGGCCAGTACACGAACAAACGATTTGTCAAAGTACTGGCTATTTAGATTGTAATAAGAAAGAAATCTTTATCGACGATCTAATTAAGTTTAGTGCAGAATTAAACAGCGAAAAAATTGAATTCGAAGAAATTCAAGTATTATTTGATCCGGTGTATGCTAAATTAGTATTATTTGCTGGCGATCATTCTTATGATTTTGTCGATCCTAATTATAAAAATCCTCGATACGAAGTTGTCGGAAATATTTGGGATAAAGTTGCATTGGCAAAGAAGAAGTAATATAATAGGTGTACAAGCTTGTTTTTTTAAAAGAAGGTATACCTATGAATTATCACAAACTTTTAGAAGACTGTGACTTTATTAAGGTAAAGCAAACAGTCGAAATCCGTCCTCATGACGAAAACAAAGGCTTTTTTGAATATGTAAATCATATTTTTAAAAGTGTAAATAACGGTCATCGTTATGGACCTGCTGTTAAGACTAATATCTTAACGATATATAATCGTGGCAATTATATTGCTTGCGAGATGGGCGATCAACGTATCGACATCCGTCGAAATAAGATCGTTATTTATGTCCCTGGTTTAAAAGCTAGTAACGAAGAAACATATAGAAAATATGCTGTATGTAATATCGGCGTATTAAGCTATATTTACAATTGTAAAAAATACTAGCTTTTAAATAATAATTGCGGTATTGAAACGAAAGCTAAGTCGTAAGATATGCCAACGTTTACTGAAGGTTATATGTAATAATATAGTCAAGTGCCCAATGGATTGAAACTCATAAGAGAATATAATATCCTAAAAGACCGCAACTTTCATTAGTAACAATACTAGCGTGGAAGAAGTAGTGGGCTACCATATCAAAAGATATGGATTAATTAATCCTAGTATAACATGCTAGGCCTAAGACATAGGATGCAAGGTATGAGATAGCCTAGACATAGCGTTAATCTTAGGAGAGCCGTCAGCGAAATGTTGCCGGACATTGAAGAATTCGTCGATAATATATTGACGAACGTTAGAAGACTCGTTAGCAAAAAAGCTAACGACCATTAAGAGAGCGATCATCAATAGCTAAGATGGTCGCTCTTTTTTATTTTAGGAGACTAAGTAATGAACTACGAAACATTAGTAACGATCGGCGTAATTTCTTTAGGATTATTAGCTACGATTTGTTTCGTCGTATATCAAGTATTTGAAACACGACGTATGCGTATTCAATATGATAATGGATATACTGAAGCTGAAATTAAAGAAATTTTACATGCCGAAATTGATCCGCTATTAAATATTAATAAAGGAAAAGCTAATACAAAATGAAATATTGTATAGAAGATAATTACAACGATTTATTAAATTTATTCTTTGGAATACAAAAAAAACAAGCTGCTGGTACAGTATATATGTTATTGCAAAATGAATTATATATTATCGATACAGAATTAATTGCTTGTAGCGACAAAATTTTAATTAATTTTAAAGTATCAGAAGATCAAAAAAAGAAAACTGAAAATTTTAAAACATATGTTTGTATATTATCAAAATCCAATTTTGATAACGGTGTCTTTAAAATCAATATTGAAAATAATGAAGATACCAGTGTCGAATTAGAAATTATTCAATTATTAACTGAAAAATTGTATGGTCATAATACAATTAGGGATGCGAAAGGATTTTAGTATGAAAATCGACATTAACGATAATTTTAAATGGCTTTTAGAAAGTTTGTTAAACGAAGGTTATGACGGATTTTTCATCGATGATATGTACGGTGCTATATTCACTAAGAATGGTAAAGTTACAAGTATCGATACTTCTAATTTTATCACGAGTAATTTTTACAAAGCTTGTTCTGATTTAGAAGAAAACATTGAATATAGTATTAAAGATTTTATCGAAGGAAAGCTTGATGATAAGAATTTTAAATTTGGCGATAAAGTTATCATTAGACTTAACTGTGAAGAATTTAACGGTATTTTTATTAGAAAAAGCAATAAAAGTAATGTCGTTGCTACTGAAGAATCTAAAGGCTTATTATTAATTAGTAATAAAAATATTAGAAAAGCTGATTAATTTTTAATTAATAAGGTGAAAAAATGATCGACTTAAATAAATTAAAAAAATGTATCGATTTAGATAATCCAAATAAAGCTTTAGAATATTTAGAGAATAATATAACTAAACATGAATTATACATGTATATTGTTAATAAAATCATCGATCAAAAAAATAATGATTGTGTTTGTATTCCGATGCCTACAGTCTATAATTTATTTATGTCTTATATTCAGGATAAGTGTAATGAACCTTATAAATTATTAGAAGAAGTCATTGAAGAAAAACCATTAATCGATGTTAAATTATCTAATAATTTAAAAAATCTTCGTTTGAAAAATCTAGATGATTTTAGAAAAAAATTTATCGGAACAGAAGATGAACATAGATGGATTATTGATTTTACTAGATATATTATATATATTAATAAAGGCAAAGCAAAACATATTTATATATTAAGTCCTTTTTATTCTAAAAAAGAAGACAATATATATGGCATGTTTGTTTATAACGTTAATTTTATCGATAATTTTAAATTCGTAGATGAACGATAATTAAAAGGTGAAAAAATGAAAGAATTTAAATTAGAAGAACTTAAAAAAGCTATCGATCCTAAAGATCCGAAGAAAGCTATTAAATATTTAGGCGAAACGATTACACGTGAGCAAATGTATACATATATCGTTAATAAAATTATCGATCAAAAAGATAACGAATGTGTATTTTTACCAATGCCTACGATGTATAATTTATTTATGTCATTCATTCAAGATATGTGTGACGAACCATACAAACTATTAAGTGATATCATTCAGGAGAAACCAACGTTAGAGATTAAAAAGCTCAAAGAGCTTGAAATTAAAGAAGTCGAAACTGTTGGTCCTGTTGCTAAATATTTGCTTAATAAGTTTAATCTTGAAGATTATGATGACTTTAGAAAAAAATATATCGATACAGATTTCGAATATCGTTGGTGGCCATTATTCGTAAAATATATTTTAGAAAAGAATAATGGTAAGGCTAAGAAATTTGAATTATTAAGCCCGTTTTATGCTCCGAAAAATAGTACGAGCGATTATGACCTTTTTGCTCCTGAAGATTTCGAAGTAATCGATGATTATAAGTTCGTAAATGAAAGGGAATAATGCGTTTAGTATATAATAATAGAGTCTATCACATGGTCTATCTAACAGATGCCGTATTAAAAGATGGCACCTATTAAAATGCAAAAGAGCACTCGTGATTTTAATCGTGAGATAAATTTTGCAAGCTAGTAGGGGTGTTGGGAAACTAGCACCTAGCGGCGGTTTTTACCCGTCCAACAAAGACACTGAATTGCTGGAAACTCCTAAAGCTTGAATAGCTACTGCGTGATATCTTTTTAAGATATGAGCGTAAATGCAGCGAAAGCAGAAAAAATATTCAAGATGGTATATGGTTAAATCCTAAGTGCTATAATAATGGACAATCAGCAGCCAAGCCCGCAAGGGAAGGTTCAACGACTAGACCTCGTGAGGGTCGTACACTATAAGCGTTTGATAGTGGAAGTGGTGTCGCCTAAGTTGTATGTTATTACGATATGGATAAGATATAGTCTGTGCTCATGTGAAAGCATGAGGTGCACGTAATGGTGCCGGTCAGAAGTAGCGATTTTGATTGAACAATCATCCTCTCAAAGAAGTATTCTTCGGTTTTATATATTGAAATTAAACACTAAATTTGGTAATATAATAGTATATATCTATTATTATTACGAAAGGAGGTGTGCCTCATGAATAAAAGTTTTAAAATTAGAATTTATCCTAACCAAGAACAACAAATATTAATTAATAAAACATTTGGTTGTATTCGATATGTTTATAATTATATGCTGAATCTTAAACAAAAAGCATATAATATATTTGAACTTAAAATAAATTTTGTAAAAACATCTAGTATTCTTACAAGACTTAAACAACGTAAATCTTGGCTTTGCGAAGTTGATGCTGTTGCTTTACAGCAATGTTTAAGAGATTTAGATGCTGCATATACTAAATTTTTTAATGGCTCAGGATATCCTAATTTTAAATCTAAACGAGGTAAAAACTCCTATCGTACTAATGGTAAAACTATAACTTTAGATCAAAATAATAAAAAAATTAAAATCCCTAAAGTTGGTTGGATTAAATTTAGAGATAAAACTAATTTTATTGGTTTAATTAAGATTAATAATATTACTATTTCTAAATCTTCTAGCGGAAAATATTTCGCTAGTATTTTAGCCGAAGTCGATATTACAGCTTTTGCGAAAACCAAGAAAAGCTGTGGTGTCGACTTAGGGTTAAAAGATTTTTGTATTTTGAACAATGGAACTAAATTTGAAAATCCAAAATTTTTAGTGCGTAACGAACGACGGCTCAGATTATTACAAAAATCTTTAAGTCGTAAAGTATATGGCTCTAAGAATTATGAAAAGGCCAGAATTAAATTGGCTAAATTTCATGAATATATAGCTAACTGTCGTAAAGATTATTTGCATAAAATATCATTATTTTTAGTTAAGAACTACGATATTATTTGTGCCGAAACTTTACAAGTTAAAAATATGCTTAAGAATCGCAAACTAGCTAAAGCCATTAGCGATGTTAGTTGGTATGAATTTTGTCGACAATTAGAATATAAATGCTTGTGGTATGATAAGAAATTTGTACAAATTAATACATATTTTGCATCATCACAACTATGTTCTAATTGTGGATTTAAAAATTCTGACGTTAAAAATCTCGATGTCCGTGAATGGACTTGCCCAGAATGTGGACAACATCACGATCGAGATATTAACGCAGCAACTAATATTTTAAATCAAGGATTAACTTTAATATAATTTCAATATATAGAACCGTGGGACTCACGGGGATAGCCTACTGTCTTAGTATAAGACGTGCGTAATAAGCATAAGCTTATTATAAACGCAACTATTGGGTAGGAACCTCGTCACTTTTAGTGATGAGAGGATGTCAGGTTAGTGAAGGACTGTGTGAAGACGGTAAATCTTATATTATTAATTGGGAGGATAAAGATTTTGATATAGAATATCCTAGTTCAATTTCTTTAGCATAAACTGAGTAATATATAATTGCCAGTACTGTTAAAATATACATAAGTGTGCTGGTTTTTTAGTATAACGAAAGGAAACAGCATGAGCGCATCCTTTGTAATATCGATTGTCCAGCTACTCATGTTGATGGGTACTTTCATACTTTGTATAGCTTCTATATTAATAGTAGCTGGAATATTCGATCTTCTTTGTTCTAAAGAAGAAATACGTAAAAAAGAAATTAACACACAATTAACATGGAGCATCGTCGCATTTTTAGCAACGTTGTTCTTTATTTATATTTTGTTCGATATGCAACATTTAATCGAAATAAATATAATACCTTAATTTCTATATGGATCGTATCGGTAAAACTATCGATTGTAATTTCAAATTAGTGTTTTTTAGCCTTGGAGATGGTTGAATTTCGCTAATTTTCATGTCGCCATACGATTTGTTATTTAATATAATAGCAATAAGAAGACGAAACAGAAAGTTAGGAGATCAAACATATGAAGATTTTAAAAACTGTATTTTTTGCTTTTACGTTATTATTAGGTATTGCTTGCATACCTAATGCTAACGCTACTGAATTAACTGCGTATACGCATACAGGTAGCGTAATGGCTAACGGTGAATGGCCATACGAGGGTGCAGTTGCTAGTAACGATTATGCCCTTGGTACAATTTTAAATATTAACGGCTACAACTATGTAGTTGCAGATCGAATGGCACCTGGTATTCATGGAGTTATTGATATCTTCATGAATGACTATGATAGAGCTATTAAATTCGGTCGACAATACGGCGAAGTCTACGTCGTAGCGTAATCATAATCGATCCATTTTACGTATTACTCTCCCGTTAAAGTACTGGATACTATCCAGCACATGTATATTTTAATATATTTACATATAACGTTACTATTCTCTCGTCATAGTAACTATTAATAAATAAGGATAGGCGTCTTATTATGAATAATTTATTAAAAGATTTGTCGGCATTTGGATATGCCAGAGCTCTCGGACTTCGGACGAGATTTTTAAGTCGTGAATTTTGGACATCTTTTGTATTTACTATTATATTTTTAGCTAATATGCTATTGTTCGATCATTGTAATAATATGACAATGTTTCATTTAATAGTATTATCTTTACCATATTTAATCGTATTATTTGTGTTAAATGCAATTTATCATAATACGGTTATGTATTTACTAGGTAAAGTAAAACGTGTCGACGAAGAAAATGAATTGTATTTAGCTAGTATTGCTGGCTATGCTATTTTAAATAATATTATGAATGCCATTGGCATTATTTTTAGTATGACCGGATTATTTTATTATTCCGGCTTTGATCAAGGGATTTTAATGAATCCTATTCTGTTTGTGTTCATTGTATTCCTTGTGATTTTTAACACATATATCTGTTTAGCCAATATGGTAAACGGATTTAAAATATATTTAATTACACGAAATCAAGAGGAGTAATTATGCCTATTCTATGGAAAACTACAAAATCTAATAAGACAAGTACATATAAAGGATATGTACCAATACCATCGACAATCGATGAACCATCATTTGCTGAAAAATGGAAACGATGGCGAACTGGAGATCCTGCTAAGTTTTTGACATATAAAGATTTACAAGAATTAGTTTTATATTGCTATAATAAAAATCTTAGCGTAACGACGACAGAATTAGAATTAGTTTTCCATGATAAGCATATTTATGACAAAGAAACGGCAATTAAATATATTAATGAACACATGAATGAGTTCGGCTATATCGATGAATATAGCGGACGAGTTATACATCCTGGTCAAGGAGGTAATAATACAGGAACTAATAATAGCAATAATAATTGCTGTTGTTGCTGTAAAAAACCATAATGGACATACATAAAATATATATCGATATTTTAACTAGTTATAATATATTAACAGTCTTTAAAGGCGATGTCGACAAGGAAGACTTAAAAATTATTATTAGCTTATTTTTATTAAGCTATACAAATCTTAGTATTATTAATCGAGATCGCAGTCTTAAAAAAGACGAAAAAGTCGAGAATTTCTTTAATGCTATCGATAAAATTATCGACAAACGATTCGTTAAAGATATCCTAGATAAAGAAACATTAGAATCTATCATATTAGATTTTAATAAACGTATTAAATATATGAAAGAACATGGACTCGATATCGAAGTCTATGAAGAAATGAAGACGCCTGGCGTCGATTCGATTAAATATATTATCGAATAAGTTAAGCTCCCCACGATAAACTTATCGTAAAGGGAGCTTTTTTAATTGGAGGTATAATGCGAAATATAGATTTAATTCGTAACTATAACAAAATCCAAGATATTGTCGCTATCTTTAATAGCATTAAAGTAAGTCGTCGAGCAGTATTCGGTGAAGAAATTATGAAAAAACAAACTATTAATGTCGAATTAGGCAAATTGTTTGTTAAACATAAAGTACTTGACGATTATCCTGTCTTTAAAATTCTTGTAAAATTACTTGTCGCATGCTATAATAACCCAGAAGAAACAAACATCTCTGAGCTTAAGATTACAAACGATCTTACAGACGATGAAATTAAAGAAATTTACGATAGCTTAGAAGAACAAATTAAAGAAAATCCAGGTATTTTCGCATGAATTTAACTGTAAATCAGATCTTGAGTTTAGACGATCCTGAAGAGTATATTCGTGGTCTATTCGTTCGACTATGTATTATTAACTATCGTATAAAACAAAAAGGATTGACTAAAGAAGACCAATACGAAGTCATGCAATTAATCGAAAGTATCGCTAATACGGTCGGATACAAAGAAGAAATTCTTAATAAGTGTATCGATATTTTTAGCGTTACGATGAATATGCATCATGACTTCTATTTATCTTGGGACTTGGTCGATGAATATTTGAAGGACAAAGTAAAATTATTATGATTTTTATAAAGGAAAATGTTCTGAAACATGTCGACAAAATGGTCGAAGATTTAAACTTTCCAGAACAAATCGGAAGTTTACAAGAATTAAAAGAAATTATTACGCAGGCAATTAATTATAGTACAAGTAAAGATCGATCAGAACAATTGTATTTTAGCCTAAATGAAAAACGATTAATTCTATCGATTGATGAGCAGAATTTAGGCACATTCTATTCGGAAGAAGCAGATATGCCAATTATCTGGACAGAAATCGAAGATTTTGTACCGTCGCCACATGAAGACGATCAATATACTTATGTAAGTACAGTATACGAGACTATTATCATTAGTGATAAATTAAAGCCATTGATTGTTGGCCTATTTTTAGATATTAGTTCAGTGTTACCAGTTAATTATATTAGGAGTTTTAAATATGAATGTAAATAAAGCTATTAAAGAAATTAATAATGCACTGACTAATACGGTCGTCGAGATTTATGGAGACAGCGGATCTGGAAAAAGTTATATTGCAGATAAAGTTGCCGAAACAAAAGATTTTGCTTTGCTAATCGATAGTCTTATGCAACGTACAGAAGGTCAGTATTATATTATTCAATCCAACAAATTGGAAGATGCCGAAGAATTAATTAAAGATTTTGACTTAATTGTTATCGATGACTTCTTCCAATTGGCTGGTGATCCTAGGAGCAATATTTACAAATTACAAGAATGGGTTTATAATAATAGAAAGTTGTCAATTATTTTAATTAATCAGATTCGTGCAAATTTTAATGAACGACGTCCAGAAAAATTTGTTCCGTATGCTGATTATTTATTACAACGTTACGCCGATCGGAGATTCTATACAGAATTCAAAAATGGCGAATATGTAATTACTCAAGTTAAATGAGGTGAACCTATGATTATTGTAATTTCTGGCCCGAGTGGTAGTGGCAAAAGTACGCTTGCCGGCTTATTCGAAGTTAAAGGTTTTAAACGTATCGTAACCTCGACTAATCGCGATCGTCGATTAAACGATCCAGAAGGTCAATATTATTTCGTTCCGAAAGAAGAATGGAACGACGACGATTATATTTGTGTTACTAATTATGGTGGCAATAAATATGGTATTGATAAAGGTTATTTCGACGAGATTAATAAAGACTTAAATTATATTGTCGTATTAGACGAGCCAGGTCTTAAAGAACTAAAAGAATATTATGACAATGTATATGGTTTTTATTTAAATGTTGTCGAAAAGACTTGTCGTGAACGCATGGCTCAACGTGGTGATGCTGCTGACAATATCGAGAAAAGAATTGCTTATGATAAAGAGCATGATCGTTTTAATTATTTAATTGACGACGACGATTTATACGATCAAGCATTCTTTGGCGAAGAACATCCGTCAGTTATCATGCGTCAGATCATGGATTATTTTAATAATAATCCAGATAGCGAAGAAACGATCGACGAAGGCGAAGAAATTCTTGCTATGCTACATAAACAAAAATAAATAATATATAAAGCCCCTTTTATAGGGGCTATTTTTAATGGAGGAAGTAATGGCATATTCTGATAAAATCGAACAGGCTGCTGTAATTTTATTTGATAAACGTGATGATCGTAATAAATTAAGCCTGCGTATTCGTGACCTATGTAATATGGATTGGTCAACCGAAACATTTACGTCATTCTCTGCTATGTGTGCTATCGAAATGTCTAAAAAGCATTATTGGGCTAAAGATTGGTCTAATATGAATTCATTGCATATGGCACGTATTTGGTGTATTCTAAATGCCGACGGTGCTACGTTAAGAGAACGTATCGATAATGCTGGCTTTACAGGCCAAAAAATTAACGAGATGATTATCGAAGGTGGCGGGACATTACGAAAACAAAAATTTGATATAACTATTCGTAATAGTGAATGCTTTAATAGTACTGAAATTAAATTATTAGAAGCTATTAATAGTAGAACTAAAAATAAACGTTTAGCGTCGATGCGTGAAAAGATCACGCCAGAACATCGTGAATTGGCTACGAAGCATCGTTTAGAAACTCATCAGTATGCTAAACATAAGGAAATTGCAAACAAAACTTTAAAAGAAGCAGTTAAAACTGTTAAAGAAATTAAGAAGCCAGCTCCACGATATGTTACATATAAATGTATCGTTATCGATAGTAAAAAAAGTAAATTTGATAATATTGTCAATGCAATAAAATTAATTTTGAGTGGTAATTTTAAGGAAGTAAAGGAAGAAGTCCGTGAGTGTAATTAAAGATAATGACGGTGTTCGCATCGGTATTTTTGATAAAATGCTCGAAGAACGAGTATTATTTATCGTCGGAGAGATTAATGACGAGTTAGCAAATTCTATCGTTGCCCATTTGTTATATCTTAATAGTAAAGATAGCCGTAAACCAATTACATTGTATATTAATAGTCCTGGCGGTGTGATTACTTCCGGATTCGCTATCTATGATACGATGAAATTAGTTAAAGCACCAGTTCATACTATCGGTTATGGTATGTGTGCTAGTATGGCTAGTTTTCTATTAAGTATGGGTGATAAACGTAGTGTATTGCCTAATACATGTGTAATGATTCATCAACCATTGGGTGGCGCACAAGGTCAACAGACCGAAATCGAAATCACATATAAACGTATCACATCTCTTCGTGAGAAATTTGAAAAGATGTATGCCGAAAAATCTAACGGCAAATCTTCTTATAAGCAAATTCACGAAGCTTGTGAACGTGATAATTATCTCGATGCTAAAGAAGCACTAGATATGGGTTTAGTCGATGAAATTATCGGAGGTGAAGACGAATAATGAAATGTTCATTTTGTGGTAAAGACATCAACGATAATGAAAATAATCGAGTGACCTTTAGTTCTTCTGTAGACGAAAATATTTTCATCTGCCAAGATTGCGTTGAAAATATGAGTATTCAGTTGGTCGAAGATAATCCAGATTTAAATTTTGGTGTTAACTTGGAAGAAGATTTTGGTCTCGAAGATACACCAAAACCAAAGGTTAAAAAATCTAAATTATTACCTTCACAAATTAAAGAATATTTAGACGAAAGTGTAATTAATCAAGATTATGCTAAGAAAATTTTAAGTGTAGCTGTAGCTAATCATACTAAGCTATTAGAATATAATGCACTTAAAAAAGAAAAAACTGGTATCGATGTAGAGAAATCGAACCTTTTACTTTTGGGCAAAACGGGATCGGGTAAGACATGGATAATTAAACAAATTTCTAAATATTTAAAACGTCCTTGTGTTATTGCCGACGCGAGTAGCCTTACAAAAAGCGGATTCGTGGGGGAAGATGTAAATAGCATAATTGCAAAATTATACAGAGAAGCTGGCGAAGACGTTTCGAAGACTGAACAAGGAATTGTGTACATCGATGAAATCGATAAGATTGCTGCTCGAGATCCTGAAAACGCAGGTGCTCAAGGTAGTGATATCGGTGGTCGAGATGTGCAATATGAATTATTAAAACTTGTTGAAGGTGGCAAGGTTGCTATTAAAACAGGTGGTATGTTAGGTCAAGGTTCGACAGTCGAAATCGATACGACAAATATTCTATTTATTTGTGGCGGTGCCTTTACCGGTATTGAAAAAAAGATTGCCGAACGTTTAAATAAGTCGATCGATAACGGTTTCGGCTTTACAAATGTAAAGTCCGAAAACGAAATTCAAGATGAAATCACTTACAACGGTTTAATCGATAATATCTTGCCAGAAGATTTAAGTAACTTCGGTATTATTCCAGAGTTATTGGGTCGATTACCAGTGATTTGTCCGTTAAAAGAATTAAGTATCGAAGATTTAGAAAATATTTTAACACAACCTAAGCATGCTATCTTTAAACAATTAAAAGAATTAGTAAGCATGTATGGTGTCGAATTAGAATTTGATGACGATACGATTCATACGATTGCTAAATTAGCTTATGAACGTAAAACTGGTGCTCGTGCACTACGAAGTGTATGTGAAGCATTAGTCGACGATAAGATTTTCGAGATCACTCCGAAGACTAAGAAAATTAAAATTACTAAGGAAGATGTCGAAAAGAAATTTGAATTTTATCTAAAGAAGGAGGAAAATGAATAGATGTACGATTTAGTATCTATCATCGAAGCAGCATTAATTACAGCAGCTGATAAGATGGCTAATAATATCGATAAATTAAATGTCGATGAGATTAGACTGCTTCATGAAATGTATATTGCCGGTACTATCGAAAAACTTCAACAAAAGCTTGTTGCCGAAAATAATCAGGAACCAGCAGTTGAAAAAGAAACTAAAGAAACTGTATCGGAAATCATAACGGCTAACAAAGAAGTTAAAGAAGAAAAACCTAAAGCTAAGCGTGGTCGTCCTAAATCAAAAGCTAAAGAAGAAGACGTGCCTGTAACAGATTTCGAAGGTAATGTATTGCCTCCAGAAAAATTAGCTAAAGGTAGCGAAGATAAAGTTCATGATGAAGAACCAGCTTTCGTACCCAGTAAAGCAGAAGTTAAACCTGAAGTTGTTGTCGAAGAAACTTCTGCAACTGAAGAAGCAACAAAACCTTTAGAGTTTAACGAAGCTCAATTAGATTGTTATGTGTCTGAATTTAAACGTGAAGAAACATTTGAATCTAATCCAGAAGCAAAAGCTAAACTTACGCCTCAACGTAAGAAAATTAATGCTTTCGTAAAAGAAGCCGAAGGCAATAAGGCATTATTACGTAAATATTTTGACGAGATCTTAGACGACGCCGACAAAGGTATGTCGTTTAAAGAAATTACGCCTTTCTATGTCGATAATTTAGCGCATTATTTAACGTTGCGTGAAGAATTAGCACGTTATAACGAAGATCAAATTGTCGAAAAGATGAAAGAAATTTCTGGCGGAGTGTTGCACGATATCTCTCAATTGAATCGCTATAATATCGAAGCCATTTTAACAGTTCTTAAAGCATAATATATGCTTAAGATATATTTTAAATAATTTTATTTAAGAAAAGGAGACAATTAACATGTCTATGAACAAATTGATTTTACAAGGTCGTATTCCTGCAAGCGAAAAATTCCGTTTTGACGTTCGTTTCGGCGATGGCGAAAATGAACGTTCTTTTGCTAATTTTCAAATGTCTGTACGCCGTAATTGGAAACCAAAAGACGAACAATATTATCCTGAAGATATCTTTAATGTAGTAGCTTATGGTCCTAATGCTGACATTATTGGTAAACACGTAAAACGTGGCGAAGAATTTTTGATTGCTTGTCATTTACAAAATAGAACATACGAAGACAAAAATGGTAATACTGTTTATACTAATGATATTATTGTCGACGAATTCTATTTTGAAGATCATCGTTCTGGTGGTAATAGCCAATCTAATTTCGATAATTTTGACGATGCACCAGCTAATAACACAACAGACGATGACGACGACGTTCTCGACATCTAATTGTTAAATTAGCCATCGTATGGTATAATTGTAGTGGGTATACATATTGTGTGCCCACTATTTTTATTATATTTACGAGGTGTGCTTATGGATCAATTAGAGCATATTGATTCCCAGATTCAAGACTGGGAAAAGTTTTTTAAATTAGATAATGAACTTAGAAGTAACTTAAATCAAATTTCAGAATATGTCGGAGAAAAACTTGCTAAAGGCAAATTTGGCGAACCTATTCAGGTCGAATTCGACGACAAAATATTCCAGTTTGTATTTAGAGTTGGTACTTCTGGTTTACGTGGTCGTGTCGATTCTTATATTGCTAATAGTAAATTATTAGTAAAACCTAGAGGCTTTAAAGCACAAGTCGATTTTAACCAAGACGTATCATTAGCCGAGACGATTGGCGAAACGGCTCGAGGTATTTTGTATCGTTATTATGATTTGATCGACGACGAAGATCACGTATATTAGGTGTTTATATGTTTAAAAATATGATTTGCGGTCTACGTAATTATCTTAAGAATACTTATAATAATAACGTCGACGCACAATATTTAAGTATTTTAACTAATATTATTGCTAATGGTACTCGCAAAGAAAACCGTACAGGTACTGCTGCGTATAGTATTCCGCATCAGCGTATGTCTTTTGATTTATCAAAAGAATTCCCGCTGCTGACAAGTAAATTTGTCGGTCTTAAAACAGCGACGAAAGAAATGTTATGGATTTGGCAAGATAAATCTAACGACGTTAATTTATTAAATAAGAAATACGGCGTTAAGATATGGGACGAATGGAAACGTACTGACGGTACTATCGGTAAGGCATATGGTTATCAGTTAGCAAAACAATATAAGTATTTTGACGTCGATGCTGAAAATGCTTTTAAACTTAAAAAAGAAGGCAAAATTAGTGATTATCGTGTCGGTAAAAATGGCGAAATCTATATGGATCAGGTCGATAAATTAATTTACGATTTACATTATAATCGCGATAGTCGACGTATGGTCGTTAGTTTGTGGAATGTCGAAGATCTTAACGATATGGCATTACAACCATGTGCATTTTTAACCGAATGGAATGTTACCGATGGTAAATTACATTGTCTACTCAATCTCAGATCGAGCGACTGGTGCATTGGGAGCCCCTATAATATAGCACAATATGCAATGTTAGTATTGGTATTAGCTAAAACTAGTGGATTAAAACCTGGTAAGTTTACCGTTATGATTAACGACTGTCACGTGTATGAGAATCATCTAAAAGGTGCTGTTCAGCAATTAGCTAATAAGACATATGCATTACCAAAAGTAACATTAAAAGAAGGCTTCGACAGTTTTTATGAATTCGATGCTGACTGTTTTGAAGTTAAAAATTATAAACATAGTGGCAAAATCGAATTTGAGGTTGCCGTATGATTAATATAATCGTTTGTAAAAATAACTTCGATTATATCGGTAAAGATAATAAAATGTTATATCACATCCCAAAGGATTTAGCATTTTTTAAACGAAAAACCGTTAACCATGTAATTATAATGGGCAGAAAAACATTTGAAAGTTTACCTGGTTTATTACCTAACCGTGAACATTGGGTTATTACCAGAGATCCGAGTTTTAACAAAGCTCGTTCATTTAATAGTATCGATGACGTTCTAGAGGCCATCGATCAAAATGTAGACTATTATATTATTGGTGGCGGTGAAATATATAAACAATTTATGCCATATGCCGATTCTTTATATATAACAGAAGTCGATGATTTTAAAGTAGGCGACGTTAGATTTCCGTCGATCGACATGACAAAATGGCATTTATCTGTTTCGCGTATCGATATCGATGAAAAATCTAACTTAACTCTACAATTTAAGAAATATTTACGAAAGGGCTAAACCTTGTGAATAATTTCATTAATATTGCCGGAACGTTATGTGATATAAAAAAATCACATACCGAACGTTCTGGCCAAGATATATATTCTGCTAATGTTAGCATGAATATTGAAAAGAAACATATTAAAGTACCTGTTCAATTTAAAGATAATGTTAAACAGGTCTATAATTTAAAAGAAGATTCACACGTAAATCTTTACGGTGAATTGCGAACAAAAAATCTTAAACAAGATAATGACAAAAGTAAATTAAGCGTATTTGCTTTTATTACACAAGGTAATCGGCAAGTTAATAATTATAACGAAGTTGTATTAACTGGTTTTATTTGTAAAAAGAGTAAAATTATCAATAAAAAAAGTCATAATATCTGTAGCGTGATCATTGCTGTTAAACGTAATAACGATACGGTTCATGATTTTATTCCTTGTGTCGGTCATAACTTAAATGCTAATCTATTTCGAGATATGAAGTTACGAACTAATATTAAAGTTATCGGTAAATTTGTTAATCGAGAATATTACGATCATAAAGAACAATGTACGAAAACGACTTACGAAGTTCTCGTAAAAGATATTCAGGTGTTACCATGATCAATCTTCGTAAACCGATCGTACGATTCGAAAAAGATTCGTTATATCGTATAACAAAAGAACCCGATACATATCTTAAAATAGAAAATCGTGTATATTATTTCTATACAAGATTAAATAATTATCTTAACTACAATATACATATGAAATACTTAGTCGTTACTAAGCAAGGTTGGTATAAAGTAATTAGTGGTGAGATGCTCGATATTAAACGAAAACAAAAAATCATCACTTTGTCTAATAATGATGATGAAATTGTGGCAATCGAACCATTATACTCCAATTTATTCTACGTTGTTACGACTCATAACAAAATTCTTCTTATCGATATCGAGTTCAAACCGATGAACTTACGCACAACACGTGAAAGTGCCGGTAAAAAGAATCTTGTTAAACTAAGCAACGGCGAAGAAATTAAGCTAGTCCTTAATCGTTTCTACGAACAGGAACTTAATAGCTTGCTTATTATTAACGATCGTGGAGAAATTAAAGTTATTGACGATGCCCCGCATAGAAGAAAAGGTAATTTGCCAAAACCTATCTCCAAAGATATCCCTATTAAACTTATCGTTCCTTTAAATAAATTAAACAATTCGATTATCGGTATCGATAATTATATATATTTATTAAATGAATATGATTTTAAAGATTACGTTAAAAAATATAACGGAATGTTTAAAAAGTATCCTAAATTTAAAGGAAAAGTATTTACGAACTATGAGCTCGTTAAAGGTGTAACATATTAATGGACACAACACATTTAGAAACTTCTTTAGCCTCATATGTCGGTATGTTCTCTCAAACATTACAAGGAACAAATACCGAAAAGAATCAAGCAATTATTAGTACTTTTTTAAAAGTAATTAATAATTTAATGATTGCTGAAGACGTACAAAAAGATGTTGCTATTAAACCTATTATTATGTTAGTATTAGAATACTTAGTAGATTATAATAATTTACTTGCTAAAAATGGCAAAGCCGACCAAGATGTAGCTACGGCAATTAAAGTACTTAATACTATTTCTAACAGACAATAGGAGGTTTATATGGCAAGAAAAAAAGCAGAAACTATTATCGAAGACAAAGCCAAAGTAACTGATATCGAACGTAAAAAACGTATCGAACTCGTAATGGCAAATCTTCGCAAAAAAAACGATGGTATTATTGTCGGAAAGCTCAGTGATCCTGAAGTAAAAGAACAGCTTCACTTTGAATTTATTCCGACACCATCGATTAATTTTAATTCTGCGACTGGCGGAGGTATTCCTAAAGGAAATGTTTGTATTATCGCCGGTGCAGAAGATTCGGGTAAAATATTTGCCCCTACAATTAGTGATAATTGTATGCAAATTCTGTGATATGCTGGAAAGCCCTATGAGGTAATCAGCAGGCAGCTTAATCGCGCCCCAACGACTATCCGTAAGGAGTACGCTACAGAAGTAGCGGAAGCGCAGAACATCTTAATTAAGATGATGATATAGTCTACTCCCCTAATAAATATCGGGAAACCGAGGGTATGAAGGAAAACAAGTTTAATTCTTGAAACAATCGGTAAGATGCACCGTGAAAACTCAGAAGGTCATTTTGCTTTATGGCTTGAAAGCGAAGCATCACTAAACTTAGATTATATGGTAAATCAGTTTGGTATCGATCCAGAACGATTTTTCTTTATTCAGTTCGATCGAAACCATTCGGCCGAACAATGTTTAGATCAAGCTGAATCATTATTGCAAACTGGCGTATTCGATTTATTCTGTATCAATACATTAAAAGCATTAATTCCAGAATCTGAAATGAATAAATCGATGGAACAAATTAATGTTGGTGCCGCTGCGCGAATGAATAGTCGGGCAATGGGTAAATTCGTACCGTTGATTAAACAATATAAAACGGCAATGGTATTAATCCAACATTTAACGACTAACATCGGTGGTTTTAGTATGTATGGCGACAATTTAATTTTAGCTGGCGGTCGTGCTATTCGTACGGCTAGCATACTAACTGTCGAAATGCGTAAAGCTAGTATATTGGATACTGATCCTATCGGTAAAGAAGACGGTATTAAAATTAATTGTAAGATTACTAAAAACCATTGTATTCCGAGAGAATTCCCGTATCGTAAATTTACGTATTATGCAATCTTTGGTGAAGGCATCGAACAAATTCTTAGTACACTCGATGAATTAATCGATATGGGTATTATTCATAAAGCTGGTGCTTGGATGCAACAGCTTGATCCAGAGACTGGAGAGATTGTCGACAAATGGAATGGCCGTAATGCCTTTAGAGAAGACATGAAAGCCAATCCTGATAAACTTGAAAAGCTTAAATCTTTAGTTCACGGTACCTTCGAAACTCTTAGCGAAGAAGAGGTTGTCGAAATTAAAGAACAAGAAAAATTAGCCGAAGAAGCTGAAGAGGCTACTAATGGCTAATTGTTTATTCGGAGATGAGTGGTATACATGTCTTACCGTTACGGGAAATAAATGTACAGAATGTATTAAACATGACTCTGAACTAAGTAAGAAAAAATTAAAACAAACTAAATTTAAAGCCCGTCCGGATAAACGGATGGGCTCTAAATTTGAGTTGAAGAATCATAATGCTAACGAAGCTTTAGTTAACGATGTCGTTAATAGAATGACTCCTAATAGTGGAGCGGGCAAGATTAAAGGCGATCAAGAAATTAAAGGTATTATTAGCGTTAGCGAAGAATTAAAAACTCAAGTAGCTGAAAAGGCTCGCGGAAAGAAAACATTTACGATCCATAAAGAATGGCTCGATAAATTAAAGCGAGAATCTCAGGATCGAGAATTTTACTACTTGAAATTTTGTTTTCACGAAAGTGAAGACGATGTATTTGTCGTCGTCGATCAAGAAATCATTATGTCTATGATTAAGACTATGATCGAAGACAGGAGAAAGGCTAATAATGCTGATCATCTAATACGATTAGCTAATCTCGAACGAGATAAAGCTATAGCCGAAAATAATCTATTAAGAGCCGAGAAGGCACTGTTGGAGGAAAAGATAAATGAGCCTACTGAATGAAGCTCGTAGTAAACATGCCGAACGTATCTGGAACGAATATTTAGAAAATTACAAACAATATCCTGTTCCAGAATATGTAAAGCAAGATTTATTACTACCTATTAACTCAGAGCCTGAAAAGCGTAGCGATATTATAATTATTAAAGATCCGTATCCAGAAAGTACATCTGTATTTGATAGAGATCATGTATATGCTTCAGTGTTTAAAGTATTAAATAAGAATATTCCGATTAAAGGTAATACTGTTATCGATTGCTTGCCATATACTCCGTTCGTTACGATCGGAGATAAAATTAAATATCGTGCGCCAAATCTTGAAGAGCAAAAGATTGCACGACAATATTTATACGAACTAATCGATTGCGTTAACCCTAAGTTGATTATCTTATTCGGGAATATTTCTTTACATATGTTTAAAGAAGATAGTACTATTTTAAAAGATAGAGGTACGGCTTTTACTAATATGGGTCATTTATTCTTCCCAATGTATAGTGTTAACTATATTAAAAAATTAGAAGGAGAGATGAAGAAAGAAGCCGAATCTATTCTAATTAAAGATATCGAAACGTGTAGTGCACTATATAAAACAATTATGGAGGAAAAATAATGCCGTTAGATAAAGATTTTGATCTATTTGATGAAATCGAAGATCAGGAAGTACCTGGTCTAGATACTGAACTTAAAGAAGAATCTAAACTAGATCTTATTACAGATGAAGATACTGTTACTATTAAAGAAGAAGTAACAGAAGAAATTAACGAAGAAACTGTTAAGGAAGATGAAGTTGTCGAAGACAACGAACCAATTAAGAAAATTAAAACGACAGGTGAAACATTTAATCGTATCAGTGATTTTATTGTCAATCCTGTAGCTGACGATGAATGGGAACGCTTTAAAAACGATACCTTGATTAAAATGTCTGGTATTCAAATTAAAGAAAACATTCCGCCTAACGTTATTTTACATGTAGCAGCTGATTTGGATAGCATGTATAGTTCTATCTACGATAAATATATGGAGACAAAAACTGGCTTAGAAAATTTTACGAATAAAGAAGACGGTATTTTAGCCGTTATTAAGGCAACGAATGCTAAAGGTTCTAACGAAACAGAACGTAAGGCTAATGGCGTTGCTGCAGCTGAAAAATATAAAATCGATAAGACAACTGTTAATTTATTTCATTTGATTGCAGAAACACGTAGTCGTTTGAATTTCTTGCAAGGAATTATTGACCAAGTTCGTTTTAAGAAAGATTTATTAGTGACAGCATCTGCTGCAATTAAGGTATTAAATAAGTAGACAAATAGCTTCTTTTATGATATTATAATTGTATAAACAATGTAATTATTATAAAGGAGCATTTTCTATGTTAACATTAAAAGAAATTTTTCAAACAAGAAATATCAGTCAAGACTTTTTTAAGTCTAATAAGTATGTGAATCAAGGCGCATCATATTTAAGTATTGATGACGTTACTATGATTCTTAATGAGTTGTTTAATGGCAACTGGTCTTTTGAAGTAGTACGTACTTGGTCAGAAACATATCTCGCTTATAATCAAGAAAAATCTGATAATAAGACAGAAGACACATATTTCTATGCCCACGGTCGTTTAACTATTAATACATTAAACGAAGACGGATCTCCTTTACAAATTATTAAAGAAGATATTGGCAGTAATTGTGTTCGTAAGTCTGATAAAAATAATAGAATGGATTATTCTAGCGGATATAAATCTGCCGTAAGTAGTGCTTTAAAAGGCTGTGCTGCCAACTTAAATATTGCTGTATTTAAAGATGATAATTTCGACAATATTAAAGAATTTATTAATAAGAAAAAACTTAAAGCATATAAAGCTCAGGATGGAAAATGTTTTAGTGATATTGTTACTAAGTTTGCAGAAAATAATAATATTAGTCCAAAAGAAGCTTTAAGTGATCGTAAATTCTTAAATATGTTAGTATTATACATCGAAAGAGAAAGTGGCGAACAATAATGATTATTTCAGATCCAGAGGATAAAGTATATTTTAAATGTCCTCGATGCGGGAATCGACGATTCGAAAAGGTCGAGTTATTTGAGTTCAAAATGTTCCCACGACAAAATGAATATACTGCATTAAAAGATGCGGATGTTTATCGTTGTCATAACTGTAAACATATCGTAACGAAAGATCAAGTCCGTTAAGGGCTTGGTCTTTTTTTATTAGTATAGGAGACAACAATGTTAATTAATTTGTACGATTATCGAATTAACATTAGAACGGCTGGCCCATCGATGCACGATAATTTGCGAAGTGAATTATACTTTGCGGGTTGTCAACGTGCTATGAATGGTACACCATGTAAGGGTTGTTTTAACTATGATCTATGGCAAAGTGATGTCGGCAGCATGATCGATCACAAATTAATAGTTCTTAAGTTAAACGACATGGGATCTGTTAAGAGTGTTACGATTGTCGGTGGTGAACCTACTGATCAAATCGATGGCTTAGTTGAATTATGTAAAGAATTAAAAGCTAACGGCTATCATATTATCGTAATCACATGGAAGTCGTTAGAAGATATTTGGAAATTTGACGATGTCGATAAATATATCGAGTTATTCTATAACATCGATATGTTAGTCGATGGCGTATACGATGAACATCAACGTATCTATGATGATACCGAAACAGTTCCGTTATATAGTTTTGTCGGTAGTTCTAATCAATTAATTCATGACTTCAGTAAGTATATTGAAGGTCATAAAGTTTTTAAATCATATCGCATCACAAAAGATATTATCGATATGAAAATTCGTGAAGATGGAGGGGCTGAATTTGTCCGACGTAATTAATATTAAAGAAACATTAATTAATACATCATTAATTTTAGATCAAGATAAAAAGAACTTTTCTATTAAATACGATCTTAATATCGATGAAGACGATGCTGTATTAAATTTTAGCATTACTAGTGCTGATAATAAACAAACGATTACTGAACATTTAGATTGGGATGAAGATGTTATCCCGATGCTAAGTAAATGTATTAAAGGTAAATGTTCGTTAACAGAATTAAAACAATATAACGATTATGTTAAAACATTAGTCGCTGAAAAATTTACGTTAGATTTTCTTAATGGTTTCGTCGATACTCTCGAAATATTCTATCAAGAAGTATGTAAAATTAGCGATAGAACTATTGCTGCTAAACTTAATAGTGGTTTTACCGAAACTATTAAGACAATGGATATTTTTATTACTCAAATGAATGAATATCTCGAAGAAGATAGAAAAATTAGTTTGAGTGCTTAATTTTAATTAACAAAAGGAAGTAAAAATGGATAATCTTAAATTAATTAACATGGGTAAAGGTAACGGCTATCGCCCTGTCGTATGGATTAAATCTTTAGAACGCGAACGTGCGATGTCTTATGTATTTAATCTTATCGACGAAGATAATCGTAGTTTAGGTTCTTCTGATTTAGAAGATTGTTTCGCAGAAACAGAATCTAAAAAAGTATTGGTATTATCTCCCGAAAGATTTTTAGGAGAGTTTAATCTTAATTCTTTAAAAAATAAAAAAGAGCGTTCTTTCGACTATAACGAAGATATTAAAGTAATCGATACGCTTAAAAATAAACAACAAATTCGTAATGCATTAATGGCATTAGAAGCATTAAAAGAAAATGAATTAAAAGGTTTGCCTGCATTATTTATCGAGCCAAATTTATTGTTTACGAATGAAACATATTTGTATTTGTTTAGTAATATGATTAATTTTAAAGCCGATGGTTCTGCTATTTATGTCGTATCAACAGTAAGTCCTAATGAAAAGATTAAGAACTTATGCTACGAAATTGATCTCGATGCTCTTACGCTAAAAGAAATCAAACGTTATTTAAATAAATATGAATGTGAAGACATCGATAAATGTGCCGAAGCTTTGTTAGGTCTTACGTATATTCAAATGTTACAAACTATTGAATATGTAGCTGATAATAAGACTATTAACGAAGCTGAAATTCATAAATTTAAATCTGAAAACTTCGATACAAGTATGCTCGAAGTAAGTCATCCTACTATGTCTGTCGACGATATGGGTGGCTATAAAGATTTTAAAGATTATGTAAAAACATTACCAATGTTCTATACAAAAGAAGCACGCGAAAAGCATATTAAATCTCCTAAAGGTTTTATTGCGTTTGGTGTGCCAGGTTGCTCTAAAACTGTATCGGCAAGTATTATTGCAAATACATTAAATGTTCCGTTAGTTAATATTAATTTGAGTAAAATTATGCAAGGCTTTGTTGGTGCTTCTGAAGCTAATATGGAACAAGCACTTAACCAAGTAAAACAGTTAAAATACTGTGTCTTGTTGCTTGACGAAGCGGAAAAGCTCTTTGGCGGTTATTATTAAGAGTTTGCAAATACCTTTTTTATCCTGTAATATATAGTTAAATACTAGTTATTTACAGGAGTTTAACATGGAAAACAATAAAAATAAATGGATATTCTATACATGTAAAAATTGTAGCTCGGAATTTAAACGTATGAGATGCGACGTTAATTTTCGAAAAAAGAAAAATCCAGACTTTGAACCATTATTTTGTTCAAAAAAATGCATGCATGAATTTGCTCATAAAAACATTGTATATCATGACTACATCTGTCTTGAATGTGGAAATATGTTTCAAAAAAGTGAGCGAGAAATTAAAAATGCTAATAAAAAAAATCAGCCTATAAAATTCTGTTCTCGAGAATGTAAAGATAAACATTGGGGACGTAATCAGTTAAATGTAAAATGTGATTGCTGTGGGAAAGATTTTAAGGTACAACGAAAATTTAAAAACAAAAAACATTATTTTTGTTCTTCTAATTGTTGTAAAAAATTTAATGAAGATAATAATCTTCGAGGAACAACTATTGATTTAATTTGTAAAAAATGCGGAAAGACTTTTACAGTTACAAATAGTTATCTTAAAAAACAATTAAAAAGAAAACAAAATGTAGTATATTGTTCATTAGAATGTAAAAATTCTGATCATGAAAATTTTAAAAAAAAATATGATTACAAATTAGAAAGTTTAAAATGTGATTATTGTGGCAAAAGAATAGAAAAAGGTTTAAATCGATTAAAAGATTATTTTCTTGGTAAAAATAAACACATTTATTGTTCTAATGAATGTGCCACTTTGGCAAAGAAAAAACAAATCGAAGTTTCTTGTGACTATTGTCATAAAAAATATACTATAAATGAATATCGTTTTAAAAACAATAATAAAAATTTTTGTTGTTTAGAGCATAAGAAAGCATTTGTTCAAAAAGAAAAAGAAACGTATGCAGAAATATCGCATTATTTAAGAACATCTAAAAAATATAATACATGGAGGCTTTCATGTATGGAACGAGATAATTTTAAATGTGTAGAATGTCATGAAGATTCTAACTTAATTGTTCATCATATTAATGAATTATATAATATTGTAAAAAAATATAATTTTATTTTAGATGACATATTAAATAGTTTTGAATTTAATGACATAAATAATGGTATGACATTATGTAAAGAATGTCATAATAAAAAACATCCATGGTTAAAAGATGAAAAAGGAAGATTTGTAAATAGCATAGCCGCGTCATTATCAACAGATTCAGAAGATAATGACTAGCTTTGGGGAAAAAATCTGGAAGGCTAAGTTGTATTAATATACAATATGCTAATCAGAGGTGAAGGTTTAATAAAATTAAACCAGCCGCAACGCGTAGTAGGTGAAAAGATATAATCCTACCAAGAGGCCCCAACCCTATGAATCTTTTATAAAGGTGAAAAGGTACGCTAAACTGGATCGGAAAAGACCGATCGATGAAAATGAAGGAAACTTCCAGAGCTGTATGTAAAAATATACAGGATAATAACATATGTATGCAAGTTCTAATAGTACTGATGGAGGCACTTTGTCTCGTGTAATGAGTCGTTTGTTAACATTCTTGCACGAAAATGAAAATACACTTACTATCTTTACTAGTAACGATATTACGAAGTTACCTCCAGAACTATTACGTGCTGGACGTATCGACAGTCAATGGTATTTCCCAGTACCTAATAAGAAAGAAGCTCGTGAAATCTTAGATATCTATTTAGCAAAATATGATATTAAAGTAACGCCAGCTATGATGAAACATTTAATGTCTGGTATCGATAAATTTACTGGTGCTGAAATCGAACAAACTGTAATTAATTTACAACGTGTATTGTTCTTAAATCAAACAGAAACATTGACTAAGAAATTAATCGAAGAAGCATTAAGTACTATCGTACCAGTTACACGTAGCTCTACCGATGCAATTCGTATGCTCGAAGAACATGCTCGTCGCTTTGCTGTGTATGCATCTAAACCAGAAACTGATCTTATTAATGATAATGAAGACGAAGATTATTCTGTGTTTCAAGACGACGAAGAAGACGAAGCAGTAAGTATGTTTAAATAAGGAATTAGATTAATAAATGGCAATTATTAAGTTTAATGCTAATGCAAATGCTAAAAAAGAATCTAATTCTGAAAAAGCTAAAGCATTAGCAAAACAATTAAATGAAAAAGCTGATAAGAAATTGAAGGAGGAGGCACAGATTCTCATTCGAGATATCAATGTCTGCCTTCAATCTCTTCAAGCTTTCGAAGCATTAACAGAAGATGTATTTCCCGTAAGTGAAGTATTAGCCGACACATTATCGACTATTACACGAGTTATTATTGACTCTAAGGGGAATACATTCTATAATGATAGTAAGGCAGTCGAACTTCGTCAAAAAGCGAAAAAAGGCTATATTAAACGAACTTTTCCTAAAGAATATAAGTTCGTTAAAGATAATATCTAGGTAATATATAATTACGATACCGTAATTATTTTTACAATATATACGTATATTTTATTTTAAAACAGGAGGACAATTATTATGTCTAAATACGTACGTCAACAAATCGAAACTTTATCTGATGTGGATCAATCCGTTTTCATGCAAATGATGCAAGACGATCGTTTTGAAAAAGGCTTTACAGTCGACTTCGACGATAAACGCCTTGCTGACAATTACTATGGCGTAACAGTACCAAGAGATCAACGTGATGTTGATTGCACTGTTCGCATCAATGGTAAAACTCAAGTCGGTCTTGTATTCAAAGAAGATGGTAAACTTGAAATCCGTGGCGATTTCTGGGGCACTAGCATGTCTTTGAAAACTTTGTCCGAACAATTGGGTATGTTGTATCAAGCATATAACTTTGCTTATCAATTGGACGCTATGAATTTCATGGGTCAAATCGAACAAACTCAAGATTATATCGAACTTACTTATACTCGATAATATAAATAATAAGGGGTCGTTTTTCGGCCCCTTTTATTTATTTTTTTAGTTAATCAGAAAAGGAAGATTTAAAAATGCAAGAAATTAAAATTCGTATTACAAAAGACGGTCAAGTTACATATGAAACTCAAGGTTTCCAAGGTCAATCTTGTGAACAAATCGTTCAACAAGTAATGGTATCCAATGGTAAAGTTGAAGAAGATACTAATAAACCAGAATACTATGATAGTGTACCTGAATTTATTAATAACATTGGTAACTAATAAATAAGAAAAATAAGTCGGCAGTTAATTCTGTCGACTTTTATTATATCTAATTATTTAGGCGTATAGCCTGTTCTTAATTGTTATATGTATTATATATGAAAGGAGAGGCTATATGTCTAAGTTATTAGAAGGTCTAAATGAACAACAATTGCCTGTAGCAAAACGCATTAACGGAAAATTTATCGTTAATGCTAGTGCCAGGCAGTGGTAAGACTGCAACTATCGTTACTCGTACTGCTTATATGATCGAACAAGGTATCGATCCTGCCAATATTTTAATGTTTACATTTACTCGTAAAGCAGCACTTGAAATGAAAGAACGCATGATTGCTAAAATCGGTGCAATTGCTAAACCAGTTACAGTATGTACATATCATTCTTTCAGTTCTATGTTATTAAGAAAATTTTCCTATCTTATTGGATATGAAAATAACTTCACAGTATGTGATGCTGACGAGAGTGAAAAAATCATTAAAGATATTTGTGGTTCTAATATTAAATTAAAAGACGTTGCGATCATTATGATCGGTCAATGGAAAACACAAGGTTTAACATATACTGAAGCTAAGCAAGATAAAGAAATCCAAGCTAATTTTACATTAGCTGCCGATGTCTATGAGAAATACCAACGTAAATTAGAATCCGAAAACATGATGGATTTTAATGATCTAACTATGTTAGCTGCTCGTATTTTGAATAACTATACAGAAGTGCAACAATACGTTTGGAATAAATATAAATACGTTATCGTCGACGAAGCCCAAGATAGCGCGGTTTCTAACTGGTATTTCATTAACAAGATTGCTGAAGGCAATGAAAACTTATGCATGGTTATGGATAATAATCAAAGTATTTATGCATTCCGTGGTGCTGAAATTGATTTCATCTGTAAGCAAATTGTCGACGGTGGTTTCGATCAATACGTGTTAGAGCAAAATTATCGCTCTACTAGCAATATTGTTAATGCAAGTAATGCCGTTGTCGATAATAATCCAGCTATTATTAAAAAAGAAGCTTTTAGTAAACAAGATGCTGGTACTAAAATTTACGTTAAGCAAGTTAATGATCAAACTGCTGAATCTGAATATGTCGTAAGAAGTATTCATGCCGCAGTTAAAGGCGGTCTTAACTATAAAGATATTTGTATTTTAGCTAGAACTAAACGTCAATTTGAAATTTTTGAAAAAACTTTTTTAAAATGTGCAATTCCTTATACATTAGTAAGTGGTTTACCATTTTGTAATCGTAAAGAAATTAAAGATATTCTAGCTGTATTAAGATTGCTGTTAAATAATAAAGATGAAGAAGCATTAAAACGTATTATTAATATTCCTAAATGTGGTATTGGCGATGCATCCTTTAATAAATTAATGTTAGAATGTGGTGAATCTAGCGTTATTGAAAAAGCTAAGAAAAATGTAATGCTATTAAAAGGCAAGGCTAAAAAAGGCGCCGAAACATTCTTGAAAAAGTTTGGTAGAGTCGTAAAATTTGCTCAAGAAAATGTCGAACCAGCATTAATTATCGAATATTATTTAAATGAATTTGATTATAAAAATTATTTGATCGAGTCCTATCGCTCTGAAGAAGACAAAGAAAAAAATGACGAAGACAAAACTCAAAACGAAGCTTGGACTCGTCAAAAGAATGTCGATGAGTTAATTCATATTGCGGAAGAATATGATTGTGTAAGCGATCTATTAGAATCGACATTAGGTTTCGACGAGGAATCTGTCGAAGAAGAAGAACGTGATGCTGTTAGCCTTATGACTATTCATGCATCTAAAGGTCTTGAATTCGATATGGTATTTATCGTTGGCGGTAATGAAGGATTATTCCCTCACCAAAATTCTTTAAACGACATTGCTCAGATTCAAGAAGAACGTCGTCTATGGTATGTAGCTATGACTCGAGCTAAAAGCATTCTAAGCATTTCTTACTTCAATTTATATAAACAATTTGGTCAAACTAAAGTATTAAAAGGTAGTCGCTTTATCGAAGAGATTCCGTCTGAATTTAAAAAAGAAAGTTTAATGGAATCTAAAAAAGTTAAAGTTGAGAATATTGATAATTTATTTTAATTTTAATGGTAATATATTAGTACGGTTAAGATTTAAATAAAAGGATATTCTCTATGCAATTTTTAAAATTATTATTTGAAATGCTGAAAGAATTTTATACTAAGCATAAGATAATATGCTGGGCTATATTAGCAATTATTATTATGATAGTAACTAATTTATTTCAGTATTTTGTCGATCAAAAAAAATATGAGGATTGGGATCGTAAACATCATGTAACTAGTTACAGTTTTGAAGATCAAAAGCATATGTCTTATAATGATAAATTAACTTTTGATAATATGCGAAGAGAGCTAATAAATAAGAGAAGCACTCCGGTCATTCAAGAAGTAGTTAAAACTCAATATGTATATGGTCAAGAACCTCAAACTGTATTTAAAGAAGTCCAATACGTTGCTCGTGGCGGTGAATCTAATATTATTAGTCAAAAAACACAAGAAGCGATTCGTGGCAAAGCCGACGAAACTAAAATTATCGAAGAAGAAAAAAGTGTCGACGTATATAAGATTAATCACGAGAAAAAGTTTAAATTAAAAGTCGGAGCTACTTATCTAGACGGTAAAGGTTATATGAACTATGGCGTTCAATATAAGCGTATCGAAGGCATTGTTCATACTAAAGATATGAATCCAAGTCATATCGATGGCGGTACAGTAATGTGGACGGCATATCAACGATGATGTGTCAGAAACTAATAAGCCCTAATGAATTATTAAACCAGTATATTAAAGAAACTGGCATGACGACTAAAGAATGGGCTACGATATTAGATATTCCTTATAGAAAATTAAAATTAATAAGAATCGGCGCAGAGGATGTCGATCTTACATTACTAACTAAATTAAGTATGGCTACTAAAACTTCATATCGTATATGGAGCGACTGTTTTTGGACACATAAAGCTTATGTATATAGCCAGGCAATATTAGATAAATTTCCGACAAAGTTTAAGAAAACTATTAACAAATTAATAGGATATGAATAGACGGTCTCATTGAGGCCGTCTTTTTTTATTATATAAAGGAATAAAAAAAATGAGAGATTTAATTATTATGCGAGGCTGTCCGGGTTGTGGTAAAAGTACAGCTATCGAAGAATCTGGTCTTAAAAATTATGTATTAAGTCCAGACGATATTCGATTAATGTTACGTGCCCCAGAAGTAAACGAAGACGGCGAATATCGCATTAGTCAACAAGATAATGCGTTAGTATTTCAAATATTGGATACGATGCTCGTTAATCGTATGAAAAACGGTTCACCAACGATTATCGATGCGACTCATTGTAGTTCTGGTAAATGGCATACAAAACAAATTAATCGATATCGTGATCTTGCTAAAGAATATAAATATCGATTATTCTATTGGGAACCAGAACGTGAAGATGTCGAAGTGTATGTCGAACGAAATAAATATCGTGACGAATTAAATCGTGTTCCGGAAAACGTAATTCGTAATATGTATCATAATTGGGAAACAATTAATTTGTCTAAAGATTTTACAAAATTAGATACATTAGCATTTCGTGATGATTTTAGTAATCTAATAAAAGACATGGCTGATACATATGATCAAGTTATTATTGTCGGCGATGTTCATGGCTGTAATACAGTATTACATGAATTAATTAATCAATACGATATCAAAAACGAAAAGAATTTGTATATTTTCGTCGGTGATTATTTTGATCGTGGTATCGAAAACTTAGAAGTATTAGATACGTTGTTCGATATTGCCGAACAAAAGAATGTAATTCTATTGGAAGGTAATCATGAGTTACATTGGGTTGATTGGGCATTCGATCGCGATGAAAATCGTAATGACAATGGCATGATTCGTTTTAAAGAAACGACATTAAAACAATGGCAAACAAAATATATTAGCGAAAAAGATCTTAAAAAACAATTAAGAATTTTATATCGTAAAATGTTACCAGCTTATTTCTTTAAATTCTTGAATAAAGAATATATCGTAACGCATGCCGGATTAGGTTGTTTGCCAAGACAAAATATGGCTGCATGGCAATATATTAATGGCCATGGTGGTTACGAATTCGAAGTAACACAAGCTTATGAATCTCGCGCAAATTATACTAATTATCCAATTCAAGTATTTGGTCATCGTAGAGCATTAACATCGAAACATTCTATTGCTTTAGAAGGTCAAGTTGAATTCGGTGGATTCTTAAAATATTTTGTAATTAATAAAGATGGTCATGAAGTCTATCAAATTAAAAACGAAGTATATAACAAAGATTATCTAAAAACAGAAAATGAATTATCTAAATATTTTAAAGGCACTTATATTGCGACATTAGATGAAGAAGTTAATGCTATTGCTAATAGTCGTCATATTATTGCTAAAAAATTACCAGATAATTTAATGAGTTTAAATTTTAATAAAGGCGTATTTTATCATGCTATCTGGAATGACTTAACAATTAAAGCTAGAGGATTGTTCGTCGATCAAATTACAGGAGCTGTTAAGGCAAGGAGTTATAATAAATTCTTTAATTTTGGCGAACGTGGAGACGAACAAGAAGAATTTGATAATTTAGTGTATCCTGTTCATATTTCTCGAAAAGAAAATGGCTTCTTAGGCATTATTTCTTGGGATGAAGAACATCAAAAAATTATTTTTGCAAGTAAATCGACAACACAAGGTAATTTTGTTCCGATGATTAAAGATATTTGGGATTGTTGTTTAGAACACAATCGAAACTTAATAATTGATCTATGTAAAAAATATAGTGCAAGTGCTGTATTTGAAGTATGTCATCCTAGTGATAACACACATATGGTCGATTACGAAGGTAAAAAACATTTATTCTTATTAGATTTTATCCCGAATCAATTACATCTCGATGGTATTAATGTCGATATTCAATTTTCTGATAAACTTTGTAAAGAATTTATTAATAGCTATAAACCAGAAAAAAATAGCCTTATGGCTTGTACTTTAAATGTTAAAGCTAGTTCTCGTGATCAATTAGAGCATTATATTAAAAGTATTTTTATGGCTGAACCAAAGACAGAAGGTTTTGTTATTACAGATACTACTGGTAAAATGTATAAACAGAAATTCCCGTATTATTTAGTTTGGAAACGTCGTCGTTACTATTTAGATTGTATTAAAAATAATAGAGAATTGCCTGATGCTTTAACAGAAGAAGATTTAGACTTTATTAATTTTATTAGAGATAAGAATTTCAATACAATTATCGGAGCTAGAAAAGCATATTTAGAAAGGAAATAATCATGCCAAATTGGGTCGAAGGTATCATTAAATTTCGTGGCAAATATAACGATTTAAAAAGATTTTTAGAAGAAGAATTAATTGAAGTCGATATGGATTTCACACAAGATCCACCAGTATCCATTATTAGTAATAATGTTACGACTGATGAATATGGTGACGTTCAAGGCATCAGTCAAAGTAACACATGGTTTAAAACATTTCGTCGTGCATATATTGATACAGAATGGTCATGTTCTATTCATGAAACAGAAGATGATGATAAAGATAAATTTTTCTGTGCTAATGTAAAAAGTGCATGGGATTTACCGATCGATGAAATAGTAGAAGTAGCTAATTTATATCATATCGATGTTAAAGGATATATGTTTGAATCCGGCATGTGTTTTGAACGAGATTTTGAAGTCGATCGCAATGGTAATATTATTAAAAATTTAGATATTAAACATGATGATTATGATTGGGATTCTATTAATCCGTTATTAGGTGGTTAGTATGGAAAATGTAGAAATTACTATTAATGATGATGGCACTAAAACTGTACATATGTATTTTGCTATTATTCAAAATAAAGGCGAAGATTGGTCATATTGTGAAATTAATTTCGATGTTAATAACAAAGAAATTTCTGACGGAGCATTAGATGAAATTAATAATTTTTACATGGACTTCTTCCTTGAAAAATCAAAAGTTCATGATGCTAGATTATGTACTAAAGAAGAATATTTAACTTCTTGTGACGAAACTAAATATGATTGTCAACATTGGGAAGTTAAATAATGGAAGTCTATTATGATACTAAGCTAAAGAAAAAATGGATTAAAATCCTCGATACGTTTATATATAAATATAAAAATAGTTGTAATTTAGATATTCTTATATGTGAAACTAATAAGAAGAATATATATGGCGAAACTATATTTGATGACAAATCGGCATTGATTAAAATTAATTTTAATGCCGGCGATATCGAGGATACTTTTATTCATGAATTAGCACATTGTATTAGTAAAGAACGATCACATAAATTAATATGGCGTCGTTGCTATAGGAGACTAAATAAAATTGATAATGGATAAGGTTACAGGACTTTTTTCTGGATGTTTGATCATTCTTTTCTTTGCAGTATTGTTTTCATTATTTTATAGCCTTACTTTAAACAAAAGTGGAATTATTTTTAAATATTTAAATAAAACATTTTTAGTATTAACAGTGGTTCCAGCTATCTTCTTAATATTAGTAGCTATATACTTATTAATTTTTGCAATAGTTAAAACAACCATGTTTTTGTTGTAGGAGGTGCATATGGGGAATAGGGCAGTTATTACGTGGAAAAAAGATCCGAGCATTCACGATAATAAATCGTTAGGTATTTATGTTCATTGGAATGGTGGCCTTGATAGCATAACAGCATTTTTAGAATATTGTAAGCGATCTGGATTTAGAGAACCAGATTACGACGATTATGGTTATGCTCGGCTCGTTCAAGTTATTTGCAATTATTTATCTGACCGTGACGGGTTAAGTGTCGGTATTGATACGTTAGATAAACTTGATCTTGAAGGCGATAACGGTACGTATATTTGTAAAGGTTGGAAAATTGTCGATCGTAAATATGCTCCGAGCAAGAATATTGAATTCTGCGATCGCGATTATATCGAGAATATGATCGAAGCAATCGATGAATCAATGCCAGAAGACATGAAAATTTTAAAGTAGGTGAATATATGAAAGGCTATGAATTTATGTCTTACCTGGATATTAAAGCAGATCTAAGAGCTGGTAAATGTAAAAAAGTTAAAGGATTTTACGTATATCCAGATAAGATTGTTAATTATACCGATCATTATGGCTTTCGTGTCGTAAAAGGAACGTACGATGCTAGTCGAGGATATGTCGTAACAGCTCCTAAAACATTAGTACGTTATGCTACGGCACGTTTGAAAGCTGAAGCATTTTTAACGATTGAACCTTGCGAACGATTCTTTGTCGATTTTAAAGATGGCGATTCTAGAAATGATCATTTAGATAATTTAAAAGTTAGAACTATTAAGAAGAAATTCTGTAAGATTTGTGGTAAAAAAATGAAATACAATGCACAGCATGATCATTGTTTAGCATGTCGTATGAAAGATAATAATCTACAAAAAGCTTCAGAAAGAGAATTAACTAGACGTAAAGAATTATTTAAAGATATCGATATCGATGCATTTGATGATAAAAGAAAAGAACGCATTAAAATGTATTTAGAAGGCTGGACACTTAATGCAATTGCTAAAAAATTTAATATTTCTCGTCAAGCAATTAATCAATTAATTAAAAATACGACCAGTAAAGATCGTAAGATTAAAACATTACGACGTAAAATTACTAAAGTTGAAAAAGAAATCAAGTATTTGAATACACAGCTTGAAAAATATCAATCAAAAGTTAATCGATGTCAAGAAGAAATTGATGCTAAACAAAAATATTATGAATCTTTATTAGAAAATAGCGATCTAACTGTTGACTAATAATTTCTAATAGTGTATATTAATTGTAGATTAAATAAATGTTTTGTTTTTAAGAGGTACTTAATAATGAATAAAAAAGAACTTGCTACTAAACTCGTAGAAAAAGAATTGGTTTCTACAAAAACAGCTGCCGAAGCTATTGTTAACGAAGTATTTGCTACTATCATTGAAGAAGTTAAAAAAGGCGAAAAAGTTGCGATTGCTGGCTTCGGTTCCTTTGAAAAAGGTGAACGTGCTGCTCGTGAAGGTCATAACCCTGCGACTGGTGAAAAAATTCATATTGCAGCATCTAATACTTTTAAATTTAAAGTATCTAAAACAGTTAAAGATGCATTGAATGCATAATTAAATAATTAACTAGCGGTATCGTAAGATACCGCTTTTTTAATGGAGTAATAAGATGTATGATTTTGTATTAAATTTTACTAAGATCAGTTATGCTAAAGAATTTGAAAAACGATTAAAAGCATCTGAATATAGTAAATATTTTAATGGCTATGATGATGTCGCTTCGATTTTATTAAGCGGCGAAGCAGCCGATATTAAAGATTTTTGGAACACAGTCATTAAAATTATTGATGAATGTGTCAATAGCATCGAAACATTAGATCAAAATAGTCGAGAATTTTATTCTTTAACATTTTAATTATTATGAAAAAAATTCCAGTATACTATACTTGTGGTAAAATACAAAGCAGGTTTATCAAACCTATAAAAATTAAACAAAAAACAAAACCAATTTTGATTAAAAAGGAAAAATATGATGAATAAAAAAACAATCTTAACAACTTTTGTATTGACAGCAGTAACAGCATCTACATTTGCAGCCGGTTTAGACAATACTGTAAATCCTACAGCAGCACATTATGGTGCTGAAGCTTATGGTTATACTAATACAATTACTGAAACAGGTAGGTCTGCATTTGCAGTTGGTTATAACAATACTGTAAGTGCTAATAATGCATTAGTTTATGGTATTGGAAACAAAGCAGAAGGTATTAATAGTTTAGTTGGTGGCGAATACTCAAAAGCTACCGGCAGAAATTCTGTTGCAATCGGTTCTCATGCTGAAGCATTACAAGATAATACATTTGCTATTGGATCTCAAGCTCGCACTGCTGCAGATAATACTGTAGCTATTGGTAATGGGGCATATGCTGAAAATGAAAATGCATTAGCATTTGGTAGTTCAGTAAATGCTACTGGCAAAAATTCTATTGTTATTGGTATGAATGCAAAAGCTATTGCAAATGATAGTATTGCTTTAGGAGCTAATTCTATTGCTAATATTAATGCTGGTAAAGATGGTTATGGTTCAAATAATAATATATCGGCTACTTGGAAATCCACGGCATCTGCTGTGTCCATTGGTGATGTAGCGAATGGCGTAACGCGTCAAATTACATCCGTTGCAGCTGGTACAAATGATACTGATGCAGTGAATGTGGCACAACTTAAAGAAGTGGATAATAAAATTAATAATATTGGCAATATTTCTATTGCTCAAGCTAATCATTATGCAGACCAACAAGTAAATAAAGGCGTTGCCAAAGCATCTGCTCTTGCTGGTCTTAAATTCTTAGATTACAATCCTAAAGATAAGTGGTCCTTCGCGGCCAGTGTAGGCCATTACCGTAATGCTAATGCAGTTGCCGTAGGCGCTGCATACCAAC